CCGTCTGGATTCAGCAATCGTTTATCCTACCCCAGTCGGCTTTGGACGCGGTGGACAAACGACGACGGATTCTCACCAACGCTGCCTATAAGTTCACCGACACCACCCTCGGTGGTAACTTCGCAATTAATGCACCACCCCAATTTACGCGCTACGCCGACGTTCGCGTCGGCGGTAGTGAGGAGTACTCCCACGGAGCCACGAACGGCTCCACCACGAAAGGTGGTGTGAAGTGGGCTATGTCCACCGGCCGTTTTATGGCCGAAGGTGATAACCCCCGTCGTAAGTACACGACACCCAGTGCCGGTATGGGTCGCTATTACAGCGAAGCCATTGACGATTGGGGGCAGGACCTCGTGATGCGCTTCGGTGTTCCCGAGTATAATTCCCTTACGCAGTTCTTTGGGAATTTCTACTCCACCGATGCAGCCATGATCTCTCAAACCGGCCGCACCCGTGGTATATTTGCGACCCTAGGGAAAGCAGCTGGTTTCTTACTAGCACTTCCATTACAACCTATTATTCTGGGTGGCCAAATCATTCGGTTCTTGGCAAATTGGCCATCGTCGAAATACTACTACATGAAACCCACAATGTATCCATATTGGCAGGCAGTGAATACGCTGGTCAATGGCATTGCGGTGAACATGGGTGTAATTCCGATGGCGTTGACTGAAGCACAGCGATCGTCGATGAGTCTTGATTCAAATTTCTTGGCTAACCAACAAGAGATGTTGAAAGAATACGCTCAAGTTCTTCCGGATATTTTCTTAGCGACTTCCGATTCTAACGGTGCCACGCCAGCTGGTTTGGATGTTTACAAGATAGCGAATCGTGCTCAACGTATTGCCAACACATTCAACGCTGAAGTCATCCAGAAGCTCGACTCCAACTCACTCAGTGATCCCAGTGCACCGGGTGTAGCTAGTGCGTTGTTTAAGGCCATGAATGAGTTACGTGTGGATTTGTTTCACAGTGGCGGTTTGAAACGAGTGCCTAGCAGCGGTATTGACGAGTATCGTAAAATCTATTTGGAGTCGGGACGTAATAGTCCAGATGATCAAAAGAACTACATCAACCTGGATGGTACTTCCACTCCAACCGATACTGATGGTAATTCATTGGGTGGTTCTACCCCGTCAGCACCAGGAATTGATAGCGACGGTAATCCTACCACACCGTCAGCCACTAGTCCTGATCCCACAGTAGCGGCCGAGAGCATCGACCAGAGTGCTTTGAAACAGGTCGAAGTCGAAAGTGCCGGACCGGGTGGTAATCGTGATTGGTATAACACAGGTGGCGCTAAGGATGCTGGTCCTGATACACCTAACGGTTATCAACCCAGCAGTTGGGTAGGTAGTCTCGGTCCGATGTTTGAAGCTGAACGCCGTGACGGTGCGCAGTATGTGACCTTCCGTGTAGGGTACTCCGGTACGACCTCCGAATCGTTCGCTTCATCGGTTGAAGAATCACAGATTTCACAGAAGTTCAATTCAACGTCGTCTTCAGCTCGTTCGGCGCGATTTGATTGGGCCAACGGCGCCGACGTTAAGAACATGCCTGTGGTCGGTTCTGTCGTCAGTGCGGTGAAGGATTTCGTCTCAGGTGCTTTGGAAGGGATACACATGTCTGGATTACTGGCCTTGGCTGGTAATGCTTTTGTAGACATTCCAAAAACATGGAATGGTAGCTCAGCTAATCTCCCCTCGGCATCGTATACGATCAAACTGCGCTCTCCCTACGGCAGTAAGATGTCACGTCTAATGAACCTCTATGTGCCATTGGGCATGTTGTTAGCGGCTGCCTTACCTCTCTCTACTGGTAAGCGTTCGTACACGTCCCCATTCATCTGCGAGGCGTTCTGTCGAGGTCGACATGCCATTCGCTTAGGTATGATCACCGATATGTCGATCACGCGAGGTTCGGGTAATCTCGGTTGGAACCAAGACGGTGATGCTCTGGGTATTGACGTGTCGTTCACGATCACGGATATGTCCACGATCATGCATATGCCGATCCAAGTCAACTTCGGCCTTTCGGATAAGATCCTTCAAGGTGCAGGTGACCTACTCGGTAGTATTGCTGGTCAGGGTAGTCTAGCTGGTCAACAGATTGCCACGTACCTCCAGAAGGGCACTTACGATGACGACAATGCGTTCACGGATTACCTTGCAGTGTTAGGTGGTCTGAGCTGGCAAGATATGTCCTATGCAAACCGTCGTTGGCGTCTGGCACGTTACCGACAGATGCAAGCCTGGACGAGTTGGAAATCGCCGGCACGTGTCGCGGCTTGGGCAGGCGACACGACACTGGGTCGTTTCATCAACAGTATTTCCGTGGAAACCGATCGTACGGACTAAGTGTTATCGTATGGATTTACGTCTCCCGCCTTAGCGTCTTAAACCCTCGGACTACCGAGCTTGAGGGTAAAGTCCTGCATAAGGGACACACGAATCCACCCAACGGCAAAAGCCCCTCCCAGACGGGAGGGGCTTTTGTTATGCCGTTTGGGCAGTCAGAGGTACCAGAGGATAGTACGTTTGCAGTTCCTGCAGGAGGTCCTGTGATATCCCATAGGTCGGACCGATCAGGACCGGTATCTGTAACGTCTCGTCTCGTAACATCAGCGTCTTGGCATCATCCGAGAGTTGACTAAACGCTGTCAAATTGTCCACTGCAGTAGAACCACGTATCACCGATCCCCACGTGGGACTAAACCTTACCAGAACCGCTAGCAAAGCCGTCAGCTCCGCGTCGTACTGAGCGCTGGACGTGTTTGTGGGAAGTTTATAATTCTGCAAGAGTCGAGGAACGGCATCGGGTACCTGAGAGAGATATCCGTTCACCCCCACGTTATCAAGCATGAGCAAAATCGCGTCAAGATCAGAGTACTCAATGGCTACCAACAAATTGGCATACAAGGCATTGTAAGCGACTTCCGAGTCCTTCGCATTCGCCACCAAGGTTTCTACCGTACCCGGGACACCTAAAGCGATCGCCTCCCGCATCGTACCCGAAAGCAAAGCTGACTCACTTCCCACGTCGAAGAAATTCGACACGGGACTATTGGTAGTGACTTGATTCACCATCGAGTAAACGTCACGAGCGTCCTGGATATTGTCGGTTCGGAAACTCCGTCGATCTTCCCCTAAATACGCTACCGCGACGTTGAAGATATCGTCCGATAGTCCCTGACCGTTAGAGAATGTACTACGGAGACGGTTCGAAAGGTTATTAACGATACCAGAACGACCACCCAAACTATTGACGATACGATCGGCCAACGACGTCTTACTGATGGACCACCCCGTATTACCACCACTCGCCATCCCTACGAGATCCGTGAGCAATCCAGGGGATCGCCGAAGGTCGCTGAAGGCGTCACTAGCGAACGCGGAAACCTTGGATCCGACATCATTCAAAATACCTTGATCACTGACACCGTAAACGTCGGTGACTAAGGTATTGTCTTCCGGACCGGTGGTTAAGAAACCTGGCGCAATGCGAGCAGCCGAGAGATTCCTACCGGCGGAATCGGATAACCGTGAGAGGGTGTTGCCCAGCAAACTACCCACTGACGAACTTAACGACCCACTCAGTCGGGACGTTGCAGCTTGAGAGATCGTAGAGATCTCGCCCGTCGAAAGATTCCGGACGACTTTAGAACCTACACTACCGAGTTTCGAAAGACCCGACCCGACGCTGGAGGAAAGTTTTCCTCCAAAAGCGGTATTGAGTTTATCTGATGCCGACCGTGCACTCTGAACCGCTTGATTGATGGCGCTCCCGTTTAACGTATTGGAGGTACCCATTGAGCTTTCGACTCGTTGAGTCGAGTACTGGAGATTCTCAAAATAATTGGTTTGGCGTTGCGACGACGCATTGCTTTCTTGGGATACGACGCTAGACATCAGTCCGCTCACGTCATAACCGGAACGAGGATCGTTTGCCATCACTGGAGTCTCCTAAAGGGTTTCATAGGCTAGAGCCCTTCTCAAACGACAAAAGAAAAAAAGAAGATAACTGCCAGTACGGAGTCCTAGGACTCCGTACTGGCTTGTTTCAATCGTCTCGTGGACCAAACGGTTCCATGTCTTCAGGGATGGGGTTCTCCACTTCTTCCCGTACCCCGTGCTCACTGGCACGACTACCATCGGCTAAAAGCAGAGGTTGGCCAGCTTGGAGTTCCTCGCGGATAGTTTCCAAACACTCCACCTGCCAGTGGTGTTTGATTTGGTCACGAATCACGGGAGGATTGGTACCGTAGACGAAATAGTGTCGAAACGGTAACGTTGACTTCTTGACGGCTTCACGCAGTTTCGGATTTTGTGCAATCTTCAACTTGATGGCGTCGCGAATGTGTTGCTCAAACACCGCTGTATCCATGCGTTCAGGTAATAGACGAATCCCGGCGGTTTTAGCCGACGCTCCGTAGAGCCGACGCAGATGCTCGTGTTTCATACCCGTGGAAAGCCAATACCAGAAAGCTTCCACGGAAGCGAAGAAACCGAACTGAGGATGACGAAACGGTTTGTGCGCGAAATTACTCAGAGCTTGACCGAGCGGGGTCTTGCCCTTTGAATACAGATTGATGTGATCAATTCCGTCCAGTTTCGGATCAGGTTTCTCATGCGGTTGTAACGGTCGATTTTCCATACGTTTGTCTTTTGGAGCGCAAGGGATAACCCTTACGAAGGAAAGGGGTGAGAAGCCCCTCCAGAGCCTCTCAGACGATGTCGCGACTCGGTGGGGCGGGAATGTACGTACCTGAGTCCCGAGCGGCTTGTACGGCCTCCTGGACGCGTTGTTGGCGTTCTTCCGCCGTGAGGGTCTGGAAACGTCGACTGTTAAAGATTCGACGGTAAGTCTCAAGTGTTCCAAAGCGCTTTTCAATGACCCGAGCGTCCGTTTGGATCAACGTCGATGCTTCGGTACTTGCTACCTTAGGCGTGCTACGAACCAAGCGATCTAAAGCGGAACGAAACCAATCCGGTGGGGTGAGCGAGAGCACGATATCAGGTAAGTGCGCAAACACCACCAACGGTTTGTCACTCTGCACCAATTCTTGAAGTTCAGCTACTACTGAGGGACGTTTACTCAGTAAGTGGCGGACGTATTGGTCTTCGAGAAGATTGGCTGTGTAGGACGACACGTTATCGGTGATCGCCTCATCGTAATCGACGCCAGCTTGGTGGTGGATCAATCCACGGTCGTCACCAGACAAAGCCCGGACATAACCAGAGAAACTGGCGAACGTTCCGTAGTCTGGGTATGTGTCGGGTTGTCGTGTACCGAGTGCTAGAGAACGCCCCAGTGCGGTTAAACTCCGGCCGGAAATCGCCACGTATGCCACGCCGTCGTCATCCGGATCGTAGTCGTTATGCTCGAACGTAAGCATCGTTAAACACCCCGCTTACGTTGTTCGGTGGAAGAGAGTTCGTCAATGGTTTCATCGGGTTCCGGCGATTCCAAACGTTCGGCTTCGCTTTCCAAGTTCGGATCTTCCGAACCTCCGAAGAGCTCTCCTTGCGACCCCGTATCTTCTGGGTGTGATGGGTTGCGTCCGGTGGGCATCGGAACATGACGGTCCTTGAGTTTGGCGGAGACCGTATACGTCCGACCGTTATGGAGCGTGATCTCCACAGAGAACCGTACACGCATCAGATTCAAGAAGTTCAGTCCCCGTAGGAACACGCGCCATGTCAGGTCATCCTTACGCAGAGCTTTATTGAGATTCCCTCGTTCGGTAGCCTGATTCCGGGAGTTGTTGGGGATGCCGTTGCGTGGATCTTCAAGGTACCCATGCATTAGCTTACTCCAGCGCCAGATATCCACATCCAACACCACTAACAACTGACGCCACAGGACGGCAAGCACACCGCGTGCTTCTCGGACCCCTTTGTCAGGGTCTTTGAGCAGATCCTGTTCATCGTCTTGATAGGACATTACACACACCTCTATTCGATTGGCCCCTGGGCGGTGGGGTGTAGGGTGAGCGCATCAACCAGTGACTCGACAGGTGTACAGCGCCTGTAGAAGCTGATAGATGTCTAGAAAAAGGGAATGGAACTTTCGCTGGTAATACGCAAAGGCACTGGAATCCTCAGTTTCCACTTCTCGTAGGACGTCCTCCAGCTGCTTTAGTCGCCCTACAAAAGAGGACTCCACGAGTTCAGCCGTTAAACTACGTCCGTCTTCAGTGACAAGGTAGTCGTCCAGCCGATACGTACTGGCGGATTTGTGAATCGAGAAGTTCGAAGGAATACTTTGACGTAAGGCTACCAAACTCCGTGCATAGCTCAATGCACTCAGTAAGGCCCCGGCGGAAGGGAGTGTCACTGTCACGACCGTTTGGCGGCGGCGTTGCAATGTTAACGGTTGGGTGGGGAGGTGTTGGAGTAATTCCAACCCCAAGGTTAGACTTTCCAGATTAGCCGGATCATTCAGTCCGTATTGGCGGTGAAGAAAAGCGAAACTGTTGGTCCAGCGTGCGAGGGCGCGTTTGACGCGCCATCGGGTAAAAAACTTAGGCTTGAAAGCGGTTAGGTAAGGCATTACGGAACCTTCTCGTGGGGCCGTCTATAAACATGATATGTAAACAAGAAATTTTACATAAGGTGTTATCATGACCAATGAACTTGCGCCGTACCAGACCCACGGCCCAAACGGGCTGGATCAGGTGTTAGACCCTACCATCCCTTCATTGGATTTGGTACCGGATCTTTCGGAAGACGATTTGCTGGCGCTGACCCGTAAGATTCGTCTACGGCAGATAGCGTTGGATCTGAATGCTAACCAAGGACAGCTCTCCGCGGATATGGAAGAGCGTAAGGTGCAGCTCGCTCTCTTGAAGGACCTGGATTCTCAAGCGACTAAAATTAAACTGATTGGCGCTAAAGAGCGCGCCTCCGCCGCGGATCGGGAAGCGGCTATTGCCGTACAGCGCATGCTGCAAATCATGGGACAACAAGGTAGTGGCCCGGTGGATCCCAACCGCGAAGCTCCTTCGATCACCGACGCGGGTGAACTCCCAGAACTTGAACTCGTGCCCGAAGAAACGCGGGTGGGGTTGGTGGAGATCACCTACGACGAACTCATGTCTCGAGTGGATGACGCGTGAGCATACTAGGCGCCCCTACGGAGCAATCAGCTCCGTAGGGGCGCCTATGCGGGCTTTAAGTCTTACCAGGAGCCTCAGGCGGCGTATAAGCCTCTCTGGGCGTCTCGGGTACGGGTTTAGGGGTGTACTGCCCCGGTAACCGCGCCATGCTGAAATTGGCTGCTGGGAGCAGCGACAGCGCAAAGAGTTCCACGCATCCCACTTCCGCCAATTGGAAGGCGGTGATATGTGGTGATAATCCGTCCTCAGCAAAAGCATTTTTATCTGGAACGGTCTCGTAGTAAAGGGCTGGCGCCAAGACGGAGACGGCAGGCATTTTGACCGTCTTGAAGTTTTCTAATTGGACCGCCATCCAGTCTCGAAAGTTGTACAGTATCAGCCCGGAGTATCGACTACGTATGTAAGAGGGCGTGAGCTCCGCCGGCGATTTGCGTACGCAGATCACTTCGGTTTCCCGACCGCATCGCGCCATCACAGCCAGTGCAATCGCATCTTGAGTCTCCGGTTCGAACGTGTAAGGCCAGATATTGACCTCGACGCCGACGCCGGAGAGAAAGGGCGTGTCGATGCTTTCCATTTCCAACTTACACACCAGCTCGTTTAAGACAAATGGGATCTCCGTGATGATCGCGTTCTCTACGGTCTCAGCGTCTCGGTGCGCGTAAACCTGTCGGAAAGCTTCCTTACCAATGCCACAGATCTCAGAGAAATCGTCTTGAACGCGTTCAAAATACCGGTTATCGTTAGCGCACGCCACGGCGGATGTCGAAGAGATTTTTCCTAAGGTTGGTAAACGCGTGTCCAGTAGAGCGTCAAGTTCAACAAGTACAATGGATAACGGACGTCCTTCCAACATGACTTAAGACTCCTTGGCTTTAACAACACGCGAGGCTAATTTCACGCTTTGATCCAAGAGTTCTCGGATAAGTACACTGCGGCGTAAAAGGTAGAGCGTCACCAACCAAGGATTAGAAAGTATCAGATCTGTCGCTATGGGCGTGGAAACAAATCGTTCGAGTTCCGCATTGTCTTCCAAAGCACAGAGTTCTGTTTTCATCTTCGGATGAACAAAGACCCCCATGGCTTTAGCGACGAGGGCTTGCAAAACGTCCCAACCATTTTCGTACAAGCAATCCGCATGAAAACGGATCGTGGCGGTCAATCCCAATACGACATCACATGCTGTTTCGTTGTCGCGAACGGCCTTCCAGATATCACCCACCGTGATCGCGTCCGTTAACAAACTGAAGCGTACAGCCTGGAGGTCATTTACCAACCACGTCACAGCATGTTGATAACGGGCCTCGTCCATCGACAAGACGTGGAGCTCACTTCGTAACTCTTCATCGACCACCAGCAGGAGCGGCGTGAGCTCGAAAAACCAGCGGGGTTTCTCTACGATTTCCATGGGTCACCCTTGGTTACAGATTGGTAGACAGGTGCATGCCGCGTAGTAACGTAGCAAGCGTCTCGGTGGATTTGACGCGGGTACCACCTCCAAGCACACTGTCGATGCTCGCCGATCCGTTCTCGACGATCTGACGGGTAATGGCGCGATTGGCTTTTTCGTCGCCACCACGAACTTTGATCATCTCCAGGATCGGACGGTCTAAGCCCTGAGAGCGCAGGATTTGCAGTTCAGGGAGTGACAGCGATGCTCCCTTGGAATCGTTGGTGACTTGGCCGGTAAGTTCGTCCACGTGACGATTGTCTGTCGGAATCGAGATCTTCTTAGACAACATTTGCTGTTGACGACGCAACGGAAGATCCACCACTAAGTATTTCTCTGGCGTCAGATACGTCACACCGGTTTTCGCATCCGTCAGCCAGAGTTGTTCGAAAAACTGATGACCGAGTTTCTCACCGACCTTCAGAAGGCGTCCGATATCAAGTTTGTCCTTTCCCAGATTGGGAACAGCCAGTGAAACAATTTCATCCCCGGTTTCCAGTTTTTGCATGTATTCATCGAACTGCGCGTCTGTCAAACCGTTCAACACCTTTTCGGTATCCTTGACAGTTTCACTGCCGGGCACCATTTCGTTCAGCCACTTGACGAGTTCGGCGGTTGCCGCCTTGCGGTTACCCATGGTTGTTTGTCCTTAGAGAAAGTCGGTACACAGAATCCGGCTCTTGGCCGGTGAAAGCCAAGAGCCGGATTTATTCAGTCAGGCAATATCTGCTGTGGGTATCGGACCATGAATTAAACTGCACGGCAGGTTGTTGGCCACAATCGCTGGGGCGACGTGATCAGCAAACAACCGCAACCAATCCAGTGGTTCAATCTGGTCAATCAGATTCACACGGACTTCTAACGTATCGACTTCTCGGACGTTGGAGAGTTGCTCTCGCCAGAAACGGTTCAGCGCACGTAGGTGGACAGGGACTTCCATACCGGTCGGTTCGGCGTATTGCTCGGAGAAACGCCAGGCGCACCCGACGTCCAGCCGCGCCAGGGCTGTGTAGACACCCACCGTCAGCGGGTGTGTGCTTTGGATCAGTTGGATGGCCATAGGGAAACTCTTTTGGGGATTGAGGGGTCGTTAAACGACCCCTCAGGTTTTCTTGTTATAGCTTAAGGGATCTTAAGCCTTCTTTTGTTTGTTGTCGGTTTTGGACAACGGTGGGTGCCAGTACGGATGGTACTGACCCGCCCGCATCCGACACAGGTCCAGCGTGGAAAGGAACTTCAACGGATGAGAGGGCTCGTCCTCTTCGAAGACCCAGTAGTTCCGGGTCCCTGAAAGCAGGAGCTCCCAGTCATAGCCTTTCGCCTTCAGCGAGTCGTAAAGCTCCTTGGCTGTACAGACCAAGTCGTTTTCGAGTTCTTCCTCGCCCTGGGACTCCGGCTTTTCAACGGTGGTTTCCAAACGGTAACCGAAGTGGTAAAAATACGCCAATTCCGCCGTGATCTGCATCGCGCGTTGCAGTTGGGGGTTCTCATCCAGCTTCCCACGAATTGTGGTACGCGACAATGTGACTTCCGGCAGCAAGTCCAGATAGTAGTTCTGGAGGTTACCGCCCAGGCCAAAACGATTGAGTGATCGGATGAAATTAAACTCCGACAACCCCATCAGTAACCCTTCCTGTTGAGAAACGATGATCTCGAAAGGCATGCCTGTCGGACCGTTCTTCGCTCGTAGGTTCTGAATCGTCAGGAGCTGTAGATCGGTGTCGCCGGTGTGACGATCGTCCTTACCCTTCGGAAACTCGGCTGTTTTGTCAGCTTTGTTTTGCAACACTTCCGCGCTGTGGACGTAGTAGAGATTGTTCGGCAGGAAGCTGAATTTCTCCGGGACATTCTTAAACGCATTCTGACCTTTGAGGAACATCAGTTGTTTGGACGGCGGAGCGTACATATCCAACTGGTGCTGCTTACCAACGTGAGCAGACGTGAGGACGTAAATACCGTGTGCCGCCGTCAGGGCCGGAAACTGGTTTAGCATTTGCGTTTTCACGGCCGCATCGCGCAGTGCTCCCGTGTTGGAGCTACTGTTACCGATCTCGGCTTTATCGTAGATGCCCTGTACCGCCTTGGTCATGAACATCGACAAGGAGTCGATCTCGGCGATCAGTGGTTTGATCGCCTTAAAGGGCTGTCCGGTCTCCCGATCTACAAACGGAGTCGTCAGCGTATTGCCTTTCAGATGATCTTTGTCTACCGATTCAGAGGCGTAGGCTTTTAAGGCATCGAACCAATCATCACCCATCATCGCGGTGGTGTCAGTAATCAACATGCGCTCTTCTGCTTCCAGATCGACACCTGCAATAAAGGGCAGGTGTTGAGCGAGTTGATACATGCGCTCGTTGGTGAGCGACATCTCAGTGTCGTAAACGTTGCACGTACTGGACTTGTAGCGATCCAGAATGGCCAACGTGAAGTAATGCATCAACGTTGACTTAAACGTATTGCCCTTACCACCGACACCGGTGAAATACGCCAGGCCACCGTTTAGGATGGACTCGCCGTGCTTACCCGTGTAGTAACGACCGTTGGGAATGTCAAAAAGGCTCCCGACGTTTAACTGGGGTCGCAACTTCGGAGCTTTCTTGAAATGATTACGCAGACTCATGTCGTAACTCAACTTAAGAGGGTAACACCCCGCTTAAGCAGCCGGGGACTCGATGCCTTCCGAAACCGTCTCCGAAGGAGTAACGACCGCGTCCGTGGGCGCCGGAACAACGGGCACAAAGGCCTTGAACGGCACTTCGGTATGTTCCACCAGCGCCTGAGCAACTAACGTCTCTACCTGATGGGTCGTCAGAGTATTGCGGTAGGTGTACATTTCACCACGCAGTGCGTAGTGGTTCTGCACGTCCCAACGGTAATCGGCCGGAATGTGAGCCAGATTCAGGGTCATGATCGACACATAGGAGCTGTAAAGCACCACCGTGATCTCCTGCGTACCCGGCGCACGCAATAGCAGCAGTGGTAGCGGTTGCTTCGGGCCACGAGTCATTGTATCACGGTAAAAACCCGTAGTGATTTCTTGGGAAAGTGTGTTGTCGTATTCCGGCAGACCAGCCAACCAATCCTTGAACTTGTGCTGGAACTCCGGGGTACCGATCGCCCCGTTCTCGGCGGGAGTCTTTTCCTCCGTCCCAAAGTACGAGCGACCCAGGTTCTGGATCAACGTGTTGAGAATGAAGTTCTGGGTGGCGACGGTCTCCGTTGCCGGGATCTCTACGTCACCCAGGATCGCTGCCGCTTCCTTGTCGCGAAGGATCTGTTGTGCCCGACCGTACTGCTCGGTGGCGCCCAGAAGACCCTTACGTTGGAGATCGGTCGTGGACGGACTATTCATCACGACGTTCAGGAGCTGCTGCAATAAAATCTCATTCAGCGCAGCACGCTTTTCCTGATAAGTCTTTGCTTCGAACATGAGGGCGGTTTCCTTGTGAGTATAGGGAAGTCGGCGTAGTAGCGACTCATACTAGCGCGCCTCTATGTAATAAAATGCGTTCGTTTACTGTCCTTAGTTTATGACCCCGGTCTCTTATACTCACACGTCTCGGAGCGACTCACTATGTTGAAAGATCTGCAAATGGCCAGCGAGACGATTTCGCTCGAGGCACAAGAACCCGACACCACTCCCCAGGCCACGTCTAAACTACTTTCGTTGATGGAACGCGCGGGGGAGTTCCTCACCAAAACCATCAGCTCGACGATTGGTAATTTTTTCCAGATCAAGGATCTTGGCTGGTTGGCGGTGAATGCTAGCCGTAAACCTTATTCCGATCTGCGTGGTATTCAGCTGGCAGCACCGCAAGGTTTCAAGGGTTCATTGGCTGACTACGGTGAGGTACTCTTCAAGGCCGCCGAAGCATCGGATGTTCTGTTGAAAGACATTCTGAATCCTTTCGCAGTATGGCTGGCAGGTCGACTCTCCGATCAGGAGTCTCTACGCGCACTGACCAACACGTTAAAGATTCCTGGATTCAGAGACTTCAAACCGGAGCAGTGGGAAAAGCAACTCGATCGTTTCTTCCCGCAGAAAACCGATCCCCGTACTCCGATCTACGGAGATCTGATCCGCCGCCAAGGAGACTGGGGTGAAATCAATAGCCTGGTGAAGAAACTCAATGCGCTCTACGCCAATGGCCATTACGAAGCGATCCAGAAGAAAGTCCCCGAGATCTCTCACCTTTTGGAAACGTTGGCTTCGCGCATCGACACCGGTAGCGTAGACCCGGCGCAGTTCCAAGTTTCATCCGTGGTGGTGGATCAGCTGGCCAAGATCACCTACCAGGTGGCTCAAGCCGTGGAGTTCTACGGTACTCTGCGTTACCGTACCGAAGAGTTCTTCAAGGCGGTGGACGATAACGTCCGGTTAGTGAAAGATTCCATTTGACAGCATACACGAGTCCTCTGGGCACGTTCGCGTGCCCAGAGGACTCTATGCGTTAAACTCGCCCGTGGAGACCGGCCGTTTCCAGCCCGCCTAGGAGTTCACTCGATTGTTGCAGTAGTCTCTGCACGTCGAGTATCATGGCTGGTTTGTTGTAACGTAGCCATTTCGGACATTTGTCCACGACGCGGACGGAGAGTTCACGAGCTTGGTCTTCCGAAATCTCATGCGACAAGATCTCTGGCGTGAGAATGTCACGGATATCGGTTTGTTTCCAGATCACCCGTTGCAAGCGCGAACTGAACGGTAACGAATTCTCATTGGTAGCGAGGACCATCAACTGATTCAGTTTTACTACAGCAGACTGTTGTAGTTTTTCTAAACGCGTCACTCGGGTGTACAGGGAAGTGACGAAGATTATGCGCTTGGTGTGTTGATTAACGAATTTAGACAGCACGAATTCTACTGTCTTGCGAACCAGGTTAGAGGTCGTCTGGCAACTCGCGAGATTAGTCATGTAAGACCCCATTGAGTTCAAGGAGGTAGCATCTGGAGGTTGGAGTATGGCCCGGCCCAGATACCCAGATCACCATCATTACTCTCGATCACGACAGCAAAGCGAACGGCACGAAGTGACTCAGGCCACGTAACTAACGTGACTTTCGTCTGCTCCCCAGCGAGCGCCCCTAACGTATTACGGTCAGGAAGGTCTTGCGCCATCGTCAGGACGAAGGACAGAGTTTTATCTTCGCCAGACGTGCTACGGTAACACCCCTTGACTTTGAGTGCGCGCGTTGCTGTGGTAATCGACTCTCTGAGCTTGTAAGAATCTTTCTTCTTACTCTTACTTTGCTCATACAGTAAGGCAGTGATGTCCGTACGGCGCATGTGGTTCTTCGGATTGGCCTTGAGGTAATCCCGTAAACGATCTTCGAGATTACCTAAATGATCCATCAAACGGAACGACAAGCCCGGCGGATCGGCTTCGTGTAAAACCAGTTTCTTGGTTCGATCCATCAAACGTCGATTACGGCGATCTTTCAGTAGTAGGTCGCGCCCGAAATTCAGGAGTTCGTTGTAGAACGAAGGTTTGAAAATGTGGTCCAAATAAGCAATGAACACTCCTTGGGGCCGTCCGGTTTTCATTTCCTCCGTACCGGCTTTGACGATATCCAAGACCGGGTCACGTTCCTTCAGGAACAATACGGCAAAACTGGCATCGGCAATAGGCTTACCCACGAGTTCAATGTCATCGCGGATCGTGCCGATATAGTACCGGTGACGTCCATCCGGGGCGTCCGATTTGTCTTCACCGTACAGGGCAAAGTACCAGTTCGGGAGTGAGAACATGCGGTTGCGTTCGGATTTCGGACTCCAGAATCCTTTCGCGTCCATGACCTGGAGGGATTCGTGTGGAGTTTGATTACGGGCCGCCGTTTTACCGGCCGTCGCTAAACTGTCCGCACGTTCATTCCCCACTTCTCCCGAATGACCTTTCACCCAGCGAGTCGAAAACCCCACGCCGTTACTGGTCAGTTCAGTTTTGAGTTCCAACATCTGTTTCCAGAGATCAGCATTAGCTACGGACTGTCCGTCGCGTTTACGCCATCCACTCTTGGACCACGGAACCATCCACTGATCAAAGCCTTGTTGGACATACTGACTATCCATGACCAAACACGCGTGGTCGAGACCCGTGTTTTTGATCAATTTCAAGGCTTGTAAACCGGCGGTGAGTTCCGCTACATTGTTGGTGGCTTCGTGAGTAATGGATCCGAATCCATCCACGTAATGAGTGATGGTGATATCAGGCTTTCCCTTCCCCTTCATGTCGTAACCAGTAGGGGTAGGTAGACCTACTGCCATACCTGTACCTTGTTTGGCCGGCTCGTTGAGGTACAGGTATCCATGCACTCCCCAACCGGCAACGTTAGGGTTGTCACACCCACCGTCTGTATAAAAGACGCCGTGGGTCGGCTTAGTCGTCTCGGTGGTCATAGTGGTCCAGTTCACTTAGCATCGTACACGTAGAATCGTGAACTCACGTAAGTCTTTACCGATGTCCACAAGATGCCTGATATTGCGCATAGGCATGGTCTTGATCCTGATGCTCAGCCCGTATGTAGTTCTTGTACTCATTCAAACTCTGCGCTAATCCCGTCGTAAGGTTTTGTAAGAGTTCGGTATACTCCCCATTGTCTTTGTCATCTATCGCGAAATCTTTCGGTAACGGATGGCGTGTCGGAGGAATATATTCGGCACAGAACTGGGAATCTTGATGAGACACAGAGATAGGTTGAGTGGGGATCGTGTTTGGAAGCACTAGGACGCAGCCGGACAGTAAGACACACAGGAGGATAAGTCCCTGTTTCATTGTCTTTCCTCCTTGTCGTTATCTTGACCTCCCAAGAGATTTTTAATGTGTTGAAAGAAACCGGTATGTTTCTTTGGTTTCTCCGGAGGAGGTTCGGATTTGGTCGGGGGTTTCGTCACCTTTGGTCGATGGGCAAGTCGCCGCCTTAGTCTGGCGTTCTCACTTTGAGATTCTGAGAGTTTAGTTTGAGCATCTTGGAGTTTCGTTTCCGTCTCCCCAAGATGCTTGGAGAGTTCTCGCCTAGCGAGTTCACTGGTGAAATACCGTTCACGTAAATCTTTGTACCGATTCGTGAAACGCTGCATGGGTTCAGCCATCGCTTCGAGTTTTGCAGAGACTTGTAGTTCACGGTAGCGAGAAGCTCGTAGTTCGTCACTTAAATACGTGGTCGTTAACATCAAGATCAATGTGTTGAGCAACCATGCAAAAGTCAAGGCGTTGGCTTTGATCCAAACTCGGAACGTTTGCCCTTCAAACAAGGCTTCTTTCAAAAAGGGTGCTAGCTCGCGTAGGAGCCCAAGGATGACACTTAAAAGGCCCATGGCAGCGAACTCGATTAGGTTATGGTATGACGTTCGGTCATAGTTTTACCCTCAAAACCACCTATGGAGCCACTCAAGTGCCCACTTCAAATCCTACGCTGGCGGACACCTACAGCCTAAAGGGCTTTGTGTCCATCGGCGCATTTGCGGATAACACCCGCTATGAGATTGCCCCCTTAGGTGAGCTGTCTCTCCTCAGCGCAACGTATTCGAAAGATCGCCAGATTCTCGTCACGACCTCCGAAGGCGAATCACCCACGTCGTTGGAACTGGCGGTGTTTTCTTCCCGCTATGCCGATACGGGCGTGGCGGACATCCCCGTTCCCTACCAAACACTACTGACGGACATCATCCGGTGGTGCCATACCCAGGCCACGACCGGGGTTTTTACTAACGACCCGGAAGTTTGTCGTCAAGCCTTGATGGCGGAGTACGACGGTAAGATCAGTGACGCCGTTGTGGGTCCCATGGAAACCCAAGACACCATCTGGCTTCCTAAGAACCTGACGTTCTATATCCTCCCAGCAGGTCTGGGTGCAAGCTTCACTACCGAAGAACTTGCCGCACTGGATCGTTCACGCGTCAAACTTTGGTTTGCGGACTCGGCCTTCCGTGTAGAATACGATGAGTTTGACCTCGAGTTTTTGGCGCCGTTAGATGCCGATCGGTTGGATGACTTTTTCTTGAGTGCCGACCAAGTCAAGGACAAAGTCGCTTTGCGGACGCTCGAACAGACGCACATCCTGATTGAAGCGCTGAAGAACGGCCATCCGGAAACTAAGATCCGCACGCTGAATTTTCAGTATCACGATCCGTTAGATACGCACTGGCTCCTGGATACGAACTGGACGTTCGTGATCTACGGTATTGCCGGTGACAATATCGACTCGATGAAAGATTTGCTGTCGAAGTGGATCTTGGCAAACTCCACCCACACAAGGGAGGAGTGGGCGGTATTGTTCCCGGATATTTTCACGTCGACGGAGTTTATCCTGACCCCTTTGTGGAGTCAGCTGGCGATTCCTAACGAGACGAATCTGGAAGGAGTGTATTCTCCCACAGTGAATGTCCAGAAGGCCCTCTCAGTTGCTCGTCAGACCTGTACAGGTACGTCCTATACCCCAGCGCACATTGACTCGGTAGTGTCTTCTTTTGGATGTCTCTACAGTTCACTTGCAGTACTGGTCGTGGGTGGTCCGGAGAACCGTAACGGAGTGGATCGTTTCGAGGAAGTCTGGCCGGACTATATTGCGGCCCTGACGTCGTCGCTGGACTTCAACCGTATGCAGCCCAAAACCCAGCAGTGGGTGGCCATGCTGTATGCCATGTTGAAAGTGGCTGAGTCCATGACAGAGTTTTCAGATCTCCCGCAAGCACCGTACCCGATGACGCGTCTGAAGCGTACCAACGCCGACGACCAGACATTCATGTATGTTGTGGCTAATTTTGACAACGTTCAGTACCTCGTGGTCTCTCGTCAGAGCATCAACCAGTATTTCCCACCGACGACAGTGGACGCACTGCAGATTACCTCTGAAGGCGCTATCGGTCTGACAGCACTGCCTAACGCGGATATTGATGCCGGTACATACACCACGACCTTTGTGGGCGTGGGTGGTACCATGCCGTATACTTACGCGTTGGACTCGGTCTCTGATACCGCCCGACTCTCTGGCGCAGTGGTGGATCCTGACACCGGTGTGTTGACGGGTACGCCTGCCGCGGCAGGCGATATCCAAGTCACGGGTCGCGTGACGGACGCCAATGGTACGGTAGCTATCAAGACCTTTACGCTGCATTTGTTCACTGCACCGTCTCAGGGTTAAGGAGTAGGTTGTGGCCAGTAAAACTCCACCTCTCCACGCCAAAGGTGTCTTTTCTCTCAACGCGCCTTTCACCACGGTCGCTAACACAAACTACGAGTGTATTGCCGTTCGTAGTTTCCAAGACTTTGTGGATCGCGGCGAAGACGTCTATGTTAAGATCTACCAACCTGCCGGTATCTCTCAGGCGGATTACGAAACTGACAAAGCCGCTGGTGCGCACATCGTTACCCTGCAAGCCGATACCGCGGCGGTCATTTTCGTTCCCGATACGTACATTGCGTCGTTCCCGGATCTCACCGGGGTCGCTTACAAACGTATAGTCCTGTCGATTGAGTTAGGGCCGTTACCGGACACCGTGGACCTCACATTCCTAAAAACGGAAGTGGCCAGTATGGTGTCCGATACCGTCGGTGTGGTCAACACCGTCACCGAACACGTCGCCCCCTACTCGGGGTCGATCTCAGCAGATCAACACGTCACGTTAGAGGCGGCGCGTCAGGCGGCGATCACTAACCGAACGATTGACCGGGCCACCGTACTTAGTCAACAAGCGACGATTGACGCTCAAGCGCAACGTATTCAAGCATTAGAGTCGGCTGTATTACAGTTGCAGAATCCGAGTCCCTAAACGGCATACTCCCTACCTGGACACCAAAGGTCCAGGTAGGGAGTCTATGCTGCTATTTCACCAATTACGTCAGTGACACCAGAACACCGAACTCCGTCGGGTCGTCAGGTAACGGTGTCTTCTGGATCCAAGGGATATCCAACCACTTCCAAAGAAACGTCTGATTGACGGCCTTCAAGTAGTTGGGGTTCCCGTCACCGATAGATTCCAGTAACGCCAGTGCTGCACTAATGTGTTGTCCAGCTGGCGGTTTCTCGTGAGCGATCACCACACTGACGGCGTTGTAAATCAAATCCATCTGGAGATCGGAGTTTTTCAATGCATGTCCATTCAGCCAATCCGTCACGAGGTGCCTCCAGATCTCCTCAACGTGGGGAAAGCGCTGTAAGAGTTCCTTGACGTGGGACACACCCATGGCTTCCACAACGACCGGAAGTTTACCTAATGGACCAGCTATAAGCGTCCTGACTTCGTCTGGTTCGAAGACCTTGCGTTGGATAGGCATGTTAGTGAACCTTCTTTTTCTCAGCTGTCTTCTTGACGGCTTTGACTGTTGGTGTTTTACCACCCATCGAGTCGATCTTGGTCGTCACCTGACGGAACAACTGGTGCTTCAACGGAAGACTCGCGTTGTTCCAAGCATCCGGACCGTTACCCGTAACAACAGGATCACCGACACACGGAGACACCAACTTAAAGCCCAAGCCAAGGTCAATCACCAGATCCTTGGATTCACCTTCCAGATGAGCCAGTTCCGGCCACTTCTTCTTGGGTACGGAATGGACCTTGATGACTAACTCCTTCAGGTCATCCGCCGTCACGTCCTTCAGATCGAGTTGATCGAAGAACGCGTCCAGCGCCTTCTCGGTCGACGGTCCGTCGATAAACGATGCAGCACGGTGGGAGATCCACTGATTCTCGATCTTCGACAGACTCACGAAACTTACGCCGCCGGCTGGACTGAACAGCAGTTTACCTTCAGGCAGACTGACTACCACCGTATAGCTGACGTTTTGCTCCGACTCTTGGAGGATATAAATACCATCATCCACGGCCAGAATATTGGCATCCTTGACATCCTGTCCGTCACGCACTAGATCACCGTAGGTCTCGGTGTCCGGCACCACCCAGGCCAGCCCTTGCTCGGTTGGCAAGGCGAAATACTTCATGAAACGCTGCCTCAGTGCCTCGTCGCTCACTGAAACTTCAGGCTTCGCAAAGCATTTGGCTTGGAACAACTGATCTTGAGCTTCAGACGTAATGTTCAGTGACTGCGCCACACCGACCGGACCGTGTCCGGAGAGTACGAGCTCGTCGTGTCGTACATCAATGCGCTGCATGGCTTGCATCAAACCCTGCTGGAGTTCAGAAGCCTTCTCTTTGAGTGCAGGTAGGTTGGTGACCAGTAAACTCAAGAGTTCGTTGTTGAAGCTCACCAACGTTGCCACGCGGTTCTCGAGCGTGGTCACAGACGCGGGCGTGCGAATGAAAGAAGGGGCGGTGGTTTTCTTCGACATGTTCGTCTCGTAGGTAGTAAGTGGTTAGTCGTCGTCAACATCTGACTCAGACGGGTTCCTCGGCGTGTCCGCGATAACGAGGGATTCGGTCGGTGCATGAATAAAACGGTTCAGCAACCTCGTAATGCGCGCTCGTTGCCTAACGTGGTGGTTCATAGATGTGCAGAACTGACCCCTGTCGTCGACGTAACAAAACGGACGAATCGCATCGGTGATATCTCCGCCACGCTCCATCGTAAATAAAGCGAACGAACTACCTGATGAGATGTCTTCTTCCGTATCCAGGAAATAACAGCGGAACATCCAGTCATTGAAGTACGAGGCGGGAGGTATGATTTCTAATTGCAGAATGCCGTCTAAAGTAATGGTGCGTTTCTCGAGACGTTTACCATTGATCGGTATCCTTTGCCCTTCTTCACCCGTCATCCATAGCCATTCATTGACAGCACGCTGTCGGGCGTGCTCTGCTACGACGATCAATTCCTCGTCGGTGATTTCTTCGTAGGGTGGGAAACCCATTTGATCGTGCCAACGCTGGAATACTGCGTTGTAACTGGGACCATCAATTGCTTCAGCAGGGGCGGTTACCCAACACAGTTCGTGGACGGACCAACGCACAATCGCAGTGGTACGGTAACTCAATTGGTAACCGTTACTCGCATTGACGTGGTCAAAAGACACCACCACGTAACCCATGATTTCCGGCGCTTCTAAAAAAGCTAGTTTGACATCGTCTATTTTTCGGTAGAACGTCCCATGCGGCATCTGAACCGAGTCGTCGGAGTTAAGCGAGACGGGAAGTAAATCAACCAGATTTTCGAGCGAACCCCTTACCTCAACGAAACGTCCTTCATCGCACAGCGTTTTATAGAACGACTGAAACTCCACAGCCAATGGTCGATAATAGTGACTCGACAACCCATTTGGCGAGAGGTGAGTGCGGTATTCTTCAAAGCGTTTTTTCCACTCAATCTTCAGCCCACCGTACTTTGGTAGACTATCGAGTAACGCCTGACGCTCCTCATCGGAACGAGCCAGATTGTATTTGGAGCAAAAACGTGGCCCACGACCATCCAGAATCTGACCACCGTTGAGCGGTTGATGAAACTGATGAAACTGAGGAATGCCTTGACTGAAAGAAACAAAATATCCACTACGGAAATCGGGAAGTTGAGCGGACGGCAGAGCGGCTCGAATGGACATACCTAATGTATCGAGCAAACCGTACAGGTGGTTGATGCGTCCTTCGAGCTCGATTTCAAATGACGACTTACGGATACGTTCCAGAGACATCTTTACTCTCCCTTGGAAGAGCGGTCTTAGCCTAGGCTAAGACCGCGTGTTGGTTGTAAGTACCCGGTACAGAGATGTTACTGCTGTCCAGGACTAGAACTTCAGCGTTGGTAAAAGATCCGTGTCCTGAAGCGTAGTGGGAGATCATGAACAACTGACTATGACGGTTAGTGTCCATCAGTTGTTTGACGAAATCCATCAACCGTACGCGATGTTGTTCGTCGAAACCTTCGCCGGGTTCATCCAAGAACAGGGGATAGTCCGTGAGGTTGAGATACAACATGGCCGTGAGTTGAAAGGCAAAGTCAATCATCTGACACTGACCTTTCGATGTCTTGGCGACGTCCGGGACGACGTTATCGGCTGCCGCGAACTGCACTGGGAAACGATAGTCGAGTTCACCCGTCTCCAAACTACACGTCTGGACGGACATGTCGTATGTCCATACCGAAGCAATGATCGAATTGATTTGAGCTACCAAACAGCCAATGTCATTAGCAAGTTGCTCGGCGATTAACCCTTCGTTTGGTGAAAGAGCCTTTACCAACAAACTCAGGGCTTCGGCGTCGAGGTCCACTTCAGACTTCGACTGTTGGAGATCTTTCAGTACGCCTTCTTGGGATTCGTACTCGGAGAGCTTACGTAGAGCGTCACTTAATGCGTTCTGTTGTTGGGTGACTGCTTCATCAATGACGTCGTTACGCAAAGCGTCGATCAATACCCGATTGATATCGACGATCTGCGCATAGTAGTCCTCGAGACGCTTAGCGATTTGATCACACTCTTGCCGCCGCCGATGGTACTGACTGACCCAGTCGCGTGACTGGCGGAGCGTTTGGAGACTTCCAGTGGCTTCGACGAGTTCATTCTGAAGTCGCTCTAAACGTTGGGTCAGTAGTGAACGGTCCCCTACCGACGAACGTCGTTCTTCGATCTCCCGGTATTGTGCTAATAACCTTTCAGCTTGTTCACGTTGAACGTTGGTTGTTAGATCACGTTGCCATAAGACAAACAACGTACCGTTTTGAGAGGGGTTATCTAACAGGAGTTGGTTGGAGAGGATGTAATCCCACAGAGGAGCTAGGCGTGGATAGCCCCGTACAAAACCTCGGAACTGTTTGTAGAGTTCCCCGTAGTGATCGGACTCTTCCAAAAACTGCTCGTGTTGACGAATCGTTTCTCGAAGAGACTCGATCGAGGTGACGTGTTCGTCTTGCCACCGGTGTAACTGAGCGAGTTCTTCTTCGGAATAACCAGGACGCCAGACGTAATGACAACTTGGACACTGGGTTTCTTTCGCTTCGTTCAAAACGTCGATCTTGGCTTTGATTTGTTCGAGCTTGGCCGAACTGTGGTCGATGGCCCCTTGGGCTAACGTGACGGCTTCGCGTGCTCTCTGTGCCGTGTCGTGAGTGTAACGGCGATCGCGGTTGTCAGGGAGTTGACGGAAAAGAATCTGGACTTCCTGGTGGATCGACTGCCAGTCGCGCTGGATCTCCGAAGGTTGACTTAGATCCTTGAACACCTCAGGGGTGCTACGTAGCTGCGAAACTAATGCGCTTTGTTGTTCGATGCGTAGGGGGAGATCTTCAAGATCCTCACCCGCGTCATTCACAACCGACTGCACTACCGACTCTAAGTCACTACATTCATTCCCAATACGCTCGACAAGTCGCTTACCAGATTCCACTTCCACATTGAGTTGATCTAACGTGACGTGAACGTCAAAGTCTTCACGGAACACCCACCCCGGCGCAATCTTAGGCACCTTACGGAAGTATTCTCGTGCGAGGGCCTGGGTTTCTTGCGTGATGTTTGTCAACCTGTCCTTCTGAAACTGCAAGGAAGGTAGATTCGGAATGCGTTCGAGCATCAGAACGTTTAGTTCTTCACGCAGGTGTTTCTCCTGACTTCGAAGACCCTCGATATCCTGGAAAGCTTGAAAGACTTGAGTCTCATGACTGAGGCGGGCATTCAAATGTTTCAGCGCACCCTGTTGATCGCGCGATCGGCTAGCGATGCGTTTGAACGTCCCTAGGGCGTACCCGTAGTCTACTTGAGAGATCAGCGTGATCCACTTGCGCCGTTCGATCGGCGCCAAACGCGTCAGTCGAACTTCACCCGTCAACAGGTCGTGAATATCTTTGTTGATGTTGAAGTGCTGATACACCAGCACCTTCTGTGATTCCGCCGTACCACCGGGATTGAGTTCCTCACCGTCGACCACGAAACTGTGTTTGTTGTTCTTGAACATCGAATCGAGCTGATATGTCCGACCTTGGTGTTCAATCGTGATCTTTTTGAATCCATCTTTCGAGTAATTCGAACGATGACCCGGTAACGGGGAAAGTTCACTCAATATGGAACTCTTACCGCTACCGTTAGTACCAAGAATCAATTGCTGTTGGGTCGTCGGCGTGTAAATGAAATGCTTGATGTTATTACCTAGCAGACGTTGGTACCCGAGTAGCTCCAAACGCACAATGCGCATGTCGATCTGAACCCCTGTATGTCGCTAACATAAGGTGGTTATGAGTCGTCAATAAAAACACCGCCCTAACCGTATGACCTTACCTCTTACCGAGTCCTCAGACATGTCAGATCCGACTAACCCCGAAATCTCTGGTTTGGTGTTGTACGCCTTCGGACGTGCGGCAAACAACAAAGCGCTTAATAGCTTGGAACTGGAAGTCACCCCCACCGAACAGCTCAGTATGTTAGATGGTGAACTGGTGTCACTACCATTTGACTCCGAAGTCGAAGGGCAACGACCGGATGGTTCGTCGTATAGTGCCAGTGTGAAGCTTAACACGGCTCTCACTGCGACGTGGTTCCCTTACGGTTCAAACCGTAAGACCCCACCGGACGTGCGTCGAGGTGAACGTATACTGATCTACCGTTACCGGGACACCGATCAGTTCTACTGGAAGGAAACCGGACTGGATGATCGACTACGTCGTCTGGAGACAGTACACTACCGATGGTCAGCCACCGCCGATGAAAAGGCGGATATGGAGGACGCAGGGAACTACTACCATCTCTCGATCTCCACACACGAAGGGTTGATTCATCTGGAGACCAACAAAGCCAATGGGGAAAAAGCGAAGTATGCATTGCAGATCAACACCAAAGACGGTGTTGTTGCCTTAGCTGATGACCTTGGGAATTTCTGGCAACTGGAGTCAGTGGAGAAAGTCATCTCGTGTCAGAACGGTGACGGTACACTCTGGCAGCTCAATAAGAAGATCCTCTACGGTTATGCCCCAGATCAGATGCATGTTATCACGGACAAATCCATCCACTTTGAAACCAAGAATTTTTTATTGGATTGTGAAACGGCTCAGATCAATGCCTCTAGCAAGGTGGGTATCAAGACTCCGTTATTCGATGTGCAAGCGGAGAACTCCAAGTTCTCTGGTAATGTCGAGATCGGCGGTAGTTTGACCCAGAAAGGCACCGCGACGTTCCAACAGCCAGTGACCTTCCAACAGCAAATCACGGCCAACGGAATCACATCGTCCAAACCGATCGTTGGTCCTTCGAATACCATTTAAGTGCATACGCCCCCACTCACCTACCGAGGGTGAGTGGGGGCGATTATGCTGTTAAACAAACTTACCTAATTCGAGGAATGACCCGCGAGTCCATTCCCAAGGACGGAAAGGTTCCAGCGAGTTGTCCAAAGCGGCTCGGGTACGCCAATCGGTGGTGCGGAATCCGTAGTTGGCTCGAGTGTTGTGATCTGCCGCCAGGACATTGATACCCCAATCCGGGAAGATCTCGTACTCACAGAGTCGTCCATAGGCGCCAAACAGCGGTAAGCGTTCAGTCCCCTTAGGCGCTTCAAAGCGTTGCGGGAACTTTGAGTTGATGGCTGGAGTACGGGAGACGTAGAGGTTGTCCGCCTTTAACACCACCACGAATGACTGTGGTAATGTTAGGTATCGTTTCAGAACCGTGTCGGAGTAAAGTTCCGTGGTCGAAACCTGATACTCGTTGTGCGTGTACTGGGTCAGCCCTAAACTACTTAAGTCAAGCGTCTGACGCGACTGTAGATACCGTTCCGGCAGGGCTAAACGATTGATGTTGATGCGTAGAGTCGTCGGACCTACGACGTCGTATACGTCATCCAGAACGTGCAAATAGCCACCTATTACCAACAGTACCGTGCGACCCTCTACGCTGTAGGGAAGTTGAACGTAGATATGATCGGACATCGGAGCACCGGCGACTTGCGTATAGAGCATGGACTCCGTCAAGGGGAGTTGATCAATCACCCCCACGTCTTTAAACGAATGCATGCCAAGGTGGTTGGCGTTCCCAGTACGTCCCGTACGTCCCCCGTCGATCACTTGCAGACCTGTCGCCGTACCGCCGGAACGGTGAAAATAACCATTCACCGAAACGAGCGCGTAGCGTTGCCATTCCCGGAAGTCAACGCCGGGTTTGGAAAGCAACAGGTCGTTCTTGGCTCCGTAGGGAATTTCCGCGTCATCGTTACGGAAGCGATCAATGGGCTTGACATTATACCCTGCGCGCCAGACATCGTTGTAGCGCAAACGCTTGAGCGTAAACAACGGCGAGGTCGGTACGGTGGGTAAGGTGGTGTCCCCGTTTAATACAAGCCACTGATCGACGGTCAGGGCGTGGTAGGGTCCCATGATCGTTTCGCGGATCAACCCCAGATCCAGATAAGCTGGAACCGTGAGGGATGGGTGTGACAAGGTCAACCAAACCCGGCGGTAGGTCGCAAAGAGTTGGTCGAAGGTCAGTCCGCCTACCGATGCGTCACTCCACAAGCCGTCCAGACCCTTAGCGCGTGCCTTGGCGGCAACGAGTTGATAGGCCATACAAAATCCTCGTTTAAGGCATGTTTAAAGGGCGTCCAGCCGGCTAAGAAAGGGCTGAACTTATGATATGGTACACGTACTTTTTAACGTCGTTTCATACGATGACGCCCCCGTTGGAGATTTGAGCTATGCCTACTGGAACTACTGCGTATCCGTTCGATCCCTACGGTACGCAACCGTCGAATCGTATTACGGCGGAATTTCAACCTTTGTCCCCTCCGGAGTTATCGGAATTTCTCTTTATCATTCCGGAAGCGGCCCCGTTCTTTGCTGAATCGCTGTCGATCGTCCACGTACCCAGTATGCGTACGTTGGTCGAAGGCGTGGACTACATGCCGACGCATTTGTTCCATGATGCGTCGCTAGCTTGCGCTAAACCGATTTATGGGTCAATCACGTTCTTTGATAACACTTTGACCGGTGCAGGGAAACTGACCTACCAGACACTCGGTGGTGATTGGGTCTTGACGGCTCAGAAAATCATCGACATCTTGTCGAACAAACTCGTCAACCCACGCCGCGTGACGTGGGAGCAAGTTGCTGACCTTCCCTATGCCTTCCCACCCATTGACCATGACTGGCATTTGGATGACATGGTGGGCATGAAGGAAGTGGTCGAAGCTCTTGACAGCATTTTGGCGGCCATGCAACAGTCGGGCGACCAAGGTCTGGCTACGCATATTGCGGATAAGACCAATCCCCATCAAGTCACCAAAACCCAAGTGGGGCTGAGTGACGTGGAGAACCTCCCTGTCGCGTCGATTGCCGAAGCCCAGGCTGGTACCGCTCCCAACCGGTACTTGACGGTCTTGCGCGGCGCTCAGCTCGTGCAGGCGTTGATTGGTACGACCCTTGACAACCATATCAACAACACCGCTAACCCGCATCAGACGACCAAAACGCACGTCGGTTTGGGTAGTGTGGATAACTTCGCTACCGCCTCTCAGGTGGAAGCCGAAGCGGGTATCTCGCCGTCGAAATTCATGACGCCACTGCGTACCGCGCAAGCGATCGCCGCTTTAGCGAGCGCACCCATCAACACGCACATTGCCCGCACTGATAATCCCCATGCGGTAACCCAGGCTCAAGTCGGTTTGAGTAACGTGCAGAATTACGCGATTGCGGATGTCGTGGCGGCGCGCGCGGGTCTTTCCAACGTTCTGTACATGACGCCGGCTATGACCCGTGAGGCGATTGAGACGATCGCCTTGCAAGGGGTGTCTGATCACATTGCCGATATGTCCAATCCCCACAACACGACCAAAGGTCAGGTAGGGTTAGGAAACGTCGACAACTACGCCACAGCCACGCAAGTGGATGCCGAGACCGGTACGGCCCTAAACCTGTTCATGACGCCACTGCGTACCGCGCAAGCGATCGCCGCGCTGATCGGTGACGCGTTAACGGCACATATCAACGACAGCGCTAACCCCCATGCGGTATCAAAAACCCAGGTAGGTCTAGCGAACGTCCAGAATTACGGGACGGCTGATAACGACCAATCCGTGGCGGGTGTGGCTTCCAATCTCTACATGACTCCCGCAGGAACCAAGGCTTTGATCCTGGCGTTGGGTGGTGGTACAGGTGGTGGTGGCGATCTCGCTGCTCACCTTGCGGACTTTAACAATCCGCATGAAGTCAGTAAAGACCAAATAGGTCTCTCCCTAGTGGATAACTTCGCCACGGCGACATTGATCGAGGCCAAAGCTGGCACGGCGAATGATCTGTTCATCACGCCTGCTGGTGCGGCGGGACTAATTGGTTTCCTGGTTGGTGATGCGTTGTCGGCTCATCTGTCTGACAACGATAACCCTCACAATACCACCGCTAGTCAAGTTGGGGCTTATAGCCAAGCGCAGTCCGATGCCGCGCTCGACCTGAAGCTCGATAAGACGGGTATTGCAGCCGACACGACGTTGTTTAGCGGACATACCTTCACGGACACCATGGCGCTGGCTGCGGATGTGGTGAATTACCCTGTCGACGTAAACGTGTCTGGTTTGGTGTGGACGCTTCTGGGTGAATACAGCTTCGGTACGACGGCAGGTGATCCACCGGTAGCCGATATCATGGGTCTGGTCACGGGTGGGGAACCGGCGACCTATCAGCGCGCCGCGACGTTTGAAGTTCATTTGACGGTAAGCAATCTTGCGCTGTCGAAAGTAGTGGTGCACTCGGAGATCTATTCGGCGGACGTAACCTTTGGTTATGTTGTCAATACCGTAGGTGGCGATACCACCGTGTCCTTGTATGCCCGTGGTCAAGCGGGTCGTAAACCGTATGCGATCTCACCCTTGTCCCAAGACAGTAAGTTCTTCAAGAACACCAATGCGGTGGTTCAGGTCGAGCCGGTCGGTATCACCTACCTGACGTTAAATCTGCCTCCGTTCACGCGTGAACTCACGCGGTTTGGCGATCTGACGTTTGGTGTCTTGCCTTTCGTTCTCAACGCCGATCAGATTGCGGGTTCGTTAGTGGAGTGGGTGTCCGTGGCGAACACCGATGCGGAAGAACTCGATACCCAAGCCGTGCAAGCTGATCTTCGACACGAATATGGTTCGTTCATTCCTTGGTCGGGTTATGCGGATCTGTATCTCTACAAGGATCTTCCGATTCTGGATGCCTGGGGCTGGAACGCGACGATTGATGGGGTGTTGCTGGACACCGCTACTGTTGACGGTAGTGCATTCCTGGCAGCTCAAGAAGCCGAACTGAACTACACCTTCGAAGTGGAATTGAGTTCCACCGATCCTGCCGCAAACGGTGCCGGTGTGATTGCGGCGCAGGTTATGGTCGGTGACCGTCCGGTAGCGATCACTGTGATCCGTACGCCAGGTGGATTGGTGCAAGCCGAACCAACCAAGTACAAACTCAAGACCGTGGCGATTCACGTCGGGCAGTTGGACATGACGGACGTGGCCAGTGCTAACGGTAGCCTCCAATGGTCTGACACGGCACTCCCTGATGATGCGCGCGATCCGGCGCTATATAACCCAGTGGGTCACGGTTGGGACACCGCCGGTGCGACGCGTATCAAAGTGGTGCGTGCCGGTAATACCTTAACAATTGACGTTTCGGATTTCGGTAGTACGACTTACGTCCCAACGGAACAGGTCGTGATTGATTTGACTTCGTCTGCTCAGTTCGTGGCTTTCGCGGACCGTCCTTCGAGGTGGGGTTTTGCCAGTCTCAAACAACCGTTCGTGACCTTTAAGGTCTTGAACCGTCCGCATTTCTACCTCGATTATATCCGCACGGGTGTACCGGCTGATAACGGCAAGCAGCGCTTGTATCGTTACAACGGTGCGTCGTGGGATATGAGTTACCTGGGTCTTAGTAACCCGAAGGTCCGGCCGAACCGTCTGTATTACAGCGACTGGAACGGTGTGTTGTACCAGTCCCAACGTAACGGCCGACTGCGCCCGATCTTGATCGAGGCATACAGCCGCGCTAATCCGACGGTCATTACGGCCTGACTTACCACCTTTACAAGGAGCATAGCGGGTTATGACCCCTCCAGTACTTCAACTCCCGCTTGACCTCTCCGGAACGGCGGCGACAAACAAAGTCGCCGCCGAGCTCCACGCCGTGGCGGCCACCGGAACTCGAGCATTTGCCACCTTACGTGGTCCTTTCTTTACCCGTGGTTTGGTCGTGCGCGACAACGACACGGGTGTGACGCTGGTACCGGATGTGGACTACCGTCCGGTACATATGTTCCTTGAAGCGTCTTTACGTTCGACGCAAGAGGTCTGTAGCGTCATTATCCTCCTACCGACGTGTCCGACGGTGGCCCCGTCGGTGGACTACCAAGCCATTGGTGGTGAATACAGCGCGTCGGTGGCGTCGATCGAACAGTTGATTGAATCGTTAGATCTGGACAGTCGCACCGTTCGGTGGGGTGACTTGCTGGGTGCACCGGAGTATTTCCCTCCGACGGCTCATTTACACGACATTGGTGATCTTTACGGTTTCGAGTACGTCGTGGCGGCTTTGGAACAACTCCGGCGCGCGATTATTTTGGGCGACCAAGCAGCCTTTGATGAAATGCGTCAATACATTGACGCACAGGACAATACGCTGCGCGGTCTGATCGGTGGTTTTGATTCGTTGTTCAACAGCCACATTCAGAACACGAACAATCCTCACGTGGTCACCAAAGCCCAAATCGGCTTAAGTAGTGTGCAGAACTACGGCGTTGCTTCTACCGTGCAGGCTCAAGCCGGTACGGCCGATAACGTGTATATGACGCCGCTCAAAACTGCTCAAGCCATTCAAACCCTGGTGGGGGCGAAAGTCGACGCGCACATCGCTAACGCGAACAACCCTCACAACACCACCAAGGCACAGGTGGGTTTGGGCTCCGTTAACAATTACGACTTTGCTTCCCAGCTGCAAGCTGAGCAAGGACAGATCTCTACCGCGTACATGACGCCGTGGTTGACGGGAAAGGCGATTGCCTTCCAAGCGATAGTCCCCCTCAATAACCACATCGCGCGCACAGACAATCCTCACGGAGTGTCGAAGGCCCAGGTGGGTTTGAGTCTAGTGGACAACTACGCCACAGCCACTCCCGCACAGACTCAAACCGGTACGGCAACCAACCTGTTTGTCACGCCAGCGGGTTTAAAATACGTGCTGGACAACGGCCTGTCCGGTCAGTTTGCGGCACATATTGCCCGTACTGACAATCCCCATAGCGTCACTAAGACGCAGATCGGTTTGGGTAACGTCACAAACAACAATCAGGTAATCAATTCCGGTGGTAATGTAATCTACCTGAAGTGGGCGGGTTCGGAAATCCAAGCTCAAGTCGATGCAACGGCGATGGGACGGGTGCATACCACTGCGCAGCCTGATCCGAACATTGCCGCCCACAGTAACCGCACGGACAATCCCCACAACACCACTCAAGCTCAAGTCGGTTTGGGTAATGTACAGAACCTTCCGTTAGCCGGGCAGGCTGATGCAGAGTCGGGAGCGTCCAACGGTTTCTACATGACACCGCTGCGCACTAAACAAGCCATCACGGCTCAAGCGGTTAATCCACTCCAAACCCAAATCAACCAACGTGTAGTGATCAACTCCGACGCGCAGTTGAATTCGCTGTCGATTTCAAGTGTCGGGTATCTTTACAACAGCAGTGGTAATTTGGTTGCGCGTGTAGGCGGCAATCGGTACTTCATCTTTGGGTCAAATGGTAATTTCACGGCTAGCAATGGTCGTGTGATCGCCGCTTCGGGTTTCCAACCTTCGGATCGTCGATTCAAGAAAGGACTACATAAAGTCGTCGCGCGTCCTCTGTGGCGCGGATTCACGTTCAAGGGTTGGGAGAACACCGAAAACCAACAGTCCGAACGCGGTGTGGTGGCGCAGGAATTACTCAAAGTTGCAGAGGACCGCGTGTTCTTGCATGACTTCGGCCTGAAAGGCCGTAAGAAAATGCGCTACGTGGTCGACTATCTTGGTACGGCCTTCGAGATGGCCTACGCTGCCGGCCAGGAAAACGACCGTTTGCGTAAGACAGTTGACGCACAAGGGAAACTCATCGAACAGCTCTCGAAGCGGCTGGCTGCTCTCGAAGCGAAGCGTTGAGGAGGGAACATGGCCACGCTTTACTTTAACCGAGCCAACCAGGACTTTGACGATCTCTTTGAAGCCGACGCTAGCGGTGTGACGATACCCGGTTATTACGCTTCAGACGGCGTTACCCTCCTGAAGTACGCCAGTGTTGCCGATGGCAGTAAGATCGCTGACGTGGAGCACTACACGGCAGAAGGCGTTGACGTTACCAACGTCTGGGCGGGTAAAGGGACAGTGTCCTACGTTCAAGCGATGCCGGATCTTGGTACCTACGACCCTACGATGATTATGGTGGTCCCGGTCAATTACGCTAATCGGATGCGTAGTAGTTTGGAACTCACCATGGTCAACGATGGTACATATCAGCTCGTGCTGTATGGCACCAACTTTGTGGATGATACTCGCGTATCCGCTGGTCAACAAGTAACTAACCCAGCTACTGGTGTCGTTGTGGCATCCGGTAAGTGGCTCATCCAAACCGGTGCCGGTAAAGGCGCTGGCTATACCCTCGAAACTTCTATTGGGAATACCGAATGGGGTCGCACGGACTACAACGTCATACCGCCGACGAGTTGGGTTTACCAAGCCAATTCCATGTTGGGTAGTTTCAACACGTACTCAGGTACGACTGAAGGGATAGGGTCTTTCTCGCTCGATACCACACGTGTGGTGAAAGGCGTTTTGGACATGACCCCGACCGGTAATAACGACAACAGTTCTTGTAACGATAAGAACGCTGCGTTCTCACGGTACTGGCGCGGTCGGATCAACTGCCGCATCCTGCGTAACGGCGTGGTGATGGATACGTTTGTGTTCAGTTTCCACGTTCAATTACGCTGGTCTAATACCGGTGACTGGACACCCGGTACGGGTGGCGGTGGTGGCGGTGGAGGCGGCGGCGGCGCTTGTGTGGTACTCGATGCGGAGATGTTCGACGGTCGAACAGCGGGTGAGTATCGTTTGGAGGATACCATCCTCGTGACCGACCCGTACGCTCTGGAGGGCAATCCCAATAGCGACTACGGGACGATCTGCTACAGCGAACCCGTCCAGCAACCGTGCGTGGAAGTGGAGTTGTCCAACGGTGCGACGCTCAAGATGTCGACGACAGCGCCGATCCCGACGCAAGATCGTGGCTTCTTGAACGCCCCTGACTTGCTGGGTGAGTTGATTCCTGCGGCGAAGCGTAGCGATGTACTACGTCCTGATTTCAAGGGTATGTCTGGACAAGACGGTACCCCGAACGTTCCCTTCGAGTGGACGACTGTGGTGGCGGTACGTGACATTGGCTTGCAGTGGGTGCGTCACTTGACGGTAGATCATCCTCAGCATTGCTTCTGGGCGTGCTCCGGTGGTGAATGGTTCATTCTTCATCACAACCTGAAACAGGCTCCTGGCGGCGATACTACGTTACCGTCGTGACGCTTCGGTGTGGGTATCTGTAAAACAAAGTGTAGAGTCTCCCTGGGGTCACACCCCAGGGAGACTCTCTTTTATTTAGGAGTGTTTGGATATGCTCGCTTCACAAACGTTGTATTTTCCTTCTTCGAACCAAGTCACAGCCGCGGCGGACTTTACCAATTTCGATGCGACCTTGAATGTAGTCTACGACGAGCGAGCCACCAAGGTATTAGGAAAGAAATTCTATCGGGTGACGCAGTCGTTCCGATTCTTCCGAAGCCGTGAGGAGTCCAACGTGTGGGCTTATGTCCCAGCAGGGTATCTTTCCGACGGTGCTTCGGTGCCGCGGTTATTCCAGTGGTTGTTACCGGCGTGGGGACGTTATGGTCAGGCGGCGGTTTTGCATGACATCTTGTGTGATACGCTGCAACTGTTCAAGAACAGCGTACCGGTACCCATTACCCGTAAAGAAGCTGATCATCTCTTCTTAGACGGTATGGTTGCAGCTAAAGTTCCGTGGCTGACACGGATGGTGTTATTCGCAGCGGTGCGTCTGTGGGGGTTGTTCGGATGGCGTCCCAAAGCGGAGTGGTTAGCCAAGAAACGAGCTTTAGAAAGCGAGTACATGAAGAGTTACGGTACCTATCGAGACCCTTCTGAGGTTTTCACGCAAGTTAGTATTGCGCGGTGCGGTACCCAGGTGGCTTCTGAAGCCCATTAAACAGCATACAGCCCGTCCTCAGGGACGGGCTGTATGCTGTCACTGCTGTGAGGGTGTATCGGGCGTAGCGGGCTTCTCAGGGGCCTTGGCTGGCGCGTCAGCTTGGGTATTCTCCTCTTTGAGAACATCCACCATCGTTCGCACCACCATTTGTAAGGTGTCGGCATTAGCCTTACTGTCGGGATTACGTAGGGTTCCGACGGCTAGCGTAAGGGAGATCAAAGTCATCACCACCATCAGGATGATAGCTAAAGGTGACATTCGCCGCGTTGGAGGTACAGTCGGTGGTACTGGCGTCTGCGTATCCACTGTGGGGACAAAGCGAACGGTACTACCTTGGACTTCCACGTCTTGGCTCAAGATCGTCAACAACGTAGGCAGGGGCAGGCTACGTATTTTGTCATGCGCTTGCTTACCGGACATCGTGACGTTCAGGTAGTAAGACTCCGGAACAAGATTATTGAAAAGCAGTACCGCTTGGGTACTCCATTCAAAGTCGGACAAGGGATGATCCCCTGCAAGCCCAACGAGATCGTCGAGTTTCACTGTGGTCAGCCTCTGGGTTTTTTCTTTTAAAGACCGGGAATTTGGTCTCGAAAGATTTGTGATTGGTAATAAGCGACAGCTAAAGCATCGACTTGGTGTTCATCTAACGTGGATAAGTCAATTCCAGAAGCGTAAACCAGAGGGAGCCTAGCAATCGCCACCGTCACATCGTCTTTCGTCACTCCCCGCTTGACCAGTACACCTACGGCTTTTTTGGCCGTCGGGGGATCCACCACGTCCAAAGGAATATACCGATCGTATCGGCACACCGCACGACGGACATAACTGACGCATTCCGTCAGCGCCGCGAATGCTTGGGGAAAGCGTCCCATGTAGGGCGCTTCGCTACAAATAGCGTGAGGTTGCCATTGTTCAAAGAGCAAAAACAGGCGATCTTCTAACGCCATCAAACGCGCCGTGCGTGTACCATGAACGTCTTCTTCGACTCGGTACATACTCAAGAGCTTTTGCGAGTGGAGCGTCTCGGTATAAGTAACGGTGCGTGAGCCGTCTTGCAGCGATAAGTCTAGTACGGAAAAACCGAGGTTCTCCGTACCGGGATCAATACCTACCACGCGGAAGGGGTGAGACGCTTCGGGGCGTGGTTTGGACACATTAACCGCCCGACAGCCCCACCAGCGGCTCAGTACCGCCAAGATCGAGGTCGTACTTAAAGCCTTCCGACGTAAACGCCACCGGCCACAGGCCTGTGATGTGCGTCACGATCTGCGCCATCACCACTTCGTTCATATTGAACGCGGACTGTCCAGGGTCGGTTACCGAAAGTACTCGGTCACAACCAGCCACCAGCCCGATTTCGGAGATCAGCGCGCGCTCTTCTGAACCGTAAAGGATTTTCGCCACTTCGATCAGTTCTGACACATCCGTTGCGCCGAACTCCAGCGAGATCATCGCCGAGGTGGACAACGACGTCCCATTCGTCGTCACCACGTTATCTGGACTAGGATCCTGTGGTGTAGGATGAAGATTCGCGTTGGTCGGAACAAAGGGTACCGACGTCGTCACTCCGTTGACTGTGGTGTTATGCAACATCTTGACTGGATCACCGGAAATGGGAATACGCTTGAGATAATAAGCGATGAAGTTCTCGCCATTCACCGTGATCAGCTTACGCAAACCGTAAGCCGCCCGGTCAGCCACCGCCAGGTCTTCGGTAGGGCTACGCAGCAGAAACGGGATCTGGTTATACAGACCAAAATCATCTGGGGAATGCTGCCGTGCCTGCACATACTGACCGCCGTCCGCGCCCGTGCGGTTGACGTGTCCGTTGGTGCCGATACTGTAATAACGTACCACCGGGAAATCGCCACTGGTGGGCAACACAGCAGCATTCACTCCTAGCGCTTCGTTCAGGGTGGTGTGTTCAACGTACGTGTAGGGTTTACCCTGTTGCTGAGCCGCCAGCAACCGGGAGCCGTTGATGGTCCGCGTGATGATGCGGGGTGAAGTAGACATGCGAACACTCCAGTGGATAGGTTTTTGAGGCGCAAAAGGGCGGTCACAATATAGATCGGGATGTAAAAGACTAATGGGCGGTATAAAAAACACTCCTCTTTAAAGAGGAGTGTTTTATGTTCTTTAAAGACTTTCCTGCGATGGGAGCACCATTCACGTTGGACTTATAGGTTACCTATAGATTCAATTTGGAAGTCCCCATAGGCACTACTTGTACCGTCAGATACCGTACACCGGAAAGTGGCAATGTGAGAAGAGAAGCTTCCATTAGTCGACGTATCGTCAATGGTTACCGTTGGTGTGTTGGCTCCGCTAGCAATGGTGAGGTTGGCTTGACCTGTGACTTTCGTCCAACTAAAAGTCTTCGAAGCAGAACTACCATTGCTTGAAGCGGTGATCGTACTAGTTTGATTCCACCCGAAAGTAGCGTTACCTGTAAACGTGACACTAGTGATCGGCGTGTACGGAGGGGGGTTATCCGCGCCTGAGAACTGGGAGAGTTTCAAACCTGCTACCGTTGTGGAAATTGCGGCGTTGGCTGCAATGTTCGGCACGTATGATCCACCACGCACATAGGCACTTAAGTTGTTCGGACCAGAAAAAAACGCCTTTACTTGCGAGAATTTAGGGTTAGTACCAAGTGCCATGTCAAATCCTTAAGGAATAGGAGGCGGGCCTTCGAGGGTGGCCTTGAGAGGGTAGCCGGGTGTACCCGCCCGGACGTTGTGAAAGAAGTCGTAGGCAACCTTGTTGTAAACCAGGATACCCATCAACGAAATCTTAGAAAGGTCTGCACCCGTGACAGGGTCGAGGTATCCTTGCGGGACCAGACACATCTGCATCAGGTTCGACAGATCTTGTTCGAGAGTGTCGTTCGCGGTACCGATACGTTGATAGGTGTTTCCCATCAAGATATACGGTGCGCCGTTAAAGATCACACGTCCATGTTGGGTCGTGGGATCGTAAAAAAGTTGCTCTTGCGAAGCAATGTACTCAGCAATGTACCCACCGCCCATATCCACAAAGCGGGAGTTATTTGGTTTATCGGCCACGGTGGGACTCCTAAAGAAAAGGTAGGGTGAGGAGCGCCGCTCCTCACCCTAAGAATAGTTAAGCTTCTTTCAATAACCTTTGTACGGCGCGCTTGAGGATTTTTACCTCAGCGTTCAATGCCGTATGTTTACGTTCAAGCACCTGACGAGCCTGACGTTCAGCACACAGTTCAGCCGACAGCACAGCGGACAAACGCGGGTATCGGATAACGAGTTTTCCGTCTTCACCGATCTCCACTACTTCGGGATAAAGACTCTGTACCTCTTGCGCGATGAAACCGAGTTCTCGCTCACCCGTGGTCTTACGAGTGTACGATACTGGACGCAGTTCCCCTTTGGGTTTCAACGTACGGATATCGCGCTTTAACCGGCGATCCGATGAAATAGCAAAATCCGAAGCTGTCAATGTACCGTTCTCGGCAAAGGTGTATTGCTGACCCACCCCACCCGTACCGCTGGATACCGCAATACCCAGACTCGTCGAACCGAAAATAATGTCACGGCGTTTCGATGTGCCATACTGTCCCGTAATACCCGGCGACGAACCGGGTGACGTGATGACCACGTTACTTCCAGCGGGGGAGGAACCAGGAGTATTTACCTGTAAAGTGTCGGTTGATGCCACACAGTTGACGGTCAACCCGCCATTATCGAAGTAGACATTGTTGTCCGACTCGAAGCGAAGCATCCATTTCGAATTAGAGATGTCGTAGAGTCCAACACGAGGAGTTTGTGTTGAGATTAAACCCACTACGCGCTGGCCTGTAGACGCTAGTCGATAGTTCGTCTCACTCGCCCCTGAAAGGGTTACGTTACCTGTCATTGTCGGATTGACTTTGGATGCGTAACTCGTCGGATCCAAGTTACCATCGTGCCAGAGTTTACGCCATACACCCCAGGCTCCGGATCCTCCCACGTCGGGAGGATTACCACTACGCCACGCTAGATTGGCACTTCCATAATCGCTGGCGATCTGAGCGATGGTATCTTGAGCACCGTGCATTACTAGAAGCTGACCGTAGTTGATACCCGAGGGCAAGTTGGCGTTGGCTGCTTGAAATCTATAAAAACCCGCTGTCGTGACAGTATTGAGATCAACTGATCCGGCGTCTCCGCTGGAGAAATTAGTGGCTCCGATAGGGCCAGTAAACACCTGACCATTCACATTTGCTTTACCAGCGGCGGCTCCTAGACTCAAGAAATTCGCACCCACCCAACTTTGGAAAGCGACGTTACCTATGTCTGTGGCGTCCACTGTGACGCCCAGCAAACTACCCGTCTTCCACCCAATCTTGACGTTATTACCTAGCTGACCAATGCCGGTGCCCTGCTGAACGGGAGTGTAACCAAGGTTTCCTGCGGCTACACCCGCTGCGAGTGTGGTGGCTAACGATACATTTCCGCTACCATCAAAGGAAGTGCTACCGGTCATGTCTCCCGTCAGACTGATGGTGCGGGCGGTGAAGAGCTTGCTAGCACTGGCCGCATTGGCGTTGGTATCGAGTTTGGATGATGGGGTGAAATTGGACGCATTCCAAATCCGCCGCCACGTTCCCCAACTCGTGCCGTTGTGGGTGCGGAACCAGGTCTCATCCGCACTGGTACCGAAAGCCCTCTGAAGTAGTCCTGTACTGCCGCTACCGTAAAGGAGCGTTTCGATATACCAATACGTCGAACTGGCGCCAGGTGTGTTAGCCAAACTAGCGGCTACCCACGCTTTTGTACCGGCGGCTAAGGTATTACAATCCAGTCCCGACCCCGCGTTGTATTGCGTGGAAGACAACGGGAGGTATTGGAGAGCTGTGGGATTTAAGTTTCCGGTGTGGTAGAAAGTTTGCCAGGGCGACCATGTCGCGGCATCATCTTTCACCCGGAAAGAAGCCAACGCTGAAGTGGTGAACGAGATCTGGGAGGCGTCTCCGTTAGACGCCTGTAGATGAATAACGTCGTGGTCGGCACCAGTGATGGGAGCACCGTCACTGGTCGTACCGCCCATGCGGTAGAAACCGGTCGTATTGATGGTGTTCCATCCCGTACCTGCGTCCACCATCACACCACCCAAACCACCAGTACCGACAGCCATCTTACCGTCTAGTAGTCCTTGTAAACCGTTCGTCTTGGCGATAGACAATGTATTGTCGGCCATCACTGTCGCAAGCGTCACGTTACCACTACCATCAAAGGACGTGGATCCCGTTATCAAACCCGTCAGACTGATCGTCCGCGCTGTCATGAGTTTCGAAGCAGATACAGCATTTGCTCCAGAAGGTAACTTACCATCCAACAATCCTTGTAGGCCATTGGTTTTAGCTACAGAAAGACTACCATCGGCGATTGAAGTGGCTAAACTAAAGTCGACACTACCATCAAAAGACACACTACCGGTAACCGCTCCCGTGAGCGTGAGAGTTTTTGCGGCAGGCCAAATCGACGGTCCCGTCGCTCCTCCGATCTGGGTTTCGAGGTCGTCGATACGTTGGTTCACCGACACGTTCACGAACGTACGGAAGTCGCCGAGTAGGACATTGACAAAGTCTTGATCGCCGGGCCCGGTGCGCACGGTAACGTACTGGGCTTCGAGTGGGGTATCGCTAAACCCGAGCTCTCCCAGACTGAGGTATTTCATGGGCATGGGGTATGTTCCTTCCCTACGTGGGGTAGTGGGGGTGTCATGACACCCCCACTACGATTTATGACGCTTTGATTTGTAGGACAATGGCTTTGAGTTCTGCCAGCTGGTTAGCAAGACTCTCCACTTCCGCTTTCATGGACGCTAATTCCTGGAGTTGGTTGGAGTGGTGATTTACCTGAGCTGCCAGAATAGCGGTGAGCCTTGGGTATTTCACGCCCAGATAACCGTCCTGTCCAACGGATACAGCCAGAGGGTAATGCTGCTGCACTTCCTGAGCGATAAAACCGATTTCCTTAGCTCCTGTGGCAATTCGGGTGTAGGAGACCGGCCGCAACGCCGGCAACGCTTCTAAGGTTTTTACCGAGTCTTTAAGGCGCTCATCGGAGCTGATAGTGAAATCACTCGCATTCACCCCACCGTTGATGACGTTGAAATTACCGTCCTCGCCGAAGTTAAAGTACCGATAACCTCCACCTGAAGTTCCCGTACGGACCGCCAAACGACCAGCCACCTCTTCGTAGAGATAATTACCGTTACCACCTAAGGTGATATTACTCGTCGCCACAGCTCCAGACTGCATAGTACCAGCAGTATAAAGACTCTTACCGTTGTAGGTTCGCACCCAGGTGCTGTCGGTCATGTAAAGACCGCCACCGTAGTCATTGAAGTAAAGGCCGGTCTGACCTGAACTTCTGAACCAGTTACTACACGACATCGAATTCAAGGCACCGGAGTCATACCCCGCGAAGAAGCGATCGGCAACCAGACCACCGTCTGCATTGAATCGGAACTTGTCGGCACCAGCGGTATTGGACCAAATCCGTAATTGATCCGCATCAGCATACACCGTGAACCCATTACCTGAGGTACGTGGACCTGCGGTGAAGCCTGCAGCGCTACCGTTACTCGCGTATCCACCTAGCAAAGACATGGTGGAAACTTGCTGCCCGAACTGAGCGATGTTCGCTATGTTCAAAACTGAAGTCGGTGTACCACCACTAGGGTCGTAACAGTAGAGGGCAAATGCTGCTCCGGACTCCATGACTTGAGCCCAACGAGTAACACCGTTATTCCATCCAAGAGTCAAATGTGTCATTTGTTGACTGACTGTACCGCCCATGAGTCTGATCGTATTGCCAATTGTACCGCCGGTATTACGATCTAACGGAGTGACGTTTCCAGTGTGCCACAGTGTGAACTCATTGGCGATCGAACTGTCAGCGTTATAGCGCCAAATCTTGACAACGTTGTTATCCCACGTAGCATCCGATGGATAACCAAAACCCAATCGGTTGACTTCAGAGAAAATACCCCAACGACCTACACCGTTGTATTTACCACTGGTGAAGGGTCCAAAACCCTTCGTGATTAACGGCATTTGATTAGCAGGAGTACGGAAACCCATGCTATCTGACGTCAACGGTCCGGTCATGACACCACCGGACTTGTCTAACGGACTAGGAAGGTTCTTCTCGTTCCAATCCCTATACCACGTCGCTAATCCGTTATCAGCCGTCTGACGCACGAACGAGTTACCGACGTCACCAAAATCCACTGCTCGTTGGTAAGAGTAGTTATTGGACGTGTTAGAGTGGGTAATCGCCGAGTAATGGTACCACGCTCCGGAAGTCACTGCTAAGGGTGGGAACCCTTTTCCGTCAGGTACTGCAGTTGCTTGGTACAAACCCGATACCAGTCGTACGGACATGTCCGATAAGCTGGTGATAGACAGAGTAGACGGTACGGTGATATTTGCAGTACCATCGAAAGCCACGCCGTTGATAGTGCGCGCACTGGCCAGTTTGGTTGCCGCCACAGCGGTGGCTGTCGCGTCGAGCTTACTAGCCGGATTAAAGTTTCCAGCATTCCAGACAATCTGACCGTTGACGAAAATCTGTCCCTGACCTAAATCGAAGTTACCGTTCTCATCAAAAATGAAATACTTGTAAGCTCCATTAACACCCGTGCGGATATTCCACCGACCAGCTAACTCAGAGTAGAAGTAAATGCCGTCGGACTTCAGACTGAGTGAGTTATAAGTCGGGTCAGTGACTGCCTGAGGAGCTTCGTTGATCTCCCTCCACGTGGTACCAGCGTCGACGGAGTAACGTCCGTCGTTTCGTAGACGCATGTGCGTGCCGGCGGAGTTGCCGACATACAGCACACCACTGGCAGGTACGGGCATCTCGGGATTCAGATTTCCACCATTCCACACCGTTTGTCCATTGAACGTCAGAGCATTCGAACTTACTGCCCCGAGTGATAAAGACAACACGTTAGTGATGCTAGTCAACTCTATGGCGTTACTCACCCCATTGATAATCAAACCACCGACCGATGTGGTTTGCCCGTGTGGCGAGGTACTTAGACTAATCCCACTCGTCCATGTGTTGGTGGCAGAAAGCGCTCCTACCCCCGTGAGTTTCAACGTCGTGTTTGAGAACGTGACATCACCGGTGAACTGACCTCCTATCACGTCCATCTTACCTGTTAGAAAACTCGGTAAGTTAGCGGTTTGCACCAGTTCAATCCAACTAGACCACACATTGACGCGTTGCGTTCTGACAAAAATTCTGTCGTCGTAGGTGCGGTAGATTTGCTGTACCCCACCGCCCGTAGGTACGACCTTAAGAACGCCTTGTCCTGTAGTTGAACCCATCACCGGATAGTTCAATGCCCCGCGCCCGAACGCGCCCGTGGAACTGTAAATGCCGAAAGTCACCACGGTGTTCAAGTCAACCGTGTTATCCAAGTCGTTTTTGAATGACAGTTTACTGTCCAGTGACGCTTGGAGTCCAGCGGTTTTCGGGATCGTCAACGCGGCATCGGCCACCGACGTCGCGAGAATCACATTCCCCGTACCGTCAAAAGACGTTGCTGATGACGTGATCGCACCTGATAAACTGAACGTGCGGGCATTGGAGAGCTTGAGTGCTGCGCCAGCCACGTCGGTCTTCAACAATAGCGTAGCGGGATCAAGATTTGCTGTGGTCCAATGTCTATACCAACTACCCCACGCACCGGCGTCTTGTGAACGCGACCAGACTTCGTCCTTACGCAGCGCGAGTTGGTTCGCGTAGTTTTGAGGACCGTTGTTGAGGATCGTGAAATCAGCGCCTGTACTCGACGGTTTGTTCGTCGTCGTGACGTTTGACTGCAGGAACACTGCTCCTGTCAGTTGATTCAAGTCTCCACCATAAGTGGTGATTGGACTACCGACACTGAAACCCGTGGTCCAAACCAAATTCAAAAGGTTGGAGTGTCCTTGCAGTCGACCTTCCAATCCAATGATTTTGCTCGTCCCCAACGTATTGTCAGCAATGCTGGTGAGCAAGGTCGGATTACCGCTACCGTCCATACTGACACTACCCGTCACCGGCCCCAGCAACGACAGTGTTCTAGCGACTGGCCAGATGGACGGTATAGGGTCACCTGTCAGTGTTGCCTCCAGATCCTCTAAGCGCTGGATCAACGGGGCGGTGATAAAGTTACCCAACACCCCTAAGGTCGAATTGACAAGACCTTGTGCGGTGATGAGTGTGATCTGGTGATTATTCGCCAGTCCTTCGGATCCGACGGTTGGAAGAGCACTGAGACTCTCATACTGCAATGACATGTCAGACGTCCTCTATCGAAGGACCCGAATCAGACGTTGCTGGAGTCGGGAGGGTGGAGGCTAAAGCGCTTTTGAGTTCGTCCAGAAACGCTTGCGAATGGATCGTCTTGCTCAGTTGCTGGACAGCTAACCAAAGGCACGCTACGAGTTCGACATCAGCGACCGTATGGACAGCCTCACCACCGTTCACGCTGTGGTCTTGGACAAACCCCGCGTCGATACCAAAGCGCTTGGCGACGCTCAAGAGCTCTCGCGCTTTGAAACCAAAGTGTTTACGCGTACCAGCTTGGCTACCGTCAGATCGAATTCGCCGAAGTTGGTTTTCCTCCACCCATCGTAGTAAGTCGAGACCGTACTGACGCTGGGCTATCTCGTAAGCCTTCTGATCTTTCAACCAAAGGGCTTTCGCCGATCTATATGCGATGAGTTGCGGTTGATATCCAGGATCGCTGGAAGGTACGGTGGGTGGCTGAGGTGGTTCGCGTAACGCCAGTGGCTCGCTCGGTTTAGACGCCCAGTCCACGTAGCGTTCGCGGTGATCGTCTTGGTATTCCACAGGGTTGATATTCAGAACGAAATCCAACCCAAGTGTCAACGGTTGTTCCTGGAAACGATCACGGTAGTCAGCGCGCCGTTGTAAAGCGTTGTGGCTGTAGACGTGGGTGCGGTTATCGCCTAACACCACTTGATGGCTTCCTGTCGGATGTGTATGGGCGCCGAGCAGCGTCACGTTTTCCAAGTCTCCCACCAAACCCATGCCCGCTTCATTACCCAAAACGGTCACGTCCTTAAGAGTCTTCTCAGGTTCGAATCCTGCAAAGGGTCCGACTAAAACATTCCCTTGACCTTGGAGTTTCACACCAGCACACAGACCAACCGCTACGTTAGGGTATTCAGGGGTACACTCTGCCAATGCATCGGTACCTAGTGCCACGGAATCCGAAGAGCCCGTCTTTTGTTTAGACGCATAAAAAGCCAGACTAAGATCCGTGACCAGATCCGTCAGGGATTGCACTTGCTCTTGCAACGCGGCGACTTGGTCAGCCAGCGACGGGGTGGGGGTTTCAGAAGTCATCGTCAAAGCGTCCTGATAGAGGCATTCTCTGGACACTTTATGGCCCAGCACACATGATTAGTCGACCCTGACGGCCTATAGCCTGGTTCCTTTGGAAAGGAACCAGGCTATAGTTTTTATGTCCTACAGGGTCTGCGTGATCTGCAACGGTAACGAAGTGCCTAACACAAATAAGGGGTGGTTGATACTAGCTTTTAAGGTCATCTGACGATCGACCGGAATTGGTTGGTCGATCAATAACCCCTCGTTCAACACGTAGTCGATACCGTCCAGTTCAAGATTCCAGTATCCCGGTTCAATCAGTAGCCCGTAACTTGCTAAAAGGAAATTAGCAAATGACACGTACTCAATCGGCCATGAACCACTGTAACAGGCGTCTTTTGGTAATTGGTCTTGGAGGTTCAATTTATTCACGTTGAACGTCATGGGTTCGACGTAAGCCGTAAAACCGTCCTTGACCTTCGGGGAGACCGTGACTTGCGTCACCAGACCATCCACCGGACTCCACGTCAGGTCCACATAGTCCCGCTGGAAAGCAATACCGTGGTATTGCTCCAGCGCTTGTTTCAACACATCGCCGGCAGGACTGTTATATACGTTCTTTAAACCAGCCATCTTAAAAGCCTCCTTAGGACGTGGCTAGACAATCTAAACAATGCGTCGAGTCAACGTCGAGAAGACCCTTTAAAGGAATTCGTGAAAGAGGCTGCAGAACGATCAAGCTCAAAAACGATCCCGTGGTAAAACGCCCGGAGTCTGCCGTAGCGTAGAGTTTGAGTTCGACGTAGTTTGAGGTCAAAGGTACGTCGATCAAGTCGTCGTCCGTGAGACCCACTCCGCCTAACGTTTTTGCAAACTCTAACGGTTCGACCTGGAATTGATAGCGCGTTTGCAGGAGACTACGTAGTTTACGATACGTGAAGGGGTAGTCTGCTTGGACCGATAAAGCGTACGGTAAGAGCGTGTTCAAGTTGTCTTTGACATAGGCGAACGTAAAGCTCCCTTTGTAAATACCGACGGTGCCGTCGGGAGCTTCAGCTCGTGAAGTCACTATCAATTTCGACTCCGGAGCATTCAAACTGAACTCAATGAAACGTGTATCTAAAGGACGCGTTAGGAGTCCCAAGAAACGTTGTGTCACGGCATCCAGTCCGGAGAGGCCGAGTGTAATGGGTGACGACATACTCAGCTCTCCTTAGGGTACAGATACGGTGAAACTAAATTCAGTGGTCGTCCCTTGCTGGTCGATCGCTCGCAAAACAAAATGACGATCCCCCGGTGTATTACTGAACGCACCTGAGACCATCGGATGGTTAGGATCTGGTACCGTCAACTCCGTGGAATCAGACCGATCTGTCAGTTGGTAAAGATAGTCCGGCACACCACCAGAGATCTGGAAGGTGTAACTGTAGGGTTGTCCCCTAACGCCTGCTGGCGGATTACCTTGAAGGACCAGAGGGCCAACCACGGAACGGTATTGCAGTAAGTAGCGCACTTTCGTACCTACCGCATCAGTGACGTCGTACGTCACTGAGTAACGCCCCGTGGAATCCGTCGATCCTTGGATTACTGACCCTACCAAGGCATGGCTCGGACACAAAGCACCGGAAACGAAGGTGAGGGAATACGGCGCGACTCCTTCACGGGGTTGGAGGTCGAAGTTGTACGGAGAACCCAATACGGCATCGGGTAGAGTTTCATTAACAATGATTGGTGCACGGTAATGAAACGTCAGGTTTCCTTGGTAAGCCGTGTTGCTTGAGCTGACCGTGAAGATCACCAGTCGATTACAGAGAGGGTTGTAGGGTTGGACATCGTATCCCCTCGGTGAGCCGTTGTATTGAACCACCGCGTTGTAAAGGTTCGTGGGACTGGGGTTATTAGGATCAGTCACCCATTCGTCGGGACCGCTAAAACGCAGGTTGAGCCCCACCGGCAAGGACGTCAAGATCGACGGAGCAGGTAACGTGTTCAACCATTTGTTCCATGGTGTCCCGTCACTGGCATTGATCACCCCCGCGGATTTCAAACGCGGTGCGGGCGTGTAGTCACTGGTGGCGAACGTCGGGACACTATACGGTATCAGAAGGTCCTTGTCGCCGTACACGCTGTCAGCCGCGGTTAAACGAACACGCGCGACTTTCGTCGCTGCCGGCACCAGAACGTTCAGACCGGTCTTAGATTCGTCCCGAGAGATTAAAACGGCCCCACGCGCATTGTAAGGCGCTACAGCGGCGTTGTAGACCCAAGGGCTAGCGGAGCCTTGTTTATAATCCCCTAACGCTCCTACGGCCTTAGAGAGCCACTGGAGCAGAGGATGATTCGGCGAAGCCACCGGTTCATTCAATGCAATGTTCAGTAGATCTGCGTAGAGGCTTGTGGCGTTCAAATACGGCTGATGATCCTTGGTAGACCATACCACGGGTTTGAACCCCAATCTGTAAGGACCTGCGGGTAAGGAACCGGAGAGGTACACCGACAGATCCGTCAAATCAAGCAGTTCCGTACTGGTGGATCCTAACCACCGCAACGATCCCGCTTTCGCTTTCAGGATGTATGGCGCCGCGTTGTCGCGGTTGATGTCTTCCAAGACAAAATCCTCGTCTTGGAACACAATCCCTGTCCGACGAGTCAGCTCATCGAGTAGTACTCGTGTGGAGGACGGCATCGCCGGTCGGTATCCGCCGAGTTTACCCCCCAACGTGGCGTCCACGTCCAACCGGTTGAAACGGAAATTCACCACACCTGGATCGGCGGTACGATCACTACCACTTAAAGGCTTACGAACAGAGAGCTCCACTTGCGTGCGATGTCCTGTTAGAGCTTGCGGAGGCGAGACTTGAAGGGCACTCGCCTCCGAACCGTCAAACTGAGTGGCGTTCAGATCGTTCACCATCCGCACCACTGCCCCTTTAGGTGACAAACGCTTGAGTTGGTCATTAGTGGCCATTTCTAGGTCCTTAAAGGTGAACACGAATGGCCACTTGGCCTTTGTAGCGAAGGGAATCGGGAAGCGCTTGGAATATCAAGAGCTCACTGGGTGTAGTGAGAGTCAATGTCTGGTGCACGTAATCGCCTGGTTCGATCACGATCGCAAATATCGAAGCGAGTTTGGCGGCAATCTCTTCGGTAGTGTACGTCGGCGTCACTTTGAAATGCAACCCTAACGCGCCAAAGGTATCGCCAAGATCCAGTCGTTGGTAAGATAGACTGATCTCGCCTTGGTAATGCCAATTCGGATCGTTGTAGGCTTCCGGGTCAATATACACAGGAATATCGGTGGTCCCGTCGGGATGCACGACACTGGTACCGATCAGGAGGTTATCAGCGTCGTCCGGGGACACCAGGGACTCTCGCACGATCACTGGCACGGCAGCGGCGTGGGTGAGCGCCAGGAGATCTAACGATGAAGTCATGGGGTTTGTCTCACGGGTGAATAAGGGTATAAAAGCGTAGGGGAGGGATTCCCTCCCCTACGGGTTTGTGATTATGGACCGGAAGGGTACGTGAACTGGTCAAGTAGAGGAGGCGTCTCGGATGGATTCACCGGTAAGGTGAATATACCCAGAACGACTTCATCTGGCCAGATCGGCGGGTACGACAAACCTTCCAGATACAAATCGTACGGCGTATCTTGCGGACGTACTGCCCAACGATCAACTAAAGTCGTGCGATCTTCAGCGGAGAGGCCGTAGTGTACGCTCGAAAGTGTCGAGAAGGCTTCCGCCAACGGAGTGGAACCTTCGGGTGTGTATGAAGGACTGTCGGTGTCGACGACGCTGTCCAACCCACTCAATGGGAAGTTATCGTTCAACACCGTAATCTCCGGTAACTCCACGCGATAACGGTAAGTGATCTGACCGTGGACACGCGTATCTAGGTTCCACTCCACACGATCGGTGGACGTTCCTCGTACACGCACGTCCATGTCATCAGAAAACATTTTGTCTTGGATGTCGTCAGTGATCCGTGCCTGAGCCGCGACCGACAGAACGTCCCAGTTCAGACTGATACCTTCGATCTGATCACCACCTGACCCGAAGATATCACCGATGCGAGGCATCGGCCAATCGGTCACAATCAGGGGTTGAGTATTGATCGACTGCAGATACTGGACACTATAGGACGAGAGCGTGGACATGATCTTAAGCATCGCTGCTTGGATGTCTTTCAGACTCGTCGTGGTGTTAAGGTTAGCGCCGGTGGCGTAAGACACCAGAACGTCCGCCAACAACCCTGCTTCGAGCTCGGAAAAACTCGGCATATCCAAACCGCGTTCGGTGAACCAGTCGTCGAAGCTTTGCGTCGACCCTAAGTCACAGTCGACGTGTTGGTAGAAATGTAGTGCTGCCCCTTCAACCTGGCCACGTTCATCTTTGTGTTCTCGCGTTGCCCAGATCCAGCGATGGTCCAGTAGCCCCTGATGAATACGTTTGACATCTGTGTAGAAGGCTTGAGTGGAGATATAGTTCCCCACCGGCGTTACCGGTCGAAACAACGCATCTACCACAGCTGGATTCAGTAGTTTACGGTCAATCAACCCTTCTATCTCACTGCGCAGAGGCATCTGTAATTTACGTACGAAATGCGCTGGCAGTACCGGTAGGTTATGGATCTCTAGCCCGTAGGCTTTGCTGAAACTGTACACGAAGACGATAAACGCATCTCGGACTGAGAGTACCAGTGGCGCGCCTGTTTTAGGGTTGTCTACCGTGATGACCGCGGTATACCGTCCCACAAAAGACAAGTAAAGCCAATGGTTCAGTAGCGTATCGGCGAAAGTGAAGATCGTGGCATCCGACGTATCGAGAACAGCGGACTCCAGAATCTTGGTGTCTAGACGATCGTCAGGACTGTTCTCCATTTGTTCACGGATCACCACGGCCGCATCTTCCAGCACCCGACTGTTACCCTTGGCTACGATCTCCTCGGCGTCCAGCATTTCCGTAACCGTACGAGTTTCGACACCTGCCGCTGAAAGATCAAGGTTCAAGGTGTCTCGAGCAAATTCGATGCGTGGAACGAGTTCGCCGGGCATCTCTTTGAGCTGGTGCCGCATACTCCACTCAGCAAGTGGTAAACTGCGTTCGGTCAAGATGTTTTGGATCAACGAATGGAAGGTGGATTGTTTACCGGCATTACGCTCGATGAATCGAATCTGACGATACAACCAAAGCATTTGCTTTTTCGTCATGTAATCCACCGCCCAGTCCAGTTTCTGATGACTGGCTAGGTACTCACGAATATGATAGGAGTGAGCGTAATTGGTATGACAATTACCCAAACGAATGTTCATCACCACTGAGGGGATGAGCATGTATAGTTGAGCCAAATGTGCTGCCACGTAAAGGTCATCGACCTGAGCATAAGCACGCACCAGCCAGCGTCGTGAGAACACCTGACACCACGCTTCCAAACGTGGAATCAAGTTCTCTTCATTAGGCTCCACCAGCTCACTGTCGAAGTACAGGATACTACCGTCCACAGTGTCCACTGCGTCTTCGAACGCCACGGGGTTTAAAATACCGCGGATCAAATCCTCTTGATCTGGGTATCGCGCAACCAGTGCTCGGTAATACGCACCGAAAGTCCGATACTCACGTAGCGTCGCGAGATGGTCATTAAGTGTTGCTCGAGTAAACGCGATGTCTTGCGTAGTGTCGAGCGACTTGACGGTCATCGCCTGGTCAGAGGAATGGTAATTACCAGCCAGATGTAAATAGTACTTCCAGGTACTGGGGTCGTTTTCGTTGACGTCAAACCCATAGTTTCTGAGTTCACGGTTGATGGCGTCCGCTGACGCACTACTTTTGACGACCAGCGTCCTAGAGAGGTCGAAGACCTTCCTACGGTAGATGTCGTATTGCGCCTTAGACACTGGGCGTCTCCTAAAAACTGTTTCTAAACGAGGTTAGTGAACATGTCCGACCGTCACATCGGGTCATACGCCGTCCCTACGGAAGTCGCCAGTCAGTTTCGACGGTTGACGCCCACGGGACGTCACGCGGAAATCGCGGCCCTGACCTCCAAACTGGTACCCGAGCTTGCTACCCAGCGCTTTGGTCAAAACTTCGTCATCGGTGGTCATCGTAACCGACCGCTGATCTCTCCCGATATGGGACTACTCCAACGTATTTCCGATATCACCGCTAATGACGTTTCAGATGCCCAGACGATTTTCCAGCTCTTGCCGGAAACTGAACTGGCGATGCAGATCCTGGTAAGTTCGATCCTGGCACCGAAAGATCTGGTGACCTCGAATGTTTCTATCACCTTAGGACCTAACCGCTTTAGCAGCGAACTCGGCAGCCAAATGCTAGCTGTCGTGACCGATCACTTTGAGAAGATCTACAAGATTAGCGATCTGTTGAAGCCCAGTTTGGACGATGCGTTGTTCCTGACGGGTTCGTATCCACTTCTGATCCTTCCAGAGTCTTCCATTGATCGCGCGATCAATAATCCTGGTCGGGTATCTTTTGAATCCGTCCGTGACGATATTGATGCTCAGGGTAATGTGCGTAACTTGGGTTTCCTTGGTAACGCTCATAACGACAAGACCGGACCGGTAATTAACTTTGGCTTGGAAGACATTAACGGTGCTCGCGCCTACAACCCTAAGGTTACTGAGCTGTGTGTCGATCTCGAGTCGAAACTGGAGATCGTCGACAACCCTAATCTCTTGAAAGTCAACGCGCTCCAGAAACGGGTCACCGCGGATAAAACCTACCACTTGCTCGGTCGTCGCAAGATGACGGGATTGGTCTCTACAGAACTCAAAGTTTCCCAGGAGGCCTACACCGCTGCCACCCAGATGGGGTTAGGAACGCCCTACGGTACTGCGACGCAATACCAACCGGTGCAGTTGATCTCTCCTGCTCACGACATTCGTCGGGCGTCGATCGGTCATCCGTTGGTGATGAAGTTACCTTCCGAAGCCGTGATCCCCGTTCACCAACCGTCCAATCCGTCCAAACACCTGGGTTATTTTATCATGGTCGATGCCATGGGTAACCCTGTGAACTCTGCTCGTCAACGTGACTTTTACGCGGATATGGCCAACTCCCTCAACCCGAACTCGTCCATGGGTTCTCAGTTGATGGCGCAAGCCAAACGCAATATCGAGGGTCAAGCGACGGATCGTCAACACGAGATCGACGAGATGGCGCGCATCTATGGACAGTTCTTGGAGAAGGAACTGACCGATCGACTCCGTAACGGTATCTACGGTGACCAGGTGGAAGTCACCGCTCCCCAGGAAGTCTACCGCGTGATGCTCGCGCGTTCGTTCCAGAACAAACAAACTCGCTTACTTTACGTCCCGGCTGAAATGCTCACGTATATTGCGTTTGACTACAACAACTACGGCGTAGGTCAGTCGCTACTTCAGAATTCCAAGATTCTAGGTGGGCTTCGTGTACTGAGTTTGTTTGCTGAAACGATGGCGTCAATTAAGAACTCGATCAATCGTACGCGTCTGGGTATTACCCTGGACCCTGATGACCCTAACCCCACCCAAACGGTGGAGTTCTTGATGGGGGAATACGTCAAGACTCGTCAGGGAAGTTTTCCTTTAGGTGCAACGAATCCTACCGATATCGTTAGTTATCTTCAGAACGCTTCCACTGACGTGGAAGTTCAAGGTAACACCCGTTACCCTGAGACTAAGCTCGAGATCACCGAGCGTCAGTCACAGCGCGTCAAACCTGACGACACGATGTCCAAAGATCTTCGCGACCGTCATCTGATGGCCATGGGGCTGTCTCCGGATATGGTAGACGCAGGGGCCAATGCGGAATTCGCTACGTCGGTCTTAGCCAACAACCTCTTGCTGGCTAAACGTGTGTTGACTTATCAGCAGGTCTTCGAAGGTTTCTTGGAAGAGTTCATCAAGAAATACATTTTGGCAGACGGTGATCTGATGGATCAACTGCGACAGTTGGTGCAGGAATACCATGGTCAGCTCACGAAGGATCAGAAAAAAGCCGAAGTTCTGGCGAAAGACGCCAAGACGCAGCGGGCGTTACTGGAAGGCAAGCGGGTGTCGCAAGAATCCATCGACGAACAATTGGAGTCTCTGGAAAACATGAACCAGGACGCCGTCGTGATGGAGTTCCTGCAAGCTCTGGAAGTTGCCTTACCTAAGCCGGATATGGCGACGATCAAGTCGCAGATGGACGCCTACGACACGCAAGAACAAGCTTACGAGAAAGCACTCGATGCTTATATCAACGATGCCTATCTGGAATCAAAGGGATTGGGTAGTTTGTCTGAGCTCGTCGCTCCGGTCAAGGCAGCAGCCAAGGCCGAACTCCTGCGCCGTTGGTTACGTGAGAATGACGTCTTACCAGAACTCGATGAGCTCTTGACGGGCGACAAGGACGAGTCACGTGACTTGGCCAAGGACGTTTCCGACCACATGGACTCGATGGGTGATTCACTACTCAAGATCATGTATCGGTTCGCTCAGCAACGTCAACTCAATGATCCCGCTGTGGTGAAGCTCCAGAAGATCCTAGAAGAGTCGGGGACGGATTTCGGTGGCGGTAGTTCGAGCGATAGCTTCAGTGCTCCTGATAACTCCGGTGGTGGCGACTTTGGTTCTGGCGAAGACGGTGGTTTCCCTGAGATGCCGGAGATCGGTGGTGGGGAAACAGAAGATAGTGGTGAGACTACCGAAACGGATACCACGGATACCACGGATACCGACTCGTCGGAAACGAAGACCGAGGAAGATAAGGACAAGTCGTTGGAACCCGGACAACCACCGTCATTTGACGACTCAGGATCTCTGTAGAGTCAAAAAAAAAAGAGTGGTTAAAAAGAGGGGCCTCCAAAACGGAGGCCCCTTTACTAAAGGCATTCTTAGGCACGCTTACGCGTGCCTTTATGCCGCCTACCTCACCAAAGGTGGTGTGGTGAGCTCGAGAGCTCGGCATTGCGCCCTGCAGAGCGCAAGACCTAGATCACTAGCGTTGGCGTCGTGGGCCGTGGCGTTTGGTACGCGATAGTTTAATCCTTCGGGCAATTTGGGAAGCACGGGAGGGAGAGATCTCGAAGGCTACTCCGATAGCCTCCAGAGTCCATTCCGCTTCGTAGTGAAGGCTGATTGCTTCATCACGCAATCGAACCGCGGTGGTTTGTAAATGAACGATCTCCTTAAGGGCGCGTCCGGGTAACGTAATGTCCGAGTTCTCAATCGCCCGGATACTGCGTTCAATGAGTCGGGATGCTTGGATTAGATCCTCGGTGATGGACATGGTGAGACCTCTGAGCAGCATACGACCTACCCACTCCGATACGGAGTGGGTAGGTCGTAGCGTTATGTCGTCAGTTCAGACGGAACGGAGCTTTGTGGATAAGGATAGCCTCCAGGTTCAACATTCCTCGTACGAGGGCGTAGACCACCCCATCGCTTGTGGCGATGTACCTACCGCGGTAGACCAAGGGCAGGTCTAGCGTGCGGTTGAATACAGCCGAGAAGGTTTTGTACAGAGCGTTGTGTGACGTTTCCTTGACCATCACCCCGCTATCGCCAACGTCCAACCCAAGTTCCGAATTGGATACCGGCAGTTGAGTCACGGACGAACGCTCGCGCCAGATCAGGACGTTGTCATCGTCCTTCAAGTCAAGCAGCTTGTGAGCGGCAGTCAGGTCGTCGGAGCTGAAAAACGTCAACGCCTGAAAGATCATCTCTTGGGCACAGTCTTGGAAAGACTCCAACACTTGACGTCCGTGTTTTTCGAGCAGCAGATTCCTGAGATCAGCGAAGTCTTCGTAGAAACTGTCGATGCTCCAATCCACCAGACCCAACCGTTCTTTCAGGAATCGGTTGATGACTTCCGTCACACGACCGTTCACCGCCTCGAACAACTCCTTACCTTGGAGGTCATCCATGCTCGCGTGCAGTTTCTGGAAGTCCTTGGATTCCTGCAACTGCGTCAGCTTCACGTAGTCCGGTTCCAGTACAGTGGTGAGGATCGCCTGATCGACATAGAGTTCGAACGCTCCAGAGTTGATCTCCGGATTGTCAACCTTCAATCGTACCAGGCTACGCTTCACACCGCGTCCCAGGTCCGTAGTGAGCAGGAACTGATCCGGGGCGGTAGCGGTCACTCCCATACCTTCGCCGTCCTCGTAGAGCGGCTCCGACGTCGCCAGAGGGCTGGAGGGATTCGGGCGCAGCTGTTCCACCAACTGCCAGGCGGCGGCGACCTTTCCTTGATTGGCTTCCACTTCCACCTGCGCCTTGCGCCGCAGTTCAGGATCGAGTTCGTGGTCGAGGTATTCCATCGTGGGCTCCCGTTGGATGGCTTCGTAGGACACCGCACCTTCCGGGGAACGAATCTTGAACAGAATGTGTGTCTGAGGATCGTACAACGGCGGTGCGGGTTGAGTCGGATCGTAAGTGATCTTCCAGTTTCCATCCTGACGCGACTGATAGACCGGGCGCAGCTGGGTGCCATCCTCGAACAACACCCAATCCCACAAACGGTCCAGATCACGGACCTTAGGCCAGGTCATGTCCGTACGAGCAGAGGTAAATACGATGCCGTCCACGAGTGTCTGATTCGGTGCCATGCGCGGACGTTCCTCTTGCGGTGCGTGAGTGGGAGTGTGGGGGTTGGTGAATTGACGACGGGGACGAACATTCCCCGATCCATCAAAGCCTTCCGCTTGGGGTTTGGTAGCGGGCGTCGGGCCATCAGCCCAGACCGACGAACCCAGACCAGTATTGCGTGAACCCATGCGGTTTCCCGGCCATCCGTCTTGGGCAGATTGATACTGCATACCGCCAGCGTTACCACCACCGGTTTGAACGGGTTCATCCCAACGACTGGCGGGTGCTGCGTTGTTACGCTGCCAACCCTGCTGACCACCACGACCCATGGCAGCACGCTGGGGTGGTTGCCAACCCCGTTGCGGTGCCGCCGCCCCACCGCCTCGATTACTGTGATTCCAGTTACCACGTCCCCCGTTGTAATACATCTGCGCTTCGTTCTTGACACGCTCGAGTTGTCCGATATACGACTTGGACTCCTCGAACATCTGTTGATTCACCACTGGGGCAAAGTCGTTCTGGTAGGTCTGGACCGCGTAACCCAGGTACGCGTTCACCACCATCCCTACACAGTTGGCCATGCACTGCTCGACTTGACCCGGCCCGAGTTGCTCGGCGTCGATGTAATAGGACACGACGTTCGCAAAGGACTGAACCACTTCCCCCAGCGCGTTGTTGTCGGACTCCAGCAAGTTCTTGAACAGGGCCCGGGCTTGGTTCTTTGTCGCCCCTTGCGTGACGTTGGCCAGCACGTAACCGGTGAACAACGGAAGGTAGTCATTCAGATGCGGTGGGACGTCCACAGGGACGACAAAGGGCGGATTGTGCATCAATCCAGACCCGGCTCGATTATTCCACATGGTGATACTCCAGGTAGGCGGGGGTGTTCTAAAGGACACCTCAGGGTGAGTTTACGAATCGCGTTGGATCAGGGCTTGGGTAGGCACCGTGACATCTTTCAACGCAGGATTTTGGAGGATTTCGTTGTCATGGGCGGACAACAACGTGAAGGGGTTGAGCTTCGACCGGCCCGTGGGTTCGGCCTTAGACATGCTGTTATAAGACCCCACTTCAGCCACCGAAATATGCAAGATCTTCGATGGATCTTCCGTGGAGTTCCGAGTTTTGGTGGTTGCACCGGAGGATGCTTCTTGCAGGACGACGTGAGAGGTCACCTTGAAATACAGGTTGTCCCCGGACACTGACACTGCGTTGACTTCACCGTGTTGACGATTCATCCGCATCACGGTATTGGTCTTGAGCGTCTTGTTCATGATCTTGAACAGGTCGTCTTTGGTTAACACCTTCCGTTTACGATGCGACCCGACGGCGAACATGAACCGATGGATGGCGTACGTGAGATCGGACAGCACGTATTCCAACGTCATCAACTTCTTGCCGTAGCTTGACGACAGTGTGGTGACGGACTGAGACATGTAGTCGTCGTAGGACTCGATCAGGTGCATGAAGAGTTGATACACGTCTTCAATATACACCCCCACATCCGACAATCGCTTGCGGGTCTGTGGACCAACGTAGTTGTCGAGGGACCCCATATGCGAGTTGATGTCTTCAGCGAGTTTACCTTCGGAGATACCCGGTCCAAAGACCATGTACCCCAGGAGAATACGCCACAGGCGCGGCTCGTCGATTTCGTCGGGAGTCACGCGATCCGGAAAATGATCCGCCACGTAGTAAAGACCGCCCACGAGACTGGCTACGGTCGGTGACCAGGAGTCTTTGGGAATGGCCAGACGGATGTCTGGGCCCACGTAATACTTGTCTCGCACACTGCGAGGTTTGAACATCGTCGAACGACAGATCAACCAGTCCTTCGCTGGGTAGGCTTCCGGCGTGATCTCCTGTGCCCCACCGACCACGACTTGGGTGTTGGCGAATTCGGAAAACACACGCGTCAATCCGTATTTCGCAAACAAGTAATGTGGCAGTACGGTATTGCATCGTACGTCGTTCTTGGAATCCGTTCGGCGGGCTTTCAGTACGTAATGGTGGACCTTAGAGTACACCACGTCCACGACTTCTTGATTGTCGTTCACGTAAAAGTACTGTGGGACGCGCCGGAATTTCAGGCGATCCCAATCCACTTTGACGAACAGATAATCCGGTCCGATCGAAAACGCCTTATCGGTCATCACTGGGGAGATGGCGAAATCCGATCCCCGTAAGGTAATCAATCCCCCACGCCGCACGAACGGCAAGACGATATACCGAGGTGGTAGCTGTTCGCCGTTGAGTTCGAACAACAGCTTCACCATGTACACATCAGAGCGGGCATGTTCGATCGTATTGCGTTTACCTGTACGACGAACGTTCTCGAAATACTCCTCTTTGGGAGTACACGGCGCCAAGCGCACAAAAGTCAGTTCCGGACTAAGCTCTGCACAAGCTGTCCGGAGGACTTGGTCGATGTATTTCTCCACATGCTTCATTTCTTCCGTCGCCAGTCCTTCGACGATACGACGGTTAAAATGCGGTATACGCTTGTCAACGAGATCAAACAAGACTTTGTCCATGTGGCTCCTCTTGAGGTTATACCGATTTGAGTTTCTTATAAGCCGCTACGATAGTCGCTGCGGTGGTGATCAACGTAGGAATCAGTTTCAGCAGCTCCATACTCTCGCGACGCTCATGACCACTGGCGTCGGAGAATTCCTTGAAGAGCTGCATTTCACGACGGTAGTTCTGCTCACGTCGTTCGAGTTCGGCCGCCATCAACTTGTTGAGTTGATTAATCCGCTGAAGCTGATACTCGTAACGCATGGTTTCTTGACGCTGGACTTCTTTCTGAAGATCGAGCTTGGCTTGCTGTTCTGCCAATATCCGTTCTTGTTCGGCTTTGGCTTCTCGAGCGGAGAGTTCATCAAGCTTCAGTTGCTGTAAACGCTCTTCGTATTCCCGCTTAAAACGTTCTTGAGGATTACCGAGGGTCTGGGCTTCTTTGTACGTCTGATAAAGTCCCAGTTTTTCATCAGCTTCCTCGAAATCGTAATACTCCACAAACGTGTTGTGGGGTACAAAATTGGAGGTGGTGCGGTGGGTGGTAATGCAGTACACACCGTCACGTTCTTGGCTGGTATCAGTTAATACTTCAACCCCGTGTACAGTACCGTTGATATTGATAAACCGATTACCGAATGCGCCGATGGAGTCTCGGATGTACACTCCGTAGAAGACTCCTTTGCAGGACATGTCTTCATCAAATGCCTGAGCGTCCCGAAGTCGCTGTCCTCCATAGGACCGCGGATGCGGTGCGGTAGAGGCTTGGTCCAACACCGAGAGTTGCAAGTCGAGGTTTTGAAGGTAGAGTACTCCACCTTCCTGATCGAAGTCGCTGGCTGGAATGTGATACTCGACCCAGACGCTCTGCACCCCGCCTTGCACCCAACGATCTTCGGAAGCCCTTACAGCGTCCATATAGGCCTTGGCCTCTAGCGACGTTGCCTGCCCAAGATCATGGGATAATTCCGTGACGTCGAGATTTACGTCACTTTGAACGTGTGTCTTGAACCGGATCACAAAGGACGGTTCCACACACGCATCCCGCAATCCTTCTTTAGGACGTTTTCCACTCAAGGGGCGACGTGGAGGATGCCGAAAAGGAATGATCAGACGTAACCCTGAACGCGTGATCACCGTCACGGGACGGTGGATGTGATTCAAGAACTGGTAAGACAACTCCGCCGAGCCGCTCACCGCCATATCTTGCCCATCAATGATGGGTATCACTTTGGTACGATACGTTTTAGCGTGAGTCGGTGGTGGGGACATAGTTGAACTTTCCTAAAACCCGTAGAGACTTTAACAGGAGACTACGTAGGGATAATTAGGGTGTGAAAGACGTTTGAATCCCACCGGCAGCATAAAAAGAGGAGGCCGCCCTAGGGCGGCCTCCTCTCACACACAGTCCAAGTACAACGTCCTTTAGACGATCGGGTACTTCAGACCATCCAGGTACACGTTGCTCACACCCGCGATAGCCAGCGCCGGGGTGGCGGTCTTGTCGACCAGCGCCGCGGTCAGGCCCTTGACGGTGATGATTGCCAGCACCGGCATGTTGTTCAGGTGCAGAGTACGCGGCTGAACGGTGGCTTCCTTGGTGGTTGCACCGTTACGGCTGACCGGCATGGTCGCGATCAGTTCAGACATCCAACCGTGCGTACCGAAGGTCAGCGGGTCCGGACCATCGGCGTTCGGACGGCTCATCGAGATGATGATCTTGCCGTACACACGACGGTCGGTCGAGCTCTTGACCACAGCCTTGTCGAACACCGTACCGAAGGTGCGGGTATCGCCGTTCACCAGCAGGTGACGGATCAGCACCTGGTCGGTACCGACCAGCAGGATCGGAGCCTCACCGGCCACGCCGGTCAGGGCGTCGATCGCCGGCTGGATCTTGGTGTACTGGTACATGCGGTAGGCGATATCGCGCACCGCGTTCACCAGGGTCGCCGAGACGTCCATCGCACGATCCTGCGACTTCACCGAGTTGATGCTGGTCACGAGGTCCAGATCATGCTCTTCGAAGAACGGATCAATCAGGAAGCGACCCAGGCCGCCCACACCGGAGACCTCACCGGCCGGCAGAGCGGGACCCTTCACGGCCTCACGCAGCTGGTCAGCGATGTCGAAGATCGCGGTAACGGCGTTGTTGCTGTTACGCATGCGCGCCGCAGCAATCAGCATCTTCTGGTCAGCCGCGTCGCGGCCACCGTCCGAGGTCACCGGGGAGGTGATGCTCAGCGGGCTACCCAGCGGGATCGAGTACCGCGAGGTCTCGTAGACGGCGTCCAGCAGATGACCGCGAGTACGCTTGTTGGCGTTGGTGCGGTTCACACGCAGGGTGTAACCGACCACAGCCAGCGTAGCCAGGTCATTGACGATCGCCAGACCCGCGCCCGCACCGGTCGGGATCACGTTACCGTTGGCGTCCTGGATGCTCTGGACCGACACCGAAGCCGCCCAGACCTTGACGTTACCGAACTCGACGTTCAGCTCGCCGGAGACGTTCAGCGACAGACGCACGGTGTACGAACCCGAGACGATACCATCAAACTCGGTAATCGAGCTACCGTCGACGGCCTTGGTGTTCTTGTCGATCACCAGGTCAGTGGAGGTGAACTGCAGACCCATCAGACGGCTATTGCCTTCCACGGTCTTGGTGAAACCCGAGCGCGCCAGACGACTCACCGGGAACTCGACACCCTTACCCGCGCCCACGGCCAGGTACAGGTTGTCCAGCACGATACGAGTATCGACGTCATCGCTGTGGTCGATCACGCCCGCGCCCACCAGCGGCTGATACTGGGAGATACCGATCAGGTCGATCTCCTGGTTCAGCTTCAGCGGTGCCGTCGGCACGTCGTAGTTACCGACGCGCTGGGTGAACGGAGCCACCACGGAAGCGGCCACGAACTTGTCGGCGTTGGAGTTGTCCGACTGCACTACCGGCACCAGGCGGGTGTGTTCGTCAGCCAGGACGGTGTAGTCCACCGCCGCGTCGATCAGGTTACGCTTGCCGAAGTTCACCTTGTTGCCATTGGCAGCATGACGGACTTCATTGAAGACCTGCATGCGAGCCACGGTGATATCCAGACCAGCCTGGTCCGGGGAGACCACGGTGGTCGGGAAGAACATCTCCGAGAAGTCATCCTGGCGCGAGGCAAAGATGTTGAAGATGATCGAGAACGGCAGGTGCTCACGGAGCTCCTTGTCGTTGAACGCTTCCATGGCGACTTCGCCACGGTAGTCCATCGAGGCAGCGCTGTCGCCCGCCTGGCTGTCGATCACCGATACGCCGGGTTCAGCCTGCGCCTGACCCTGATAGGCGGCACGAGCATAACTTTCCGGATCACCGGCCGCCATCGCAGCCATCGCACCGGCATCCAGTGCGGTGTCCAGACGCTGAGCGGCCACAGCCTGCTCTTCGGGGGTAGCATCGGCATCGGCTTCCAGACCGAAACTCCGGCCCAGACCCTTGATCGAGCCCAGCTGCTGCTTCAGAACGTTACGTACGTTCTCGAAGGTGTTGTTCAGGGCGTTGGCCGAATGGTTGTCGATGGATTCCATCGAAACCAGGTTCTTGGTGGCGGAACCCGAGACGAAGTCCTCGCCGTTGGTGCGAATCACGGAGGCCAGGTTCTGGGCCAGCTGGTTCAGCGGCGCAGTCTGACGGGCCTTGAGCTTCAGAGCCATGTTGATTGTTCCTTGGAGTGTGTAATGAAGGGCAGCAGTGTAGCCAGTTCCCCACCGCTTGAATTGCAACAGTAGGGTCCTGAGCGCGCTGCCTTTCTTTCGAAGGGCGAGGACGACAGAACCACCACTCTAACGAAGGGTGCCCATACCATATTTGGCGAAACCGCCACTTTGGGTGCGGACACTCGGCAGTTTATCTACCAAATCATTAGGCATTGCAACTACGTGTTTTGTTACAGTGGATGCTTAGGAGGGGTTACGCACCGCACGAAACCGACTTAAGCCATCCGAGCATCAGAGGCGAACCCATGACAGACTCGAGTGGCTTGAATGAAAGCAGCTGTTGAATCAGGCGATCAAAGAATACCTGTTCACAGGCTGCGTTACCCAGACTGGCGTCGGCACTAGCCGTGTGGGTAACGATAATCAAATCTTCCTCCATACAATCACTGGAGAGAGTACCACGCTCCGTGCGATAATCCGCATCGGTTCCGTTTTGCACCAGTGAGTTGTACTTAGTCAACGTTTCCTGGGAACGACCGGTCGACGTGAAGGGGATCGCGGCGTTTGGACCAAACAGCAAGTTCGGTAATGTGTCTTGTGCTGCCTGAGGCATCGGGCAATGTCCGGGTGTATTGCAGAACAAATAAAAAGCAACGTCATCTGAGGATAGTGTGTCCAAAAGTCGTTCGATGTTCCGGTAGTCGGCGCCGTGCAGATCCGACTGCTTCAGCACAGGGTAAAGGTGTTGGGGGACGTACACGATGTTCATACGAAAACCTTCGGTTGGAAAGAGAGATAATGGATCCTAAACTGCTGTTGGTGAAGATCGCCACCTTACTTTACAAAGAAAGCCAGCTAAACGATCCAACGTCCCAGTCGTCGACTTTGATCAAAGAAGTGTTAGGAACCGTCAAGATCCCAGAGACGTCATTGGATCTGGACCGTTCCCGAGAAACGCTGCATAACTTGCGCGTGACGATTGGATGGATGAGTGAGCAGCGCGATGGCGCACTGGACCGTGCTAGTATTCTGCAGCGCATACGCATCAACACCGCCGACGACGAATCGCTTTTCTATGCGTTCGAAGCCGGTATTGAGGATTTGGAAGACCCGGAGCAACTAAAGCGTCAATGCTTACAACTTCGGATGGAACTCCGGGATCATATCAATCAGACCAATATTCAAGAGATTCTGAGACAGTTCTCTCATCAGGTGAACTTTAAACCCGAATCCGTGGACTGGCGGTCGGTGATCTCAGACATGAATCAGAAGCTCGAACCCTACGCTAACAGCTGCGCAGAGGAGTTCAAGATTCCGGGCATGTTGAATGTGGTGAATCTAGCTGACTCAGACAACGTCCAGTCGTTGATCCAGCAAGCGGCTAAGGAAACGTCCAAAGACGGTATCCTACGTTGCGGTTACCAAGCCGTCAATCGCATGTTGGGTGATCACGACGGTTTCCGTCGTGGTGAGTTCGTGATCGTGGGCGCTCTACAACATAATTACAAGACGGGCTTTACACTCAACCTGTTCAAACATTTCGCCTTGTACAACGTTCCGTATCTGCGAGACCCTACAAAGAAGCCGTTGCTCCTCCATATCTCCGCCGAGAACGAACTGCATCTTAATATCGTGCAGCTCTACGCGTCAATCTGGGAGAACGAAAATCGTAAGGAAGCTGATCTCGGACAGTTCAATCATCCTGATCCTGAGATCCGTGCCGCAGCGATTGCAAAAGCCCAAACGTACATTTACGAGAAAATGTCCGTCAACGGCTACCATATTGAGATGGCTCGTGTGGAACCATCGACGTTCACGTTCCAATCGTTTACCGATATGGTGGCGATGTATGAAGCGCAGGGTTACGAAATCCACGCCATCGTGTTTGACTATTTGAACATGATGTCGAAACGCGGCTGTCAGCAAGGTGGCCCCACAGGTTCCGAAGTCCGTGACTTGTTCCGTCGCATTCGAAATAATACAGCGCCTCGAGGCATCACGTTGATTACACCCGCACAGTTGTCCACGGAAGCAAAGAAGCTCACCCGTATGGGCATCAACGACTTCGTCAAACATCTCGAAGGTAAGGGTTATTACGACAGTTGTGGTACGATCGACCAAGAAGCGGATCTGGAGATCTTCATCCATATCGAGAAGGTCAACGGGGAATCGTTCCTAACCATCCAACGCGGTAAGCATCGTAAACCGACCAATACTCCCGATCGTTTCCGTTACACGGTTTTGCCGTTTAATCCGATCGGTGGTGTGTTGGATGATCTGTTAGGTCGTGACTCTTCCCGCCGGGTGGCAGGTGGTGGTCCAGAGGGCAGTGGTGAAGAGATGCCTTGGTTTGCCACCACAGGCACCGAGACCGCTTTACCGATTTAGAACAAAAAAACAAGTTGATACTACTCTCCCTGTACTGACTTCGAAGTCAGTACAGGGAGAGTATGGTTTGTCGCTAAATCACTTGACTGTGTGCCGACCACTCGCCTGGTCCGATGGGACGGTATTCGATTTCGAAGAGTCGCCCGATACTGTCTTTCGTACTACGTGTGATATGCGCTACCGTACTGAAATCTATCGCGTTCAGCACAGCCCCCAATAGCTCATAGGTAAGAGATTCCTCCTTCCTCTGTTCTGGACTTTCGAACGTGGGGATCAGGGAAGTGAGTCGTACAATCTCTCCGGCCTTGGTAGAGAATTCGAGGTCTTCCGTGGATTCTTCGAAAAAAGCATCCGGTGAAGTGTAACAGACGATGTTCTGAAGTTCATGGCGCAGGGCGGATTCGTCCATGGTTATTCCTTTCTAGTGGTGTGCGTTAGGATAGTACGTATTTCAAGGTCACTCAAATCCCATTTTATGGAGGGAACCACGAAGAACCCCGCCTTTAGAAGCCGAAAGGTACCTCCTTATCCTTTAGGAGCTGGTAATGATTGGGGTACAACTGCTGGGACTCCTCCTGCTCAAACATGCGATACTCGCGCACGTCATCGACTTCGGTTACAGCGCCAGTCGGCGTGCGTATTGTAAGTACTGGTTACTCGCTCTATGCTTTCAAATCTTAGCCGAGCTCACGGGCACTTTGCTCGTGTTGAATCTTCCCGTTACACTCCACCTCAAAGTCGTTATCGCGATAGAGTGCTTAGGGTTGACTTTAGCAACGTTAGTGGAACGCCGCTCGTCGCTACCTCATCTTCTAAGGAACCACATCCTTTGTGAACTAACATTGCTTGGATTGTACGTAGTGATGTTAGCTTTGGTGCTATGACAGTTCCAAGAAAAGAAGAACGCATAAACCCCCACCTACCACTGACGGTAGGTGGGGGTTTATGACGTCAGTACATCCGGCGAATGCAGGATCGCTGAAGGGATCCTGACAAAGACGGTGGGGTGACAGGGAAGCGACGTTGTAGGTAGTCCTGCGTTTTCTTCAAGGACGCGTTGCGTTTTGTCACCGTTTCTTCGTCCGGAAGTCTGGTAAGGTCGAAGGGTTTGAGTTCCTTACGGTGGAAGCTATATTTCCCCCAGAGGATAGAATGTACGTTGAGACCGTCTTCGACTGACAGTTCGGTTTTGATCGACCAGAGGATCAGATTAGAGCACAATCCCGGACGACGTAGCAACCAGCGGTTGTGGATGCGAAAGGTGATTTCGCGCAGAATCCATTCCCCGTACTCACCACGTTCGTAGTAGCGTACCAGTCCGTCAGCCAAGTCGTCCTCGACCCCCGTCTGGACGTAACCGACGCGTCCTCTGTATAGGAAAAGATCGAAGAACCGATCACCAACCAGCTCGAACACCCGAGCCATTTTCCCACTCAAGTGTTTGCTGATGATACGCATGCCAATCCAAAAACGATAAAACATGTTGTACTGAAGCTTCTGCATGTCTTTAACTCCATCATGAGGTAAGTCTTGTACTCAGGAGGGTAATATAGTTTTCAAAATCCCTGGCTTCAATGTGTAAAAAGACTGGTTTCACCGATGGTATGAGAGGGACTGTCGCCCCGCCCTTGATATGCCATCCGCCCGACCTACTTAAAGGAAAGTGAATCATGTCCAGTAATGACAAGCCGGCCGATCTTCTGATTGGTGGCGAACAGTATCTGACCAATCTCATCAACACCACGAACGGCACGTCGTTCGTCTATACGGACTTGGTGATTGGATCGCCAGCGGAAACCGAAGACGATATCTACAATACCGATATCGACGTCACGTTCCCCGTGGCGCCGACCCCCGGTGACCCTGCCCCCGCGCCAGTCACCGGTACGGTACATTACGGTCGTTTCGACCTCGGCCGTTTGTTCTCTAATCGCAACATTCGGATACACGACAACAACTACGCCACGACACATGCGTTATTGGCCCCGTTGTTGAATGAAGCGCGTTTGGCGTTTGAACCGGATGATATTGTTGATAGTGCGCTATCGGGTCCTTATCCGCGTCGGGTGGTGCTGAAGGCTGCCCCATTATCACTGCGCTTTATCGGACAGTTCTCGCTTGAAATCGCGGAGGCGGTGACGTACGACGCCAGTGTTGTTTCAGCGGTCGTGGTGACTGAAGGTACGAAGCCGTCTCAGAAAGCACTCAAGACTGACGGTACTCTGATTGTAGGCGAGCACAACTCCGCTGAGCAGATGATTGTGGCCACCAATGGTGAACTAGAGATCGCTGGCGCCGCGCGGCTGCTGAAATACAACGGCGTGTTCAAACCCACGAGCAGTGCGTACTACATCAACGTGGCGGACAACGATGACTGGACGCTCCCGTTTAGCTTCTTGCTGAAAAACACCAAGAACGCGGATCGCGTGACGGATCTCTACGATTGCTTCGTCAAGGTGACGTCGGTGGAAGCCAATTCGTACCTGAACTTCCAGCTGAAGCGTCAGTACGGTAAGCTCCTGCTGGAGGACACCACCAACCAGATCACTATCACTGATCCCGCGGCGTATAACGAACAAGGGTCGCTCTACCAGGATCTGTTGCGTCCAACTTATTACCGCGCTAAGTTCGGTAGTATCGCTAAGAACGCTCTGGGCGCCCCCTACGGGACGTTCGAGGTTGAACTCAAGGCAGTGTCCAAGAACGGCGGCGCAGACGTTGTCGTGGCCTTTACGGTCCACGTGGACGGTCTACCTGATACGCCGTAAGCATCACGTTATGAGACTGCCTTTGGGTGGTACTCGTTTCTAACCACCTTTTTCACAAAGTGAGAACGAACATGCCCTCTCCAACGAGCACGAAAGCTCAGCTGGTGATGCTGATGAACGATTCCCTCAATCAGCAGTTCATTGCAGCAAACTACGCCGAGGGTGATGTCACCCTGGGTGCTCCTCAAGTCAATACCGACACGACCCACCCCAACCACGACTTCAACACCGTGATCTCGGCAACGATCGGTTCGGGCGAGACTCAACAGGTCTTCACTCTGCACTATAATCGTCTGGACATCGCCCAGCTGCTCGCGCCGCGCGGCCCGTCGATTGACGGGGACGGTACGGAGACCAGTACGCACGATACGCTCCCGCTCGTGAACGCGCACATCGGTTTTAACCTGGATGTCGCCGACGTCAGCGATGACCTGCTCACGACGGTGGATGCCGACAACAGTACGATCACCTTGAAGGCGACGGCTACCAGTCTGGCGGTATACGGTCAGGGCGAGCTGAACATCACTAACCCGCCAGGTTAATGAACTCGGGTTAAAGAAAGAAAGTATTACTAACCCCCTACCCTCCTGCGTGGAGGGTAGGGGGAGTATGTTGTCATTCAATCTTCGTCGTCTTCAAAATGCTGGTCACGGTCAGGGTCAACATCGGCGCTGCTGGCTTGTCCGTCTTCAACGGCTTGATGGAGAGTTCGAGCGCCTTCTGGACACAGAGCAAAGGGATTGTTTCGACACTGCGAACAGACATCCAGGTGTTGATGAAAGACATTCTGGTCAATGGACACGATGGTTTTCCTTCTTCACTGCGGACATGGGCGATCGACGGTAAAATAGTCTGTCCCAGGGAATGAACGTCGTGTCGTTGGGATCTTTGGGATCATCGAACGAGTCAACTGAAACCTTTTCCCAGAGAATTTGATCGTCCCCAATAAGGAAGCTCGAGGGAAAGAATGCGTCAGCGTGTTCCACTCGCGTACGGATGGTGCTCAAGATAATTTGCTGAGCGCGCGGGTAAACAGCCCGATACAATTGCTCCCCGCCGATCACAAAGACTTGACGATCCGGACCTTCGAATTGGTTCAGGACGGTCTGCGCAACTTCAGCTTTGCGCAGGGCTTCTTCCAGCGAATCCACCACTTCCAAAGAGGTGTTTCCCTCTTCGTCGTAATAACTCGGTGGTTGAAAGGGTAGTGTAGTGGACACCACGATATTGTGGCGCTTGGGGAGAGGTTTGGATCCCAGACTCTCAAAGGTCTTACGGCCCATGATCACGATATGTCCGGTTGTGGTTGTGCGGAAGCTACGCATGTCTTCTTTGTGTTTGAACAACAGGTGGTTCTCGAAACCGATGGCGAAGTTTAAGTCGCAAGCTGCGATCAGCGTGATATTCACAGTAAAGTCCTTTGCAGTGCGCATACTGTCCTCTGTTACCGTTTTTAGGTAACAGAGGACAGTAGCGTGGTTATTCGGCGTAGGGGTTTGGCGTGACAAATTCGCGAGTCATCAAACGGTCTAAGAACTTCTGATCATCTTCGGAGCGGTTCTTGGCTGGTATCTCTCGGACGTCTTTGAGCGTAATAGGTAGGTCCGGACGCTTAGTGCGTAGATCCTCGACTTCGAGATCTACCTTACACCATGTCCGGGGGTTACCGGACTCGTCGTAATACACGTCGATTTCCCAAAGGAGTTCGCTCTCAGGAACCTTGAACACGTAGCGGGTCTTTAACATTCCGCCCGAGGAGAGTTTCTTAAACTCCTCCATGATGTTCTTACCGACCTTCGGTGGTAACTCCGTTTCGGTTTCGAACAAATTCCCTTTGTCCGGTTTGTAAGTCTTCGTGGTGAGGATATACGTCTTACCGTCAATACAGCGTATACGCACACACCCTGCATATGGCGACCCGTCGGATTGGTGGCGGATCTCCCATTGTTCTTGGTCTTCTTTGGAGTCGGCTTTCTCAAGCTCCTTAAAGTCCTGGATCTTACCGTAGAGTACGATCTCTTTCTCTACACGGGTCTGTCCATCAGTCACGCCTTCGAGAGACGCTTGGATACCTTTCAACAGAGGAAACGAATTCATAAACGCTCTCAAAAGTGTTCGGTCATAAGATTCCCTCCTTACCGACAGCATGCTCCAGGGGCGGCGGACCGCCCCTGGAGCACTCACCTCACACCGTCATCCTTGCCGGTGATCCTGCATCACCCGAGTCTTGCTAGCGATGGCCAGGAACTCCACCAGCTTTTCGTTGCGTACCGGCGTCGGTACCCGCAGATCACTGGTCGGCAGAGAGGTGATCTGGTTCTGGAGCGCACGAATCAACGCCTCCTTACTGTCGCCGCCGGCGAAAACCATCGTCTGCAAGAACCCGTAACCGCCCCAGTATCCGCGGTTGGCGTAGCTCGTCACCGTACCGAAGAGGTTCGTCACTACCGTGGCCAACACCACCAAGACACCGGTGTGGAATTCCACCACCGCACGAGCGGCATTCACGATGTTCTCCGGTTCCAGGTACTGAACCCCATACTCGCCCTTACAGAGCAAGTAGAGATCATCCTGGATCTTACTGATGCGAGCGTAGGGAGTGCGCTGCGGACGCGTCTCTGCGGACTTCATGGGTGTCTTGGCTTTGGAGGCCGTCGGTTCACTGCGCACCTTGGGTTCCCGCTTGGGCGGCCACTGAGCATCCTCGGGCAGGTAAAGTTTCTGCTTGGGGTGAATCAGGTCGGGGTTCTCCAGTACGTTGATTTCTGCCAGTTCCGTGAAGCGACTGGCGTCCTTCAGTACTTTCAACGCAATTCCCGTCAGCGTGTCACCCGGTTGAACGATGTAGTACTTCCGCTTAGGTTGTGCGGGAGGTTTAGTGCCTTCCATCCGAGTTTTGACTTCATGGTGCGGCAGCCAGCTCGTAGGAACCGAATCGTACGACGTTTCGGAGGTCCTGGTGATCAGCGTCAAGGTAGCGATACGGAATCGCGTCTTGGGTCCCAAGACGCGTGACATCACCGACTTCCAGACGCCGGCAGCCATGTCACTACCGGTCATGAGCTGAGAAAGCCAGATGTCGTCAACCGACAGAACGAGTTTCGGCACGATAGCGCCCGAACTCGCCAATACCTTCTCCACTGCCGCCCCGCGATTGGGACCGCTGGGCGCAGCGTGCGGCAGCTTGTCCAGGTCGATAGCGTACGGAACGACTCCGCGGTACGAATTGGCCCGGATCACCAAGTCAAACTTGATCGGTTCCTCATTCGCCAGCTGTTCCTTACGGGCCCGGTATTCTCCATCTGTCAGCGGTTCGGCTTCCGGGTCATCCGCCTTGATCGCCATGCGGGATTCCACTGCCGCTTCGGCAGAAACCGGAACCAGTTCATCACCCACATTGACGTCGGTGACGGGAACGGTGCCTTCGGTAGTTTCGACCAGCGTATCGGTGGGTACCACAGCGGTGGATTCGGAAACAGCCAGATCGTTTTTGTCGTTCATTTCGATTTTCCTTGGAAGCGAGGTAGTAGAGTGGATGCGAACTCTACGTGGATGGTTGGTAAGACAAAGCCAACCGTGGTGGGGTAAATGACTGTCGAACTTACCCGAGAAGACCTGGCCTTACAGAACCAGGGTTAAGCAGACGGTAACCAAGTGTTGTATGCCTCGACGAGGCTAAACGGACCAATCCGAAAGTCCGTGGTTTCCGCGAGCAACAGATTCGAAGCATCCTCAATACGTGTGACCAGAGGACTGGCGTAGATGATTTGAAGATCCGAAACTCGAATGACAAAGTAGGACGGACGCTCTTCTTCTGGTAGGTTCATGTGAGCATCGAGCGATGCTCGAATCACCTCCAGCTGGAAAGGATAGAGCGAGAGCTCGATCTTCAAGGAATCGGGTTGTTCGCGATATAACTCCAGCGACCGATAAGGATAGTCGGCCTTGGGAGTCTCCACAAACTTCCCGTCGGAGGTAATGCCGTAAAAAGGCATTTCGCCCAGATCCAGTGGTTCTTTCGAAGCGGTAGTTTCGTTTGACATACAGAACGACTCCTAGAAAGATAGACTACGCATTCATGAGTAGCCTATAAACTAAAGGGAAGTAAGATTTATTTACACCTCGAGCGTCACGTAGGGATAGTACATACCTAAGAAACGGTGGAATCTGACTCGGACGAACTGGAGGCGGTGGTTTCGAACGGAGCGAACGTACTTTTGATTCTTGTTTGAAAGGAGATATCCACGTCGTCGAGTTCGTCGTGAAACAAAGCCAAGATTCGATCTCTACGCAAATCGAACCCTAGTTGCAGGAACGTGAAGCGTCCAAGTAGTTCCTTGAACAAATAAACCGCGAAGGCTCCGTAAGGATTAATTTCTCCGAGCCGTTCCTCCAGGAAATCAAAGAACTGATTGTTTGCCCACACATCGAATTCGGTGATGTCTGCCGGTGGGATCAAAAGTCCTTGATCTTCAGTGATTCGTTCAAAGGTCGATTGATTGTCGGTAACCCCGACATCCACAAAAGGCTTTTCTGCACTACCAAACTTATACAGTACATGATCGTCTTCTTCACGACTCGCCTTCAGAAAACGCAGTGCGGAATCCGGAGGGGCGCCTTCTGGCATGGAATCTTTGAAGGCTTTGTACGCTGCTGACCGAAAGGCGGGAAGTAAAGCGTCTGTTTTGATGAAGATGGAGAAAGCTTCCAGCCGTTCCTTCCCTACCCGCCGCCACTCTAAAACTTCTCTTGAAATGATTTTTGACATGGTCTGCATAAAACCCTGTTCCGTAGGGAACAGGGTTTTATCTCCTTGTGAGGATTAGATTACGTAGCCAGAGCAAAGAAACGATGTTGTCCAATGGAAGCACGAAGGGTTAATCGAACGTTGTGGTGGGGGGCTTTAGCATGTCGGAAAAACAAGCTGTCGGCGATGGGATTGGGTACGGTACGCGAGAGTACAGCAATGGCCACCATTTGCGCCTCAGCGTACGCGGCCTGATTGCGAATACGGGGGGGCTTACCGGCCCAAGAGAATTGGTAACGACCTCGTCGGTGTTGATGGACGACACCGCAAGCGGTGTCCGGGTACTTATCGTGCCCCATCCGGTTGAGAATCACGTAGGCGACAGCTATCTTACCCCGACGCGATTCGCCGCGCGCCTCGTAGTAGATACCCTCAGCCACACATTTGATCTCCGATGCGCTCAAGCTCACGCGAGCACGATCGGCCAGAGTGCGTTTAGTGTAAATAGGCTCCTTCAGTACAATGGGGGGAGGGGTGAGTTCGATAGATTGGAAAACAACGTGGATTGGTGGAGGAGTGAAACCAACCACCGGCTCAGACATGGACGTAAGGCGAGGGAGGGACACACAGGCGTTGAGGGTTAAAGCCAGGACGGCGGTGAAAAAAAGTCGAAAGGTTGAGGACTTAAACATCAGCGTTACACTCTAAAAGAAAAGTACCTTAAAGACGATTTGCCGGCATCGCAGCGCGGTTAGGAACCTTTAAGGAGCTCTTTTTGGCGGAAAAGGTAACCGATCCGCCATACGACCTGGTGTTTTCGAAATCGACGATTCATTGAGAACCATCGCTCGAAGCACCAAGGGAAGTATATCATTAGCGATACCAAACCACGTTGATGGGAATTCCATAAGTACTAGAAAGCCCCCGCATGGTTGCTACGGCCAATCCAGACGTGGGGTACGATATGGATTCTTTAGGGTCAGTAACCCAGTGCTCGTGACCGTTCACATAGTGGCCAGCGTAGTACTCTTTAAGTCCGTCACGAACGCGGATCACACGGTAAATTGGTGAGTTGGGCTCATCCATCGTTGTCAACCTCACCTTATGAAGAGAGAAGGCTTCCCATCCGGAGAATGTATGTTTACTGAAATGCTCGACAAGTACCTCGTTGAGGACTGGCGTAAGGCACCCAAGTGGTTGTCCGTGTGGGTCTTGCTGTTGATCGGTATGGCCCCGGATCTGTTTAACCTGGCCGTACAGTACAAGCTGATTACAGCGGCTTCCGTACCGGGGATCTTCGAGAAGGCGCTGAACCTGGCGGCATTCATCGGTATTGCTGTGCGCATGATCGACCAGGCAGCGATTGCCAAAGGTCTCCTGCCGGCCAAGAAGGATTCCGATAGTTCGGACGGCACTCCCCCGCCTACTGCTGGTTGAGTCACCCCGTAACAAACCATGGGGTAGGTCTGTCAGAAATAAAGCATACACCCTCCACGAGACTGTAAAAGTCTCGTGGAGGGTGTATGCTGTCAAGCCAAGACCAACAGTAGTTGGGAGATGCGTTCGTATTCTGCGCACTGACGGGCGTAGAGACGAAAAATGAAAGGTTGGAAGCGCCGTAGTCCTGAGGTGAGGCGATTTTCGATTTCTTGAATTTTTAGCCGTAACGATCTAGGTGTTTCGCTACGAATACTTTCACCGTAGATCTTGGTGTAATGCGAATGGATCAAAAACCGTGCCCGTTCACGTTCACTGACGGAATGAGTGCGGACCAACGGTTCGATGTCTGCGTGTTTTTTCTCTAACCACATGAGCCCTGTTCCCCTGTAAGAACCTACGTCCATAGAATCAAGGACTTAGGTATTCTTACGAACGCTAAACTTTAAGGGGACCTTATCTAGGGGTAATATGTGTTTGAAAGACTGTTGAGTCGAGAGTATATCTCCCAGGGGCGATAAAACCCCTGGGAGATATGATTGGTTTAAACAGCCGTGAAGCCTGTAGGCGGCGCGTACAGATGTTCCGCCGTAGTAGCTATCGTGGCGTAGTTGGTTGTATCCGAACTCTGGAACGAGGCACCAATCATGATGGGATCGGTCCCACCAAGGATAAAGGTTTCGCCCGTACCCGTTGCCGGGTCAGTAACGAAATCGGCCATGTCGTTCGTTGCGGCCCAGACCTGACGAGTGGCTGGGTCAATACAGACCCGCATCACAAACGCATCCGCACCGGCAAAGTTCTGCACGGTACCCGACGACGCGGTGGCTGATCCGTAGTTTGCGTTCCAAGTGAGGCGATTACCCCAGTCCATGAGTAACGCATTTGGAGTATCCCAAATCTGGCCGGCGTTAACGCTGGTGATGTCTTGCGTACTGTTACCGGTAAAGACCAGTAGTGTCCACTTGGAGGTAGCCTGAACAATCTTCATCTTGACTTCGAAATAGACTTTCTCCGTCACGAGGTAGTTCGACCAGACACTAGCCCACTCTGTCGCCGAACCCGTAGCTACCGAGGCGGTAGTCTTGTCAGTGGAGATCTGAGTGTTAGCGGACGACGGCCCGTTCCAAAGGAGTTCGCCTGAACCCTGAGAGGCACTAGTAACCGTAAGCGTGGCCGGATCAGAGTTTGTCGTACCTCCGCCGTTAGTCGCCGCGCAACGGATCTGCCAGCCGTCCATACTCGTATTCACCACCGGACTATAGGTGTCGGAAGTCGCTCCGTTGATGTCAGCCCAAACCCCACTCACCGGCTTATTCTGCCACTGGTAAGTAATCGGGGCGTCACCAGTAGCTGTCACGGTAAAGTTCGCCGTGGCGCCGTCGGTGAGGGATGCGTTCTGAGGCTGAACGGTGAACACCGGAGCACTTACGGGTGTGCCTACGGTGATAGCAACGGCGTTGGAAGTCACCGAACCCACGGGGTTAGTGAGAACGCAGCGCATTTGTGCACCGTCATCGGCCAGAGCCAACGTGCCGGTATAGGTCGACGTAGTGGCACTCGCGCCCACCGCGTTATTCCATACGCCCGAACCGGAGGCTTGATACTCCCACTGATACGTGATCGGAATGGATCCGCTAGCGGCGACGCTAAAGGTGACCGTTTCTCCTTCGCTGCCGGTAAAGGGCGTCGGTTGGGAAGTGATCGTGATCGGTGTGGTGCCGTCATCGGGGCTGTGCGTGAGTGAACGCAGTTCCACAACGTACTGGGTCGTACCACCGGAAATATCCAGACGATACCCACCGTCCGTGAAGTCCGCGTCCTCTGCCGAGGCTTGGACCACGGTAAAGGTGGCGCCGGCAGGGGTGAGTACCCGAATCTGCAGATCACCTGCTGTAGCCGTGTCTCCAGAAACCGTCGGAAGCGTCGGCGTACAGACCTGAAACACCGCTGTGGTACCGTTGGTAGTGGCAAACGAGTCGGAGACGGTCAGGATGCCGTTGGTGAAGTCCACCGAACGGTTCCACTGAGTGACTGTTGCGTCATTCATAATGTCCTTAAGATCGGCTTGAGCCTGGACATCACCGTTGGAGCCAATCGAGTGCGTATGGGCAGCCGTACCGTTCTTCTGGGCAATAACCACACCGGAGCTGTTCTGGAAACGCAAGACGTTATTGGACTTGACGCCCTGCTGAATGCCCGAGTGGCTGAAAATGTTGTTCGTGACTGCCAGGAAAGTATCCTTGTACAGAACAAACGAACCTTGTTCTTGATGGGCGTGCGACTGATCGTACGTGCCAGCGATAAAATGGAAGAACACTGCTGTGGGATCCCAAGCCGTGCGTGAGAACAAACTGCCTGTCCCTTCAGAGTAATACGACAACGCTGTTGGAGGCGTGGAGGTATTCGCACCAGCTGGCATCAGATTCTCAATGTGCATGAAGCCTTGCGACATTTGTTGAACGCTGATGTTGTTCAACCACCAACTGCCATCGTCATTAGCCGCTGAGTCGGTAGAAAGCATCCGCGAGCGTAACACCATATCGCGATGGTAATCGAACAGGTTCGGGAAGGACTCCCTCGACAGATCGCCGATGGGGCAGTACCGATTCAGTGTCGGCATAACAGCATGCGTCCAGTACTTCAACGTATCGTTGAGATGGCTACTGGATTGAGAGAGATTCGGCATACTGGAATCTTCCCAGATCTGATAGAACGCGAACAGACCTCGTAGCGAGATACCATATCCCGTTCCCTCACGACTACCGCCACCGTCCAGATTGGCGTAATACGCACGCAGCGCAGGAAGTTTCTCGTTATTGAGGAAATCAATCCATGTCTGGTTACCCGACGCCAAGGCCCATGTTGCTGTGGCCATCAAGAACGAATAATGGTAATTGTTACCAGGATCATTGATTGCCCAACCGGTCCACGGGAAAGCGTTACCACCCCACGCGGCTGTTGATGGATTCCATACGTTGTAAATAGCTTGATCTGCAATGGCAGCCCAACGAGTCTTCGTGGCGCTGTCGGGATTGCACCACGCATACACACGCGCCAGTGCACCAATCACGCTACCTACTTCGAGATAACTGTCGCCAGAAATCAACGTCACGTTCTCATTGGCAGCGATATTTGCCTCGGCCTGATCGACGTAGTCGTTGATACCTTGAATGGCCAACGTGCGGTACTTCTCGTCGTTCGTTAACCGGTAAGCAACCGCAGCTTGTTCTGGTGAATAACCATAGGGTGATCCGCCCGTTTGTTTCGCGTCAACGAAACTGATAAACGACTGATAAGCTGCCGACTGTGTATCGACGTAATTGAAATTCTCCGTCAACGCTAAGGGGACGGTGGGCACGGCGACAATTTGAATGGACGCGGTGCTGTAGACACCCTGAACGCCATTGAGTGTCGCGGTCTCCGCCACTCGTACCGCATGTCCGATATCGGCCGTTTGCGTCACATACGTCGTACTGGTAGCGCCGGCAATGACAACATCATCACGCAACCACTGGAACGTGATCGTCGGAGAACCCTGGTAAACACCCGGCTGGTAGGTCAGGATATTACCCATTGTTGTACTACCGGTCAACACCGGTGCTGTGGTCAGGACCGGACCTGGGGTCAGGGAATCCGCCGCGTTGATCGTCGAATACGCGCTTGAAAACCACCAGCCGTATTTACGGGCAGGTAGAATGCGGTACTTGGGCAGTCCTACAGTGGTACGGGTCCAGTCATCAAAGACAAGCTTGGCAACCGTTTGCATTTCAAAGATCACGCGTTGAATGGTACCGGTGTCCTGATTCAACTGTTGTTTGGCCCACAAACCCTTTTGCAGGACCACAGAGATGTCGTAACAATGTTCGGCATCTGACGCAATATCACCTTCCACGAACTGAGCACTGGTACCCACCAAATACGCAGGAATACGGAAACCAATGTAAGCGGGTTCTTCGTAGTTGACGTAGAAGCCGTATTGGAGAATGAAGTCGCAATAACGTGAAATCCACGAAAGGATTGACTGATTCCATGTCGTACGGTAGAGCTGGATCAGCGTCTCAATCACCAGACCCGTCATCCAGGGTGACGAGACCATCGTACCCGGACCCTCGTTTTCATGCTGGAAATACGTATGCAGGGCTGCACCGGTATCCACTGACATGGTCACGAGAAGATTAAAGTACTCGTTGGCACGGTTAAGATACGCGGCATCGCCACTAATCCAGTAATAAGCGAGCTGACCTTGCATGGCGTAGTTGAGATTACGCTCCGTCCACGGATTGATGTCTTCGTTCCAAATCGGAGGAAATTCATCATACAGGCCGTCAGCCAGCAATTTACAGGTCGGGCGGTACGTCTGGTTACCGGTCTCACGCTCGTACCAATATCCTACCAGAGGATACTGGTATTTCGGATCCTTAACGGCACCTTGGTTAGGTAAGAAGTACGCGTAGTCACCTACGGGCGAGATCTTACTGAAATAAAGCTCCGCCAGACTCAGCGCCTTGGCCCGGATGTCGGGGTTACCTGTACGCAGATAGAGCTTGTATACGACAGTAGCGCGATCGTACAGCCAAGGTTCTTTCACAGTGAGATCCGGACGCCCCCGTTCGGCGGTGTAGGAAAGCTCCGTGACGTTCACGCCGTTACCGTAGGCTTCACCGTACCACTCCAATTCCGTTAGGCCGAAATTCATCGCGGCGTCGTCGAAGTAGTTATTCGTCATCATGGGGTTGACGGGTGAGAACATCGGGAAGTCATCGTACCCGACTTGCACTAACACCCGACCTTCGGTTTCCAGCTGACCGTCAGAAACGGCATAAGTGAACTCCACCTTACCGTTGTAATCGGTCTCTGGGGTGAAAGTCATGGTTTGATCGACGTTCACTGTCACACTACCGTGATCGACCGCGACCGGTGTACCGATGACGATAGCTGCGTTGTTGACTTTGGTGACCGTCAGCGGATCGTCTTCCGGATCGTAGTCGTCGGCTAAGACCGGAATGATTACCGGTGTGTTAAGCTTAGTCAACATCACGTCGGGACTCACCACCGGAGGGTCATTGACCGACGTCACCTGAATATCAATCGTCGTCGCTTTGAGATCATCGCCATTAGTGGCCATGACGTAGATGGTCGGTACCGTACCATTCCAATTAAGGTCGGGAACGAATTCCCATTCACCATCGCTGTAAATAGTCACCCGACCAACCTTGTCGATTAGGGCGCGTTGACCAGACGTGTAGGTCCCACCAAATCCATTGATCCAGAATTCCTTCAAACGCACCGGACCACCGTTCGTAACTGCACTGGTGAAGACATTACCACTGGCAGTCGTGTCCTCGTTTACCGTCTGAACTACGGGTGACAACTTCAGTGAGGGGTTGTTGACTTTCCCTTCGATCGTCGTGACACGACCTTCGAGTACCGGAACGCCCACTAGATCACGTAAAACTGCTACCGTAGCTGGCGACTTGGTGGGTAACTCATTGACGGGGATTGGCTCAATAGCCATTGCTTAATACTCCATTTACATGGTACGTGTTAATTGGCGAGGACAATGGACGCGCCTTCGACAGTGGTAATTGGTGCGCCCTCTACCGTGAGTAGAGCACCTTGAGCTATAGCGGTCAGGAGGAGAGATATGGACAGCGAGCCGTTGAAAATAATCGAGTCAGCCCGTGGGGTAAGATCGACGCTTATAGAAGATTCCCCCTCTACCCGATTAATAGGAGTATCCAAGAATTCTTCGGGGTCCAAAAAGCGTCCTGCCCGTGCAGCAATACGCGGTACGAGCATACGTACTGTGGTTTCCTCGAGATCATCAAATGACGTATCGGTGAGCTGACAGTACTGATCGACGTCCAAGCGATAAAAGAATAGGTTCCGCTGAACGCCCGAGTTCTTAAAAGTTAAGGATAGTTTGGTGTTACGACCGTTGTCGTTAACCACCGTAACACTATCAACGGTAACTTGGTTGGATGTGATAACCAAATTACTCTTGACTCCCCATTCGTTAAGGAGAGTTTGCAGTGGATTTTCGTAAGGCGATGACACTACTGTCTCCCCTTTAAAGGGTGGGTGAGGACTCCTGTTAAAGCCGTACGAAGCATCCCTCCGTACGGTCACTCATAGGAATGAGTGACATAGACTCCCTCCTGGACTCTAATAAGGTCCAGGAGGGAGTCTATAGTCTTATCTCGTCAAACGTTGTAGATGAAACTGAGCACTCACCAGTTCTTCAGTGATCTGCTCTTCAGTGAATTCCTTACCTAACTGAATGTGTTTGGCGGTCCGACACCGATCTACCGCTCTAAGAAACTCATCCAGGTCACCCCATACCGTGTAAGGGTTGAGTTCGAAGAGCTCCTTGTCGGTTTCTGTCAGGCGGACTTTCAGATAGCACAGGTAATCGTCTGGATTCAAGCACCGCGAGATGGCTTCATGGGCGGAGTTAAACGTGAAGAGCTTGAGGTGTTCTTCCGTGTCTCCTGATCCGTAGCGGCGAATCTCATAGGCGTCGTAGTAGTAAATACCCATTCCCACTGACTCCTGTCAAGCCCAACTGATCTCGCAGGCTCCGCCATTGCATCCGACAGCCCCCATTGTGTCCACTTCGGTGTACTTCTGTTGGTTCAAGTCCATCGCGAAATCTACGAACTTGAGACTCTTCTCGATACCATCCCAACGGTGAAGGTTATACACGTCTTTGAGACAGTAAGAGGCTTTGAGTAGATCACCTTCAAAGTGCGCCTTAGCGAACTTCTTGAAGCGACGTACCCAGTCGCGCTTGGTAAGATCTTTGGAGTCTTCGGCGTTCAGTTCCTCACCGTGACCCATGGCCGTGTCACATGCAGTCCAGAGATTGCTGTTGAAAGCATGCATGCCGTCAACGATCAACCCAGAGGCGAACATCGAGGCGGTGCTATACATCTCCACGAGCTGTTTCGCTGTAAACACCTGAGTGAACGGAGCCTGCGGGTAATCCCGATCGCCGGAAGCACCCAGGAGCGAAATACCAGCGAAACTATAGCGGTTCTGGTAAATGTACTCCTCGACTTCTTCCCAGTTGTCCACTGAGATCGTGTTGGAGACGTTGTGGCGCAGACGCTTATCCGTGCAGAGCGATTCGTCCGTGCCGGTCTCCACCCAAAACGCCTGAGCGCGTTTGACGTATTCCAGCTGCTTGACGCCGTACAAGTCGCTCTTGTAGATCGACCCAGGTTTGGTAGTGATCGGGAAACCGACCACCACGTCGGTCTTGTTAGGTGACCACACCGAGTCTTCACACATCTTGGGATTGGTGGTCATCAAGAGTTCAGTGACAGCATCTTGCTTGTTCATCTGGACGTTACGGATGTACCGAGGTGCGTGTTCACCATGGATACCCGAAGCGCAACCCAGAAGTACGGAAGCATTTCCACTCGGCTTCACTACCGTGGAACGAGCAGACGGATTGATACCGATTAATTTAGCGACTTTTCGATTGACTTCTTTGATCAACGTGGCTCCGTCTTTGAGGTTGTTTTCATCAAAGAGAACCTCTGGATTGTTCATCCAGCCAGTGATCGAACAACCCAGAAGAGCTTCACGGCGAGTGATCTCCTCAGAAGCCGAACCCAGGTAAGCGAAGTCGGTGTAACCAGCCTGGAGCGTACCGAGAATGCCTGAAGCCTTACAGGCGTAAAGGAAGGACTCTCGATCGACGGCAATGCCGCCGTTGATTTCGGTTAGGTTGCATGCCTGGAAACCATAACGTCCATCTTCAGTAATGCCGCGCATACCTACTTCCACGCACGGATTGTACGTGAATTCCTTATCGTCCGTAAAGACGAATCCTGGCTCACCGAAGTTTCGAACGGACTGCATGATGCCAGCCCATTCGTCACGAGTAAGCTCGTCGCGGACGATAAGGACAGAATTGTTAGAACGCCCACGCTGGGGATTCTCGATGAACCACCGACCAGTCTTTGCCGCCAGCATCTCCTGATCGTCCTTGCTGAACAAGCAGATCGTTGCTGCTCGACGGATACCGCCCGACAACACGGCGTCGGCCATGTGCATCACGAAGTCATAAACGTCGATAGGACGCAACTGGGTGGTGATCGTGTCTTTTTGATTGGTGATGTGGTTCAAAAGTTCCCGACACTTCTCTAGAGAACGCACCAGTCCATCCGGACCCGGAGCCTTGAAACCACCTGAGATCAACGCTCCACGAGGACGGACCTGCGAAACGTCGAAATGGACTACCTTACCTTCATATTCCGGGAACGTACTACCGTGCGTCAGATACGAAGAAATCAACACGCCGAAAGCGTCAGCCCAACCTTCGATACTGTCGCCCACGATGTGTGCCTTAGCGTCGCCCTTGTTAGGCGCCTTCACCGGCGGAATCTGTGCGACATGATGTTTTTGTACCGAGAACCCCACACCGCAGCCTGCTAGCAGTAAGTACATGGTTTGCTGGAAGAACTCAACACGGTTAGCTGCCGTTGAACTACAGTTGTACAACTTCGCGTTGTGGGCGAAGATCTGTGGACCCCCAAACTGGAGCGCTCGCTGAGACCCCAAGACGCTCTTTTTCTTATAAGCGACTTCGGCGAAATCAATCAGTTCCTTTAGCTCAGGAGTCATCTGTGCTTCGTACTTCAAGCGGTGCATGTCCATGACACGCTCGACCGCTTCTTCCCAGGTCTCGTATCTGTTCCTTGCTGGGTCCCATCGCGAATATCCCATATAGAACTTGGAATCCGCCATCATTTTAGCGGCGCTTTGGGATGTTGCGTTATTCATGAAAAACTCCAGTGTGGACGGGGGTGTAGGCGTGTCTAAAAGAAACCCCTTTAGGCATAACCTAGAGCGAGTTGGTTTTATTCCACACCGTGCCCTCGAGAGAAAACGAGGGACAAAAACCCAGTGCATCTTGCGAGTGCACTGGGTCGATTCTTCGTACTACTTTTCGAACACCTTCCGGTGCCGATAACGCATTAAAATGTCCTTGACAAGACCGCTTCTTACCACATCCTCTTCTGTGAACTCCACGACGCCAACTTGTTCTAGACCTTCAAGGATTTCCAGAGCGTCAAGAAGACCTGAGCGGGTCTTGATGTCGACTTGTTCGACGTCACCCTGGATGATACACTGCGTATCCTCTCCTAGACGAGTTAGGAACGTTTTCATCTGGGCACAGCTGAGGTTCTGGGCTTCGTCAAGAACCACAAGAGCATTCTTGAACGTGCGTCCGCGAATGAATTCCGGCGGAACAAACACCACACGTGGGAACTTACCGTAAAGTAAACTCTCGACATGGGTTTTACCGTAGTGCTCTTCCAGCACTTCGAGAAAAGGGATTTGATAGGGAGCCGTCTTCTGTGACTCATCTCCAGGGAGGAATCCTAAACCACCACCAGCTTCGATGATGGGTCGAACCACCACAATACGCTCAATACGCCGAGCGTCCAGTTCTTGTGCGGCGTATTTCATAGACAGGTAGGTCTTACCCACACCCGCTACACCTAGGCCCAAGACTATCTGTTTGCACCGTAACAAGTCGACAAACAACGCTTGTTTGGCATTCAGACATTTCAACGGACTAACCTCTTGTCGTTGCCAGGACTCTACCGCCCGCAGTTTGGCGGACTTGGCACGCTGAGGCGCCTGCTCGGTCGTGGCCAGCGCTTGCGCGGCACGGTTACGACGGCTGGACTTGGTCTTGGAGCTTGTTTTAGCCATAGGTATCGAACCCCTATTGGTGATACGAAATCGCCTGCTTTTGAGGTCAGGAGACTCAGATGTCTTCTCTCTCCATAGGATCAAACAAAAAAGAAAATGACAGCATACAGAGGGGGCTAAAAGCCCCCTCTGTATCTGAAAGTCAGTACTCGAAGTACGTTTTGGCGAACTGCGTGAACTTCAGAAGCCGCCAGACGGCATCTTTAGCCTCGTCAAAAGGTGCTTTTCTATAAAGTTCGGTACTGTAGGAGGGTGAGCTCTCCGGATCCTTTCGGTCGGTCGGTCGTGAACGCGCGATCCACGAAGTATCCAGAAGAGGATCGTAGGTCAGTTCTATTTCTCGATTCGTAAACCCATCCATTAGGACGTTCAGTACCGGACGATTGTCGCCGAGCTCTTGTATTGAGAGTCTTCGCACACCATAGACAGCCCCAGCTCCCAAGATCTCCGCAAACATCAAATTCGACGAGTTTGGCTGTCTTGATCTTGGAACGTTGCTGTGACCACGAACCATAGTGTCAAGGAAGGTTTCTTCGGTCAAAAGATTGCAATAGTCACTGAGTTGCTGGAGGGTAACGGAATCGAGTCGTCCGGTTAAGACCTTCCAGTAACGACTGTGGTCTAAAACTTTCTCGTATCGGGCGAAGACCTTCTCGATCGCGCCGTAATACTTCTTGGGAATCTCGTCTCCGTCGAAGCGGAATATCAATGTCAAATGTTCGGGTTCGGGGACCAATACGGCATTCCCCGACAATGTAGACCAGATCTGGGGTTCGGTATCCTGTGCGTCGGAGAAAGAGTCCGGTAAAATCGAACGAGGCATTTGGTAGAGGCTTTTCTCACTTGCATCGTGAGTGACATTGCAGCGTATGAAAGGAAGTTTTGCAGACTCCGCTCGTTCTTGAGTCAACCCCAATAACAAGTTGAATTTCAACTGAACCAAACTACCTTCGAAATCCAGTTCGTTGTCGTTGATGTAGGGCATGGCGGTTTCCTGAAAAGTGGGGTGGGCATAAGTACGACTGGAGGGGCTTAAAGCCCCTCCAGTCGTATGCGGTTGATTCAAACTTTACTGGTCGCAAAACGTCGATTGACCACGGTATAGTTATCGTAGTCGATGTAGTGGTAGTCGTGGTCCTGACGTAGGGTCAGTTGCTCACGTAAGACCACCAGGAAGCGATTGTGAGGGGTTATTTGACCGGCACCCCAGGCGCCGCCAGGAGCGCGTCCAAGCGTCTCTAATGAGCTGTCAGAGAGCAGGCGCACACGCAGGGTGGAGTTCTTATTACTGACCGAATGCAGGGCAATTTTCCCCATACGGTGGTTGATCATCACGATCTTGTCACGTTGGAAGTCCATGGGCACTCTCAAGGTCAGAAGGTTACGAATCCACTGTGGTCGGAGACCGGTTATCTATACAATCACGAGAATTGAAAAGTATCGGTGGGTGTACACCCACCGATACTACTTGTGTTCAGTCCACTGGGGGTATGAGGTTGGTCGGTGCGTTGACACTCACATCCGCTATCGTCTGAGACTCTACACCGTGTTCACGACGCCATGCTTCGTATTCAGCTCGTCGTTCGGATTCTCGCAGGTCGTAGACACGAATGGCGTCTGCCTGACCCTCCTGACTCACCGCCTGGATGACTTCGTCCTGACTGAGTTGACCGTCCGCCACAGCCAGCGCCAGGACGGTCAACAAGCGCTTGATACTGCCTGGGTTGGGAGGATCGAACAAACGAGCGTCGTCTCCACCACTGAGTCCATCGGCTGTATAGACCCCAAAGTGTCCGATGACGACATTGCGCGCCAGAGCATCTGGATCGAAGTCCTCGTCCCGACCACAACGCGTGGCTGCCTTGATACCACTTCGGATACCCGGTTGCAGTAAGTCTTCGAAATACCGTCGTGCGCGACATCCACCGATCAGCAGTTCGTAGGTCGGATTTGGTGTGAAGCCCTGTTCGTCCATTTCGTACAGCCAGTGGTCTTTAGGCAGCGGCATAGACATCGTCGCAAACACATTACCGTCGCCCAGATTGTTTACGCACTCGTGGATCGTACCGCCGCAAACATCAGCGATCTCAGAGATAATGTCCGGAGTTTTGTTATGCATGGTCAGTCACCGCGTCGATTTGGAAAAAGCCACTGTAGTGGGCAGCAAGTGCTTCGCTGAGGATGCACGAAGCAGCGTCAGGACGGATCCCCTCGGGGAGCGTTATGGTGAGCTTGTGTTGTTTTTCTTGCTGTCGAGGACGACGTTCCAAGAACAAAGCGGAACGTTCACTGTGTTTCAGACGTTCGCCATTAAGCTTTTCCACCGACAACGTCGGTACTGACATGCCTGGCGCGTAGAAGAAAACGTGGTCGACTTCTTCGATCAATGCAGGTAAACGCGCTGCAAAGTACGGCGAATAGATGAAGTAGACTCGACCACCCTGGAGTGCAGATTGCCGCAGGCGGTGAAGTAACTCCATTGCATCATCTAGTCGGCCCGTGGCCGTATCTTTAGCTTGGAAGCTCGGATAGAGCTCGGGTGGGAGATTCTGGGCCAGTAGTTCAATATGGCTGTCGATATACCGCTTATCGACTTGGCTGTGCTTAAGGCACAAGGCCAGACCAGGTTTGAGCACTGAGACCCCAGGCAAGATTCCTTCGGGAATCTGGACGCCTTCGGAGTGATCCATAGTGGTTTCCTAGTGAAGGACGGTTTCACACAACCGTCGGGAGCGAGTCTTTACGAGACTAACGGCGCTTTAACCTTTCGGCCAGAACGCATGACCTTGCGAAGTGGACTGAGCGAAGTTATAGTGTCTAACTCCTTCAGGATATTCGCAGCAAGCCGGGTAAATCAGTCCAATCCAGAAACTATGTTTAGCAGGTGCATGGAGGGTATTGCAGGATGGACACATCCAACGATAGCCGCCTCGTACAGTGAAACCCAGTAAGTCTCTATCGCCTGGAACAATGCTACGGTCGCAGAGATCGTAGCGTTCGTTGACGACGTGCTTCACGTTGAAAGCGTAGGCGGTAGCGGCACGCCTCCTCGTCTCTCTGGCGAGTCGAATGTGTTCACACCAACGCATACACCACTCACGTAGACGATACATCGACCTTGTCCTTCTCCAGACTATCCCAGATAGCAAGAAGTTGCTCGGCGCCTTGAGCGAACGGTCCACCGAAGAGTCTCACATAGACACACAACGCCATGAGTTCGTCAAATGTCACAGAGAGATCATCCACCCAACAACGACCACCTTTCCCCGGAGAAGCACCCTGTATCCGATCATTGAGTCCCTCCACCACTGACAACGCAGTACCGATGGAAAGACGTATACTCTTTTTCGCTTCAGAGGAATCTGGTAGCTGGTGATACCACCAGATCAATTCAGCTTCCAGGATATCGAGATGTTGCTCACCGTCAAGCGTCAATGTCCCGGGTTTCTCAGGATCAAATCGAGACGTACCTTGATAACGCTCATTCAAGATGCTACGAGCTTGTTCCTGAGTCACCGTTTGGAACAGTTTATCGAAAGAGATTTCGAACGTGATTCCGGGAGTCTCCGCAAAAGGGACCGATTCGATTGCCATGTTAAAGTTCCTTTAGAGTGGTTGCATGTGTCGAATGATCAACTGAGGTTTGCGGAAATCCCGAAAAGAGTTGACCGACATTTCATACACGATTCGAGCTTTTTGAGGAATACTCTCTACGAACTCGGAGAAGAAGTGAATGCCTTCCACCGTCGAACCGTCACGAGGATCAATCAAGGATAGTTTCAGGTGCTTTTCTTTCAGCACACGACAGTCCTCTCCGTCGATCTCAAAGACGTTTTCGAACACCGGTGTCGGGAAACCCTGTCCCCATGGACCGGAAGCATCTAGGAGGTCTACGAACCCTGTTTCGAAATACCCCACCGGAAGCTCGCCGTCAGTATACAACACAGCGTCCAGGAGTTCAGGAGTAAGCAGACTCGCTGCGACGCTATCGAAAGCGTCCCGGAATCGCTCTACGTCGTCTTTCAGAATACTTAGTCCGGCGGCCATGGCGTGCCCACCAAACTTCTTTAGAAGCCCAGGACATCTCGCGTCCACTAACACCAAGGCATCCCTCAAATGAAAGCCAGGAATGCTCCGAGCAGACCCCCGTAATTCGTCTGAACCCGGTGTCGCAGGAGCAAGCGCCACAACCGGTCGATGGAGAGCTTCTTTAAGCTTCGAAGCGACCAGCCCCACGATACCGGGATGCCAACTCGGGTCAAAGACGGTAACACCATGTTGGTCTCTAGAGTAGTGTTTCTCCAGGAGCAGTTCGGCTTCCCCAACCATCTCTAGTTGCTTTTCTTTACGGGAGTCGTTGATCTCTTCCAACATATCCACGTACTGAACGATTTGGTAAGGGTCGTCGCTAGTGAGAATCGTGATTCCTACTGTCATGTCATCCATGCGACCAGCGGCATTGAGCCTGGGGCCTACGGCAAAGGCGAAATCAGTGGCGGTAAGTTCTTTGATGTTCTTACCTGCTTTCTCGATCAAACACCGCAAACCTTTGGAAACCTTACCCGAACGGATACGGCGTAGACCGACAGCGACGAGAATACGGTTGTTGTAGTCCAGTGGTACCAAGTCAGCTACTGTACCCAGGGCCACCAGGTCAAGTAAGGAGACCAGGTCTGGTTCCGCTTGAGTAACGGGTTGGTCGGTTTTTAGAACGTGACGTGTCGCCAGGAGCGTGTAGAAGATCACGCCGACGCCAGCCAGGGCTTTGGATGGAAACGGATCACCTTTGACGTTGGGGTTCACTATAGCGTCTGCTTCAGGGAGGGTTTCGCCTTGAAGATGGTGGTCGGTAACGACGACTTTGATTCCTTTGGATTTGGCATAAGCCACGCCTTCTAAACTCGAAACGCCGGAGTCCACCGTGATGATCAACTGTGTCCTGTCGTCCATGGTGTCGATTAGACCAGGAGTGAGACCGTAGCCGTGGACGAAGCGGTTCGGAACGACGTACTTGACGTTCTGAGCACCGAGGAGTTTGAGTCCTCGGTAAGCTACGGATGTACCCGTCGCACCGTCGCAATCGTAATCCCCGGAGATCGTGATCCACCACTGCTCACGGATAGCCTGAGCGATGAGTTTCGCGGCAGGGACAATACCACCCAATTCTTTCCAATGGAGCAGTCCGGACAGTAAGTGTCTGACGGATTCAGGTTTCACCGAACCCCGAGCTGCATAGATCCGCCGAATCACCGGCGGAATCTCTGAAGGCCAGTCCGCATCGTTATAACGGGGTACGGGCCGCTGTTCAATCTTAATGGACATGTTTGAGCAGATCCTCGTGGCCCGTAGTGTGGAGAGAGTATGTAGTATCCCTCACTTCCGTAATAAACAACGAGCACACTAAGCCTTCGGACTCTAGAGTCCGAAGGCTTAGTGTTTTATGCGTTCACTGACTTACCACCGGTTCACTGGCATCAACGGCGAAGCATTGCGCTCTTTCTTGGGAGCCGCTTGCGGTTTGTCTTCCCCCACGCGTGCCAGGTCGTCCAGCGCCGCAGTGACGAGATCCCGATAATTGGTTCCCAGGTAACGCGCCAGAGTCGTCAACTGTTCGATCGACGGGATTTCGATACCCTCTTGGGCTTCACGGAGCACTTTTTCGGAGAGGCCGGTGCCTTTGGTGACTTCAGCGAGGTCTTTGTCTTTGAGGAGCTTGGTGAGCTTTTTGCTGACCTTTGGAAAACGCACGTTAGCCATTTCTTGCTTTCCTTCTTGAAAAAGAATCGGTGGGGTTCAGACATCATCTCGTAACATTCAGGCAACGACCGGTTGTCGAATACCTTGAGTTTAGTGAGCTTGTCGCTCCGTTCCGTGGGGAGGCGCCAGACTTCCACCGCCCCACCACACGTCGGTTCCATCGTGAACGCACCAAACATACTGCGTACCGGACACACAACGTGCTTATACTCTTCGCGTAATCGGTTAAAAGCCACACCACCGGACCCGATGGACACGCTGGCGTATTTCCGATAGGTGTAGTAGGCCAGAGCGATTTTACCGCTATGCCCTTCAAGTTCCACCACACCGTCCAGGCCGAACAAGAGGAGGGTGAAGGAATTCTCGTTGTTGAGCATACGCAGCTCGTCAACGAATTTATACCGATTGATTACCAGATCCAACGATCCCATTAAGGCCAACTCACCCGCCGCCTTGATGACTTCGGCATCGCCCGCGCCGGCATACCCGTAGAACACATCCTTGAACTTGTGTTTCGCACTCCACATTTTGATCGGTTTGTCGTAAGGGAATATCTTTCCCGTCTGGAACTCGTACCCTTTGGTGGTTAGACGGCAAGAGTCTGCCAGCACCAGTCCGTGGGTTACAGCGATCAACGTCATTGATAATCCCCTATGTTCAGTTCACAGTCCGGTGAGAAGGTACGTAGTCGCTGAGGACATAGCCACCTTCTTCTTCGAAAAACGCTTTGAGTTTTGCCACGGCCTCCGATCCATTACTGACTTGGATCGGTGACATGGTGTTCTCAGGAGTACTCAACCCCACCGTGAGTATCGGAGCAGTGACCTGTGGTAAGGTAAACGCACTACGTGTCACCCCATCACCGTCGGAGGGTGTCTGTGACAGGTGCACCTGCGCCAACTTGAATGCGCCGTCGACACGTTTGACAAACCCCACCAGGATGTCGATCTCCAGACGTACTCCTACGTCCGTATGCATCATCGACATCAAGACGTGTCCCATCAGTAGCGGTAAGATCTGCGGAGTGTTCTTCACACGCAAATCGAATTCGAGGGACGATACGGGGACAGTAACGTGCACGCCTTCATCGTCGAAATACGCTTCACCAGGAGCTGATTGGATCCTCAGAAAGCGGGTTTGAATAGCCTCCAGGAGATTCCGACAGTATTCCTTACGTCCGGTAAAGTCCTTGGGTAGTTTGATACGAACGATTTGGTAATACTGATGCACGATAGGTCTCCTATGAAAGAAGGACCATAAACCCACCCCTATCGAAGGGGTGGGTTTATGGAGGGCATTATGGGCGAACGTTTAAGAGTTGCTTGAGGTCACTGGCATAGAGCGTCGGTACGCCGAGTTCAGTAGCCTTGTCCAGTTTGTTCTTACCAGGGTTATCGCCCACAATCAGTCCTGTGGTCTTCCGCGACACCGACCCCACAATTTTGGCACCACGTTTGGTTAGCTCTTCAGCGACGTCTTCTCGGGTACCGTACGTGTCTTCAAAGGACCCTGTAATGACGTAGGTGTGTCCTCGGAGTTCGTCGGTAGTTTCTGACCACGGCGGCGCTTCGGGATTGACTCCTTGAGCAATCAGGTCATAGACCAGACCTTGGTTCGCTCGGAAATAACTTTCGATCCCTTTAGCGGTAGTCGGACCGACGTTAGGAGTTTGCGCTAGGTCTTCCGCCGAGGCCTTTACCAGAGCATCCAGTGTACCAAAGTGTTCGGCTAACTGAACCGCGGTGGCTTGACCCACCAACGGAATCCCTAGACCTGTCAGGACGCGCGCTAGCGTCGTCTGTTTGGACTTCTCCAGCGCAGCCAGTATCTTAGTCGCCCAGACCTTCGAATCATCACTAGAGACGTCTAGCAGATCCTGGAGCGTAAGCCGGTAAAGGTCAGCAAAGGTCCTTAGTTTCTCTGACTTGATCAGATTAGCTAACGCTACCTCACCAATCCCTTCGACATCTAACGCCTGACGTGAGACGAAATGTTCGAACATCCGCTGGCGCTGACTGGCGCAAAACACACCACCGGTACAGAAGTGGTTGGCTTGACCCTCCAAACGTACGATCGGGTGCCCACACTCACAGACGGTGGGGAATGTCCACTGAACTCGTTGTGTAGGACGTTTCAATACGGCCGCGATCTCAGGTACGACGTCTCCCGCTCGACGAATCAACACAGTGTCACCGATAGCCAGATCCAACCGTCGGATAAAGTCCTCGTTATGGAGGGTTGCGTTAGTCACCGTAACCCCACCCACTTGGACTGGTTCGACTTCTGCCACGGGAGTGGCGTTGCCGGTACGACCGATTTGAAGTCGGATTCCCGTGATGACCGTGGTCTTTTCCTCTGGAGGGAACTTGTAGGCAATCCCCCAACGTGGGGCTCGAGTCGTGAATCCTAATTGATCGCAAAGTGCGTAGTCATTCACTCTGAACACCAGGCCGTCAATACCGAAAGGTAACGTACCGCGCTCAGTCTGCCGGTCGGCTAGATAACTCACCAAAGCTTCCGGCTGTTGGTCATCAGCGTCCAGGGGTATGGGTAACCAGGACAGATCAAACCCCCATTGGATCAACTGTCCAAGCGATGTGCTATAGGACGCTGGTCGGTTTTTGACGTAGAGGACCGTGTAGGGAATAAAGACGAGTTGAGCCCCAGGAAGACCCTCGGACCGTAGACGCCTGGCAATACCTGCCGCCGCATTCCTCGGGTTGATCGCTGGAGCTTTACCCAAGGCAGCGAGGCGGTGATTGTACCGTTCAAACTCGTCGTAGAACATCAAGAGTTCACCACGGACCGTTAGTTCTTCCGGAGCCGAGCGTGGGAGGCTTTTCGGAATCGAGTCAAATCCCCAGACGTTGTGGAGGATACTTTCCCCTTCGTACCGGTCACCGCGGGTAGCCGCTTCCACGAGTTTGTTGTCCAGATACGTTAACGACACGGCTAAGCCGTCGTACTTGAAACTGGTGTGGACGTCTTGGGTACCCCACCCCGCTAAGACTTCTTGGAGTTCCGCAGCAGTGAAAACGTTGTCCAACGACAACATCGGGATCGTGTGTTTGACGGGATACAGACCGCGTTTGATGGGAGCCCCTACCGCTTCCGCCACAGAGGTACCGACGACCCATTCTGGATGGATCGCTTCGATGGCCCTCAGTTCCCTCACCTGAGCGTCGTAGTCGGCATCGGAGACCGTAGGGGCATCGGTGGTGTGGTAGTCGTGCTGTGCCTGCCGTACGGCCTCTACGAGGGCCTGGTAGGCTTCTTTGGTTACAAGACTCAGATCAGCCATAAAAGGTCCTTGAAGGTGGTCGTTCTAAAGAGATAGTATACGTCTGAAACTCCTTAATATCGGGCAAAAGAATAAAGAACCACACATAAGCCTCCCCTACCGATTGTGGTAGGGGAGGCTTATGACTCAGAACATTTTCAATGTCGCATAGTCGTACTGGCGTCCTGGGTAGGACTTATTCAAATCCTTGAGGAACTTGACCACCCACGCTTTGAATAGTGGGAGGGCCGTTTCACCTTCCTTCAGTGTCTCATAAGGAAGGTCGACTGTTATCTCATACATTCCAGTATCGGCCCCCGACAGTTCCACAATGACGAAGTCGGCGGTGAACAACTCCAACTTCTCTTCCCTGATTTTAAGGCGTGTCTGTAGTTGTTTTCGCCAGGTCGAAGAGACCTTTTCCAAACTGTCATGAAAGGCTCCTTCCTGGATCAAATCGCTCTCGACAAATTCCCTGAGTGTGTCGGCGTTCATGAAGTAGAACGTATCCAACAGTACCGGACGTCGGTAGATAAGACTGGCTGCTTCGTTGTGGTCGTTGGACACGACAGCCCAGTAATACCCTGATGGACCGACTCCGAGTTCCACGCGCTCGAACCAGGCACATTGAGCTTGGATCTGCAGCTCCAGAGTGTGACGGAGTTTTTCGTCTTCCGGTACACGCAGGTAACGGGGTAATAGCATCTGCCCGGCTCTTCCGACGTCGACATCAGTATCGAAGAGTTCACGGTAGAAGTCCAGTTCTGTCAATTCCTCGAACGCCGCCGCAAACTCCCTTACACATTCTTTGGCTATGCGTAACCCACCCACACCGTTCAAGATATTGATGTGCTCCAGAGAGAAGGTGAGTCGATTGAATTTTTGTTGAGCATTGGGGACGTTCGCCGAACGGATTTGTTTTACTTCTGCATTCATGACGATACTCCGGTTCTTTAGGTGAGGTATGTACAGCGGAGTAGTATAGTTCTGAAATAATTTTGAAATCAGAAAAAATGAGAAATCACACTAGCTCTTCCCTGGACCTTTTGGGGTCCAGGGAAGAGCTAGTGTTTGTTAAGCGGCTAACGCGCGAAGTTCTTCTGTTGTTGCCTCACCATTGGCTTTGAGCTTGATGAGATTGAACAAATGCTCCATGGGTGCTTCGAAGTACAACGCGATGTCTTCTTCACACTCGCTCAAGTACCCCACTGCACCCTTTCGAACGCGACTGGCGCCGATCATCATCGGTCCTGCTGTGGTTAGGTACAGAGGGCGCAAGAGGAGTTTGGACATTTCCGTCCCTTCCAACGCTTCGAAAAGCTTACTGTAATCTTCTTCACTGGACGCTTGAAGGAAGATGGCCAGGAATACCAAGAACGGTTTGAGCTCTTCGAACGGTCCCGTGATGACGGTGTGGTCGATCTTGGACAGCACGCAAGTCTTGAACACGAGTTCTGTGTCCGACACCGCCACCACAGAACCACCGTATCCCAACTCAAACTCCGCTGTCCGTGACAAAGCGTCGCCGACGGTGGTTTCGTAGGAACCCATGAGCGTACCTACGACACGCCCACCGACACGAGCCACCGAGCGTTCGTTACCGTCATACCGGTATTGGTCGACTTTGATCACTTCACTCTCCTTTCGATCAATTCCAAGGCTTTATCGTACTGGATTTTCTCTTTCATGGCCAGAACGATGGCGGCTGAAGTCTCGTGTCCTTCGTCCAGTAGGCGTTGAATTTCACTTTCTTGTTCGGTAGCGTAGTACGTATCGGTATCTTGGGTCGGATGAGCGATACGGTTGAAGGCACACAAAGCGTCCGACAAAGCCCAGTAACTGTGGACGTGAAAGCCCAGAAATAGTACCGTGGTGTTCCTGACCCTCCGCATTTCGTTCAGCAAATGGTTGTACGCCACCACGCACTCATGTGACATCTGAGTTTTGTGCTCAGCCGCCGTTGTTCCCACCAGCAAGTTGTGTAGCCGTACCTGAGGAAACTGTCCCAGCGGACAATCGAGTAGGAGTTTGTACAGGGTCTTGGTGGCACCACCCAGATACAGTGGGAAACGGTCGGGATGGTGGTTCTTGACAACCTTGACTTCTCGGGTGAGGAGCCATTCCACCACAGGCAGCCCGTGCTCGTATGTCGGCATGCCGTAAGCGCGGGCTGAGAAGAACGGTCGGTAGATCTGACCCATTGCACGCCCTTCGACACCGACAACCACCATTTTTTCTCGGTCGATTTCGTAGTTCTTGTGTGTACCAGCGATGTGGACTAACAGCAAGTCCGTCGAAGGGGAGTAGTTCCAGAACCAACGCGTGCCATCGGACATGATTCGATCGCCTTGGGCGTTCAAGTCGGATGTCCAGTGCTTCTCAAGCCAGAAAATCGCATTGGCCATACCACCCAGATTGTCAGTCCATTCTTCGCGGTACGGTACCAGATTCGGATCAGCTTTCATCGTTTCATTCCTCAGCAGGTTAGATGTTCATTACACCAACAATGTCCCATTGGACGAGGTGCAATGTTTTTTAGAGCTATTAAGACGGCTACACGTTTACTTGCGCAGTCGTCGCTTTTGAAGGTACATTTTGAGAAAAAGTACTCCCATCACTAGAGTCACCACTGGCCACAACACTGACGTCAGAAAACATCGGAATGGCGAACCGTAGAGTGTTTTGATAAAACGCTCGTGAAACGGTGACAAAGGCTTACCGGAAAGTCGAGCCACTTCAAGCTTGAATACGGCGTTGGTGGAGGTACGAAAGTAAGTCTCCAGGACGAACCAGAAATATACCGCCAAAGAAGCAATTAGTAAGAAACTCATGGAAGTGTCCTTCTTGTACAAGACTGAAGTGTAGACTATTGTCATTCTTTATTCGTAACTTCAGTTTTGCGACTGGCTTCGAGAATTGGCAGGTTGGCTTCGGTGGGGATGTAGATGACCTGGTTCTTGGTATGCTCGAGGTTATTGACGAACAGGTAACGCAAATACGCCTCGTTGTCTTTGAGACTATTGCCAATAATCTTGTTCGCTTGAGCCACACCTCGGGCGCGGATGACTTCTGCATCGGCATACGACTGAGCGCTTTCCTTGGCCGCCAGGGCTTCCTGGACTTTCACTTGCTTGCTGGCGAGAGACTCCGCGAGTTGAGCCTGGCCCGACAACCGACTGGCGTAGACGCTGTACTGAGGAATAGCCCAGAGTAACGCTACGCCACCGAGGGCGGCAATCACCACAACGGTGATAAGATGTTTCAGCGAATTGTCTTTCATGCCTTCTGTTCCTTTAAAAATTGACGGGATGTACCTCGGAGGGACTTTTCAACACTCGATGGTCTTAATCAGTCATCGTTCCTTTGCAGAAAAAACGGACGGTGTCGACGAGTTGTTGTACGGTGTAGATGCGAACGGCTTCTTCGTCAGGGATGGAGATATTAAACTCAGTTTCGACGTCCGCGACCAACTCAACGACATCCAGCGAGTCAGCAAAGAGATCTTCCACTAAGCGAGAGGATAGGGGCGCATCCTTGACTGCGAGAATGTACCTGACGGATTTGAGTACGCGTTCTTCAATGGAAGGCATCTAGGAATCCTGAATGGTTATCGTAACAAGGGCGAGATATCGAGAGTATCTCTACCGCGTTGTTGAAGTTTGCGACGGATCTCTACAGCGCTATCGCGCCGGAAGTCGATGCTTGGGTTAACCGTGTTGTCTTGCAACTCGCCGTCATCAGTGTACAAGTTAGCGACGCCTGCAATACTAACGGCGAGAAGTTCACGCAAGATCCGCAGTTCTTCGATTTTCGGATCCGGTCGTTTGGTTGGATTCTTTTCCAAATACGACTCGACCAGACGGCGCACTATCTTAGCATCTTCAGAGAGCTGTCCTTCTTCCAATTGTTCTCTAATACAGACGTTAAATAACGCCTCATCCGCGACTTTATCGAAGAAAGCCTCCATCTCCATCAAAGACGCCTGACTCTCATCTTCGACGATCTCGTTCCAGATCGTACGGGCTTCAGTTTTGGTGACAATTAGACTGGAGTGTGCGCCCATGTTTTTCTCCTGTGAAAGGCGATTACACTTACGCAAGATCGCCCAAGCGAGATACACTCCAGAGAATGTTTACTCATCGGGTTTTTCCGCGTCAGGTGATTGACAAGGTGGTAAGTGGGGTAAGAATCGTCTCGCATTCAACACCACCCACTTTGCTACTTTGACCCATCCCTGAGGCGTTTCCCTGACTTCAGACGACCATGGGCTGATGAATGACAACAGGTAAATAGCCACTCCATGTTCAAAAGACAACCCTCCTTCCGCCCACTCTTCACGATACTGGTAACACTTATCACCATGGGCTATGATGAGTCCATCATTAATCCCCGAATTTACCGGTAAACCTTCGACCTGACAGAGTTTCTGGTAAAAAGTCACGAAATGTTGCATCAAGTAATCGTAGTGGTTGGACACAAGGTCACCTCTTAATTTGATCGTTTACTCATGTGAGTTTGGTGTCTCGACCCCATGACGCAATCGAAGGGCGATCGCGCCAACCCGTGAGTTTAGTGAAGTCCGGCTCCACGCGTCGGTCGTATCCGTGGTCTCGGTTGAGATCTTTCGCCAACCACACATCGCCCAAACGCGAGGCACCAGTAACACGCCACATCCTCCCTTCAAAATCGACGAACAACTTGAACTGCTTCATGAAAGGGTGCAAGGCCATTTGCGTTGATGCGTCACGACGGAAATACTCGAACATGAAGAACGCGTAGGCTATCCCAGTCTCACGCAAATACACGGGGTGGATATCAAGGAATTCGTCAATGTGGTCATACCGACGATACCATGATTCTGTCCGAACATTTTTCTCTTCGGACGCGGGGTCCTGAACAACGGGTTCATTCACGTTGACTTCCTCGATGGTTGTAATTGAGAGTGGGACCATCCTGAAAAGATATCCCACATCCTGACGGGTCGACGATTTTCAACCGCTGACATTTGTACAACTGCTGGCCGTGTGCGTATTGGTGGAGGGCGATCACCGCGCGTTGACAGTCGGTCTGAGTCGGAAACTGGTAGGGTAGTACCGGTTGTGCCGTGGAGGTGTTGACCAGAATCCAGATGAGTAGAGTATGCATGGTAACCTCCTCGGATGTAATGGGATATTCGAGCAGATCAGTCTGGTGTCTGGAGTATAGGGAGTGCCGCAATCACCCAGAAACCGTAAGGTTCCCCATCTAACCCGTCTTGGCTTGGATGGGGATCGTGAATAAGTTTCCAACTGACATCAGCGATCTGACCTACAACTACATGAGACCAATCACCCCGTGGACTCTTACCGCTGACCATGACCAATGCTTGAGTTGGTAAAGTTAGCCAACTTGATTTCAACCACTCCCACGGTACCCAAAGTTTAACCCAACCGCGTTCCGCTAACCATTTCTGGGCGTTCGCGTGTTGGGTATCTGAGCTTTCGTCCGTATCGTAAAAGTGCGGTATTTCTGAAACAGGGAGATCCAACAAAGCCGCCAAACAGGTTTGGACGCAATTACCGCGTTCTCCTGCTGGATTATCTGATTTACCGAATCGTTTCTGGAGAGGAAAACGAGATACCTCACGAACTAGTGACACGGTTTCCTCCTCAAGGGTGTGGGAAGGGGTAACTATAAGTCTGTGGTGGCATGACTTGGAGAGGACTCTCTAGCGTACGGTTGATCAACGATCGTAGGCCGTAGAGTCTGATCTTCTGAATCTTCTCCTCGATAGCTGCTTCGTCACCTAGTGAAATCGGTGGATGTCCCTGAGCAATCAACTCGAGATTCAACACGCGAATCACTGCTACCAGATCGGTAATCTCTCCTTGGAGACTAGAGAGATTGGTTTGCAGAGTCTTGGGGTTGATATCGTACAATCCGAAGCGCGAGATCTTGAAGACTTCCTTGACGACCTCAGCGGCTTCCTCCCCCACTAACCCCACCGCGTGGAGTAGTGGGGGTAATCCATGAGACTCATCCATGGACAGGTTCCTTCGCGTCGCGAAGCTCTTCCACCGTCTTCATGCGGGTGTAGAGCGCCACCAGACGACCAAATCCGTACAACAGGGTACAACCTCCGATAAAAGCGAGGATGGTTTTCATGAGATACCTCCTTTACTTGAAAGTAGTGATGCCTTACTCAGAACGGTCGATACCCTTACTGACGTGCACGCGAAATGCTACTGACGGTTGAGTGATCTTGATCGACCTATTCATCACGTCTCGGAAAAAGACGTAAATGTTCTCACTGGGGCAGGTCGCCACTAGCGTCGTTTCTTCCCTGGGAAGCTCTGCTGCTCGCAAAGTGGCTTGGGCAATGTGGTCGATTTCCCGTACGCGCCAACCGTCATCTTCCTCATTCCGCAGGTGGGTGGATTTCCAGACGACCTTCAAACCGTTGGATTCGGTATTGAACATGATGTCGCGATCGCACCAAGAGAGCTTCAACAGCCGAGCCGCCAACCGGTTCGGACGAATCTTGGTGACTCTCAAACCAAAGTTCGGAGAGTAATCAAGCGTATCGTCCACTCGGATGCCAAACAATTGATTGATCGCTTTCATTTCATCTCGAGTGATCAAGAGAGAGATCGCGTTAAGATTTGACGCTGGAGCGGTCATGATTGTAGGTTTCCTGGTAAAGAGGGGCTCTCGTTCAGTCCAATCCGCACAAAACGCGTTCTTTCTTACCGAGCGGCGCGAGATCTTCAGGTGCGGAAGACCAATCGACCGGCCAACCTCCCGCCTCCTTCACTTTTTGAGTCAACAAACTCTGGTAGTCATCGTTTTGCACCACCCACCCGCGTAACAAATCGTCGAACCGTCGTTTATCGAAAGTATCGAGTCGCTCGTGGATTTCTGCATTGAGGCGCCCTTCCTTCCAGATCTCTCGGATTTCGTCCTCGTTATACGAACACATCAGCAATCCTTCCGAGAGACAACCGACGAGTTCGTGTACAGGATCGGTATTGACTGACACATTGGGTTCGTCATTCATGTCAGACTCCTTTGTATTTTTTGGGAGGCGGGTAGTCGCCCACTACGGTAGCAAACTTAGCCACGGTGAGACTCCCAAGTTGCGCTTCAAAGCGTTTGGTGAGTAAACCGCGCACGAGGTCGCGGACTAACCCCGTATTCGGAAATCCATTCGTAGGGTCTTCCAGGAAACCACAACTGCGTTGGTACCACTCTTCTTCCGTGAGGTGGTTCTTGGATTTGAGTTCGGCTGCGGTAAACAACACGTACTTGCTTTGGTTAATACGGCTGGCCAGGTCCGTCAGGAGACGGACCCTGGCTTGTTCCGGTGTAGTAAACGTGCTAACCATCTTAATTCAGCATGTCCGTGTGTTTACCGATAAAAGCCCAAGCGTCAGCACCATCGAGCTGGTAGAGTATATCGCAAAGACGCTTGTGTTGTACGCATTTCTCCAATGCCATGAACTGATGGAATGCCTGCCCTACCCGAAGACCACCGCGCCGGTTAAAGGTCTTCCGAAATTCCTTGACTCGCGTGAGTGGGAACGTCAAACTTGAGTTCTCGTTCGGCACTGGCACAAGATCGAAACTGTTGGTCTTGCCGGACATGGTCTAATCCTCCTGTTGCCGCGAGGACAAGGTGATGCCCAGGGCCGAACGCGGACCTTTGTAACGTGAATTCGCCCAGGACATGGGTTGAAACTGAAAGTCCACCGGTAATCCGGAGAGACGCGAGAGGTGTTTGGAAATCAAGGTAGTGTGTAAAATCCATTTGGTGTCAAGTTCCCATTCTCCGTTGTCGTGAGCTTCAGGAAACTCACGGTGGAAATCTTCATCGGAAAGAATCATCCGTAGATCTACATCTCGCCAATCCGGACGCACCAGTGACGATCCAACGTGATACACGGTGTGGTGATCCAGGTACGCGTAAGCCGCGGAGATCTGCTTACACGCGTTTTCCAGAAAGAAGATCGCTGGAGCGCCCACGTGAGAAGCTTTGTATTTGAGGGTAGTATCCTCTTTCACCGCCCAGTTATTGAGACGTCGATATAACCAGATCCAGATACGAACCGCATGGGCCAAGAAGAATACCGTCCAACCCAGTAGGAGTAGATTGGAAAAGACGGTAAAGTGTCTGGATTCCTCTAGGTTCAGAGGAACTACCCATTTGATGATCAACAACCCTGCGTAAACAAAGAAAACGGGTAAAAACGACATACCAGTTGCCACCACGAATTCCCGTAGCGAACGGCGAGAGATCCCCAAGTGCCTCGGCAGTGGTAGTACCGTCCAAAGTATTTTCAAAGACCACAATTTAAATTGGCTCATTTTCAGACTCTACTAAGAGTAACGCCAGATTGGTCCATGTATTTACCGCAGCGATCAGCGTAACTCACTTCGCAAGGGCGGTCGCCACGGAGGAAGATAAACTGCGCGGCACCTTCGTTCACGTAGATCTTGGCAGGAAGATTCGTACCGTTGGAGAATTCCAACACGACGGTACCGCGAAAACCGGGTTCGATCGGTGTCACGTTGATGTGAATACCTGACCGCGCGTACGTGCTTTTACCGAGCGCCACGACCAGAACGTCCCGGGGGATATTGAACGTTTCAACGGTATGACCCAGCAAGTAACTGTTGGGAGGAAGAATCACGTAACGCTCACCCGTGTCGCGATCATAAATCACTTTGGCATCGACCATACACGCCGGGTTAGGCCGCTTCGGATCAATGATTGCCGAGTTCATGTTGGTGAACAACTTGAATTCACTGGCCAGTGAGACGTCGTAACCGTAAGACGTCGTCCCTGCACTGATGATGCGCTGTTCAACGTCAGGATACTGAGCTTCCAAACCTGCGATCAGTTCGGCTGTTGGAGCCTCTGTCGGATTCGCCTGCGCCCACTGCGCGAGCGCTTCATTACGAGCGTGTCGAGGCTCAGTACGCAAAACCGTCTTGATCTGTGATGGGTGGAACGGTGAGATCATCGCTGGGAAATCTGCACGTTCTTCCGGCGTGGTGGGGCGTGTGGATTTTTGAATGAAGTCGGTGATTAACTTGTCGCACGCAGCCCCTACTAAAGGCCAGCCGAGTATGTTTTGTTGTTCACGTAAGACATTGTACTGCTCAGTATCGAACAAGGTGTCAGGTGCAACACACAGTTCACGAATAGTGATATCGGAAAGAACACTCATGCCACACTCCCTAAATCCTGAAATACGGGTTCTTTGAAGTTCTGGGATTTCAAAAACTTGCCCGCTGGAAAAAACTTTCCTTGGGTATTGACCGAGTCTTCCATCACCTTCAGAATGAAATACCGCTCGCCGTCTACCACAGAACGCTCCAGTGTCGCACAAACGTTCTGCTCAACGTACCTGGCTAGACTTTCCACCGCTGAGACGTAATCGGTATCGAACTTCGAGAGGTTGGAAGTGTAGACTGCGTCTTGGTCATCTTGTACAGGGACGTTATATTGCTTGGCCACCGCATAGAGTTGCACCAGCAAGTAACTCGCGGTTTTCGTCAAATACTCATGTTGATTGACGTATTCATCCAACGTCGTAATAGAGTAGAAAGTAGTGTCGAGAACGCGCCATCCACCCATCAAGAGATTCTCAACTCCCTGCGGTGTGATCCCACTATACTGATCTACTTCGCTCTTTAACCACACTTGTTCTGGGTACGTCAACTCCAAGCGATGGAAAAACCCATCCAGCGTAACGATGGAATCAGCCAACCCGTCCCGCAGTTCCTTGAAATTGCCAGCCTTCGCGGCGGCGATGGTTTCCTCGATTTCTTCGAAGATCAATTTCAACTGTGCTGCGCCGGCCGCCGACCACCGCGAGAATTCGTAAGGATTGACAGAAACATTACCTGCGATCTGGTTGATCCGGCTGTTTTGAGCATAATGTAAAGAGGCGTCAGACACGGTGGGTTTCCTTTTGGAAGAGGGATACATAGAAGACGCTTACCTGTGCTTTTTAACCCAACTTATGAGGAATGGACCTCACAGGTGAATTGGCTATGCTCTATGACCAGCTACCCTTAGGCGTGCTGGCCTTGATGATGGGCATTTGCTGCGCTGTAAAGCACATGGCTCTCAGACGGCTAGCGTTGACTCGTTCGTACCAGAACATGGCGCTGGGTCGCTACTGGCTTCTCGCTGTAAGTGCAATGGCTTGTACGGGTGGTGGCCTGATCTACCTGGCGTTCGATCGGTTTGTCGGTCTTCCACGTTCGGCGGTGGCGGCCGGATTGGATGCTGGATTGAATTTCTTTATGGGTCTGTATGCCAGACGGATAAAGTACTTCGAACTATCCAACGAAGCTAGACGCCTCCCTACACTTGCGGTGCGCTTGGTGTATCTCGTAGCGTACTCAACCTACATCTGGATTAGTCTCGGATAAGACGGCATAGGCTGGTGGTCCCGCAAGGGACCACCAGCCGTATGTTGCTTACTTCTTTTTCCGGTTACGGAAATCCACATGCAACACCGACTTTTCATCAGGTGCAGGAACTGACTCCTCGACAGACGTCGTGGAAGGGGTTTCTACCGTGGCACTTTGTGTCGATACGGCCGGTTCTGGAGCGGACGTCTTGGACGCATGGGTGATCGCCCCCCAAGGCGTCGGCAAGAACGTGGACGTTCCTGCGAAGTTCAGCGCCACTACCGACCGATACGGGATGACGAGTTTGAACTCCTTACCGCCAAAGCGAGCCCCAAACACCATCTGATCGTCCTGCCAGTCCACGCGACTGATCGCTGAGGAGTGGAAGTTAATCGTCTCCATCGGTTTGGCCATCGACGCCGGTGGGAGCTGCACGCCGGGGTATTCCGTCTGGATGATCAAATGGGGTTTATACCCATTGGATTCGATCCATGCCGCCAGACTGTAGAGTTGAAACTGGTCATAGGCGATCTTACAGACGGCGGGACTCAAAGTAGCTTCAGTCATGGATTTTCCTAGGCGATGGGTGGCAGGTACTCATGGGATAACAACTGGCTGTAGGTTTTAAGTGACGGTCAGAGGATCTCATTGCGATGGTATGCGTCCAAAAGTTCTTTCGATGCAGCATAAAAGCCAGGCCTGAAAAGCCTGGCTTTTAAACTCGCTGCAACGCGTGATGTGTACTTCCATCAACCTACTCAACCGGACAGACCGGTACCGTCCGGAGAATAGGTTGAAGGCTGCACACGTCAGATGTCGATGGTATTCCTCAGGCAGCGAATCTGCCGCACTGCGGTCCCACTTTCCACCCTTCAGCACAACTTCCTGAGCTACAAGGCACAGGCGTACGGTTTAAAGAACGTAGACTCCCTTGTAGTGGAGTTCGTTCTCAACACGCGCTCTTAAGATCCCTTCACCGTAAGTTCTGGGGAGCGACAAGGAATGCTAAGGAGTCCGTAACGGTCTCGTCGAAGCACTCTCAGGTACTAGTCTTCTATACCATAACCAACCTGATGTATTAAATTACCACACCCATCTTGTGAGGGTTGTCTTTAACCTCAACACATTGAGACTTCCATAAAACTTAAAAACAGGGGCGGGATAATGTCCGAGCTCGAACCGGTGCTGGAATTGGTTCGCAGGCGAGAGCGTCGTAGTAAACGACGTTTTCTCTCTTTTGATCTGGTACCTCATAGTCAACTTCCTTACCGTGTCTTCAAACGCCGTACGGGAGTTCTCTTAGGGAGCTTTGGCTCTCAGGAAGCAGTCGATGCATTTATCGACTGTTCAAGTCTTGAGGAACTCAGTCGAAAGCCGATATCTCGTAGAATACGTTGAACACGCATACACCCCTGGGAGTTGTTCAGACTCCCAGGGGTGTATGCGGTTATTTCACCAGCGTCAAGTGGGTAAGTCTCTTGCTCGCAGGGTGGGCGTTCGGAGAGGCCTCAGGACGTTCTCGGAAAATCTCGTTACTAGGAACCGTATCGAAAAACGTGGACACCGAACCATCGTCCTCGTTGTACGTACCGACCATATAACGAATTTCGTCTGGGTATTGTTCATACCCTACCACAGTCATGGGTTCGTAACAATCAAAGGTGTCGTTCTCGTGAAAGCACGCCACCCAACACGGATCGCCGAGTTTAAATTGAGGTTTAGGGGCACGGTGGGTGAGCTCCACCATCGAGAACGTTTCCTCACCGTCCCGACTAGTCTCTGTGTCAGGAGAGTATAGGTCGTCTTGTCCCGAAGACAGTGGGGGTTGGGAATTGTCTTGTAAAACCATGGTTACTCACCTTCTCATGGGTTCATTCACTTCGGTGCTTTTTGTTGCTGTTGAGCCAGAAAAGCTTCAAACTCTTTCTGGTGGTAGGCGTACCAATCCTGCCACTCAGCAATCACTTTTCCACGCATGACACACTCTTGGTTGTTAAAGGCGGCGATGCTTCCAAAGTCGGACATCGTAAGGCCGGACGTTTTTGTAACATCGTTGGAGAAGCTGCCGGCCATTCCAGCGCTGGCGCTGAGGGCGGATTGACCCTCGAGGGTGTCGCGGTACAGCCGCACAAAACCCAAAGGCAGACGGAAAGTAGCATCCACTTCAGCAGGGACATAACGAATCACCTCTTTAACTGTGACGGGTTTGTTACGGGCATCGGCTTCGGCTTGCGCCAACCGTTTCTCACGGGCATCCAAATCTTTAGCGCGAGCCGCTAACGCATCGTCGTTCGCTTTCTTGGAATCGACAACCCACTGATCGTACTTACTTTTGTAAGTCTCGTAGTCGGCTATCGCCTTATCGCGGGCTTTGTCAGCTTTGTCGATTTCTTTCTTAGCACTGACATCACGATTGTCGTAGCCGCGTTGCCAAACCCAATCGTAAACGTGCCACGCGCCCCACGTTGCCACTCCCAAAGCCGCGACAGTAATCCACACTTTGGGGTTCAACCAACTAGGTAGTGAGAACATGGGAAGAACTCCTGTGCCGTGAGGTGTTGGAAAGGAAGGTCATAGAATGACCGGGTATGAGCACCGCTCTCATATAGAAGCGTACAGACAAAAAATATACCGACACTGGAGTGGAGGCCTCCCAAGGCCTCCACTCCAGCTACTCACTTCTTACTCGACAGGGATTCGATCACCGCCATACCGAACAACAACCCCAAGCCAGCGAGGAACTCACCGCCGGTGGTCGTGTTCTGTTTGTCGATCGCGGCCTTACGCAGGGCGTTACTCAACGGGTCGTCGCCGTGGGGATTACCCAGACTAAGGTCGATGAGTTCGCGCTCCGTGGCATCGGTCACGTCGACCCAACCAATTGGTGACCGCGCGATCACACGCGACTCTTTACCGTCGCGAATCAACAGGACCGGCATGCCCAGCAACTTATCGCTGGCGCGTGCGAACGTGTCAGAGCCCCACAGTTCGGTCTTACGGAACGCTTTGAGTTGACGCTCGTTGTTGTTGAACGAAGAGAGTCCGAACACATGTTTGGAAGAAGCCTTCTCGTAACTGGCGGTATAGTTGCTCTGAGCCATCTCATTGATGATGGTAAACATGGTTTGATCTCCTACTGGTGAGTGGACTGAAGTTGTTATGTGTTGGACAGCATATACACCCTACCCGACGATTTGTCGGGTAGGGTGTATGACTCTTACATGAAACGTTTACGGTATTCCATCACTGCCCGATCTGCCTGAAGAGCTGCTTGATCGGTATCCAACCCACGCCCGTAGGCGGAGAGACAAATCTCCCGCCAGAACGTTTGTTCTACTTCAGTATAGGCTGGTTTAACCACCGGAGTTTCCTCCGAAGACGCTTCCGCCAAAACGGCCGGTACGCCTTCGTCAGACGACACCAGGACGGTCGTTCCGAGGTCGCGAGGCTCGTGGTTGGGTTCCTCACGTTTCACAGCGACCGTATGGCGTGGTAGGGTGTTGTCAGTTTGGTCCATCACCAACAAGTCGACGTATTCCTCGTAGAAATGCGCTTCCAGGAGGATACCGTATTGGCGCCAGTAGTTATTGCGTGTAGCACCAACGCGATTACGCCACTTACCTAACTCCAACCCTTCCGGGCGAGCGAACCGCACTACGTCCCCCGGTTGGGAGGCCTTCAGGATACGATAGTCCTGAACACCACCGGAGTTCGGATAGTTGATCAGAACATCGCCTTTAGGCAGGTGATATTGGGAATCTTTCCCCGACGGCACATCCTTGGCCAAGGCGAGTTTGACTCGAGCTGGCAGTTCAGCCAACGCCACTTTCAAGGTGGGTTGGACACCCAACGGTTCCTTGGGAGATTCGGAAACTTGTGTGGTTTCCTTCGTCGCTGGTTCTACCACCGCTTGAGTCTTGGTAGAGTTTTGCAGCGACTGGACTGCTTTAGCGAGATCGTCCGCTTCACTTCCTTCCCATGGGCGATTGATCCGACAGCTATCGACGCGCGCCACCAACGGTGCGCCTCGGTTGAGAGCCTCCAGATCTTCAATGTAGCGCGCCACCGATGACACACTCCCGGAGAGCACTACTCTTTTATCCAACGGTACTGTCTTAGCGACGTGGGTGGGAACCATTTTCTCCAGGAGCAACAACCGATCGTGTTCCAACACAAACCGACCAAACGCACTACTGTTGAAACGACCATCGCTGTCAAAACAGTTCACCTCCGATTCAAAGTGATGCTTCTCCAGATTCACGACTTGTTTGGGCAAAAGTCCAACGACACCGATTCTCATAACGACTCCTTTGGTGAGGAATGGGATGCTTTTGCATCCTCTGGATTCATAAGGACGATATAGTTTTGAAATCTCGTTCAAACGTGGTCAGTATGGTATGGCCAACCTTTTTAAACTTACGGGATCAAGTCATGTCAACCAAACTTCAGCAGCACTTTGTGGCGTCGCGAGACGTTGATTTCACCGTCTCCCAGGAAGGTTTTGCTGGAGATGCCGTGCAATGGGTGAAAAACCTGTTTGCGTATAGCCCTCCGGACGTCCATAAATGGATCGGTAAGGCTCTGACGGCCGGTGGTGGTGATATCGAGAATGTCAACAAGTTCCGTAAGCTCTTGGTTAAGTGTTTCACCGATCCTCGGTGGATTAACCAGCAATCGTTCCATAAGGACGAGATCTCGGCACTGTACTTTGGTAAGCGCCTAACGTTCGGTAAGATCGCCCCGACGTTTGAGTCTGTTCAACATGGCGTCGATCAGACGATCAAAGAAATCACTGACCTGACAGCGGCTGCACGGATTCATTCCGATGCGATCCAGGCGCTCTATACCAAAACCTTGCGTGACCTCGGTCCCGCGCTGCGTAGCGCCCAATCAGCCTATGAGCAGCGCATCAAACGCATGCGCGCAGGTGATGCCAGCGCGACGTCCGGTAGTTTCTTCGATTTGATCTTCGGATCTGTCTTACCGGCACTGATGCTCGATAAACGCCTCAAGCAATTGGCGGATGAAATCCACGCGGTTCACGATCGTTTGGGTTCGAAACGGTACTGGGGTAAGGTGGGTGCGTTCGAACTCTTCGGTGGTCGGATCGAGAAATCCGCTAACGGAGAACGTGTCCTAACCAATGCGGTGACCGAAGGTCCTGTCCGCCTTCCCGCTCTGAACGGTGAGCAAGTCCAGTATCTGGGCAAGACTCTGTTGGATTGGGTGGATCGTGGTTACTTGTTTGATCCGCAGTCTGTCGTAGCTGCCGGCGTGTTCGGTAATAACAAGTGGTTCAACGACTGGTCGTTACTGGATCAGAGTGATTTCGATTTCGAAGACTTTGATACTACGAAAAACACGTTTGCTGACAACCGCAGTGCGCCCAGTGAAGAAGAAATCTTCTGGTACTTGGCCAAACAGTCGAGTTATGCGGAGGAACTGGAGAGGCTGTTTAGCACCAAGGTGTTTTTGAAGAAATGGGCTGGCCGTACGGCACTATTCAGTTCCCTCTCCGAAGCAGCGGTTGGTCTGGTGTATTGGATGGCTGGGTCCACCGTTAACACTCGGTAAACTCCCTATAAAACCTAGTCCTTCAAGGACTAGGTTTTATGCTGTCAGTAGGGTAGGGGTCGATACTATGACCTAAGACTTTAAGCCGTACACGGGAGTATAACGTGGGACACCTCTTCAAGAATCTTTTAGGAATAGTGTACTGTGAGCAAAAAGGAGATTCCATACGTCTGGGTGGTCTCGCTGTTGAATCACTTGCTCGAGACATCAAGTCGACGTGGAGTACATCAAAGATCAATGACAACATGTTCACGGATCTTGGAAGGCGTAGCATCGAATTTCCACTCTTTTATGCTCTCGAAGTCCACTACATGTTGCGGAGTCTTCTGAAGAACCGCAGGAACTACACCAATCGTCGTACGATCGAAACGGCGATTCGGGAACTGGAACAGAATACTTGGTTGGCCAATACGGTTGAAGGTAAGGAATTTCCTAAAGTTCTCGACCGTAGCAAACTCAATTTGTTCTACAAAACACCTCTCCCACATCAACTAGCATTCTTCGATGTTTACGAGAAAGGGAAGGCTCAGTTAGGTCTGAATGGTTACTTACTATCTGCCGCCGCTGGTAGTGGTAAGGAACAACCGCTATACGCCAACATCAAAGTCCCTAACGGCTGGAAGGTGATGGGTGAGATGAAGGTAGGAGACACCGTGGTAGGTTGGGACGGTCGTCACGCAAAAGTCACTGGAGTTTTCCCGCAGGGTCTGAAACCTATCTACCGACTAATCACGAAGGACGGACGTGAAGTCGAAGCCGGGGCAGAACATCTCTGGCGGGTCTACAACAATCGTGAAGTCAAGACGAAGTCCGACTATTGTCGAATCATCAACACCCTCGAAATTCAGGAGAAACTTTCTTCTGGTAAGCGGGTACATATCGACCTCATGAGTCCGGACGAGGGCGAAGAGATCAGTCTCCCCGTTGACCCTTATCTGCTTGGTGTCTTCATTGGCGACGGTTCCTCGGCCAACGGTGCCATCACGATAACTAAGAACGACACGGAGTTGTTTGAGAAAGTCAGTCAAAAACTGCCAGAAGGTGTTACATTAGTCGAACGTGCCTGCGGGGAGAAAGCGCGCACTTTTGGAATCACACGCACCGACAAGTCCAAACCAAACCCCCTGACCGAAGCTTTGAAGTCAGTCGATCTCATGTTCCGGAAGAGTTGGGAAAAGTTCATTCCTGAAAAATACTTCCTAGCATCGAAGCTACAACGCTTCGATTTACTTCAAGGTTTGATGGACACAGACGGTACCGTTAGCAATCCAGGTGGTACTATTTCCTATTGTACCACGAGCGATCAACTTGCCCTTGACGTCCAACGACTGGTTTGGTCTTTGGGTGGGATTGCTAGCATTTCAGCTAAACAGACTCACTTCACTTTCTTGGGAATGCGCAAGCCGGGTCGACTGGCCTATCAAGTCAACATCAGAATGAAGAAACCAAGTGACGCTTTTAGCCTCACGAGGAAGAAGTCTCTGACGAACGACGACAACCAGTACGCTGAGAATCTCAAGTTAGAGATCATTCGAGTTGAGGAGGCGGGATTAGAAGAGTGTCAATGTATCATGATCGACCATCCCGACCACTTGTATGTGACCGATAACTACATCGTCACTCACAATACACTCACCGACTTGATGATTGCTGAAATGGTGGGTTCTGACTACGTCGTTATTGTTTCTCCTAATAACGCTATCCACCGTGTGTGGAAAGCCGCTTTGATAGGAGAAAAGCGAGAGTATAAGAAAGAGCAACCTTACTGGATGGTCTCAGAAGGTAAGCCTTACAAGAACGAGCGTTTCTTGATCACTCACTACGAGGGACTCGAGAAACTGATGGCGGTAGTAAACCGTCTTCACGGTAAGGTTACGGTTGTGTTGGACGAGTCACACAACTTCAACGAGATCAAGTCCAACAGGACTCAGCTCTTCTTAACTCTCTGTGAACGCGCCAAGAGTGAGAACGTCATTTGGGCTTCAGGTACCCCGATTAAAGCGTTAGGGGGCGAGTGCGTTCCACTATTGAAGTCCATTGATCCACTGTTCACTCCTAAGGTCGAAGCCAGCTTTAGGCAAATCTTCGGTGTAAACGCCCAACGTGCATTAGACATCCTCCGTAACCGCATGTCGACCATCACGTTCCTGGTGGAAAAATCGGCTGTTCAGCAAACTAAACCCATCACCCATGAAATACGGGTGAAGATACCCGACGGTGAAAACTACACGCTCGACGCGATCAGTCGGCAGATGTCGGAATACGTCGCTCAACAACTGGACCACTATAAGACGAATTACCAGTCTTACCAGGATGTGTACGACCACTGTTTGCAGGTCTTTGCTGACAACATCACCGACGCCAAGGTCAAAGAGGACTTCGCCACGTACAAACGGTACGTCGTAATCGTCAAGCGTAATCCGGATCCCCGCTTTACCGCCAATGAGATGAAGTTCTGTAATGATTTTGAGTCCCAGCAGATCGCTCCGGCGTTGAATCAGGATGATCGAAAAGCTTTCAAGGGAGCGAAGTCGGTTATAAAGTACGTCGACTTGGTGGTGCGCGGTCAGGCCTTGGGTAACGTCCTGGGCAAAGCACGTAGTCGCCTTCATGTGGAAATGCTCAAGTACATTGACTTCGACGCTATCCTGAGTCAAGCTGAGAAGAAGACGGTCGTATTTACTAGCTACGTTGACGTGGTAAAAGCGGCGGAGTCTCTTTTCAAATCCAAAGGGATGCGACCCTTGACAGCGTGGGCGGAAACCAATAAGAACTTGGCAAGTAACGTGGCCGCATTTGAGAAAGACCCTAAAGTCAATCCGATGGTGGCGACGTTTAATTCCCTATCCACGGCTGTACCGTTGATCATGGCTGACTTGTCGATCTTCCTTAACGTTCCTTGGCGAGACGGTGAGCTTGTACAGGCTAAGGCTCGAACGGATCGCCTCGGACAAGATACTCAAGTCAAGTACTTCATGGTCTACTTGGACACCGGTAAAGAGCCTAATATTTCCACTCGTTCCAAGGAGATTCTGGAGTGGTCACGAGCTCAAGTCGCCGCGATTATGGGGCAAGATTACAACGGTGAGGCCGCTAAAACCATGGACTCGTATATTGCGTCGTTGGAAGGATACCATGACCTTGACTATAACCCGCAGGAGGTTATCGTGAGTTTCGAATCCGCATTAAACAACGTCCTCGATTTAGATCTTGATACTACAGGGTTTTAAGGCAAAAAAAAAATACGTATGAGAGGGGGTTAACCCCCTCTCATACCTACACCGGTTGATCGCTCAACGGCACCAACTGTCCGGCCCACTGCTCCATCGCTCGTATGGTCGCCGAAAGTGTGGCTGAAACACCGTGGAGTAGCATACCGCCACGCGATGCGTCGGTGTTGATTTCGAGATACCCTCGATCGTAGAGAGTTATCGACATCAACGCTCCATCCTCGGTGATGCCGAGGCCGCGGACGCAACCACGACCCCGGATTATTTCCAAGTAGTCCTGTAGCTTCCTGCCTCGGAACCTCCGGTTCCCAAACCGTTCAACGGCTTTGGCTCCTTCCTTGGCTCGCCAGCCCGGCTGCTGGCGAGCCGTCTGCTCCCGTTCCTTCATGAAAGCCAGCCGGGCGGCCTTCCAGGCCGCCCACGCCCCACTCATGGAGCGCTCCCGTGGGACAGCCACGGGTGTCGCGTTGAACAACATGTCTTGTTCCATGGTGAGTTTCCTACAAGTGGGTTGTGATTTTACAGAGAGCATCGTGTTCAGTTCAAATGGACGTTATGTAACTGAAAATCCTTCCAATGAGGCAGCAGCATATATGCCGACCCGTATTGGGTCGGCATATATGCTGCTGCTGAACTGTTATGACACGATTCCTCCTGATGTCAACTTAGTAGTAGGGTCAGTTAACCATACCCTAACATGCTCTAAACCTTCAGGAGTGGCAAGGTTCCACACGGGTACATGATAGTCGATAGCAATCTGGTAGGCCGTGTTCGTACCGCCCTTTACAGCGAGACCATTCCGGGCAGGTGGGGCATAACACACCACTGCCTGGACAGGGGTCTGTAAGTCATCCTGGAGGATCTGGTAAGCGTTGCGGACATGCATTGCGATACCTCCCCTTCCTAACCCCAGAAACGAACCACGAGCCTGAAATGCAAGCTCAAAGGCTTTCCAGTAATTCGGAAAACTCTTCGGACAGATAAAGGTTTCGTTATCGACCGTGCGGGTACGACCAGAAGGATAACGCATGTTCTCCCAGGGCAGATAGATCCTCGCCGCTCCAGGGAGCTTTATGGAGGAGGAAACAAACCCCTCATATCCCGCCAGATCCGCACCATCCGCGTCACCACTCGTCAACCCTAATCCTCGATCAGCGAGGGTCTTACCTACCTGACGTAAAAGGTCAAGGGACTCCGATGGTGTTTCTCGACTACCAATGATAGCTACCCGAGGTAGCGCCGAAACCCAAGACATAGTTTGTCCTTAGTACTTTTGCCACATTGTGAGACACCACTGTAAAGAAAAAAAGACCGGGCATACACCTCCTCCTGGACTCAGAAGTCCAGGAGGAGGTAGCGTTTACTCGCTCGATAGAGTTACCCTACGAAAGCGCGGGGGCGGGTTTGTATCCAGGCGCGACGAGCTTTCGGTAACCGTCCAGTAACGGGCGCCATTTACGCATGGCGAGTATCAACGCCCCATACTGAGTTTCTTCTTCGGTTACTGTGAGAGCCTCCGTGTGCTCCATGACGCGCTTCTTGTCACTGCCCCGACACTCGATCAGGATCGCCCCCACATGCGCCACAGGGACGTTCTGCGTACGTTGGATGTCACAACTCACCCGCACTTCCAGTCGCTTGCCACACGGCTGAGTTGCACAAGCGATCAACACATTCTCGACTTTCTGCATGGCAATTCCCCCTTAGTGATACTTCTCAGTTGGATTCGGTGGCGTTAGGGCGTGTGGAACCCGCACGGACAATACCGACGTCGTTATCGAAAACTACTTGATCGAACTTGGGAGGTGTGGAAGGGCGGCGTTTCTTACTGTACTTGTATTTTTTGCTAGGCTCACGCCAATAGCAGTTTTCCTTGTAATACCCTTTACTACGATCGTAACGTTCCAGAGCAATGCAGTGATCCGGGCGACGACCCATGTCTTCGATGAAATTCAACACCGATTCACGCCAGCGATCACAGACAGTGATTCCATTCGCCTGTCGACGTTTGAAGTTCGGGTTTTTCGGGTTATGGCAGCATTTGTTTATACCCATCCATGCTGCATACTCCACGGTTTGAGATTCATCGTGAGTCGTTGAGACCTCCCTCTGATAACAACCGCAACTTACAGTACCCGCCGTAATCAGTCCTGCACGCGAAATCACCGTTTGATTACCACATGCGCACTGACATTTCCAAGCCGTCGTCGAACCGCTGGACTTTTTGTTCTTTCGTTTTCCGGCCAACCCAAGAACAGTAAGGTTACCAAATACCCGACCGGTTAAGTCTTCGAAAATTTCCTGCAATTCTAAAGACGCACACCCACACGAAGGCTGTCGGGCGGTGGTGAGGTAACTCGTCCCTTTCTCCACGATATTACCGCAGTCACAGCGGCATTGCCAGATGCGATTTTGGTGTTTATTGAGTCGGAGGAATTTGTCTACCACCAGCTTCCCATATCGCTCTCCTTCCAGAGACCGACGAGAATGGTTAGTAACTACCGCATAGTCGGACTTTTTCTTTTCTTGCCGTCCCTGGTAACGGGTGATGTCTTGGAGTACTTCTGCTGCTACGGAGTCGGCTTTGATCCAACGGTCGATGGAGGACTGCTGAATGCGATCGCTCACCATCCACCGTACATTCTCTTTGACCCAACCAAGAGCATTGACGTCACGAAGTAACGTGTGATGATAACTTGGAGGCATACCTACGTCAGTAATGAATGCCGGAAGGTTGTCGATCCAGGTCCTTTCCACAGGTAGGGGTGACACACGTTGCTGACTAATGACCGTGACTTTAAACCACTCAGCGTAAATCTTAGTACGTGCCATACCGTGTTTGACACCCCTTACTTTCCCTCTTAAAGCCTTACGAGCACAACCACATGAAGTGGTGATTCCGTTGAGTAGCAAGTGGCAACGCTTAGACGAAATTACCCCACAGTCGCAACGGCAAGTCCAAAGACTTAAATAAGCCATAGGCCCGGTAGGATCAGAAAGTTCCAGCGCGACCAAACGACCAAAACGCTTCCCGGTCAGATCGTAGTTCGCTTTTCCCACTTTCACCTTGGGGATGAGTTTGAGTTTCGCTTCGATCGCCTGTTGGCGTTTGACGTTCGGTTTCATGTTTCAACCCTTATTTATTCGCAGATGTGATCGTACAGGAAGGACGATCGTTGTCGGGTAGGCGTTTGATGTCCGCTTTGTAGGTTTTATCGCGTTCCCACTCGCCGCGTTTGATGAAAGGTTCTCCATTTCCTTGATTGGGAACCGACCGGGAGACAACAAAGGCGCACCCTGATGCATCATACAAGACATATTGCTGCTGGGTGGAACAACCAGTCAACAAAATCAGACTGATCAGTAGTGACCACGTATAGTTCTTCATGGTCTTTTCCTCATGCCTTGCGAACGAGATGGACCTTTCGGATCTTCGGATGTTCTTCAGCCGGACGACCGTCGGTGAATTCCAGTTTGAGCGGTTTGTTTTCTACCGTGTACGGAGTCTCAGCTTCGATCTTCGCTACGATTTCATCGTAGTGTTTCTGGAGAGCCTGTGCGTAATCGCCTTCCAAATCACGGATACCGCGAAGGATCTTTTCCAAATGACGTTCGACATCATCGAACTTCGTGAAAAGATTTTCATCCGTTACTTCGGCTGGCCTGACGATCCAATTCTGCGAATCGTCGAACTGGCGGTAAGCGGCTCGAGGATACTGGTTGTACCATTCTTTTCCGTCAGTATCACGGAAAATGAAGCCGTCATACTGAACCTCGTCATCCCATTCACCGGCGACGCGCTCATGTTTTTCGCAGGTCAATTCGAGAAATTCGATCGCCAAGAGCTTATCGGTCCATGGAAGATACAGCGGGGAGAATCGCGTTTCGGACGCTTCGAACTTGATGTTGATGAAGAGGGTTTTTTCATTGGGCGTATAACGCATGTCGATTCCTTTGGGTAGGTGATGGGCATAAACCTCCCCCCTCTGGTTGAGAGGGGAGGAGGTTCTTTATACTTCTTCTTTTTGGTGATCCAACGCGATCAACTCTTGTCGGGTCAACGCATTCGAGCTGTTACCGTAAAGCTTGCGCGCACTGCGACACAACATGCAACTGCAAAGACGTCCCGTGTTGATACGCCGACGCGCATTCAAGAAGCGCCACTGCGCGTCATTTACAGCAGCTACTCCCCAACGAGCATCCTGACGATATCGCTTGGCCAAGAGCCGCTGGCGTTGATGGCGCCGTTCTGAGCGAGAGTACTGAAGTACCATGTTTCTGACTCCGTTCGCCCCCTGCACCTCGCGTGCAGGGGCAGCGTATGATCGGAGTAGTCGACGACTCTTTCATGACTGATCCTCAGGAATAAGGTTCGAAGTAACGTTTGGCGTCCACAAAGTCATCCCAACAGTCTCCTCGCACATGAGACAGAATCTTACGGCGAGACAGCTGACGGAATTGCTTGTGATAACGCTTTCGGCTATACCGACCCACCCCGCTAAAGAAACGATGATGGTCCGATTGCACGATACGTACGATCTGCGCTTCGCTCTTGGAGTACAAGAGTTTCGGCAAACGGTGCTGTCTCCAATCGTCCTGGGTAGTTACCGCAGGACCGAGGTTAGGAAGCCACCAATACAGCAGGTGTTTGTACGGACGACGGATGGTTCTTGCCATGGTTGATCTCCAGTCTGGTTGGACTATAGATCAACAGCGGGTAGCGGTGGTTCATGTCTCAATTCCCCCAGGTGGCGATGTGTTTCTTGGAAAAGGCAGCGACAGCGCGGTGACTTTCGATCAACGTGGCGTTCGGATACATTTTCTGGTAAGCTTGGCGGGCCTCATGCAAACGACCCGCGTTGGTCGCTAGTTCTTGCCAACGTTCAGAGTAGGTGGGCCTCGGACCTGAACGCTTGTGTTTGATACCCATGACTACTCCTTAAAACAATGATCAGTACCACCAGAAATACTTCGTATCTCGGGACCTCGATTCGGGTAGATGATTGTCCCAACTACCTGCGCGTAAATGGCGGTGAAGTTTAGCACGCTCTAGCCGGCGTATCAGGTGAGAACCGTGCAGTTGGCGATACCACCGAGGAACGCCTCGGAGACCTGATCGACAGTCGCGGCGATCGTGGTGTTTCTTACTCGGGTGTTTCTTGCACGACATGAGTGGGTTTTCCGTTTAGGGTACAACTTCGCCCTATACGGAAATGAAACGTTTTACGGATCATACTCGCTCCTTATCAGAAAACGCGTTCGGTATACGTCTGGCGCCGTTCCAGACACTCAGCGAGTTTGAAGAACCTTTCGCTGGCGCGTCCGATGAGTCCCGAAGCCTGATCAAGCGCTTGGTCTACTGTCCACGACGCCAACCGATCGTCTTTGAACTCGTGGCAGAGACTTGCCAGGTTGCGTTCATTGATGTACTGCTCGAACGTCAGTTTAGCGTGGTTGTGGAGTTCCACGGAACGGCGCAGTCGATCCGTGAAAGCACCGTGATATCTCTTCTCTTCTTCCGTCAGCGGCTGGATAACACCGGGATCATAAGGGATGTCTTTGAAGATCTCTTCGATCGGCGAATCGACAGGGTATTCGATGACTTCGAAGTTACCAATCTGGTTTGGCTGAGGTGACATGCGCAGAAATCCTCTCGGTATGACTGGAGCCGTACGGGTAACCCGTACGGCTCCAGTAACTCACCACCAATACCACTTGGCATTACGGACACGGTTTTCCGGAGCGTGAGCTTCCAGACTGTCTGTGAGCAAATGGCGGTGGAGTTTGTGGTTTTCGTTCAAACGGATCTGTTTCGATCCGTGCAGTCGGCGGAACCACCGGGGGACACCGTAGTGTCCCGGATGGTGGTCACGGGTGTAGCGTGCTACTGCTTTCTCATACGCCTTCTCGACCGTACAGGTCGGGTAGCGGTAGAGAATCCACCAGCGGTCACGCAGGTTCTCATCCAGCGTACCGATGTGGCGGTCAATCATTCCTTTCTTGTTACGGCGCAGTGTCCTGGACATTTCTGGTCTCCTGGTAGGGGCATAAAAGCCTTCTACCAAGACGACCGCTGTGTGCGTAGGGCATGGGGTTTATTCCTATTCATTGTGAAACTGAGGGGGAAGGCGAAGACCGGTATCTTGCGCAATGATCCCTATCTCTGGGTGATGCTTGCCTGTAGGACCAAAAGCTTCAAAATACGTTCGACGTTTCAAGAACGTCAGGCGTTTGTGAAGAACGATCCATGCAGCGGCTCGCGTCACGAGATAGATGGTCACCAACCAAACCGTAAACCAGTATCCCGCATGGTGGAAATAACCACCGAGGAGACCGTAGCTAAGTACCGCTACACCATAAATGGCGTTGCGTAATTTAGCATGACCGTAGATGAACCCTCGGTCGTATTGTTGGGTTAAGAACCACTGGGGTCCTTTATGAATCCCGACCCAGATGATGTTGTAGTTGGCTGCCACACCCATGATCAACCAAAGCGTACAGAGCAAAACGACACCGTCGGTGAGCGTCATAGCGAACTCCTGTTGTAGAGAAGATCCAGTAAGATTTTCCGGAAGACCTGAGTGAGACCATCAGTCACGACAATGGTCTTTGCAGTAAGAGCTTCCTGAACGGACTCAGGTGTGGTACGCATCAAATCAAACGGAGAATCCAAAAGATCGAATCCTTCCGGATGCGCGGTACCCACAGGACCTTTCTTATTCCGTTTAGGCCAGAGGTCAAAAAAGACAATCGTTCCGAACCGACGCGTTGGAATAAAAACCACACGACGTCCGTCCGGTAAAAGCGATTTCGAAGCATGCGGTAGTTTGTATTCGTAAACACCTGCTGCCGGCTCACCGCGGCGGTTCAACCACGCGCTTTCAAACGGGATCGACGGTAGGTGTTCTTGGATAAATTCATAGAGACGACGGGTGTCCGCCACTTCAATTTTCAATGCAGCCAACGCTGAGGCACCTGGCATGTCCATGTACTAAGATCCAAAGGAAAAGGTCGGTAACACTGGGAGACTGACTCTCGCGAGAGTCAGTCTCCCAGGACGGAGGTCACGCCTGTGCGGCCAGCTTGGGGTCGGTCCAACCGTGGCGCTTGATCAGGTATCGAGCCCAGAAGTTGGCCACCAACATCAGGAGGCCGCCCACCCAGGTAGTGAACAGGATGAAGAAGATCGGCAGGCCCCAGTAGAACAACTTCATGGCGATCTGGGACGACAATCCCTGGCGGTGGATGTTCCAGAAGAACTTGTTCGGCTTGCCGGTGACGGCGGCAGAAACGACCAGACCCAGCCAGATACCGCCGAGCAAGCAGATGAACGTAATCATGACAGACATGGCTTTTTTCCTTTTGAAGTGAGTAGGTGTGAACCGTGGCTTTGTTTTGTACCACTGTGTTCACTACGGTAGTATGTAACCCAAATCCTTTATAATCGTTATCTTTTGAACGATCGACCCATACCCGCCTCGCAAGAGCGTAGGGTTTTACCTCCGTTCCTACATGAGGTTCTCCATGTCCAACGCTAGCATCCAAGCGCAATTACTTGCCGCCGTTAACGCCAAGCTTCAGACTCACCTTACCGACAGTGACGTCGAGTTTGGTGTTCCAGAGTTTACCGGTGCCACCCCGAACAGTCAGGTACGTGTCACGCCGTCACCCACCTGTACCGAAACATTCGATACTGTCATTAAATACGACCGCGTTGACCTTGCTGATGTGGCCACGCGGATCTTCGCACCGATGTACTTTGATAAGAGTCTCTATACCCCACCACTGATGCTCCACGATATCCTGGACCACATCGCAACCCTTACCGGGGTGACACTCAGTACGGATGACGTGGTGAATGTCGAACTGACCAGTTCGTATCCGGGTAATGTGTTAGTGGAAACTGCCGTTAACCTTGTGGCCAGCGACAGTTCTTTTTATGTTTTTGGCACAGGTCGGATGCCTTATGTCTTTGATTACGGTTCGATCTGAAAAAAGGTGAGTCGGAGGCTCCTAAGGGTAGATACCCTTAGGAGCCTCTATGCCGTCAATGTATTACCGTGAGTACGCGGCCGTAATGAATCAGATGTTTCTTTTCTTTACTTCCGGACTTACTGACGTGGTGGTCGTGTTGCTCGATAGTGTATGCCGTGTCACCAGCTGTCTTACCGAGTTTGTGGACACCCTTGACAGTACCATGTCCACGCGTCCCGCGGTAGGGCCAAGAGACTTTTGTCCCCGACGCCAACGTCTTGAAGGAATGTTCCGCCAGCGCCTCAGTGGTTACGTCTGTCGACGGGTCGTCAGCGAGGTTTTCCTGACTGGTAGAGAGATGGTGGAGTGATCCGGCTTTGTGGTAAGCCACGTGGTCCGTCTTAGAAGATTTGATTTCGTACTGGGGTTCTTCGGACGACGCATGGTGCGTGTAGCCATTGACTTGGAAATCGTCGGTGTGGACTTTCTGAATAACACCCGAAACACGACCCGCTTCGGAGTTCCAAGTAACGTGGTCCCCGACGTGAAAATTCGTTTTGGCTGATTCTAACGAAACCAGCAAAGCGTTAAAGTGTTCAGTCGCACGCATGTCGTAATCCTCTCGGAAAATCAATAACCCAAAACCTTCACCTCTGTAACGTCGTCTTATTCAAACTGGCGGTGAGGGCGTTTCAGGGAGACGTCGGACCAACAACCCTAACACGGGGTTACTCCGACCACCGAAACTTGCCGGGGTTGTTAGGAAACCTTTGGCTTTCAAAGCGGCATAAAACGCCAGCTCTTCGTTGGATACCTGACCATCAGGGGATGTCTGGGTGAACCATGCTGGAGTAATACCCACACGAATGATGTCCTGACCTTCCATACGCGATTCGATCACCTGGATAGCAGCGTCTTTGTAGCTACCCGATTCCGGTTTGGCGATGTCGAATTGTTCCAGCGACGTGGGGTTGACGCCGTGGTAGAGTGGGGGTACGTAACTACCCATGGTAAACTCCTTAGTTAAGGTGGTTGGCTACGCGTTGTTCTAACCCGCGACGATCGGTCAGCAGGTCAAAACATACCGCGACCATTGTCCGGCCATTGGGCGATTCCGGATCGAACTGCCGAGTGTCCGTGCGAGTGGTGTACCCCATACTGGGAGCGATCCACTCGTAAAGCTCATGGAACTCTCTGGCCAGTTCCAATGCCTGCTGTTCAATGTCTTCGAGCTCTTTCGGATTCAGATGGCGTTCACCAACGTGTGAAAAGTTCGGGTTAAAGAAGCGTCGCTTGAACCATCCTCGTTTCACGTAGACACGTATGCCGGGGGAATCGTGATGGAAAACCTGGAGTACTCGAGTACTGGAAGTTAGATTTTTCATCTGCTGCCCCTCACTGGTTTTCGGGCCAGACCACCGCGTCGGCTCTTCCGGTAAATACCAACCACGCTGCCCTGAAACGCGCTGGAATACCCATAACGATCTGAGGACGAGCAGGTACCCAGGTCTTACCATCACGCGACATGGAAACCTCGTGAATGGATTTCAACAAATCTTCGAGTTTCCAAACACTGGGAGTAAACATAGACAGTCCTTAGAGGCAAAAGAAAAAGGGCCGGCTTTCCCTTACCTACCGGCAGATCGGAGTGGATTCAAGTGCGGTGGCTATCTCAAGAGCGGATCCACCCGAGCTGGCGCTCGAGCTTCAATTCCTCACCACTATCCTGAACATTCTACTTGCACCCACTAGGGTCCCCACGTACACGGTATTGAAGAGACTGGAGATTTGACCCGACCAGAGCAACCTAAAAGATCAACACCTACTATGGCAGGTGGAAAAGGGTTGAGTACTGTCGGAACTTCTCTAACGTGTTCGTGGAGCGATATTTTTAGCACTCACTCAGGGTTTAGCTACCACTTCGATGCGCGAAGGTGGTAAAATAACCACGACCTTACCTGGATTGGCCAACGCAAGATTCAGTGCGTTCTCCGTAGCTTCTTCACTGGTGTTGTGCGCGGTAGCTCCTTCAATTTGCCACCTTCCCTTTCTGGTAATAGAAACCGTCAAAGGACTCGGCGGCGGTGCTGGTTCAGGCGCCGGAGCAGGGGCTGGAGCCGGGGAGGGAGCCGGAGCAGGAGACGGCGCGGGTGCAGGAGCGGGGGCTGGTGCCGGGGCCGGAGCGGGTGCAGGAGCTGCGCCGCCATCCACCACCACACCTTGATCAGTGAACTTAATGACACGACCATTGATCTCCACCGTCTGTCCGTCGATCGACTTGACAGTTGCAGGAGTAGCTGCCGTATCGAACACGGTGATAAACACACCACCGACACCACGCACTTGGACCTGTTGCACCTTGACCGGTTTACTGCTGCCGAAAATAGGCACGGTCTTAAGGGTAACGGTCTGAGGGTAGGCGGTGGTGAAGCGCCCTGCAGACGTGTTCACGACATTACCACTGATCGTCGCATTAGGTACGTGCCATTGCAACCATGCGTCACCAGTAGCGGTAAACTGATCGCGTACGACTACCACACCAGGACGCAGGTAAACAACGTCGCGATTCCATTTCTGGACGCCAGCACGGTACATCTGCTCCAGTCCCGTACTGCGCATAACGCAGTAATCACCGTATTCTTTAAACGTGGTCTGAACCGTCGCACTGGTGTTAGGAATCTGACCACCGCTTGCGGTCATCAACACGTTGAAGATGTCCAAATCACCGGATTGAAGGCCGGCATTCAAACCCGCGCTCTCAAACGCATTTCCACCCGGCTCTCGCACGCCAGCGCCCCACGCGTTTAGTACGAACGGCTTGCTGCCGTTGACTATCGCGAGTGAACCTTGATCGAACAGCTGTTCAGCAGCATCCGGATAGCCGGCGCTAGCAGCGGCGCGGTAACTCATCCACGTATCGGCGGCATCCCAACCCGAACGAGCTAGCGCAGTACCCATACCAGGTGCGTAGTAGCTGAGTTCGCTCAACTCACCCTTTGTGTCGTCCGCGTCGAAATACAACACGCGGCGCCACTCTAGCGAAGGTTGAGGCATACCGGCAGCGGAACGGAAAGCACGGAACGTCGGCGCTCGGGCGTCTCGGGCGACGTCTAACACCGTACCCAGCAGCCCCAACAAGTCACCACTGAGGGCATTGGGAACGCTATTGGCGTCGCCGCTGGAATGTAAGAGGTCCCGGTCGTCGATAAAGCCAAAACCAGGCCACGTCGCATGCATCACGTACTGAGCGCAATCCACGGGGAAGGCGAAGGTCGAGAACAGGTTTTCTCCCGTCGCCGTCAGTACCGCCCAGATCGGCATGGACATGTTACTGATCGCCAGGGGTCCGTAGCCGAAACCTTCTGGCCAACCACCGCCTGTCATGTGCTGATTGTAATACGCCATGATCGCCGGCAACATGACGTTGCGCCAATCCGTCCACTGTGCGGGAGCCTTGGGATTTTCCTCGTACATAGCTAAGGCACACAAGGCTTTCGCACAGAAATAACCGGCGTAGTAATTACCTGCGGTGGGCACGCTTTCGAAAGCAGTACCCTTTTCCCAGTATGCAATGAAAGCGTTCGCGCTGGTGTAGATTTGGGTACGCTGAGCCGGCGACAGGCGATCATAACACCAGTCGTAACCCAGTCCATACGCCAGACCGTAGTTACGCACGATATAACCTGAGTCTTCACTGGGTGGCGCCATACCACTCGGGTTGGACATGGCCATCATGATCGCAACGGCTTTGTTACCGTAACGTTGATCGTTCGTGATTCGATACAACAAGGCGTAGTTCAGTACTGCACGAACGTAACTTTCGCCTTGATAGCCGGCGCCGATCGCTGGCGCGTCAGGATATTGGTTCTGTGAATAGGTATTCACCACCCCGGACAGTCGCGCGTCACACCACGCCTGAAGCGCGCTGGAGTCGGCTTGACGGATTTTGGTCAACCGATCGGTATCTAACAGCAACCTAGGATGTGCATTAAACGTCGTCATTGGAAGTTCCTCGACATAGATGAAGCTTTATGGATTTGACACCGCCGTTAAATACGGCCCCCTGTCAGTTGCTTTCCTTCCGCATGGGTAACGCCAGAGTCAAGGACAAAAAAAAACAATTACTTTGCTTTGGAGACGTGTTCAGGAAGATTTTGCTTATTCTTAGTTTTGGCTTTCTTATCTGCCTCGACGTATTCCTTGGCAACCTCCACAGGTATCCCTTTGGCTTCGGCCAGTTCGGGGTCGTGAGCGAGCATTTGCATAAAACGCATTTGCGACTTGGACTTCGAAGGCATCGTCATACTCCTAAAGAACGGTCTCATATCCTTCAGACTCTTTCCTCCGGTAACCTTTGCGTTACCGGAGGAAAGTATGCCTAATTCAGAGTTTATCAAGCTCTTCAAGAAGGGTTTGGGCATTGATCGGTAACGACGCTATTTCGGAGGCAACCTGCCGCCAGGGACCATAAGTGTTGTTGGCCCGCAGTACCGAAACCCAGATATTGTCTTCCGGGTTTTCGCAATCAATCAACAAGCGGAAGGGGTGCTCAGAGAGAGCTAGCAACAGATAAGGTTTGCTGTTGTGTAAGCCTTTCTGGGAAAAATCACGCAGTTTGAATGGCCAATCTGCTTCCTTATCAATTCCGCCTTCGATGTCCCAGCTATACGCGTAGAACTCAGTGTCGGTAGAATTGAAGATCTCGCCGTAGCGGTGAACATAGCGATATTTGGAATGGGGTCCTTCTGACTTACACCCACCCACCAAACGGTTCTCGTCAATTCGACCACGTAAGAGAGTCAGGAACGCAGACAGACTCATTTTCTTAAGGGCGATCTGTGGTAGATCCCAGAACTTTACTTCGTCTGTCAGGGCGAAAAGTTTCAGTCGGCGCCAGTGTTGATACTCCACCGGCTCGTCACGAGTCAACCCACCGTCTTTGTCAACGTTTTCCGACCACCCTTCGCCGTTCTCCGGAAGTTTCTCGTAACCACCTTTGTAGGCGGCAGTGGTGGTTTCGTATTCGTAATCGGGATGGCAACATGCTTCGTGCAGGCGGTGTACGAGATCGGATTCAATCGCTATCGGGGCGAGTTCCGCTAGACGTTCAGCGAGTTGTTCGAAGAGCTTACCTTCCAATCCACAGGCGGTGAACTCTTTCTTGAAAGCCTCAAGGACTTTCGGATTAGTGATTGACATGAAAAGTCCTTATGACGGTTCGATTCACAACGTGTGAGAAGTGTAGGCGCGTTCAGTCGCCTCGTGTTAATTTCTCGTCCTTAAAAGGACGCTCCCTTGTGCGCTGGAGTGGTGAGGAGTCGAACCCCATTCCCCGTTTGACTTAGAGCCATTGTCGTGCACGACAATGGCTAGTCCTAGCCCTCTAGAAAGGCACGGTGCATCAATTCCAATCAATGCTTCCACCCCGTAGTTTAACCACGGTACCGCACAAGCTCACTTCTCACTCATTTTACTTTGGAGCGGGGTATGGGAGTTGAACCCATCTCGTCACCTTGGAAGGGTGATGCTCAACCGCTAAGCCAACCCCGCTTAAAACATGAAGGGGTACCTGGAATCGAACCAGGAATCGCAGAATCAAAATCTGCTGCCGTACCATTTGGCTATACCCCTTGAACCTTTCGCCTAACTCATCGGTTTCAGAGACGCTTTGAAACGGAGCGCTTCATACGACGCTTCGGCAACCAAGTTGCTAGCCGCATCCACAGCCGATTGCTCGTCTTCGTTCAGCTTCAGTAGATAGATACGGTAGACTTCAGCCAGATGTTCAGACACAGGAACGTAGTTGAACTTTGAGAGCGGTTTGGCTTGTTGGAGAACCGGTAAGACGGCTTTCCAATGATTACCTTCTTGTTTCAACGACTCCCACAGGACGCGTTGCGCTTCCACGAGTAGATAGTTGACATGCACCGGCAGTTCGTCGTAGGTGACATGACGTTCCACCAACTCGTGAATCAATCGAAACTTCACCGACCCGTCGGCCTCTCGAAATGGCCGGTACGTCTGGTAAGGAGTCGGGCCCTTGGGTTTACGTCCTACGGTGTTTTCGTAAGGCGTTACGGTGATTTCGTAAGGCGTGATGTGTACGTACTTCTGTTGACCGACGTGGTACTCGACGTCAACAATGACCGGCTGTCCGCGCTTCTGGGTGCGTCGAATGTATCCCTCAGTGAACAATTGGTCATCACGTTCGATATGGCGGGTATCGAAGTAATACGGTTGGCCATTGACGGGGAGATTCTGTTCAGCCCACAGCAGAGCTCCACTGGCCAAACCGTTCTCATCCAACCAGCTTCGGTAATCGTTGTACCACTGTTCGTACACGCCCCCTTTCAGAGTACCGTGCTCGTTGAGTTCTACAGGTACGTTAGACGGGGTGCTTGCAAAAACGCTCTTGGTTTTCATGTCTCTTTCCTACTCGGTTATGTTGATAAGGTTAACCCACCATCCAGTTATGTCGTGTGGTGGGGTGAATCGTTTCTAGCGAACTACGTATCAAGACTCAAGACTCGCTAGATCAGTCTTGAATCACCAAATGTGGCGGAGAGTGTGAGATTCGAACTCACGGTACGTTTCCGTACGGCGACTTTCAAGGTCGCTACCTTAAACCACTCGGACAACTCTCCTTTATCTGTAAATCTCCTCGTTGGAAGAGACTTACAGATACACCTTCGCAGCATTGGAAGGTGCTCTGGTCAGGACTTTTTTATGACGAAGACTCTCAACTACCAGGTCCCCGGATGGCTAATGCCGGTTAAGCCCAAATACCCTTCGTTGTTCGGTATTAATGCCTAGAGTGTCCTGACGACTTCGATCCAGGCTATAGGGGTCTGAAATTAGATTCACCATTAGAATGGGGGATTGCACCCCACACTTCAACATGCTTCTTCCCTCAGGACTCTACGGAAGAAACACTCCATGTCGCGTCTTAAAGCTCGTCGTTAGGCTACCTTGTTCGCATGAGTCACAGAAGTCCAGTGCTCGTGGTCTTAAGGGCCGTTGAATGGCGACGAACGGCCTTTTCAGAGAGTCCGGACTCTCTGACTTAGACCGCTTTAGTCTCCGACTGTTCTAATGGTGAAAACTTTTTAACTATTTTGGCATTTCTTAACGATCCCACTCACTCACCTGAATGATGGGTGGCTGTGATATCACGGACTCTTGAGAGGACTACTCTGGGTAGTTCAATCAATACAGGATCAAACGCATCCGTATCTTTAACAAGCGTTCCAACGGTATCGGTCATTTTTCCTCAACTCGATGGGTTTCTTTGATCTGAAATAAGCTGGATCCGCCAAGTGTGCACCTTGGCCTACCTACACTCCAGCGCTCTCCGTTAAAGGGGCGCCGTATTGGGCTCGGGCTGATCAGGCCCTTGCTACGGAAGTTGCTGGATCCACAACGCTTTGTGCTAAAACCTCCGCACTCCAGAATAGACTCTCAATGGTCAATTGAAAATCTACTCCAGGCTGAGGAGACCAACCCGCGATCATGAGACTGATCGCATTGTCGGACATGGCGGCAAATGCCATTGCCACATCGTCCAATTCAACGTTCTTGTTAGACACCCACTGTTTTTCTCAGCGCCGATCTGTCTTCGGTAAGAACTATTCCGGTGCATTTACAACAATCCCTATACCCACTGCTACTAAATCAACGCCCCGTAGCACGCGGCGAAGTGATCCATGGGTAATCATCGGGATCTAGGAAGGTTCTGTATCAACAACGCCGGACTGACGATCAACAGTAATTCCAGCTATCATTGTACGGCTCGCTTTAAGGGTTAGGCAAAGAGGTTCTTCGACTTATGCCTAATATCGTTTTCCCGGATATCCACCCACAGCTTACCGGGTAGTTCCTCTCCATATCACCGGTGCAGATAGCCTCTACAAACGAGGTCGGGACGGGAGACTGTCTTTTAGGAAAGAAGTATTCAAAAGTGGTGCCTCAGGTGGGATTCGAACCCACATGCCAATAGGCGGGCGATTTTAAGTCGCCATCGTATACCGGTTCCGACACTGAGGCTCAAACTGGTAGGAATACGGGGACTCGAACCCCGACGGTTTTCACCACTTGAACTGGTGGGCGAGGTGGGAATCGAACCCACGGTGTGAACTTATCTGTGCCTGCCTCTAAAACAGGTGCGTTTCAACCAGCTTCGCCACTCGCCCTTCAATCTGTTTGTTACTAAAATAGCTTCGTTGGATAGGTTTTATACTTAACCGTTCAGACTTTCCATTTCGAACTGCGGACCCGTAAGTACCGGCGCAAGACCTATTGCAGAAAGGGCCAGCGTTACCGTTAGACCGATTGTTCGCTGCGTGGTTAAGTCGCCTTCCAAGGAGTGTGAATGTTTTAGAACAGGTTGGACAGATGAATTTTTTTGGTTCTAAACGTTTCACGCTATCAGCAACATTGGCGGCTAAAGAAAGAGGCCTTAAATTGTTTGTCGAGTCATTGGTGAAATCGCCATCTACATGGTCGACAGTTTCACCGTCTTTTAAACGACGACCAAGTTTAAGTTCCAGTTTCAATTTAGCCAATTGATGGGTTGTCCTACGCGAAGCTGAGTCAGGCTTCACGTCAACCCTCATCCGACCATCCTTACAAAGGTAAGGTCCCCAAACAGTGACGTTTTCATCCCGTATGAATGAAATGAGTTGCTTGTCGTACCAATTTAAATCTGACATGGAGTATCCAAACCGTCGATAGCGCAGGCGCCTATACCAATTCGGCTATATTCCCGGAAATAGTGAGAGTCGCACTACGCGATCCGCTTTACAGCGGGCATTGGGTCTGCTCCCAACCCGACTCTCAAACGTTTTTGAGGTTACTCCAGAACTCACCCCGTTTAATTGGCAGTCTGGATCTGCCACCAGCGAATAACGCTGGGTTTTCCCTCGTATGGTTGATGAAGGTTTCGTTAACACCGCTGGGAAACGTCGACGGGCTTCTTTTAGCCCCAGCTAGCATTAACCGCTCGTTTTAGACCCGCCATGGGACTTTCGTCCAACGACTCACGCCCGGCTATCCACCTACAGCTTACCCGGGTATTTTCCACCGCCGGTTCTCTTCAGGTCCATCGCGCTAGTCAAGTTGAGAGGAGACGTGCCCAGTCCCAACCTCTAACATCGACGCTCGTTGTCTAGAGAAAATTCTCCTCCACGCTAAGCGTGGAAAGACCATCTTCTTGAAGGATCGGTAGGGTGGTGAAGGTTTCGAAGACAACGCTTGGGTGCGGGCCACTTTTTCCAAGCTATCATCTACCACTCGTTTCTAATTTGCCTCGCCCAGTTATCCGCCTACAGTTTTCTGGGTTTATTAGTTAGTTCGTTTCCTATGTCCAGTGCTCACCGAGGAAGGATTCGAACCTTCACGCGTTCTGAGAACGCACCCACTGGCAGGCACCTAAGAGTGCTCTCCTAGGCAACAGGACGGCGTCGAAACGCTCCCGTAGGGTATACCATTTCCCCCACTCGTCGAAACGAACTAACCTACGACTCTCACTCACAACCTAGAACACCACTGTAAAGAACTACGAGGTAATCCGTTGGTAGTTCAAAACAACGCAATCAAGGATAGATCGAAGAATGATGTCGTCCGAGCTGACTTGCCAGACTGGAGGATATCTGCGTGGTCTGAGCGATTATCATTCTCCGACGTTCTTCGGCCAAAGCGGCTTCAGCCCAAGCAGTACTGGCGTCCTCGAACAGCGCGTTCTTGAACATACGCCCCGTGGATGAATGCGGTTTATAATCCTTGATGAATTCGATTTGGTTCTTCAGACAAATCAAGGTGTCTTGTTCAACAGGGAGTCCAACCGCCTCGCGTTCTGCTCGCATACCTAACATACATGCGCCAGCATTACCGGGCATCAGACCCCAGAGCATGTCGGCATCGCGCACCATGTTGGCCAGTTCAGCCAGTTCAGCACTTGAGCAGGACAGTCCGGGCATGGACGGATACTGCGTAGAGCGAATCACGAATGCAACGATGGCGGCCTGCTCGTCAGTGATGGTGTTGGACTCGCGCCACTGCTCAAAGGCGTCTAGAGCGCGAACGATGTTCTTCTTCCCATCTGCACCGGTCGCCAAATCCGGATGGCCGGAATGCTCGATATCGTGGAAGGCGATGGCCAGATAAACTTGGTCCAACAGATGCTTACTGAAACCCTTGCCCGAGAGCTTACGCAATACCTCGAACAGATTCAACACAGCAATGACGTGGTTGGTGTTGTGGTAAGCGAGTTTAGCGTATTCAGGGTTCTCCCGGTATCGGTTCAGAATCGAGCGGTACCGGGTATGAATCCTGGTATTACTGAGAAGCTTGAGAATCTTAGCTTTGGTGACGGACATTCGGGATCCTTTTATTGGTCGTAGTAGTAGCTGTCGTCCACCATAGCTTGCGCGAGTTGGTTGAGCTCTTTCAAGGTGATCTTTTCACTGTACGGTCGACCCCTCAGAGCATTCACGCAGATACCTCGAGGGGCTTTTGAACGCCGTTGACGTGCCTCTAAAGACATCCTCTGGCGCGCTGAGGAGACCGCTTGAGCCACCGTGTAGTTCTTGTCTTCGCGCTCACTGCGCGTGTACGGGATGTCTTGGTAGTTAACACGCATAGGGAGTCTCCAAAAACAACTGGACGGGGCGTGACATGGTCTTTCCTCAGGTTAAATTCAGATATTGGCGATCAGAAACGGACGTTCAGTACTGGAGGTTCGCCGACTCAGAGCGGACTCAAAACCCTCAGGATCTTCACGGTGTTCGAAATACAATGCCTGGAGATCACACCCCAACATGTCGTCGTACGTTCCATCAAACGAGCTTTGATAACCTGGGTACATAAACGCCATGTACTCACGTATCTCAGGATCTTTCAGAGGTCCCACGTAGACAATGTGATCCACGCGTCCAGCGCGTAGAAGGGCATCATCCATCACTTCAAGATGGTTGGTGGTCATGAACACGATGGTGTCGTCCAACGTCACCAGACCATCCAAGGCGTTATACAAACCTGATGGCGTCAAGGTGTCAAATAGACCCTTTAGAGACACGTCAGCTTTTGTGGTATTTTCATCATGCCCGGCAATGGCTGGTGCGTCACTGTTGTCGGTGCTGGGTTGGACTCGTTTCATTAACTTTGATTTCTTACTTCCCAATCGTCGATGGGACGCGCTCGCGGAGTCGAAATCCTCGATGGCCACTATGGCGTTGGTAGGCACAGTACCCAGTGCCTGTTCCAGTAAGGCATCTGACATTTGCGAGAGGTTCACCACGGCAAGATTTCGGTGTAGATGTGAAGCCAGCGCTTTTATCCAGGTCGTCTTACCCGTGCCTGGAGGACCGTGTAGGACAATCGTCAACTTGTATGGAAGACCGTGTTCCTGAAACCAAGCTTTCTGCGACTGCCACTCAGTGATCTTCTGTATTAGATGTTCTTTCATCTTAGCTTCAGCAACCACGGAAGCCAACGGCCTTTTAGCCACGTCAGCTATACGCTCCCATTGTTTCGAGGTGAAAGCGTAGACCCCTACTTTATCTGCCGGCGGTTGGTATCGGAAAGCCTCGATAAAGCGCTCCAGTCGTGCACGAGAACGTCCCAACATCGTTACAGAAATCTGAACATGGATTTGGTAAGCGCCGCCTTGCTGCTGCATGTTCTCTCGATAAAGCCAGAAAGGCCAGCCTTCCCAAAGAAAGAAGTGTTTACCTAAACCCACACCAATGGTGGTGCCGAAATCGTTAAAGCGTGTATAAACGCCATCAATCGCGTAGGAGCGCAAGCGCTTCGACCACGGAATGGAATAAAACCATGCGGAAAAGGCACTGAAGTTCTCCAACCCTAGTCCGACGTTTGAATTGTTGAAAGTCAGAGTTGTCGTACAGTGTTTGATCGTGAATTGCAGAATACGGGAAGGGAGTTTGACCAAAACAAAGGTCACCACGGACATACCGAACAACCCTACCAGTCCAGCAAGAATGGGATTGGCTTTGCTGTACTCTGTGAAATCTTTGAAAAGGGTAAGCAACGTTTCCATGGTGTGTTCCAAAGTGTTGGGTGTAAAAGACCCCTCCCTTACAACGGGGAGGGGTCTTTGTATGCCGTTTACACGGCAACGTCACCGAAGCTGATCTGAGGTTTGATCGGATCATACCCTGTTAGAGTAAACGACTCGAAGGTGTATCCGTCAATGGACGTGACGTCCGGATCCAACGTCAAGGTGGGTAACGGACGTGGATCTTCCCGATGACGACGTTGAAGTTCCTCGACACCTTCCAATTGGTTCATGTAGATGTGAGCGTCCCCCACGGTGTACACCAGCTTGGCAGGCTTCATCTTGACTTGTGCGGCGTACATGTGCAACAGCAGAGCATAACCTGCGATATTGAACGGAGCGCCGAACGGCAGGTCGTTGGATCGAACCGTAACGTGCAGGTTCAACTGATCGGTTGGTACACCAGCGGTATCGAGTTCCTGCTGGATGGAAAGTTTCCCTTCGTCCGACAGGGGCTCATACCACGCTTGATTGTAGTCGTCGATTGTACAGCCACTGTCGTCTACTGCCAACATCTTCAAGACGTTACGCCAGTCCTCGGCGTGTTCCGCATGGTACCTGAGGCGCTCCAGAACCGTCAGGGGTTCTGCCTGAAGCTGATGGCTATAGTGGCAAGGAGCCAGGGCTTGACGGCCTGCCAGGACGTTCTCCTGTGGACTCAGGGTTTCATCCGGAGCCACAGAGGGATCATACCCAGTAATCAGGATCGAACGGGAATACCGCAGCTTGGGATTCTCGCTAGTGAGCTTGTCGATTGCTCTTTGCACCTGGTCAATCTGACCACCTCGACCACGCCAGAAACGCCACAGTACACCATAGACCGGACCCAGACTCCCTTGCGGAAGACGAATCAACTCGACATACGAAGCGATCCCCAGGTCCCGCAGGAGTTTGGCACCGCCTTCAAGTTCGTCGAACGAGCTGGCATCCTTCCAGTCCTCAGCGGTAGGTTTACCCAACTTACCGTCTTCTTTATCTGCCTGCTGCAGTTCTTCCAACGCATTGAGGTACGTGAAGGTCTCCCCTTCGGTCTCCTTGCGTTTGTGGAAATATTGCTCGCTCAGCTGTTGCATATTCAGGGCTTGCTCGTAAGTGTCGTCTTCGATCAACGCCCATTTATCCCAGATATGCACGTTACGTGCTTTGAGATCCTCCGCATTACAGACACCCTCGAGGAACCACAGGTTCTCTTCCACAATCCCTCGGAAGAAGATCGGTCGCTCCGTCAAGAGGGGGAACCCGTCATCCATGTTGAAGGACATCTGATGACCGAAGATGGCCTTGGTGTCGATACCCGTCCGATTGGGCTTGATCCGTCCTTCGGTCAGGACGCGTTGTAGTAGGTCGTAATACGGCTGGAGTGACATCGGTCGATTCCTTTAGTGGTTACTCACAGAGTGTTTGGTTACCGTTCCTTTTTATTTGTGAACCAAGAGGTTCTGTGGTGGTGTGTAAATCGTTACATCTTGCCTTGAGGATGTGAGGTACGTTCTCTAGCCCCAAGCTCTACGCTTTTGGGAGAGTGCGCCGAAGGCAAGCACTCTCTTAGTAATATACTCCTTATTGTTATATGCTTGACAGAGATTAACTAGTGTCAGCAGAGCACAGGAGCCCGAGCGTCTTGGGTGAATACCCAAGACAATTAGCGAGGGAAAGAGAGCGTGAGACCCGTACAGACCAACCACACAAGCATTCTAGCTAGCTCAAATGGCTAGCTAGAATTTATGCTGTCAAATGGGCGTAGAACCCCACCACCGTGGACATACCCACCACCGATCCAGAATACCGTAATACGGTAGGTGAAACTGGTTGAGTTTGAACTCCGCTTCAGCGTCTTGTTTGACAGTAGACTCTACCCAGTCGAAGAAGTCTGCACTGGCTGTACAGCCAGAACGTGGTTCTCCGAGATAGAGTAGTGTCTGACCAGGGCGGAGACGTTGAGCGACCTGATAGGCAAACGGTGTGTCGTAACTGTGCCATACCAGAATGACCACGTCGGCGTCATAGGCGGACAGGGACAATGCGTCGACGCATTGGACTGGGAAGAAGCGTTTGTCTTCCGACCACTGTAGGTGTTGGTAGGTATCCTCCTGAGTATCGTAAGCCGTCACGTCGATACCTCGCTCATGGAGGGCCGCGGCGAGGTACCCTAACCCCGCACCGAGCTCCAATACACGTGTACCTCGCAGGTACGCCGCCAGACAGTCCGCTTGCTCCACCGACAGGTCGACGAAACCGTGGTCCATGATTTGTTCTAAGCGATCTTTGTAATACTCAGTGGACAAAGGGTTGTGTAAAGCACGGCGTTGATGAATCTGAGCGAACGTCGGTAAAGACAGGGGACGGAGCATGAGTAGAATTCCTCAAATGGCGTAGTGAGAGGACGAGAGTTTTTTCTTTTCTTCTGGTTTAACGCTCTGTCTGAACCCGGTAGTATTGATTGAGGTAATCGACCAGCTCGTCGAGTGACTCGATGACATGTTGTTCGGGACTGCAAAAATCATCGAACCGCAGGAGATCGGCGGCGGTGTCCAGACAACCTTCTTCGAATCCTTCGCGCGGAGCGACGTGGTGCGGAATGGTCGAAGTGCACGGAACGAAGTTCTTGGGTAAGATGGGGTAGCCAAACAGATGGTTGGTACTGTAGAAGCGAACACCGATACGCTCACGACCTTCAGGGCCCAGCAGGATTTCCGAGTGGCTGATGAGGGTTTTCTTGACCCGCTGCTTGACTTGTTCCCGGGCCAGGACCTCGCCGCAACAGTGCGAGTCCAAAGATGAAAACATTGCCGAGGTAAATAGCTGACTCATGGTGAGGTTCCTTAGGTTTCGAGTAGGTCAATCGAATAGTATCTAATTGAAAAACCGTTCAAGCCGCATACGACCCACACCCGTTTGAGGTGTGGGTCGTAGTTTATGCGTACTGATTTTTGGATTGTTCGAAGTACTTGGCCAGATCCGCATTATAACTCTGGGGAGCGCGGGGGCCGTTGTAGGCGAGTGCCAGACTGCGGTAATCCCTAGCCCGTATCGCTTCCAATGCTTGACGGTTGGTTTTGATAAACCGACTCAGTGCCTCTAGGTGTTGATCCACCCCCTGGTTCATCAACCGGACGAACTCTTGAACGGAGTCATAACCGATACCTACGGCGTTGAAACCCATCACTTGAAACTGCCCCCAAGACGTAGATTCCAATGCCGCGGTATCAGAGTAGATCCGTGCAGCGGCCAAACGTTTATATTCGGCCGCCCCACCTTGGTAACCACCTGCCTGTGGGTTACAGATATTGGGTTGGTTTTTGACAAGCTGATCACGTTGCATCAGTAATTCAGCAACGGTTTGACCCGGTTTTCTCACCACCGGTAAGCGCTTGTAAAACTGATGTCGTTCGAATAAGATCTTGGGACGACCATCACTCAAGAAAGCCTCCCCTCGGGTTTCTTTCAGTGCGATGGCTTGGACCATCGCAGGGTGACAAGCCAATTCCTGCCCCGTGCGGATGAAATCTTGGGTCGTAAGTTTGTGACCGGTCACAACTTCAGGAGTATACCCGAGCTGAGCCAGCGTAGAAGGCCCTACAAGACCGTCGGGGGTCAGACCCTTGGTCGTTTGATAGGTACGCACCGCTGCGCCCGTCAGAGGGCCGTAATGGCCGTCAGAGTTTATACCCAGTTTGGTCTGCAGCCACGCGACTACGTAACCACGATCGTTCGGTTTGATTAACATGCCGTCCTAACTCCTCAGTGGGGTTGATGCATAGGATCGGACGGCATAACGCCCTGTCTCTTCTGAAAACGAAGAGACAGGGCGTGCACATTACGGTTTTGAAACAGGATCGGGGACGGTCACGCTCGGCGCAGCGTCGTCTGCCATGATGGTTTTCGCCATCCAAGAAAGAGCTAGAATCCCGACTAGGAAAAGACCTCCACAGGTCAATGCCCAGCCGATTTTACCGAAGATCAGGAAAAACACCCCCAGCGCGAACGTACTGCTCGCGAGCATCGAGATCACCCTACCGTAACGGCCAAAACGCTCACTGCGGGTTTCATAACGTGAATCGGTAACAGGTCGTTGTGAATTATTCATGTCGAGCATCCGGTTAGCGTGGGTGATGTCCATATTATTTCTGCCCCAAAGGGTGATCTCGGGAAACTTTGAAGCCGGCGGCGTGGTCATGACCACCACCTCCCAACTGCTTAGCAATCTCACCCACGTTCAGCTGGTCAGGATGGGAACGTAGGGAGTACACACGCTCTTGTGCCGTGTCGTAATATCCTACCGCGAAGGGTTGGTTTGCACCCAACACGTGAAGACCATCAGACATCAACGTCAATGGTAGATTTGCCAAGGGAACAATATGCCCACCCAACTCGATAGTCCGAGTAACCAGCGGTAACAGAAATTCCAGGTCTCGTTGGTTTTTCTGGAGAACAACGCGCCCTTCTTCTGCCAGCCGTTTGACCGCCTGTAGGTGATGGATGGGATTATCTCTTGGCGTACCAAGTTCACCGTGAAAGGTGTAAAACCAATCAAACACTTTTGTCCAAGACTCTAACGTCATGGGGTAAAGTGACAACCCTGCAAACACCGCTTTGGTGTCAGGTAGTTTGAACTGCCAGAGATCTCTGTCGCTGATGTGTTCGATAATCTTCGGAGTCGCGTAGGATTCACCCAAGAGTTCTTCCCACGTGATTTTGGCTCCCGAACGCGTGGCGTCGTAAACGACTCGAACCTCTCCCGCACCTCGCGCCTCGGCACCACTGGCCTAAATCTGGAAGTCTTGAAGGGACTCACACGCAGTGACGTGATGGTCGAAGACTGTGACTGAACGACACCTTAGTGCCAATTGTTGAAGGATTTCTAAAGGGTAGGAGAAATCCACAATCAATACCACACGGTCTTCTAATCCCGTCGGTGGGGGTTGTCCGTACGTTACGGGGATACACTCCGCATGAGGATACCGTTGTTTCACCGCCCACGCGGCGGCCAGACCGTCTGAACAACTGGCGTGATAAAGACAAATCAGTGAATCAGCCATAGAGGGCTCCTCGGCGTAGTTTGGTAATGTACCGCGTAAAGGACATAACTTGCGCTTTTGAGCCATCCAGGAGTTCTCCTTCAGCAATTGGTAACCCGTCTACCGTCACTTGATCTTTCGCACTTGAGAATGCCCAGACCTTGGAACCGTCGGAGAGTTCTAGCAAGTGGCGATGAAAAAGTATAGCGTCTTTACGAAAAGCGTCTTGGGAATCCAACATACCTTCGACGCTATCGTCAAACCGAGAGAGTTCTACGTTTGCGTAGATCGTTTCCAATTCCTCAAAGGACTTGGTGAGTACACCGTAGTGTTCACGTAAGCGCTTGAGTACGTAGTGCAGTCCGCCCAGGCAGCCTTTAGCCAGACCTGATTCTCCCGTCCCATCTTGGAGTTCACCGGCTAAGACATTGGTTAGCGCCTTAAGTTGCTCCAACAGATAAACTTTGTCGTTCGCAGGACGTCGAAGTGCTTTTTCTATTTCCGTGAGTTTTTCGATGGCTTCCATAAGTCAATCCCTCAGTATGACAGGACGCACCGTTTGCTCGCGTTTTCTGAATTCCGGAACGAGTGCGTTCCAAATATCCTGCGCGACCAACGACGGATCTTGCCATGCATTGATGACTACATGAGGTTTTTTGGAACGGATTGCTTGACGAACGAGTTCTTGGTAACCGTCATGTACTCGACGGTGGAAATCCACCGAAGCGTTGTCAATCGCATTGACCTCCTCACCGTTCCTACCACGTTCGACCAGGCGCGCCATACACACTTCGAAAGGCGCTTGGAGATAAATCGTGAATGTGGGGTAGAGATCTAAGCCGGCACTTTGGACAAGGTTCATGAGAAACGATATACCCAACTGTTGTCCGACACCCTGATAGGCCAGTAACGAATCAGTGTAGCGATCCGAAAGTACCACTCGGCGAGCCTCTAGTGCTGGGCGAATTACCTGAGCTTGCAACTGCGCCTTAGCTGCCAGAAACAACAATGCTTCAGTAACAGGTTGATGTTTGCCGAAGCCGTCGAAGATCAATTGGCGGATCTTTTGGTTCTCTGGTGTACCGCCGGGTTCGTGAACCACGACTACTGGACCATCTAGTCCTTCTAACCGATCTTTCAAGATAGCGAGCTGGGTGGTCTTACCCACGCAATCCGGGCCCTCGAGAGCAACAAACATACCACCCATGACATTCAACCCCTTGTCTGAAAGAAAAGAAATGACTCGTAAAGTTACTGAGACGGTGTAGGTTTATACGCCATCCTATAGATCCTCCTTATACCCAACGGTGTGCCGATGAAAAAGCGTCTTGTGTGTTTGGGTCTGGTGATCGGGCTCTTGGTCTTGCCGGCGTGCACGGCACCGACGACATCAGAAAAACCGTCCGCGCCGTTGGCGACGGACAGCAGTGTCGCTCCGCCCCCTGGGTGTGTGGAGCTGCGTAAACGTGGGGGAGCGTGCTAAAATGAGTGGTTTTGATCGGGGTGATTTTGGAAAACTTTCGGACCTCCATCGAGAAATCCGTGAGCGTTTTGTCTACTTGTCCGACAAGGAAAAGTGGGATGCCGTAGAGCATTGGGAAGACGCTTCGACGTTAAAGAACATCGGTAAAGCCGGTGTTTCGAAGTTCACCGGTGACTGTGAAGAGTTTGCTTTGGTGAGTATGGACAAAGCCAAAGACATGGGGTATCACGCTCGGTTGGTCGTGTGTCGGGATGAACTCGGTGAAGGTCATTGCATCAGCGAAGTCGCTTCGCCGGACTACGCCGAAGCGTATTACTTCGATAACCGCAAGGTACAGTTAGCTACACGGACGGATTTGGCCAAGTACCAGTTCCTGGCCGTGAGTCCCTGGGATCCTCTTCCCGCCGATGAGCGACCCTGGTTGCGTGTCAAAGCTTAAACGGCATAATACGTCCCCTAGAGCTATAAAAAGCTCTAGGGGACGTATGCTGTCAGTTACGCGACACAAACAAATGAAGTGTGGTGTCCAGACGGTGTTTGGAATCGGTCATACCTTTACCGGAGGTTTGAATATAATGATCCGCACCTAATACCACTCCTTTGAGTTCTTTGATCTGACCTTCTTTGATGTACATGAACTTCACGGGCATCCCAGGGTAGATCGCATTGAGGTTGGCGTTTTCCCACAGACACTGAAGTTCGGCACCGGCACGCTTGGCTAACCGGGAGGCTTCGTAGTACTTGTTCGCTGTGATCCGTGTGTCAGACGTCGTGACGTTATTAAGACCGTTAGGACGTTTGTCCGTGACGAACTCGTTGTTGTTCTCCGCCCGCATCACTTTGGCTTTGTTATCGCCTTGCTCAGAGTCCGCATACCCTTCCATCACTCGACGAGCATCCAAATACCGTACACCGTTACCTTCGTTCAGTAATTTAGATTCAGTGAGATCAAGATGTTTGACGTCGCCCGTAACTAACGCAATGGTCTGGTTAGCCGTGGTACGGAACGTTCGATCAATCCCCGGCATCGCATTGGTGGGGAGGTTGATCAACGTGAGCGTCTTCGTGGCGGAATCAAAGCGCGTTAAGTCGTAGAGCGGGTAGATATACCAATACTGCCGGAACAGGTACATCCCCAAACCGGAAGGGTAGATTCCACCCACGCGTTGATGCAGATACAAAGCTAAATCTGGAAACTTCAGTCCGTGGGGGATGATAATCTGTTGGTAGGTATCTTTATTCGGAGAATCCACCATCTCTACCCCACGAACTTTATTCCCTTCATCCAATCCTAAGTCATTGGACACGGAGGTAACCACGTACTTGAGCACGTCTGGTGGGGAGGTGTCTTTGAATAACCCTCCCACCGAGTGTAACCGGACACGCTCAAGTGCTAAGTCCAAAAGCTGAAACTTGACTGTGATGATATCCGTTAGATTCAAAGCTTGTTTGGATTGAGCGTTGGCTCGTGCACCCTCGATATTCACGCTACTGGCTTGCTCATCCAGCAGTGTCGCTCGGAGTTGTTGAAATTCCTGGATGGCGTTAGGAGCCGCTTCCGTGGTGTCCGGTGTCTGCCCTTGACGTGATAACGTCACCAACAGATCTTTCCGGTAAGGAAACACGTCATAGACGAAATCACCTAGAGGAAAGATCACTTCCAGAATAATGGCATCCCCGTAAGCGTTTCTAAAGTCACGCGTTATCGTCAAGGACAAGAGTTTAAACGGGTTGACGCGTTTCTTATTGGCAAGGAATTCCGCTTTGTAAGCGTAAGGGGCAACTCGATCGGACTGCTCGAAAGCAATCGAACTGATCTCTTGCCATAGCGGAGAGTCTCTTAGCTCCATGCGTTACGCCCTCCCCCATGTTGCAAGATGTTCTTGGTCGCCTCGGAGTGGTCACGCATCTTGACAAGCTCTTCCGGAGGAGTTTCCTTCTTAGGATCCACGTACTGCCGGCCCGCACCGAGTTTATACCGGCCTCGGATCTGATCGAGTTTACGTGCCAGGCTACCCCGAGGACGCTCATTAGTGAAGTACCGCGCTGCGTAGCCGTACAATGCATCCGCTAGACGCGACAGCATCATCAGGTCTTGCGTAGGGGCGGCTTTGAGTGTAAAAGCGTTGAGCTTCAACAAACTGTCACTCCAATCCTCTAGATGTCGCCCGACTATATCGTAGATACGCTTGGCGTCTTCCGGTACGATCAGTTGAATCGTTGCCCCTTCGTCCATCAACTGCGCCATCTGGGCGATCGTGTACCGTCCTCCGATCATCTGGTTAGGTAGTTTAGCGTCGTACACGGGATCGGACATCACAGTGCCGGAGATACGCATGTATTCTTCCGAATACACGAACATGTGCGGTACGAGAATATCCCACTCGTAGTAGAAGATCTTGTACGCGGCCGAGTGTTTGTTGGGGTCCGGCTCCCGCTGTAAGAACGTTGTAATAACACGCGCATGGGAAGCCATTACAACGATCTCGTACAGACTTTCATCAGAGCAAACAAGATGGGCATGTAGTAGAACCGTTCCAGGTTCGGCCAGTCCATCGCTTCCTTAGCGAGTTTGAGTAACGTCACCCGGTCGATGGGTTCTTGTTTCAATGCTTGCTTAGTCAGGACTTCCAGTTTCGAGGACAACGGTACCGAGTCGTTGTTCTTGTAGAATGCTTCGGTCAGTACGTAGTACTCGTCGATAGTCACCGGTGTGATGTTTGGGAGTTCAGGTAAGGTACCAGCTGCAGGATCCCCAGGTACCGCGTCAAAATACTTACGCAGATTCGTAGATTCACTGTATCGCGTAAGGTCCGACCACCGTAATCCCGTGGTTGCAAGAAGTGATCCGCCCGTGTTAAAAATACTGGCGTCAGAGTCGTAGGGTCGATCCACATCTGTACGGGTATCTTTCGGACATGTCACGTAACCGATGCCTGTGAAATAAATACTGCTGACCTCCGGCATCCATCGAAACGCTGTGGTATCCATTAACCGACATTGTTGAATTGCTACGTTCAGGTAGCTAGAATTCATCTGTGCCAGTGCCGACCACAATGTGTAGGACTGCGAGTTCTCGTTAGCCAACACTACCGGTTGCTTGACTCGATTGATCAATGGAACTTCTTCCACCGTGATCCATTCGAGCATGGCGGCGGTAACGTAAGGATCGTAAGCAGGCATGCTCTGATTGGGAATCAACAGAGTTTGATAGATTCCACTGTAGAAATCCTTGAAATAGAACGTCACCAGATCGGCGTAGAGTTTCTTCAAACTTACGAGGTCCTGGTAGTCGCCTTCCAACACCACTGGGTTCTGACCCCACAGAAGAAACTCTTTGTAGAACACCGTGCGTTTGATGGACTTTCGTTCTAAGTCGGCCAGGATCTCCGGTTTGGAATCCACATAGTCGACCAACGTGTAGTTGATCTCAGCAAACGCATCTTTCAAATACGTCTTACGGGTAACTTCCGTGACCGCAAACACCGCCGAACGCCCGTCGCCGATATCGGCGATAAACATGTCGCCTTTGTTTGGTTTGTGGGTGGGGTAAACCGTAGCCGTCCCTGTCACGTCAAAACTTTGACCGGTGTTCTCCTGTGATCCGGACAGCGGAGCGGTAACCATGATTTCAAGATTGGTGATCTTGATGTATTGCTGGTCCGTCGGGGAGCGGTCAATGTTCCACGGGGAAGGTTCGGTATCCTGACCTAGAACCTGCGAGTAGTAGATGACCTCCCAGCTACTTCCGTCAACGTACTTCAGTAATGAAGCGCGTGGGACGTAGGAGGTATCAACAACTGCAGTCTGCTGGTTCGGTGAATGGATCTGTACCTGAATCGGATCCTGGGGTTTGGGTGCCGTTGGGGTACTGTTGACCAGTGCCATTATCGTTACTCCTTTGGGTCACGACGACGACGTCGTTGACGGTAAGCATGACGTGTTCGAGGGGACCCTTGTGAGGTACTTTGAGATCGTTGATGCGCTGGGCGATCATGACCAGATCCGCTTGGGAGATCAAGTACCCACCCAGGAGTTTGGGTTCGAAACGTTTACCCAAGAGTTTCTGTTGTAAGCAATTGAGAATCTTAACGGAAGCTTCTCCACCATTTCGCAAACGCTCCCAAGCCAGTGGGGCGAGTGTGAAAAGGTCGTTGACCAAAGCCAGCCGGACATGGTAAGTCTTACGAAGATCCATGACAGCATTGGACACCACAATCAAATCTGGCGCAGAGACGGATAACAAACCATCGTCCATGGGATCGTCGCCTTGATACAGGCGTAGATCAAACACCGATCCTCCCTTGGAGTTCAAATATGGGGCTTCACCGATAAGGAAGTCCTTCAACGACGGGTCGATCTGATAGCCGTCAAGATCGCCCATCAGTTCAAACAACGTTTGAGGTGCGGTGGGGTCCAACGCGACCATCGCTACGATCAACGAGCTGGTATTGGGGATTACATACGACGGACGCCATTCGTCAAAGTTGGGAATCGTGATGCCGTCCAACAGACGTGTTTCACAGGGAGAAGGAAAGAGATTCACTATCTTGTTGAAGACATACCGGGACAGACTGGATACTTGTTTACGGCGCGCAGGATCCACAAGATCACCTGACGCCCAAGGTTGCGACCGCCAGGGTTCGCTCACCAGTTGATTGTGAACCAGTAAAGGCCACTCAGCCACAGCAGAGATCACCTGGTCGTAGGTAAACTTGTACTGGAACTGACAGTTGAACGTTCCGGACTCTTTATCTTTCTCCGGCTGCTCGATCGTTCCGGTGTATTGGAAGTTGCCGAACGCGGCTGTTTGAAGTTCTCGTACCGCTAACGCTTGGTTCTGTCCGATCTGATCGGTAATCGTCGTGGCGCGTTCGGTGATGTACTTAGAGACGTATTGATCCCAAGTCTCACCATATCCCGCAACAGCCTCACGAAGCGTGTAGAGGTGTTTCAGCAAGTGCAGGAACACATAGGGAACGTGGTAGTAGTACTGGATTTCGTGCGTAATCACTTCACGCATGGCTGCCGTACGGGCGAGCATCTCATTCCGAAACCGTACGGCTTGAGTGCGATTAGCAGCTCGGTAGGTGAACGTGAAGTTCATCTCGGTACCAGAGTACACCGGATACATCCGCACGCCTAAATCTTCATCCAGAAAGAAGGGAATGTTCTCGACCTGATGGACAGCGGTAGTGAGGATGCGATCTTCGACAGGATTCTCAAGGATTTCCAACACCAACCGTTCATTATGTCCGAACGTAGCGCTATCCATCGGTTGGTCCGTCGGTAAAGCTGTACCGGGATAGAGCGTAGTTTCTGCCGCACCTGGGAGAATGACCCGAATATTTTTGGGAAGATTAAACATTTTCGCAAGCTGCCGTGCCACGTCAAGTGCCACGGGTCGCGTGATATTCTCGTAGGACTGTGGAAGCTCCGAGACCAGTCTAGGCATGAGGGCATACTCACTTGAGTCTAAAAGGGGGTTGATCATAGAATCGGGACCCTAAAGACAAAAAAAAAGAATAGCCAGTACACGGCCTCCTGGTACCCTAGGGTACCAGGAGGCCTATACCGTCACAGAGCTTCTTCGGTGACTTCCGCCACCAGCTCGACCGGCGACTTCTTGAAGTACTTGTAGGTGATCGCACCCACCAGCACCGCACCCGCCGCCGCACCGGTCCACATCAGGACCTTCTTGACCACGCGCAGGTTCTTCTCGCGCCGCACGGCCTTCAGGACGTCGGACGGCTGGGTGGCCGCGGCGTCGTTTTCCGCACGCAGCTTGTTGAGCTGTTCTTCCAGGTCGTCGGCCAGGTCCTTCAGGTGATCGGCTTCTTCACCGGTGGCTTTCGCCGCCTTCTCGAGGGCGGACTTCCGGGCGAGATCCATCATTTCGATGGCCAGCTTGTTTTGCTTGTTCATGGGGTTTTCCTTGGTAGTTGAGAGGTTTTTAACCCCACGAGTCACATGCCCGTAGGGTTGGGGTTCACGACGCCAGGACGCTCCGAAGATGTCTCTGGCGTCCGAATGGCCGGACACGGATCACCCGACGATCTTACGGCCGACGTATTCGCCAGCCGCAGCCGCCAGGCTGAGCACACAGCAGCCGCCGAAACAGGCCACCAACATCTGGCAGAACGGGTTGTCGGGTAGGGTACGGCGCAGGAGCTTTTTCATTTTCAGGGCCTTGGTGGTGGGTTTAGACACCCAGCAGCTTGCGCATGCTGGCATCGAGCAGGGTGGTGAGCAGGGCGATACCTGCAATCCAACCCAGGGTCTTACCGACGTCCGCGCCGGTGGGCGATTCATTGTGCTTCATTTTGGACCTCATCGAGGTTAAGGTGGGGAGCGTACGTACGCTCCTCACGGAGGAATTACAGACTCGCGTCCTGGAAATCGGTACTCAGGATCTTTGAGCATGACAGATAAGTGGCGCCCACGATACCACTGATCCCCAGTACGGCGATTCCCAGGACTTTGGCCGGAGTATCACCATACTTCTTGATCGCACCCTGGGTGACGCCGCCGATGAGACCATTGGCAGTCACACCGGCGAGTGACCATCCGATAACGCGACGAATGGCACGCTTGTAAACCTTTCGAGCGCCCTGAGTTGCTTCTTCCACGGTGGTTTCTCCTTTGGTATCGGGGGTGGGTTGGGTAGCTTTCTGGGACAACGCTTCGTCTTCTTCTTGACGGGTACCCAGCCAGATCGACGAACCGCCTTCAGCAATCACGGAAAAGCTGTCGAAACGCAACGAAACATCCGGCAGCGCGTCCGCCAGGTAGTTCAGACACGCATCGGCAGCGTTGATCCAACCTTCGGCCTGGATCTTGGCCTTGAGGTCGTCCGGGCCGCTGAAGGAAACTTCAAACCCGATCGACGACGACCCATCGGATTCTTCGTTGAACACCACAGCCAAACGACCGTGACTGGGGTGCTCGTAGGTAACGGTGAATCCCTCCAGGTCACCAACGTGATGAAACGTATCGACACTGGCAGCCGACTCGGCGGCCTGCAGGATCAATTCGGCAGCGGCCGGAGTAACGTACAGCTTGCGGGTGAGAGAGATGGTCATGATACAGGTTCCTTTCGGTGAGTGAGGGTCTATAGCCCTGGAGCCTCTATAGGGCCCATGGTTATAGACCCTCAGGAACTCATGTGAGTTCCTGAGGGGGGGGGGTATTACAACGAGGTGACGGTTGCGGCGCTGCCGATCGCGGTATCGGTCGCCGACATGGCGGCATCGCCCACGGCACCGACGACGTCCTCGACCTTGCCGCCGAACAGCTTGGTGGCGCCATAGGCCACGGCACCCAGCACGGCAGCGCCGCCGACGACGTAACCGGTGATCTTGGCAGCCTTCTTGAAGTTGAACTTCTTCATGGTTTTGTACCTTTTGGTGAGTTTGGGAAGGGAACAGGTTTCTTCTCTTGTCCTGTTCACAAGGGTGCTATGTAACTGACTTTTCTTTCAATCGTTAATTTTTTAAACCCTTACCCCCAGCTAAGAATTTGACAGCATACAGCCCAGTCACTTCTTTTCAGAGTGACTGGGCTTGTTATGGTTGTTACAAGGACCATGTTCCAGACGATTGGAAATCTCCAGATTTCAAACGTCCTCTGAGACTGTCGGTGTCCTGAGCTAGCAAACCGCGCGCCGAATCAATGTAATCGGCAGCCAGCTGTTTATCGACAGACCCCGACGAGCCTGTTTGTAATCCCTTCAAATGATCGGCGCAGATAGCAAGTAACGCGTCCAACGTCACGCCGTCCGGACGACCTTGTACCCCATCCCCTTCTGAGGAATCAAAGATCACAGAGAGGTCCTTGAAACGCGGTACGAATCCACCGCGGCGTGCCGATCGGTTGTTACCTGTATCAAATCCTACCACCACGTAGCGGCACGATGCTCCGCCACGAAACGGTGTGTCATCAGCGATGATGCGTAGGGGATCTTGTCCCCTGGGAGAGTGAGTGTGAATACGACGCATGGCTATTTGCCTCCGTATTGGTCCATTGGGAAAGTACCGAACCCCTATTGAACTCTAGCGGACACTTACTCTTTGGTAAGCTGTAGAGGAATTATACCCCTGTTTTAATCACGAGCCAGCGCCCGTCGAGCTGCTAGAACGTGGTAGGCGGCAAGATCCATTTCATAAGAACGAGAAGCTTGCTGGGAGAGTTCATCAAAACAAATCGCCAATAGTGCTTCCAGGGTCACACCCGTCGGACTATCGTGCGGTTGTTGGGAATCATTGAAAACAAGATTTAAACCGTTCACACTAAAGTAACTACCGTGGTCACGATAAGTGCGATAGTGATAGCAAGTTTCCGAGTCGTCTGGTGGCCCACAGGCCAGTATGCACAATTCCCCATTCAGTGGTTGTTTTGGAGTTTGCTCCAGTGTTAGAAGCCGCATAGCCTACTCCTTGAAGAGTAAAGTACTGCGAAGACCTCTTAAGATACCTTAAACTTACATAAGGGTATCTACACCTAGAAGCTCGCGCGTTGTGGAATACGGTTTTCTGTCGAGAATTACAGAACTAAATGGACGGCATAGACAGGAGAGTGCCCAAGGGCACTCTCCTGTCTACTTGTTACTTTGTTACTCAGCGACGGGATCCGTGGTGGTTGTCGGATCGGCATTCGTGATTTCTGCTTCTGCTGCTGTTTCGGGAACGACAGGAGCAGCCACGGCGGCCTTGGCGGCCAAAGAACGTTCGGCAAAGACCACGAAAGCGTTAGTGGTCAACACCAGATTAGCCAGATAATTCACCAGTGGCCAAGTCGCCAACGAGTAGTTCGTCTCCACGAACTTAGTGATCTGGCTGAAGTCCGCTCCAGAATCGAGCTCGATATTCTCCGGCGCCTGCGAGAGGTTCTCCTTCAGATGTCGCACCGCGTCCTGGGCTTCGGGCCACAGTTTCTGACTGTCGTCCAAAACCTGATCAATACGCTTGCAGCATAATGCCTCCAGCAAAGCATCACCCACTAACACCAGCTTGGATGACGAAAGTGCCGGGTAGGTTGCTTCAGCCTGACCGGGTTCCTTGGTCACCACCGTCGCTTCCAAGGGCTGGTAGCTCAGGTTGTAATTTAGGAGCTTCTCCACCACCTTGTTGTTCGTGGTGGTTTCCGGTTGGCTCTGAGAGAACAACGAACTACCACCAGGTAACGGTGTTTCGAGCTGAGTCACCGTGAGCGTGGATCGGGGATCCACTACTGAATCCACCACTTTACCGAGCTTCTCCCAGAACGCCAACGCGCTGGTGAAGTCAATCGCGTTATTCAGCAACGATGATGTACGGGCGGCACGCAAAGCGGCGTCCTGATAGGGACCCTGTAACGCCTTACCGAACTGAGCGTAGTCATACAGGAATTGCTCCAGGTCTTCAGGCATGGCACCGAACGTACTGAGGGCCTGACCCACACCATCGCCGATCGCCACAGCCGCACCGTCGTTATCTACGGTGGTGTTCCGTGCTTGAGACAAGACCGCTTTCAAACGATCTACTGCTGACGGTAGAGCTTCCTGTAGTGCACACACCACGCGGTCCAGGGACTCGATACGTTGACGCTCCAGTTGCGGTTTGGCGGTGTCGATCACTTCGATAAAAGCATCGAGTTCTTCCAACGACACTTGCAGGCGTTTCGGCGCCTCCGGATCGGCGAACGCTTCGAAACTCACACCGACGTCGGTCTTGAGATGCCCCAATCGACGTGCGTAAGGTTGAATAGCCAAATGCAGTAGAGCCAATGACTCTACCGACACCCCGCCGTTCTCATTGATGACCTCGGCGGTTTCGCGGACTTCGCCGAGACCTTCACCGATTTCGTTGGCTTCTTTGACGACTTCCTCGGCGGTCTGAGCTTGAGCCAGAGCTTCAGTGAGCTCCACGACTTCTTGAACCGCTTCGTTGGTATCGGTCTTGGCACTAGGCGCTTGGGCAGGTACAGGTTCGCTGGGAGTCTCCGGCTCGATAGCCGGTTCGGGTGCCTCGGGAGTCGGATCGGACACTTCGGGACTCGGTTCGGTCGGAGTCTCACTGACATCAGTGTCAGGTGCCGGCGGATCGGTTACAGTATCAACCGCATCCGTTGCCTTCTCCACTGCTTCAGATCCTTCCGGACCTTCGGCAGCCAGAGCATCCAGACCGTCTTCGGCCGGAGTTTCAATCTCACTGACCGGAACGTCTTCCGGTGGGGTGGGTTCTGCGCTAGAGTCTTCCGCAGTGGTATCCGTATCGGTCTCCGCCGGAGTATCCGTTACGACATCGGTGGTTGTATCCTCACTGCCTTCCTCAGGCGCTGCGGGCGCATCGGGGAGGTCAGTGGTAGTGGCGTCACTGGATGTGTCTGAAACGTCACCAGCGGGCTCTGAGGGCGCCTCAGGAAGGGTGTCGTCTGGGGTGTCAGTCTCGGCCGGTGTTTCTGTGCCGGCGGCGGCATCGACTTCCGCTGCCGCCTTGTCAGCTACCTTGGCCAGTTCGTCTGCCGAGAGTGCGGCGTCCGGACCCTGCACGGTCGGATCGGCCTCCTCCATGCTAATACGCTGTGCAGCAGCATATCGGCGGAGGTACTGGGAGATACGAGTAGTCATGTGTTGTTCCCTAGGAAATGTTACAAGAATAACGCTCTAGGTGAGTCCTTCACCCCTAACGTCATAGCATGGTACCCCTGCCTCTGTGTGAGAGGCAGGGGTACCATGTAACTTATGCTTATTTCTTGGCTTCTTTCTGCTTGGCGGCGGCTTCTTCTTTACGCTTCTTCGCCAAACGTTCCTCGGCGGTATCGGACTGTTCGTAGTTGTCGATTTGATCCGACGCCAGTTCCAGAAGCGCATTGACCACACGTACGTTGATCGTGTTGATCTGCATGTAAGGCGCACCCACCCAGCGGTTCAGGGCTTGACGCATGATCATCACCAAACGCATCGTGCGTTGAGCATCTAAGGAAAGACCCGAGAGACGAAGCGTTCCGGTCACCACGTCGTTCACGTCTTCCGTCAAAATGTCAGACGACGATTTAATTTTCGCCCACTGACGCTGAAGATCACGGCCAAACGACTCATTGATCAACGACTCACACGTCCGCAAGATCAGTTCAATCTCATCGGGTTTAGCAGCCTTGAACTCACCCAGTTTCTCGATATCCGTCTCAACCTTCGACTGGACGATCGAAACACCCAATCCTTGGATAAACGACTTTAGTTCACCATCGGAAAGATCTTCGGTAAACGGGTTCTGCGTCGGGGCGCCGATCTCAAGTTCACGGTCATAAATCAGCGGGGTGGTGAACTGCGGTAGCCCAAGTTCGCGACGTAGGGTGTCAGGGAACATCGGTGCAACGGCTTTCTTGAGATCGTCGGCTTTGCTCTCAATGCTCTGGGAAATCGCTTCAGCGTCACCTTTGAGACTGATGCTGTCCAATGCCTTCTGGAGGGCGCTGTTGACCTTCTCGATCTGCTTGGGTAATTCTACCTGCAGCGCACTACGAGTGGATCGGTAAAGCTTCAACGAAGCCTTGATACTGTCGAGGTTATGTGGTGCTTCATGGGACTCACCGTTGATCAAGTAGCGATGAACCGGGCGCAGAGGAATCGCTGGCTGGATCGTCAGTGCGTTACGAATACCACCGACTTTTGCACGCAAGACACGCAATTTAACAAGCGCCGCTTTCTCAGCCACCGACGTCTTCTTAAAGACATTGTCGATATACGTCCAGATGTTCTTGGCTGCTTGTTTGATCATTTCCCACAAGCGCATCAGAAACGCCTTAAACTTCTGCCAACCTGTCACCGGAGTTTCAGCTTCCAGAGATGGGAAAACACGTTCAGCGTCGACGGTATCCATACCCGCTAGCTGCATCAGACCCAAAGCCTGGGTACGAGCATGGGTATGTTGTTCGACCGTCACCTGGTCGAAAGCTTCCATCGACAATACGATAGACTCCAACCCGGTTGCCAGAGTCAAGTAGTCATTGAGTTCGTCCAGTGTGGATTCCATACTCAACTGCTCACCTTCCAAGGTAGCAGCGTAGGATTCCAGACTGACCTGGTACAGTGCATCTTGGGATGCGTCTTGGATCATAGTCGCTAGACGGTTCATGGTCTCTTACTCTTGAGCGAGTGGGGCGTCTACGAAGACGCTGTTGGAAGGGTTACATAGAATGGGCGGCATACAGTACCCACCTTTAAAGGTGGGTATTGGGTGAGAAACGTTTTAAAACTCATCCACAATGCGAGTTACCAACTGGGTCTGGTAACGACCCATGTCATAGATGTGTTCCCACAAACCAAGAACAACACGATTGAAACGATACATCACAATGGCCGGACCTTGGACATGAGATTTCATGTAACTCAGGTGTTTGTCAAGTTTATTGGGTATTTCGCCGATCTCGTAGTAATACGCCGTCATCTGTTCATTCTCGACTTTCTCCACCATATCAAAGAAAGACGAATGAAGAAACGTCTCGGCCGTGTCGAGTAACGTACGAGTGTCGGCGATCAAACGCCTCGTTTGTTCTTTGGTGAACGACCGTTTAGCTTCCGGACCGTTTGCTTTAGCCGGGCTCGAAGCAGTCGCCGCCTCAGTGGTGGTGAAATTCTTCATCCACTCAGGACCATCATTGGATTCAATGCGTGACTCCGAAGGATGGACGGCGATAAAAGCGCTTCCTAAATACAGGCGCGCCTCACCGGGTTTGAGGAACTTAGTCAAGGAGTGCTTGTGGATATCGTCAAGTTTCGAAAGGAACGTCTGCTCGAATGCCTGGTCGCTCGAGTAATCCGTATCATGATAGACACTAACCACCATACGGCCGAGTTCTTCAGAACCCTTTACGAGCATCTTGAAGTCAGAGAGCATAGCTTTGGAGTTGTGTTCGATCGCCGACTCGAGGTCGGTAGGAACTTTGGTCTTGTCTTTTGCTTCGACAAACCAACCACTGATCGTTTTGAGCTCGACGGTACTAGTACCGGAAACACCATGCAGTTTGGAATCGGATTCCGTCAGACGCTTACGTAGGTCTTTGATGACCGTCAGGGCTTGCGCAGTAGTACTGGCAATCTCAGCTTTGTGGTTCTCTTTGTCTTCACCGCGTTTACGGAAGTAGCGACGGATGAATGAAAACAATCCTTCCTGAGAAACAGTGAGACTTTCCAGTGAAGCGTTGAAGTGGTTTTGATGTTTGGTGGACATGGGATTTCCTGAAAGATTGAGATAACTCCGGTGCCTGACAGCAGGCACCGGAGTTATCAGTTTTATGCCGCTTCGGAAACTTTCGGTTCGTTAACTGCGATGGACTTACGGGCCCAAGCCAGATATCCCACCACTACGTCGTAGGTAATCGACTCACCGTGCCTCAGAAGCTGAGTCGAGTACAAACTGTGTTTCCAGATCGACGCAATGAGGTCGCGGTACGCGCGCTTGACCTTACCCTCTTCCTTATCGTCAGAGTGGTCACGGACGATCTTGTCGATGGCTTGTTCCGTCAGCTTGATGTTGTTCTCAATCTCTACCCGAGAGTTACGAACGTTCACGATAGCTTTCTCTAACCGCTGACAGAGAGAGAAGACTTCTTGCGATGAGAACGCTTCTACCTGAGTGTTAACCAGAGGTTTGCTCTCGATATGTTGAATACTCGATCGAATGGTCATAGTTTCACCAAATTGGTGATATTGGGTACGATCACCTTGGAAAGCCCCGGTGACGATAACACGATTACCTGGCAGCAAATCTGAAACGTAACCCTTTAAACCGCTGGCCAGATCCTGCGTGGGTTGTTCAGAAAAGCCTCGCGGAACGACCAGACGTTCGGAGAAAACCGCTCCGTATTTGTCGTTCAGCTTACCTCGAGCTGCTTCTTCGTAAATCTTCTGGAACTCCGCCATCTTTTCTTCGGAGGCTTGATTGATCTGGCCGACAATTTGAAGAATTGAAGTGAAGTCACGAGGAACCTCCCCTTTCATCTCAAGCTTACGAGCAAAACGTCCCAGGTCGATCTCTGCGCCACCGGCGAACTTCATACGCTGCGCGGTCTTCTTGACACTGTAGACTTCGCGACCGAGCGCTTCGAGGTTCTGCGTCAGATGATGGTAGTGTTTCTTCAGGAATTCCCAGAACTGCTTGATCTTGGCTTTGATCCAGAGCCAAACCTTACTGAGGGTCTCACCCACCGCTTCCAGAGAAATCGTAGTGGCCAGACGTGTCGTCCGGCCGTGGTAATCTTCCAACGACGGTAGAGCGCGTTTCAGTGAAACTCCGTAGCGCTGCTGAATTTCCTGTACCTGACGATGCAACAGTCCTGCAGAAATGGATTCCAGTCCGACATCGCGCGCTTCGCAGATAGCTTCGATCAAAGACTCGAGTGATGCAATGTCGGTCTGTACCCCTTCCAATACGTCTTGTTCGGTCTCAAGAGCACGACCGGAGAGTGACTCCTGACGCCCATAGTCGTCGGCAAGTCCTGCGATCTGGTCGGTGTGGTCCAGTACGGATTCGCTCGTGTTCTCATCGTAGAAGTCTTCCATCGAGAGAAAATGTTGCTTCAGTTGGCTCACGGTCTTTACTCCTACAACGGATTCGTCGGAAATAAAAGGATTACTGACACTCTTTGGTGAGTGTCAGATTCATAAAATAGACTTGAAATCGGACAGCATAAAACCCAAGGGAGCGAAACGCTCCCTTGGGTTTTTCTATGCCTTCAAAACGAAGAACTCAGCGCCGATTAAGCAGCTGCAGTTTCACTCTCCACCGCCGCGCCGTACTGCTTCAGAGAAGCATTGGCGTAGTCAAGATAACCACCCGAGGTCTGGATGGTGTACTTCAGGAGCTGACTGATACCGGCGCTGGCCTTACTGACAGCTTTGACGGTCGCATTGATGAACTTCTGCTTTTCCTTGGCCATAGCCGCGTCGTCATCCTGCGGAATCTGCACGTTAGCCATATCCAAGGATTCTACCGAGAATTCCTTCTTGGAGTCGTCAGCAGCCTTCAGGACCGTCTTGACCTTCCGAGCCAGGTCGGAGATCTCCGACGGATTCAGGGTGCGAGCACTCAGGTCCTCCGGGATCTCACCGGCGGACTCCTTGCTGACTCGCGCGCCCAGTAGACCCTCCATCAGTACTTTGAAACGGGCCTGACTGCTGTGAGTCTGATACGCGATACGGAACTTCACGTTACCCGGCAGGGCGTCAGTTTCGAAGCCATTCTCGCCTTCACCCTTGTATTCATGGCTAAAGAGCGAAGAACGCAGTTTGCCTTCCTGAAGCGCAGCTTCTGCGATAGAGAACGTGGCAAAATCCGTCGCACCAGCGGAGGCCACATCGACCAGATACTTCTTCACCGCGGCGATACCCTTGAACGACTCACCCGTCCGCAGAGCAGCGTCCTGGGCCACGGTCAGCACCTTGGAGATACTGCCGGCGTCGACTGAAGAACCCGTAACGATCTGACGAGCACCACCGAAGGTCACCTTGTCGGCCTTGGCCTTGGCGGCACCGACCTTACTGGCTGCTTCGATGATCTTGTCGGCGCGCTGGTTGTAACGAGCGCTCTGATCGAACAGCGCCTTGGCGAACTTCACCACCCAGTCACGGATCTGAGCGAAGGTCTTCTTCAGAACCTCCCACACCTTCACATACCAGGACTCGGCCGCTTCCATCGAAATCTGAGTGGCCGCGTCACGACGCATCGAACCACCGAAGGACTCCAGCGACGGCAGAGCATCCTCACCGTAAGCGTTCTTGAACGGCGCGCCGGTCAGACGCACACCAATCGACTCGAAGCCGATCTGGAAGAACTTGGCCGACTGCGGGGTCAGACCACCATTCTGGCGGGCTTCACCCAGCGCTTCGATCAGGGACTCCAGCGACGTAGCGGCCTGCTCGTACTCTTCAGCGTGCTCATTGGCTTCGTCGATCACCTCTTCGTAGGCGTCGATGGCTTCCTCACCCTCGACTTCTTCGGGAGTCGGTTCGACAGCCGGCACGGTCTCGACCACAGTCTCTTCGACAACCGGGGTTTCCGGCGCGCTGACTTCAGGTTCCGCGACGACAGCGGCGACCGGCTCGACAATCGGAGCGGCTTCCACGAGCTCGATTTCGGGATCGGCCTTGACGGCTTCCACGAGTTCGGCATTCATGTTGCTCTCAGTATCGTCGATCGACTCCTGCGAAACCTTCGTGCCGGCCTTCTTGGCTTCGGCAGCCAGCTGGGCGATTTCGATTTCCTTGTTCTCGAGCTCTTCAGAGATCGTGGCCAGTTCGGCACGCTTCTTCTTGACAGCGATCAAGTTACCCAAAAGCACACCCGTCGCCAGACCAGCGTTGATCGCAGCGAACACGGGGGAGGTCTTACCCAAGATCGCACCGAATGCGCCTACAGCGGTCATACCGCCGACCCAACCCGTGAGTATCTTTCGGTCGGGGTCGCTAATCTTGTTATTCTTCTCCGTCAACACGTCGTCCGAATACGCTTCGGTCGAAATGTTGGCTTTACGCAGTTCTAGGCGCGCCTGCGCCTCGAGCTGAGTGACCAGGACATCGAGCTGACCCTTCTTCTTGGTCAGTTCCTTCTGGAGTGCGAGGTATTCATTCTTGAGCTTGGCAGCCTTGTTGAATGCGAAGGCCGTACCGATACCCAGCAGAGCAGCCACAGCGCCCGCCACGATAAGACTTTCCTGGGTCACACGCACTTTACCACTACCCTGGAGTGCTTTCAGGTGTGCCAGCTGAGCCTCAGCATCAGCGATCTGAGCTTCCAGTGACACGCTGTTTTCGACTTCAGTCTCGGCCGCTTCGGTCTTCGGACCGTCGTCGACTTCGACGATCTTGGCGGTCAGGTGCTTGTCCTCGTCCTTCGGGCCGCCGTTATCGGCCGGGTGATTCGGATCATACTGACCCGTGATACCAGCCTTGACGTCGCCTTCAGCCTCGAGACTGAGCTTCAGCGACAGGAGACGCAGCTGCTGCGCCATACGGGAATTCTTCATGGTGTTCGCTCCGAACAGTGGTGTGAAAAACAGTCGTGCTTGGGTTTATAGGGAGGTGTTATCCTCCCTACAGGTCAAATGGCAATGGCGCCCAGAGTACGTGGTACGTAAAGACTGGAAGACTTTTGCGGATGCGGTTTGCCAAAGAGCAAATGCAGCGTCAGTAGGAGATCCTCGAATCCGTAACGGCGCCCTAGCCATTGCTGGAGGAAACGCAGTGACGACTCTGAGGCAGTGGGTAAGACCATGGCAGCGTAACGTGCTCCCGTTTCAGCGAACAATGTACGCTGACGCGGGTTAGATTCACCCACCAAGTCATACCATGATTCCACCGGCAGTTCACGCGTTCCCGTCTCGATATAGCGCAACGTATCGAGCAAGAACTGACGGTTATAACCCGTCAACGCGGTGTTTGCCAATTGACTGGTAAACCATGTCTCCGGATCCACCAATAAACGCAAAGCGTTTTGCAGGACGTTCTTATAAAACGCCCAACTCTTGGTGTGAGCGCTACGATCCACGTAGACTTTGTACAGTAGCTCAATACTCTCGTCGCCTTCGGAAACGATTGCGTCGTCACCACCAGCGTGGAAGGTTGAGTACATGCGGGGATAAACGATCAGTGTCATCACGGATACTCCCTTAAGCGTACTGTTCTTCGAACGCAGCCACTTCTTCGTTCAGACGGGCTAGACGCGCTTCGCTGTATTCGATCTGCTGTTGGAGCTTGGCGTCTGCCTTACCAGCCTGACGGTCCTTCAGTGCGTACAAGCGCAACTGAATAGCCTTGGCCAATTCCTTGTTCTGGTTGTGCTTGGCAACCTGGTAGCTGGCAATCGACGCACGGATGCGATACATCAAACCGCCAGCTGCCGGCGGCATGAAACCCAACTTGAGCGGATCGACATTTTCCTGACCGAGCGTGGCTGCCACGGCATTGATCTTGTCCGTGACGATCTGAAGATCCTGCATCTGACCTAAACGCTCAGCGATCTCGGCCGCCGAGAGCGACAGGACATGACCAGCCTGGAAGAACGTTTCCAAGTTCTCCTGAAAATACCGCTTGTCGATGGGGAGCAGCTGGGCATCTTCTTCGGTACCGGCCAGTACCGCATCTTCGGCGGCCAACAACCGCAGTAGATACTGGCCGGCGTAGTTGTTGTAAAAGCGAATGACCGACAACAGCTGGAGAACCGCAGCCTTCTTGTAGGTCATGGCGTCTTTGGTGACGTCACGACTAAAGAGTTCCGGTACCAACGTATTGAGCATCTCCAGCGTAGCCGACAGACTCACCAAAGTCTTGGCAGTAAACGACAGATGGGTTTCGCTGCGTTCCTTGGGGTAGCGCAGATGGAACAACGTCTCCACCGAACGACCCACCTGAGAGGCCAGCTTACGACCACGGAACTGCTTGACGGCAGCATCATAGCCCGGGGCAAGATTGGATTCGATATCCAATGCCAGGGCGTCCACGTCTTCCAAGATGCGATTTCGCTCAAAATGCGGCAGCAAGGAAGACAGAAAAGTTTTCAGACTCATTGACAATGTCTCCATTGACTAGGCTTAGAAGACCGACGATTGGCCGGCACGATACATCTTGAGAATTTCACCCACGTCCGGACCCGAGCCCTTGTTCGCGGCTTTGAGTTCGCGCACCGAGAGCTTGGTGGGGAGTTGGATGTCACGCGTATAGATCGTCACGTTCTCGCGATCTTGATCGACCACCACGATGATCATGGCTAACGAGTCACGCATGATAGCGTTACGAAACTTGAGGTCGGTGAATTTACCCAGTTCCTGACGCTCGAGTTCTTGGGCGGTTTCTTTGGAAATCACCACCAAAGCCGACGCAGAACCCACCGACGGCATACCGGAGGCGGCGCTCGCCGCCATGTTCTTACCGCGGCGGCGATTGACCTCTGCCAGCGCGCCAGACTTGTCTTTCAGCAGAAGGCGCTTCTGTTCGTCGATCAGGTCTTGGCAGAACACCAGGTCGCGCCAGAACTGCAAGTCGCCCGAACGCCAGCGGTGAAAACGCTCTGAAAGGGTGTTGTTACCGCTCGTGGCCCCAAGAATATGAACCAAGACATCGCTTTCCACCACCGCCGTGGCGAGGCGAACAGCGATAGGAAATGTTGCGCGATTGCCGTTGGACTCAATCGTAATCTCCAGGAGTTTACCTACCGCGAGGTTGGAGGCCTCTTTGGCAACCTCTAACGACTTCCCGAGACTGACACGGTCACCCTTGGAATCGTCCTTACCCGGTTGGGCTTCCAATGATGGCTGACCCGGCCGCGGGAGTCGGGCGCCTTGGTAGGACTCCATACTCAGCAGCCCCGTATTCGGAATGCCGTTGATCGAATCAACCAGTGAACTGGCTGCCAGACCGCCGTCTCGACTGGGGTTGAGTGAGTCCAACATACGAATGACGTTGATCTGACCCACGTTGGTCATACACGCCACGGCTTGCAGGTAGAAGCCCGAGAACATACTGAGGAGCGTCTGTAAAACGTCCGTCAGGTAATCCACGTTCTTTAGACGGTCGTCGACCATGGTAATCGGTTCGACGCGAAGGACGCTGGTGAACTGTACCAGGGAATCCGTTTTCTGTGAATGGACGAGACGCTTCACGATGCCGGCGATAGAACCCAGTGCGCCGACCACCGCCGTCTTCGCAGCGACAGTACCGATCATTGTTGTAAATCCCTTGCTGGAGAAAGACGTGAGTGACATTAACACGAAACTACAAGAACAAATTGATTGGATGGCGCGTGGCGGGGGACTAGGCAACCTTTCCGAGTCGATGGCCAATACCTTAATCGGTATCAACCACCGTGGCTTTGGTAACCCCGTACCGTACAACCAAGACAACCAAGGCTTGACCTTTTTTACAAGGCCTCGCTTAAATCTGTCATACAATAACCTGAGCGCTGATCGCCGCTTGTCGATCTTAGGTGCCGGGCAGGGACTCTCCCGCGGTCATTACCCCGCCGCGATTCGCCAGTGGCTCGATCCTGACCTGTGTCGGTCGTTATTTCAAAGCGGTACCCGTTTAGGGTTGGTGGATCCTTACACCCCGTTCATTCCGCTACTAACCAACAATCTGGTCTCGCTCTCTGGATGGCCTGATCCGATCGTGGAGTACTACGACTCTGACGAAGGTATGGCGAAAGAGACGTGGGGTATGGCCGACGGTATTGACAACCTTTACCACGCTTACGACTTGAATGCCACGTTCCGCAATATCGTGGGCGACCCAATTAGTTTGATGTTCCAAGTCTGGTACATTTACATGACACTAGTCTACCAAGGACGGATGCTTCCGTATCCTGATAGCGAAATGCTTCGTGAGATTGACTACCAGACCCGGATCTACCGTTTGATCCTTGACCCCACCCGCACCTACGTTCAAAAGATCGCGGCGTGTGGCGCTGCATTTCCGACCAGTTCAGCGTTAGGACAAGCTTTTGACTTTTCGATGGACACGCCGTTCGAACAATCCCGTGCCTCACAGATCTCCATTCCTTTTCGTTGCTACGGGGCAACGTATCAGGATCCGATCCTGATACGAGAATTTAACGACCTGCACGAATTCATTTTCTGTCCGCAGATGCAAGACGATAACCGCCCTCGGTATATGACGAAGATCCCTCGAGAAAACCTGATTGCATATAACTACGGGGGTTACCCACGCATTGACCCGGAAACCAACGAATTGGAATGGTGGGACTTTAACGAGGCTTACCAACAGCGCATGGCCGAGAACGCTTCCGCTCAAAACGGTCTCGTGACCGCCGTGACTCCACAGACTTAAGGACTTCGACGTTATGACTTCAATTCTTGATTGGGTAAGCGCCGCACGCCGGCACCTTGCCAATCCCCAGCTGGTCATTTCCGATGCCCTGGATCAGCTACAAGCGACCATGGACGGCGCTATTGACATAGCTAACCCCACCAGTCCGTATATGCATCTGTTAGAGACCGGTGGAGTTAACGCCTCGGCGCTTCTTCTTGAGCAGGAAGCCTTTAACCGCCGGCAGTACCCCTCGCTGTCGATGACGCAGGACGATCTCTACTTGCATATGTCCGATGACGATTACGCCGATCGGTTTGCTCAGCCGGCCAAGGCGACGTTCACCCTTTATCTGGGACGGGATGAGATCTATCGACGGGCAGTGGAGTACGGTACCGCAGGCGCGCGGAAACTCGTCATTCCTCGACATACGGAAATCGTGGTAGCGGGGCTGACCTTCACCCTCCAGTACCCCATTGAAATTCGGATTATGCCACATGGGGGCCTGTCGGTAGTGTACGATAACACTCAGTTGTCCCCCTTACAGGAACTGACGTCGAATCAAGTAGCGACCAAGAACGTCAAGTATCAAGGTGAGTCGTTTGTGCGTCTGGACATTCCGATGTACCAGTTCGCCATTCTTTCTCAGTCGTACACTTTGAATCGTTCCCAATTGTCGGTAAAGACATTTACGTTCCAAGATCAATTCCACTATGCACGCGTCTATCGTGCCGACAGTCTGGGTAATTGGATCGAGATCAAAACGACTCACACGGACCAGGTTTTTGACCCTAACGTCCCCACGGCCGCTTTACAGGTCAACGGACAGACTCTCACCGTGCGTATCCCACAGGTCTACACGACGCTTCGTATGTTGGACACCGAACTGCGTGTGGATATCTATACGACTCGAGGACCACTGGAAATCGTCCTGGCCGATTACACCCCCAGTCAATTCACGGCTCATTGGTTGGATCATGACGTGAAGGCATTGGATGCCTTTCAATCGGTCATTACGAAATTCAATACCTATTCCCTGTTCTCAGACAATACCATCTCTGGTGGTCGAGACGCTTTGTCACTGGCCGATCTGCGTGATCGCGTGATCACGAACTCCTTAGGTAAGGTCAATGTTCCGATCACCAACGTGAATATTGGTTCACGGTTAGCAGATATGGGTTACGATCTTGTCTTGGACGTAGACAACATCACCAACCGTCAGTTTCTAGCTACGCGATCCCTACCGGAACCTATCGACGGATCGACCATCTCTGGCGCGGGTTGCACAATGTTGACTTTGACAGAATCCATGGCAAAGTTGGCCGCACTCCCCACCGCCAGTGACAACGGCAATCGTGTCACGTTGCTACCCAGTACGCTCTATCAAAACGTCAACGGCGTGATCAGTATCGTCCCACAATCAGTGGTCGATTCCTTGAACGCATTACCTGTGGACGTCCGCGCACGACGGGTGAACGAGAACAACTTCCTATACTCCCCGTTCCACTATGTGTTGGATATGTCTGACGATCGGTTCGAACATCGTCCGTATTACCTGGAAGCCCCGGCGGTGGAAACCAAGAGTTTCATCACCGAGAACCCCACCAGTCAGATCTCGGTCAATGTGAAAGGATACCAAATTAACCGTGTACCGCAAGGTTATCTCTTAACAGTGACAGTGACTTCCGGACAGGCTTGGAAAGATCTGTCGGACAGCCAAGTGTTCTGTCAGGCAAGCTTCTTTCCCACCGGTGAGCGTAACCGTGCGTATCAGAACGGAACGCAGGTGGGTTTAACTGCGGCAGGTGATCGTGTCTTTACATTCCTGATTGGTACGGAATACGACCTGGACGCAACTGATAGTCTTCTGGTCAATACATTCCAGATGTTCGATGATCCGGTTCACGTCTATCCGTGTCCTTTAGACGTCGATATTGACATCATGTTCTTGGCTAATCAAATTGAGGTCGAAGGGTTCACTCCTTCCACGATCGACGAAGACCTCGGACGAACCTTAGTGACGGCTGACACCATCGGACTATCACAGGAACGCCTCACAGTGCAACTCGGCAAGGCTCTACCTGGTCTATGGGCAGCTTCGCGCTCCGTGGCATCGTCCCAGGACTACCAACGGTACCTGGCGGACGTTCCGGCTGTGTACAGCGAGATCATCTACCAACGTGATCCTGTCACAGGGGCTATCGAGTGGACCGTGGATGGTAACAACAACATCCAGTTCGTGATTCTTCATCAGAAGGGTGACCCAGTGTTGAACGACCAAGGGCAGCCGGTGATGAAGCACTTCGCCGGAGATATCGTCCAGGACGTCGATGGAAATCCCGTCGTAGTGTCTTCCCGACAGATGTTGCGGCAAATTGACATCTTTTTGGTGGACGGCGCTTACGCTTTCGCCACTGACCAGGCCACCGTTGATTACAAACAGTCAGTCCCGGCGACGATCACAGATTGGTTGTCGGAAGACATCGCTTCGGTGCAAGCTACGTTACTTGAACAAACCGTTCTGTATTTCTATCCAAAAGCGACGCTGGGTAATATCAACGTCAAGGTATTGGAGAACAAGACGGTGTCAATCAACTCGGCACAGAGCTTTGCCGTGACGTACTACCTGTCTGGTACCCAGTACCGTGATGCGGCTTTACGTACCGCTTTGACAGCCGCCGCGATCAAAGTCATTCACGACCAACTTCAAGGTTCGGTGGTGACGTTGTCGGCGATCATCAGTGCGTTGCGCGATGAGGTCATGAGCGATTCCATCGGTATCAGTGTAACGGGTCTGGGCGGCAGTACACCGTACGATACCGTGACATTGCTGGACGACTCGGCACGTTTGTCCATTCGTAAGAAAGCGGTGGCTAAAGCCGACGGTACGATCGGAGTGGACGATGACGTCAACGTGGCGTTCCTCGCTCATACGCCAAACTGAAAAAAAAAAAGAAGGACTCCATACACCCCCTACTGACCCAAGTGGTCAGTAGGGGGTGTATGTTGTTACACTGCCAGCATTCCGGTCAGCAGACGCTCGCTGGAGCGCCGCAGGCGGCTGAGCTCTTCTTTGGAACGCTCCAGAGTCCGGTGACCGTTGTAAGCGGCCTTCAGGACTTCTTCACGTTCCTTGGAATCGGGATAGGTTTGGAGGAAGAGTATCGCGTTGCGATCGAGTTGTTCAATCGTTTCGGTAATCTGTTTCTCCATATCGAAATTGGTTTGCTCCATCTTATCCAATTCTGCTTCCACCTCGAAGAGAACCTTCATGCGAGCGATGTCAAGTTTCAAAGCCTTGTAACCATTCTCCAACCCAACCGCACGTTTGTTAAAGTTCTGATTCATTTCCGTGGTCAGCGCCAACATCTGTTCGGCGAGTTTGATGGTGGTCCGGAACATTTCAAGATCGCTGTTCATAAACCGTACTCCGTTGGTGAGTGTTAGGTGTACCAGTTTTTAAACTGGTTTTATCTCACTAGAACGATATAGTCTTGAAATCTCTTAGGATCAACATTTTTCCTTCAAAGGATTCTAAGGAAAAAAGAAAGAACCTCCATACACCCCTACTCACCTTTTCGGTGAGTAGGGGTGTATGGTTTATGCCTTCAACAACTCCGTCAGGAATTGGGTGCTGGTTTCACGTACATGCTTGATCTGTTGCCGCGTACGTTGCAAGGCGAGGCGACTGTCTTCGGCTGACTCCATCACTTCTCCGTGACCTTCAGATTTCGCATTGCCCAGGAGATAGTACATGGAGCTCTGATCCAACGCCACCAAAGCAGCGATAGCCTGCTTTTCCAACTTTACGTTGGTTTCCTCCAACCGGTCGAGTTTGGTTTCGATGGCAAACAGAACCTCCATCCGCGCCTTTTCGTCCTTGTGCGACTTGTATTCCTCTCCCAGAGAAACAAGGTGTTCGTTGAAAACACGCTCTATTTCCAGTGTGGCTTGATGCAGTTGTTCTGCCAGTATGGCCGTCGACTGAAAAGTCTTCAAAATAGAATCCATGACGAGTACTCCATTAGTGAGTTGATAAGGTAGCGGGCTTAAATACCCAGCTTTGTCTCACTAGAACGATATAGTTCTGAAAAACGTTCGAATCTAGAGCGATCCTTCAAACGGTGTGATAGGTGTTCTCACCCCTAAGTGTTCTTGGATGGTTAACGCTCGATTGGCATAGGCATGAAGGACCTTGTGGGCTTCATCCCAATAGGCTTGCAGGATACCGAATTGATGACTCTTACCGTTACGCCGTCCACTTCCCGTCAGAGGATCTCCAAAGGCTTGGAGGACCTTGCGCAGATTTTCCAATAACACAAGGATCTCTTGATGGCGATCATCGAGTTCTTTGACAATACGATCTCGACGTGTACCCCCTAAACGCCAGTCTTTCTTGAAAACTTCCGAGCGCAATCGCGTGAGGTACGGACTGTTGGTTTCCCCGAACTCGCGTATAGCCAACACCACCCGACATAACTGATCTGCCAGTTCAATGGCTGAATAATGCTTTCCCATCTTGAATTCCTAAAGTAGAGGGTCAAAAGGATAGTAAGGGTCTGAAATTCCGTACGACAGCATAGAGGACAGGGCTCTATTCCAGAGCCCTGTCCTACTACGTCAACCGTGCATGATTTTCACGGGTAAATCACAGGGATCCAAGAACTGGTATACGATCGGTTTCACCTGAGCTAACCAATCTAGCTGACCGGTATCCACCCCACACCCCAAGAGCGGTATACCCAATGACATGATACCCCACTCGGTGTAACGATTCGCCAGTTGTACCAAATTTGCATGGATCATGTCCAAACGACCTGGTTGACGCCAGTCCTGTTTGGTGGGGAACAGCAACACCTTACGTTCCGAGTCCACGTCGAAAACTGCCAGTTTTAGGATGGCATTGGGACTGGGATACTGATCCTTGTAGAACGCTTCTAATCCCGGCACCCGTTGTTTGAACGCTAAGGCCAGTCCTTTACCCATCACCTGTACGGTGTTCACGGGACACACTACGGTTTGAACCCCACATTCAAAGAGGTCACCGGGACCATCGTAGATAATCATCGACACCTCCTCAAAGGCGGGGAGCGCCTTGTTGTGCTAGACGCATCGCTGTTTCGATCTGCTGGTTGTTACGATTCTCCACCGCCCCACGTTCCTCGGCGATTTCCAACATCCACTCGACTTTCTCTCGAGGTTGCGCTAGGAAGCGTTCGATTGAAAGACCAAAGAGTTCATGGATCTTTAACGTGGCATAGCGGTGATACAATCGTCGTTCACGGGTGTAGGGACCGACCGTTTCTTTCGGCTGGAGCCCAACCAACGATAGTGGTCGCTGTGGATTGTTGTGATAACCAATCGCGTAGTCCGAATCGTAGAGCTCTCTTAAGAGCAACTGCGCGTCGATACTGTCTAACGTCGCACGACCACTGGCACGCATCGCCTCCATCAGTTTTTTGATAGGGGAAAGCGTTTCGGCTTTTTCCAGTCCAAAGGACGGAAACAAGACATGGCCTTGTTTGTCGTCCTGTTGAATCAGATAATCGCCGTGTCCAGCAGCAAGCTGGTTCGCTGGCCGAGTAGGATAAAAAAAATGGTACCGATATCCAACGGGATCAGGTGCGGATGCTTGGACTCTTCCGGATTGACTTGGTCGAGCTGGCACGCCGGACACTTGTACGACGGGATGGCAATCTGCGAAATCGTGGCTTCGTCAATGAACTTACGCACACCTTCCAGCAGATTCTCAAACACGACACGATCGCCTGTGAGCTGACCGATCATTGACTCGAGCGTCGCACGGTCGTCGATGTACTTGTCACCGTTGAACGTGATACGATTGATCCAGTGAGCGTATTGACGCAAGCTAGTCGCTCGGGCTTGGTCGAGAATGTACTCGTTACGCTCTTCCCCACCGAGCTGAGATCCGAAGGCTTGATCGGCGCTGGTAACGATACCTTCAACCCAGGCAAACCCTGAGGCTTCGTAATCGGCCAGCGTCGGAACACGCAGTTCGGCGACGGTCTTGTTCCCCTGATAGTCCTTCAGCAGAACCGTCCCCTTGTCAACATACCGATGCTGTTCCTGGTAATGGGTCAGCTCGATATCGGTGAACTTAGCCGTTTTGCGTACCATGTGGTTACGCTGACTCTGGGTAAGTGCGGTATTGTCGGTCCAGCACAACTTGGAAATGTCCAGGACTTCTTCCACGACATGAGTACACTTGGACGGGTCGTTGATACACGGACGCTGGTAGCGATACCCATTTGGATAGATCGTGCACAGCAATCCCCACAACAGTGTTGGAAGATCGGTCAGTAGAATCTTTCGCTTCAGACTGTCGACCGTGAATCCACCGATGGAACAATCAAAGACCATGGACAACGCAAAGTTGAACAGGAAGCTGTTGTGGTAGATCGACATATTCGAGAAAGCCAACCCGTTGGTCGCTCGACCTAACGCGATCTTCTCTGCTGCAATGCGACGATCCAGTTCCAACAGTCGGTCTTCTGTCGGAGCCTTGAGGTTCACCCAAATACCCGAATGCCACAACGGGATGCGTGTGACCTGACCAGTACCAAGCATCATCTGCATGTGCTGGAGGGCTTCTTCACCGACAAGCGGGGCATCGCCCTTACGCTCTCCGATCTTGGGTCGACCCGCGGCGATCTCGGCACTACCCTCACCGTTAGACGATACACTCTGACGCCACATGGACGCTTCGCGCAGTAGAGCAGCTAGACCGGTGCCGGCGCGTGGCATGACCTCTTGACCGGCGGCGACGGCTTCGCGCCAACGCATCCCTTGTTCAGACTGTGTGGGGTCCAGACGCGGGACGTTCTCTACCAACGTATTAAACTCTTCCGATGTACAGGGGACGATATACAAACCTTCACCCGGACGCCACGGTTGTTTGGGATTCAGCGGGTGAGACGGATCTTTGCTGAGTTCCGCGTTCGGGTTGACACCCTGACGCATCAGAATCACCACCGCTTCGACGTCTTCGGCGCTGGGTTTCTCCGCTACCAGTTCCTCTTCTACCGGCAAACCCACGTCTTCAGCAGGTTCCACTACCTGAGTGTTAGGTAGAGTGGGGACGACGTCAGCGTTTACCACAGTGGTCTCTCCGTCCGTAGGAGAAGGAATATCGTCTTCTGTCGGCAGTCCCATGGGTTCTTCCGGAACAGGCGTTTCGTTTTCACTAGTCATTTTGGGACCTTTAGACTTGGGGCTGGGCTGCTACAATTGCAGCGGCCGCGGAAGGAGCATGGAGAGTGGTTACATCGGCGCCGGCGCCGTGTAACATCGAAGTGATCTCTGAGAACGTCGGGAGGATAACGTCATCGAAATCAGACGCCCATTCCACGTACTGCTCAGACAACTGAATAGCTTGGAGCCATTCCGTCTGGTTCGCCGTCTGACCTGTCTTATTCGCGTGTTGATCGACAATAGCGCGGAAGCGTTGAGACATCACGCGAATATCACGTTCTAACACAGAGGCCAATCGGTCAAACGCCGGACGATCTGTGATCTTTGCAATGAGTTCTTGATTCTGAAGAAACGGCACGAGTAGTGCGGTGACTTGAGTCGTTTGACCCACGGCAGCCGACAAACCGGCCAGAATGTCCCATAAGGGCTGATTGGTCTTCGGCTTCTGGCTGCCTTTTCGCTTGGTACTCATGGCGAGCTTCTCTTAAGTCAGTAGGAAATGGTGAGTCGACATGACGTCTCCATATGAGAGCAGTTACTCTGTGCTTTTTTATACCTTATCTCTAGGAGTGCGCTATGCTCGAGGAGCTGGACGATTACCTCGTCGACGCCACCACGCCCGAAATTCGAAACATGATCCTGACCGCTTGTCGGACTTTATTGGAAGCTGGTATCGACGATCAGGAGTTTACTTTACGCAACGCTATCGACATTGCGGAAAACCGTGACTTCGATGCGGTGTACGAATCCATCCTGTCGACGTTGAAACCGATCTATACTGCGGCATTGAAAGAGTTCGGTGTGGAGGTTGATCCTGACGCAGAACTGCCAGTGCTGACGCAGATCCTTTCTGGACTCCAGAGTATTGACAACTGGGACGATCCCGTGACGCTCAATGCGTTAGCAGATTCTTCGGAAAGCGAAGAGGTAGTGTTAGCGGACATTCTCTCGGCAGTGGGTACGTTATATTCCGCCGACTATTTACCGGCCATACGGAAAGTCTCGCCCGACTTACTGTCCCGTATCAAAGAACTCACTGACAAAGACGTTCCCGACGCACAGCCTGAGCAAGCGGCGGTGGTACAGGCTCGTGAACGACTCAAAGTTCTACACAATCGGCAAGCGTTTCCGGTAGAAGGTGTCTTCATGCGCTCCCTCAACCAAGGATTGCGCTTGGGACTTCCTTACGACCTCCTGGTAGGTCCTTACAAAGATGCACTCTACGACGTTTTACCGGAATCTCTCGGACCAGAACTCGTAGCCTTCGCTTTGGCTTCAGATACACCCACTCCCGAGATTCCTGTATTGCTCGCAAAGATCAAAACCGAACTCTCACTCTCCGTCACAGATCTGATGGCAGTAGATGCTCGTATTCGAACACTACTCCAACACCTACCCGTCATACCACTGAAGGAGGTCTCCGATGTTCAAGCGTGACTATTTCCTTCTGGCGATGCGGGAAGGGTTGTTTAAGTACAAGCGCTGGGCGCTTGAGGCGTTTTCGATCACCCGCAATAGTGGACCGCACGATTACCCCTACGGGTTGGAAACCCTACCCGATGGTCGATATGCTTTCGGAGACCCCAAGGTACCGGAAGGCCTGACGGTAATCGACGACGCGATGCCGGGAGAACCGTTGTTCCGTCCTCTGGAGAAAGTGTACCTGAACCCGGGTGACTTAGCCAACGTTCGTAAACCGGTGGAAACCTGTTACGGGAATGCGTTAGTTAATCAGATCGTGCTAGTGCATCCCTTTGGTAACAAGATTGGTTATATCGCCGGACCCATCAAAACCAAAGCGGTGGAGTCGTTGATTGTTCATCGTTGGGACGACCACGCCAAAGACGATCCGTCCGGTGATCCCGATAAACGTCCTATCCGTACGGCTGAGTATCGCGTCTTTGGTGCTGCAATGGGGCAGCTCCCTGGACTGTCACAACTCTGTGTACCTTCCGCTACCGTGCGTACGATGACTGCTGATCCAGCAATGATCAAACGTCGCGACGAGCTCTTGAAGGAACACAAGAATGAACTCAATGATCCGGTGGTCATTGCTCGTATCATTGACGAGCTGACGAAAATGGATCGCGCTTGGATGAAAGGGGATCCGGGCGAACGTTTCTATATCAAAGACAAAGCCTACGACGTCGTTCGACTCAAAGTCTTCATTATGCAGGGTATCAGTTCAGGATTTGGAGTGCAGGGTGACTTTATCCCTACATCCTTGGATGAAGCTTGGGACATCACCAAGCTCCCGGCGATGGTGAACCAACTACGTGACGGTTCGTTCTCCCGCGGCGCTCAGACAGCTCTGGGTGGTGTAGAGACTAAGTACAACAACCGCATCTTCCAGAACAGTGTCGTCGCAGAAGCCGATTGTGGGTCACACCGCGGTCTTGAGATCCACATGACCAAAGATAAGGTCCCTCATTTTGTAGGTAACTACCAAGTGGTCGGTGACCACTCTGTGGTTCTGACTGAAGAAACGTTGATTGGTTTGGTAGGTAAGACGATCCGCGTACGATCTCCGATCTACTGCAGGACGACTGGAGCTAACTTCTGCGCTCGGTGTATGGGCGATAAGATCTCCCGTACTCCTCAAGCACTCAGCACCTATAGTTCGAACATAGGTAGCATTTTCCTTTCGAACTTCCTCAAGAAGATGCACGGGGCCAGTCTCAAAACCGTCCCGCTGGATCTCCCTTCCGCCTTTTCCTAAAGCGAGTACTCCACCATGCGACATCAAATTGCTTTCAACGCTCTGTCCCAACAAATCGACGATCCAAACACCTACCTTCACGACCTGCGCGTGTCGTGTGAAGCGTTTGACCAAGCCAATGAATGGTTGGAACGTGCAGAAGCCGGCGACGCTGCTGTTGCAGCGGAGATTCCTGAAGAACACTGGGAATCCATTCGCGACAACGCTCAGATTTCCCAGGAAGCGGTTGTGGTGCACGTTAACAGCGGCCAAGTCCAAGCGGTGATTGACTGGCTAAAGAAATACATTCCGATCCTCCTGCGGAAGATCAAAGAAATCTTCATGAATTTCTTTGCCTGGATTCGACGGAAGTTCCAGCAAATGGGACGAGGTTTGACATCTTTGCAAGATGCAGTTCGCAACAGTCTGTCGTCTAATTACACAGTAAAGTTGCACGAACCTCTTACCGAACGCGACAAGTTCTTAGCGACTGTGTTCTCTTCAATGTCTTTTTATTTAAACGTCAAGGTCCCTACTTTCTCCAAAACGACGATCCTTAATCCTAAAGACACCATCGCTGAGCTTTTCGAAGTAGCTGAAGGATGGTTGGTGATTGATCGAAATATTTCTCCTTTCAAACGAAACGATATTCCTCCAATCACTACCGCCCAAGAGGGGATAGATTTCCTCAATACCGAACTTAAATCGCCTCGTATGGTGATGTTGGATTCGGAAGCTTATCTGGCCTCTAAATATCGCGGACCGTCCGAAATTAATTTCTACAAAAAGACTTTCGAAAGAACTCTTAAAGACATGAGTAAGACGGAAGAAAACTTGACCTACTCTGCCGATCTCAGTGTAAGGAGTATTGAACACGATCGAAGGTTCATTGAAAGTCTTCAGCCGGTCTTCGAGAGTAACGCCGTAGATTACAAATTAAAACTCAAGGCATTGAACTATAAACTCAATGCAGTGACGGAGGGATTGTCTTGGCGCTTACGAACCTTGGATAGTTTGCTGCGGTTGGCACGTAGGGCCGCGGCGGCATAACGGTGAAAACCATGTCTTCTCTCCAGAAACATTTCCTCTCGCAAGAGACGTTGACGGAAGAAACCAAAACGACAGTTCTAGATCCCCAAGTCGCGGGATTGGTGGCTGATAAACTCAACCACCTCCTCGCCAATGTCTTCACGTTGTATATCAAAACCAAGAACTTCCATTGGCACGTTTCTGGCCCACAGTTCACGTCGTATCACGAACTCTTTGACAAAGATGCTCAAGAGCTCATCGCGGTTACAGACGTGTTGGCAGAACGTGCCAGGATGTTGGGTTCCAATACCCTGAAGTCCCTTCGACAGATAGATCAAATCAAAAGCCTTCCGGAATCCGAAGACGACTTGGTGGCTAAGGGGATGATTGAATCTCTTCTGATCGACAACCAGGCACTAATACCTGAACTGACTGATCTTCGTACGTACGCCGAAAGTAATGGCGATACCGCGACTAGCGCCTTAGTGGATTCGTGGTTGGACCAAACCTCGAAGCGAATCTGGTTCTTGAAAGAGACCTTGAAGTAGTCAGCATACACCCCTACGGAAGCTGAAGCTTCCGTAGGGGTGTATATGTCGTTACAGCTGGTAGAACGCAATGATCTTCTGGCGCAAGTCTTCCGAAGACAATCGTGCCAGGATCTGATGCATGTCGATTTGCTTAAGCGCCAGCGATCGAGCTTTCGGGTCCGCAGTCATTACTGCGAGATGAATTAACCGTTCGAAGTTCCGACGTTCTTCCAGAGTCAGTTGAGTGGATTCACGGAAACGATGGATATATGCTGGACTGAAACAGTCCTTGCGGTGCTCAGCAACCACGTTCAAAAAGATCGACCATCCCGCCAAGAACACAGGGGTTTCTTGTTTCAGTAGGAAACTAATCACCCCGTGCCAAAGTTGGCGTTGCTGAAACGCACCGTCTTTCTCAGTAATCGGTCGTCCCGGTGCCATCTTCAGAACGTATTCCGCCAGACGGTCTTCTACCGCCTTTAAGTGTGTCTGAGCTGCGGGCGGTAGCAAGCTGGTGTCATACGTGTTGCTCATGGTATCGAGTCCTGGTTGGAGGTTATGTACACATCGTAGCGGAAAAAGGGTTTTTCTTTACAGCATACGGTAGATCATCTGGTCCAATGACCACTGCCTAAATTAACCCCAAGGGGAATCCCATGAGTAAAGACACTATTCTGACCGTCTACTATAGCCTGAAGACCGGCAAACGCGTTTCCGATGGTTACGCCAAACGTAACCCGGCTTCCGCTCGAATGTTCCAGTTCTCCGCCCGTTTTGTCAAGGCTGACCTCAAGAATTCATTGAATGGCCAGAAGGACGAAGCGGGTATCCCACTGACGCTGTCAGTCGCCGAGGCATTCGAGCGTCAGCAGCAGCTGGCTGCTGAAACCCACCAGGCGAAGCTGGCATACCGTCGTGCCAAGGCTGCCGCTAAGCGTGCAGAGGCAGCCGTCAAGGTCCCTGCGAAGGCCGTGAAGCGTGTCCGTAAGGTCAAGGCGTAATCGTGTCGGCATAACTCCAGGAGCGCTCAAGAGCGCTCCTGGAGGCTTTATGCTGCCAGACTACGAATGTGTTGTATCGAAGTCGCTATGCTGCGTGCTTGCACCACAGCATCTTCGTGAACCACCACGAGTTGCCAACACAGTTGCAGGAAGTCGCTAACTAAACGCACTGCCAACAGGCGTGTGCGGGCGTCTTCTAACGAGTCGAGTTGTTCGAGGTCATCTCGCAAGTTCTGGACTTTACTTTCGTACGCTGAAGTCGATAGTTTCAAAGCGGTGTCGAGTTCCGGCCACTCTGTGCAAAGAGCCACTTTGTTGACTAGGACATCCGGACTCCAAGGTTCGCAGTGGTCATCCTGCGCCACCAGAAGCGCTTGCTTCCAAGCGGTAAGTCGTTTGGCGACGTCCTCTACTTCTTTCGGGGTTACTTTGAACTTAACCTCTAACCAATCTTGAAAAATTGGCAGGAACCCAGGTAGGTCGTTGAGAGGGTGTAAGCCACGCTCGGCAGGGTTACGCAAAACGGCCTGGTAGGTAGTCTCAGAACTACGCCATTGCTCCAAGGTAAGTTCGAGTGCTTTCAGTTCCTTTAAGGCCAGTTCTCCCCGCACCAGTCGAACAATTTCAGCGATCGTAGAAACACCGTGAACATGAACTTCAGCGAAACGTAATCGCGGTAAGTCGTGATCGACCATCCGAAGATGGTTTGAATTACGTCGGAACAAACACAAGAATTTGTCCAGTTCGGCTTTCAATTCAGACTTTGTGATGGATTCACATTCCGATTGTTGTCGCAGAGCCTCTAGACGCACCCATTCCAACGTCTCAAGGTAATTCGTCGACGATGGCGCTTGAGTGTAGGATGCGATAGCGAGGTTGTCAGGAAGCTTAAGGTCTAAAGATTCCAGTGATGATCGAATCTCTGACTGGCAGATCGTCCCTTGGGTTTCCCACGACGTACGTAGTGCTCGCAGAGCGTCTAGACGCTCTGCGAGCACGCGGGAGTCCTTACTCGTCGACGCCATCGGTCAGTACCTGACCCAGACGCTGTAGCGCCGGGTCGGCCAGGTCGATATCACACTTCAGCGTATCGGTTGCCGCCTTGTCAAACAAATCCCAACCCTGAGAAATCGCCGAGGGATGGACCAGGCCGTAGCGAACCGTCCAGAGCTGCTGAGTCAGTGCTAACACACCGTCGTAATCCAACGGTAGTCGTTCGTTGATCACGTCAATAGCCTGGACAACACGACCTTCGAGAGTACCCTTGTAGTGATCGACCGCGTTAGCGACAGGTTCAGCCGGTAAAGGTAGGCGAAACGCCACAACCCGAGCGATCGCGGCTTTCAGGTAATCGCCCTGACGTTCGGCCGGGATACCCAGGTCCTGAAGGGTCAAAGCGATATCAGGAACGTTGATGTTCATTGCTTTCAAATCCGTCGTAAGGAGTTTAGTGGGAGCGCAGACGGGAAGCCTGCACGAAAAGATCGTTGTTTACGAGGTCTTCCAAACCTTTCTGGAATTCTCGGAGTTTAGACTGAGAACGACCGCGCGGGGAAAGGGTGCGCCACAAGTAACGGAAAATCCCTTGATGCTCCTTGATCGTCTCGCGTAGGGCGTCGATCGCTTCGACGTCGCTCAACACCTGCTTACGCATCAAAGGATCAAGTTTGGGGTTCTTGAGGATCTGGACAAGGTCGGCTTTAACAAACCCGATGCGTTCACTGGGATCAGCCGTACTGTCGCTATTCGCCGCACTTACGGTCTGAAGCAATGAGACAATGGTCAATGCGATCAAACCCACCGAAGAACTGGCGGCGAACGTCACAGTCAACAAACCTAAACGAACCGCTTGTATGGCAAAGAACGAGGTGTTCCCACGTCCGTAGTCCATACGGTTTTGTTTGGCCATTTTGTGTTGTGCGGTCGCCAACGGAAGCGCTGCACCGTTGCGTATGGCGAACTGATCGGCTAGATACTCCAACGATCGGGTATTGGTCGGACGTTCCCGATCTACCGACAACCCGCGGGTGCGTTCCTGCTCACCTTCTTCAAAGGTACGCAAAATTAGCGCCTGGATGATGTCGTTGTTATCGGACTCAGCAATCGCATTGACTGTGTCTTTCTCCGGAGTCGCAAAGACCGTTAGAGCCTGAGAAACCAGCTTGTAGCGAGCCGACTTATCCTCTACCCCACGCAGGGCGTCTACCGCGCCAGTGATAACGACGTTACTAACCGTGGAGTACGCTAGCGTCTCAAAGAACGAGAACAGGTGACCGAGTTCATGGATATACATCGCCGCCAGTTCTTCTGAAGAAAAGTCCCGATCAGCGATCACATCCGTACTCAAGAAGATCCGGCAAGGCATCGTGGAGAACACACCGCGCACTTGGGCCTTGGGGAGGTCCACCCATGCCAGGGAATCTTTTGCTAACCGTACGCACCGTTGGAAACGTTCGAGCGTATCTTTACGTCCATCCTGTAAAGCTATATCAGCCACCAGCTTGTAGTAGGGATTTTTAGCATCCAGCAGTGGGGGTTCGGCGAAGAACCCATCGGCGTAATCGTCGACGTGGTTGTCAACGCGCATACCGGTGCGTTTGACAACTATATCAGCAAGGTGACCGTCGTTAACGTCATCCCACCGAATCTCCGGTAATGCACGAAGTCGTTCGAACTCCGCAGCCACATCGAAAAAGAGTAAGGAGCGTCCTTGGTAAGCCACGGCCTCTAACGAAGGCTGGGGCGTCATAGGGCCTGTCATGGTGAGAACCTCTCTAGAAAAGTGGAGGGGTGAGTAAAAAAGCCCGCGTCATAAGTATCCTGTGCCTGGACCGTCCACTAAGGTAAATCATGACTACAACGACCCCTGCGAAGAGCGAATACGAGTGTAAACACGCGCTGTATTTCACCGCCAACGACGGCTCGCCAAACGACATGCTCCTGATCAAGGAGTACGAATACCCTGCCGATAACAGTCCGCGCAAAGCGCGCCTACGACAGCTCTTTAACTACAAGCGCCCGTACTGGATCACCAAAGAACCTTACCGTAACCACAAAGACAAGAAAGAGTGGGAACGGCTAGAGAATCTTCAAGAATTCCGGTGCACCGAGATAGGCCTCCCTGCTGATGTCTTACGGAAGCTGGGCCGTGTACCGGCTGGACGTATGGATATGCGGCAAATTGCGCAGTCTCCCTATGTCTACGGTACTGACGTCAACTCGTGTGTACTCACGAAGCACCACTATCTTACCAAGTGGCCTGATCGAATTACGAACAATTTGGTGGCTGTGGTTGATACCGAGACCGATATGGTTCATGGCCATGAAGAAATTATCATGGCTTCGATCACCATGAAATCCCATGCTAAACTTTTTATCACGCAAGAGTTTCTGAAAGGTATTCCTGACCCCACGGAGAAACTCCAAGAGAAATTCATCCACTACCTTGGCGATCCTAAGTCAAAGATCGGCGACATCATCACTCAGCGTGGCCTCCAACTCGAAATCGAACTTGTTCCAGACGCGGGTGAGGTCGCCAAACGTGTCATCGAAACCGCCCACGAGTGGTCACCAGATATCCTAGCGTTTTGGAACATTGACTTCGACATCACCAAAATGATCGAAGCGTTGACGAAGAAAGGTTACGATCTTGCTAAGATATTCTCTGATCCTACGATTCCGAAGCAGTTCAAGCAATTCGAATACAAACGCGGACCGTCTCAAAAGGTCACGGCATCAGGTAAAACCATGGCGCTCGCTCCTGCTGAACGATGGCATGAGGTCATCTGCCCGGCAAGTTGGTACGCCTTGGATGCCATGTGTGTGTACCTGAAGCTACGTATCGCAGCCGGTAAGGAACCGTCCTACCGACTGGATTATATCTTAGACAAGGTCTTAGGTATTCGCAAGCTTAAGTTCAAAGAAGCCGACCATCTCTCTGGACCAGGTTGGCATCGGTTTATGCAGGAGAACTATCCCCTCGAGTATTGCATTTACAACGTGTTCGACTGCGTGTCGGTTGAAATGTTGGATGAGACCACGACGGATCTCCAGTCGATGATCTCTTTGATGTGCGGTCACTCTGAATATCGCCGGTTCCCGTCACAACCGCGACGTACATGCGACGACCTGCACTTCATGGCCTTGGAACACGGGATGGTTTGTGCCGCTACGTCGAACAAGATGGAGGACGAGAACGATGGATTCGTGGTTGGCTTGCAAGACTGGATTGTGACCCTACCCAGTCATCTCGTTGAGGATAATGGTATTTGTGTTTTAGAAGACATGCCGGAAACACCTTCGTTGATTCGAGGTCATGTTGGGGACTTGGACGTTGAAGGAACGTACCCGAACGAGGAGGTACTCTTTAACATCAGCAAAGAGACAACCGCACAAGAACTCTGCATTATCCGAGGCGTCCCTGAAATCTATCGCCGCGCCATTGGTGTGAATCTTTCGGGAGGTTTCGTGAATGCCGCAGAGATTTGTCAGCAAGTCTATCAAGCGCCTTCGTTCGAAGACATCGTGGGTTTCTACGATGCGAAACATCCTATAAAAGCTTAAAAGAAAGTAGTACAGCATACACCCCTCCCTTACCGTCGCGTAAGGGAGGGGTGTATGCTTTGTGTCAAGTATTGGATAGGTATGACAAATGGAACAAGGGTTCGAGACGGTTGAAAACGCTTTCATCTGGCGTGGCTGGTCGTAGATAATACCTACCGCGGATGCGGTAGGAATGGAGCCACCCATACCAACGTGGGTCTTGCACCACGACGTACCAACCATCAAACAGCGTCTGGGGCACTCTAGAAACCCCTAGGAGCGTTTCCTTGGTACTTACCCTACCTTCGTGTCGATACCACCCTATCACGGCCTTGTAGGGCGTGTATAGACGCAGCCGTACCATTAACCCGTCCCACGGTTGTTTTCGATAAGGACTCTTGAGAAAGAATCGGATACCGTGACGTAACGCTAAATGGTGGGTCCGGACCATCGTGCTTTGATATTTCTTAGCCATCCTGTATCCTTCGGTTGAGGGCACAACTCCCACCTCACGGAGAAGGTGGGAGAGGGTCAGTGGAGAGTAGGAGGCGACGCGGTGATATTACAAAGCGCTATTTGAACCGTTTGGGTCGTGTTGTTTTCGTCGAAACCCATCTCTATCATCAGGTTTTTTAGATGAGTTTCGGGATCCATTAGGTCCGATCCGAGCAAACGCAGGAAATGACAGAAAAACAACAGTCGGGCTTGTTTGACTAAGTCGGAGGTTTCCAGAACCCACGGTAAGGTGTGACCTGTGCGTAGGTGACGGGCGGTTTGGATCAACGCCACGGTCCGGTAGCTGTTCAGTCCCCTCACCGTCAGTACCGCAGACTCTTGTTTGTCCAGTAGCTGACAGGCTTCTAGCCCAAACACCGATAACACATCGCGTTCAAGATCGTTTTGTCCGGTGGGAACGGCTTTCCGGTAGGCGTCCAGAAACCACTTAGAGGACAAAGTGTGTTCCAAGAGCGCCTCCAACTCCGGTAGGCGCCCTCTGAGCGATTCCCGCAAACTGGCGCTACCGTCGATGGCTTCACGCAAGGAAATGCTCTCAGAGGCTGTATAGGCGTCCATAGCGGGTTCCTTTTTGTCAGTGTCGGATAGGGTGGCCATCTAAGTCCGTGAGTAACAGGAGCATACTACGTACGGCCAGTCCCGCCCATTGCGCGATCGCCTGATAATCGCTTTCTTCATAGTTGAGCAGGTCAAACATCTGCTTTAAGACACTTTGCACAGCAAAGTAGGACATCTCACAGTCCAAACCCGAACGGTCTTCCGGACAAAAATGGTCAAAGTCGTGATGTCCTTTAAACTCCGAGCAGCTATAAAGCGCTAGATACGCCAAAAAACGACCCGTGATTTCGTAGTTTCCGAAGAGGGCGTTACGGCAACCGTGTTGTCCTTCGGTCGATTGTTCGTTCAGTTTGTCTTCGATATCGGCGGTGAATAACTCAATAGCCTTACCCACACTGACCCCATAGCGAGCATAAAGCTTCTCTAGTTGTCCACCTAAAAGGCGTTGGGTCAAACACAATCCCGCGCGGAGGCGGGAGTGTATACGGGTCTGGGCTTCGTTGACGTCGACGTCAGGATCAAGTATCAGATAATCCATGACCTCGGAAGGGACGCGAGCAAGACTCGGTGCCGCCTGGATGATTTTTTGCCAATCCGCGTCGTCATACGAAAGAAACTGGTAATTCGACGTCTCTTCAGTCATCACCTCTACTCCTAAATCACGTAACTGGTTTGGAGGTCTTGGAACGAAAGGACTTTCCCGCTCAGTTTATCACGCTTTTCTTTTGCGTACAGGCGATGTTTGTCCACGTCCTTAGACGCAAGAAACAAGAACTCTGGCGTCACGTCAGGCCAATCTTTCAGGCGCCGCGTACGGCCTAACACTTGAATGTTCGACTGCTTACTACTCAGAGCCGTTGTCATAAGAGTAACCCGAAGGTTAGGGATATCCACTGCCGTACCAGCAGAGAGAATAGTCGACACTGAAACGTCAGCTGCCAGAAGGTCGTCGTATTCGTCTTCCGCCACGTAGCGATTGACCAGTAGTTCCGGATGTAATGACGAGATCAGGTCGGCTATGTAAGTCGCCATCTGTACCGTAGCCACGAAGATAATCATTTTCTGACCTTTCTCCATGACTTCGATAAACGACTTCTCCATGATATCCACAATCATATCCGCGTAGCTCTCAAGAACACGAGGCTTCCGCAGGATAGACTTCTCAAACTCCGTGTGGTTGTATTGACCACCAAAACCTGTCCACTTAATACCGTCCAAACTACCAAAACGATACCAGAGTGCTTTAGCGGCAATGAACCGATCGTACTCTACTTCCGGCGCCCACGTACCGTGGGGCCAGACGATGTGGTACATGGTATTCAGAAATGGTTGGTCAGAATCAAGAGTCGCAGACATCGAAATCGTCAACGGGACATTGGAGTACACGTCTTGACGAAAATTACAGTGGAATTCTTGATGGACTTCATCAATCACGCGAATGCCCACACCGAGGGTCTTATAGAAGTCCATGGGTGCTACAGGGATCAGATCGTCCGTCCCGTGTTGTTCGTAGTACTTCAAGTACATGAACATCGTCTTCTGGGAGATAATGATCATCCGGGGTTTGAACTTCCCCGACTGAGCCATAGCGATCGCCGTGCGCAATTGCGGCATCCCACGAATCACCATCAGCGAACCCTTGTCTTTACCAAAGGACTCTTCGATCTCTGTGATCCACTTCTCCACGTACATGCCTTTGAGCACCAGTACAGTTCGATGACCAATCTCACGGATAGCTGTGAGCGACACCAAGCCCTTACCGAAACCTGTCTGAGCCGTCACGACTTTCGATGGGGCATAGGCCGGGTCGGGTACTTTAACCAGATACTCGATCAACGGCAATTGTTTAGGCCGTGGTGTACGGGGATCCTTAGCGGGGTGCTTCACCGCTTTAGGTTGGTAAAGACCGTGTCGAATGATTTCGAGTTTCTCTTCCGTGATATTGGCTTTGGCTAACCGTGCTAACACAAAATCGAGTTGATTGCGGTGGAAATGAAAAACGGAACGGTCTTTGACGGTACCAACGTAGACGCGCTTGATACGTTGCTCTACGCGGAATCGACCTACACGCATCGTCCCATATTCGCCCCATGCCGTACGGCAGAGGTCGATAAAGATCGTACGGATCTCGGCGTCGAACCGACTGATTTTGCAGCCATGACTCCAAATTTCAATACGCGCTCGAGGGGGTGTTTTAACGACCTTCGGTGACGGTCGTGACGCTTCATCAACGGGGGTCGTGACAGACATGGGTTATCCTGACATACGGAGGGTAAAGAGAAACGGTACGAGGAGGGGTCGTCTGTCACCAGACGACCCCTCCTTTCGACAACTTACGAAACTACGAACGATTCCAGTAGTGAGAAGTCCTTCTCACTCAAGTCCATCATGGCGGCTGAGAGTTTCTCAGTCTCCTCGAACGTCATTCCGACACCAGGCGGTTGAGGGTTCTGACGCAATTCATTGAGACGCTCCAGCGTAATGCCACTTTTCTGAGACAATGTCTCAAGTACCGAAGGATTGTTTTCCATGGACGGTTAACTCACAAGGAAGGTTTGGGCAGCAGGATGGCATCCAGCGGATGGACGGGTCGGTATTTGACCAGATACGTTTCCGGAGAGTTCCATTGCTGCTTGTGGTTCTGGAAGGCCATTGCCGCACCTTGGGAGCGATTAAAGATGTTCGAGTTGAATTTCCCGAACTCCAACGCATTCCCCTGAAGTGGTACACGATGGTCACGATGCCAGGACGAGCGGATCTGGCAGGACTTCACCAGGATAGATTGGTGAACGATATTGACGAAGAGTTGTGATCCGACGAGTTCAGAGAACCCCCGTAGGGCCGAGTCCACGGTAGGATAGTCCTTGAGAGACTTCGTGGGTCCTCCCTTACGAATAGCTTTCAGGAATGACTCGATGCTCTTCATGTAGTCGAGCATGTTCTCCTGGCGCCGTGGGGTGGTGAACAACGGCAGATCAACGTCCCAGTGCTCAAGATTGATTTCGATCTCACCGTTGGAGGTCAGCGACCAGCCGCGCTCCCTTAGATAGACGAGCATCTCTTTGGATAACGAACTGGTTCGACTACCGTTAGAGACCTGGACGAGATCGCCTTCGAGTGTCGATTTACCACCTTTAAACAATCGGAAACCCACTTGATGCAGTGAGCTGATGTGGGTGGGGAGTAAGACTTCGACCGAGTCTGTCGATTTGACTTCAGATAGCCGCTCGACTTCTTCAGGTCGTAGGTACAGCTTGACTTCCCGACCTTCCAAACGCTGGGCCAGGAAGATCTGGTTAGGATCACTACCTAGTCGGACGTAACGTTGTTCGAATTCTGACAGACGCAATCCTTGAGAAGACGCAGAATGATCCAAGTGCTTAACGGACAATACCCGTTGTGATACCGGCTTACACAACGCCGTGGCGGCCACGTGACCGATGTTGGTATGGTAGGGTATCGACCGCTCCAGTTCACCGTAACACGTCGAACACACAAAGCCGGCATCGGGTGTACGGCAATGTAGAACATTACGCAGTTTCACCGTCTTCCCCACGAGCTCATGGCGACATTCGTCATTGTCCCATACAGTCCCGAGAGTTCCGTTGGGTTTCAGATACCGTTGACCGGCAAGCATCGCCAGGTCACCAGCAGCCACTTGCCAAGACAGATATTCCTTCGATCCACAGTCCCCGTCGTAGATGTCTCGAATCGTCGCCGCCAGCAACTGCAGCCGGCGGTTAAAATACTCGGTTTCCTGCAACGGTTTCTCGGTAAACGTCAGAGACTTTGCAGCCGTACGGGATTCGATCAGACTCTCGTAGAATCGGTACAGACCACCGGCAAAACCTGAGTCCGCTGGGTAGCTGAAGATATTGGAATCAATATCTGTGACCGAACCACGCGGTCCCACACATTGCAACACCTGCCCGACTTTCACCGTGCCACTACGTACCGACGTTGCCAGAATGTTCCTGGGTAGTGCAACAGGATCATACAAGACCCGTTCGATGGTGCGGTGTGCCTGAACGATGGACTTATCTGCCACCCCAGCCTTGTCGTTGACTTCGTGGATCTCAGGATGCGCCATGACTTCCAGGATGTCCAGAATACTCATGGTGGTGGCGTACGCCCCAAGACGTTCAGTGAAGTCGTTGTAATACTCGTTGACGAGCTCCAAACAGATCTTGGAAAGTTGCTCGTTGTCCAAGGCAGTGCCGTAGGCGTCAAAAGCATCCCAACGGACTTGATTGATCATCTTCAAATGGAGATCCGACGTCATCCTTCGAGTCCCTACGAAATGTTTCTTCAGCAAGGGGATTTTCGGTAGTCGTCGGTGGAGTCCGCACATGTAGGCCGTGAGGATGGCTTGTCGTTGATCCGCGACGAGTTCTCCGTCCTGAAAGACAATCGTCAACGGCTGGTCGGGGAGCGCCCAAAGGCGCTCCCGATCCATTCCAGCTAACTCAGATGCTGAAATTTTCTGCATGGTGTCTCAGTCCTCGCTCGCTGATTCTTCATTGTCTTCCCCTTCGGAGGCATCGTCTTCACCGTCCTCCTCTCCTTCCACGATTTCGTCGTCGTCGTCGTCTTCAACCGGCTCTAGACCCAAATCACTTCGAACGCCGATGGGGTCGGCTGGATAGATCTCTTCTTGATCGGAGTGATCGACGTAGAAGAACTCCAATCCTGCACACTCCATGGCATGGGCCATATACACCTGTGACCGACTAGACCCCAAAGGTACCTTAGACCGGTCGATGACGTCTTCGATATTGGACGGCTGTTCTGCCAGCAAGATGTTCTCACACACGTTCTTGTGGACCGCGGGTGAGTTCGTCATCTCTAGCATCTCCGCCACCGGTTCACTACCCACCGTAGTAGTAGCCAATCGCCCTTCGGCTTCACCCAAAGCACGGATGGGATTCGCTCGAGACGGAAGGGAATTCTTATCCCACTTGGATAGCTTAGCGGGTAGTCCATGGTGTTGACGGCGTGCTGAGGCGACGCCCGACCAATCACTACCGGTTTTCTCCAGAAGCACCATGTACGTGGAGGCAATCATGATGTCGTCGACCGTGATAAACTCTCGGCCGTCCACACCCCGATACCACACTGGCCCACGACGTGCCGGATACTCCCTCGTCAGATCACCCACGACACCCGTACTACGCACAAACCGACTACCAAATTGAGCACGGTGTGGCAAAGCGGTGCCATTACCAGCTTTCAAAGCTTTCTGGACGGCTTTTTCGTACGCTTCACGATCAAAGTGTTCGTCGTCCCATTCCAGATGAACCCAAGGTTTGGGGTTATCCGTAGGGGACCACAAATACATCCCGTCGTTCAGAACGTCTTTAAGATGCCCCTCCGCTGTTGTGGTATACGCAGGATCATCGAAGAGTTCACGCATCCGTGGGGAAGCCAGTTCGTAAAAATGCAACAATTCTTCAAATCCTTTTTGAGGATCTCCACCCACACGTTCGATCACCGCTTCGGTTGCTACCTGACCTGCTGGTTTAGCGCCACCACGACGCGCCATCTCCGCGTGGATCTTACTGACCGCTTCTTCGATGTCTTGGTCCAACGGTTCGACCGGTTGGTCGAAAGCAGCCCTTAGAGCATCTGTCAGTGTCTCCATACACCCATTGACTTCGTGTTCGATAGGACGGCCAATGTTCATGCGGTCCACCGTCGACAGTGCTGCTACGATGACCTCTGCCCGATTACCCCAGGCGTCCACGGGCATCGCTGAGTCTTTCCAGACCGAACAAATGATTCCTTTGTCCCCATGAAGTCCAGTGATCTTACTACCGATATCTGGGACGAAATCGTACCGATAGGTTAGATCAATACGCCAATCGTCCAGCGGTTGGAGCTGGTACATCTGGGTAGATTTGGAGCGGGTTTGACACGGCAAATACATCCGAGCTTCCCGGAGCATGGCCTGGAACTTCGGTGCGATGACCAAATGTTCCTTGTGTTTGTCCCACAATTGCTTGTAACAATCTAGCAACCCTTGCTGGTAGAGACATTCGGCCTTGTAGTACTTGGCTGCTTGTTCTTCCATGCCTTCTGGAGTAGCTGTCATGGGTTTGTCTTCATGGCGTACGGTAATGTCAATCACCGTAGCCCCGGGGTGTCCGTATTCCGTACGGTCAAAGAAATAGTCGACCTCCCGGCAAGCGGCCGGTGACATTTCGAAGGGTGCGATAATGATGTCGTCGTCCATGGGGATACGACGTAGCGCGAAGATCAGACCGTCGTCGCGTATACGGTCACCGATATCCGGGAAAGGTCGGTAATGCTGATCGTCTCCGTAGAGGTTGAGTGGAAACCAACTCTTACCCCAACTGGCATCACGCGATTCGATACACGTCGTGGTATTGCGCTTGCAGTAGGACTCGGAGACCACAACACCGTCTTCAATGATGCCAGGAATCGACATCATGACAACTTTGGCATTCAGGCCCAGTCGATAATTCCCTTGGTCATCCAACGTAGGGCTGCGACCGATCACCGTACCTGCTTCGATACGGGCGCCAGGTACCAGACGTTTGAAGTCTTTGGTCAAAACGAAATCAAATCCGAAATGCTGATGCATGCAGTGGTAATGATCGAACTCCAGGACGTCGAACACCTTGGTGCGGGCGTCCATGTACACCACCGTAGTGGTAGGATTCTTCTTGATGCCGCCGGCACCGATCGTGGGTGGGTATTTGTGTAGGACCTTAACGACTTCGGCGTCTACGGGAAACGCTACTTCGAAAGTCGCCCGCCCGAACTCGCGTTCAATACCGGTGAGGATACGGCGAGGTTGACAATCTTTGATCGGTAGACACTGACTGGCGTGTGCAGAAAGCATCTGACTTCGGGAGGAGGAGTCATGCGCGTTGAAAGGGCTTATAGCAGCACCGCCCAAGAGTTCAGGACGGTGTTCGTTGGGTGGGTAGGTGGACATGTCGATTTTACACCCCTTGTAAATAAGCGGTACCACACGGAACAAAATTCTTTGAGTCAGATCCCACTACAGTGATAGTATAGAAATGAAACTAATTCGAGGATTCACTCTTCATGAGCATGTCGGTGCTTTCCCAGATGCGCTCTCGGGGCGCAGATATCTACTACACCCTGACGTGGCGGCAGGTCGTGGAAACACATTTGATCTGGCTGCGGGCTCGGACGGAATCGGAAGTCGTGGTGATTGAACCCCACATTGCTTATAAGTACGAAGGTGATCTCTACGGTGCACTGCAAGAGATTGGTATTCCCTCTTACTTGCACTGGACCGTGATGCGAGTGAACGGACTCTACAGTCCCGTAGACTTCCAAGGGGAAACCACCGTGATGATGATCCCTTCCAGAGACGTTTTGAATCAACTTGCGGCGATGGCTCAGTCCACCCAAAGAAAGATCACCTGAGATCGAGGGGAGCCCTAGGGCTCCCCTCTTTTTATGCCGCTTGATTTACAACGAACCGCCGCTTCCCGTACCTCCACGCTGGAATGAACCCGGGGCGGGAGTATTCCAGGAAGCCTGGACGGGACGCGCCCAGGGCGGAAGGTCAGCAGTATTGTTCTGTACCTGCTGGCCACCCCAACTCGGTGCGGCTCGATTGGCTTGGAACCCACCGTACTGACCTCGTGGGGGCGTCAGTCCCTTGATCAGATCATCCACCGACATTTTACCAGTCGATTTGCTCGAAGCAGTGGTAGCTTGCGGTTGCGGTTTCTGCCAGGAAGGTGCGGCAGAGGATGACGCGGTCGTTGGAGCAGCTACCGTCGGTTTGGCTACCTTGGCAGTCCGCGTCCCTTCAGCACCATCGTTCCCCGGGAGTACCGGAATTTGCTCCCGGTAAGCCGACAGATCCTGCACGTCATCCACCCAACTCGTGTCAATCTTGAGCTGATCGGCGTCTTGGAGTTGATTGGCGTGTGTGTCAATGATCTTGTTGAACTGGTTGGCCACCTTGGCATAGGTCTTGACCAGAGCATGGAAAGTCGGCGCAACACTGGCATTGGACGGGCTGGCGTACCGATCGCTGTCCCGGTACTCCGGAAGCAGATACTCGATCAGTGCCAGGAACTGCGGGATATCCGCCTTGCGAAGCTGAGTGCCCAACAGTGTGCGTTTCTCCTGATCCAACGCGTCCACGATCGAGGGGAAGAATCGGGCCAGCCGACTGACCTTCTCCCCACCGAACGTCCCGCCCTTACGGACGTAGAGCGTCAGGAGTTTCTTCTGACCTACGGTGGTGGTGTTTTCCATCACCTTCAGTAAGAGGTCGCGCGTCTTTTCGTCCGCATCCGGCATCGCCGATAGCAAACCGTGTTCCCGCACCTTCATCTTCTTGTGGAGCTTCGGGTTGGCTGCCACCGTCACCAGCTGCATGATCAACTCACGCATGACCCAGGTCAGGCGGAAAGTCATGGCCGTTTCAAGCTTCTGGAGTACCGGGCTGGTATCCAGCACCACGTTCTCACAGATCGGATGGAAGGCAATCAGATTACCTTCCGGGTTGAAAGCACCGGCGTTCAGCAGTTTGGGAGTCGGCAGTGCAAGACGCTTCTCGGAGACCATGAACGGAATCGGGTCTTCCCCCGGTCGCGTCATCGACACCAAGCCGTCTTCATCTATGCTGGCACCGGAGGCCTCGAGGACAGCTTTATAGAGATCCAGAATCTTCATGGTTAAACCCTTGTTTGTGAGTAGTGAACTGCGGGTCCTGCGGCTCGTAGCCGAACCCACCGGCCGAGTAGTCTTGTTCGAGGTTGGCGGTCAAACGCGAGAGGTTGTCGGCAAAGCGATCCAATGTCCGCGCATCCGGCGCACGCACCGGGGCAAACAAACCGTCGCAGAAGCTCGGCGTCATGTACGGGACAAAACCTTCCCCGTCGCTGATGTCGATCTCCACGAACGTCTGCGCCATGACGTTGAAGCTGGCGTGGATCTCCATCGGAATCAGATTACCGCGCGACAGTCCCGGCATCAACTCGGTGATCAGTCGATGGCGGAACGCGTTGGTCTGGTCAATATTGTCGCCGTCGTTAAACGACTGAACGCCGGTGAACAGTACCTCCCAGCTCCCATCGAGCGTTTTGTTGGTGACAGAGAAGTCCAGTTCCGTCAGGAGGAGATTCATCATCAACCCCGGAACGGCCTGGACGAACTCCGCAGCAATCAGTGTGGTGTTACTGTTACCGTTCCACACCTGCATGTCGCCTCGATGAGCGAGCTTCGAACGCGTGCGATCGGACTGAGCCAGGATCACGACGGCGCGATCTTCCAGCGTGTGGGTATCGTCCGCATCCACCAGTTCCCTCCAGGTTACTGAACCGCCCTGCCGCAGCTCCGAACACACAGCGAGTTGATTCAACGAACGCATCCGAGAGATCGTAGGTTCTGCCACGATCGCAGCGATATTCGAGTTCAAGCTGGATGGATCCACGTCATCGCTGGCCGTCTGGGCTTGCCAAGCCGTCAGCATCCGAGACAGGTAGTTACCCGGAATGGTGTTACCGCGATGGGAGACGGCAATGCGTTCTGGACCATGGGTAGCCCGTACGTCGATGACTTCTTCATCACCCAACAGCTGCCGGGTGTCGGCCATACTCATAGACGTGAAGACGTCCTGAGGACGCATCAGGTGTGGCATCTGGTGGAGGTTGGTGATCGACGGCTTGTAATCCGCATTGATCAACTGGAATGCTCCGCCAGTGGATGTCCGATATCCCCGACCGAAGGCATTATTCGACATCATTCGCCGACCACGCAAGATGTTGTTGAAGTACAGTCGCATGTTCGGGTCGAAATGAACACTGGTGTCTCCGAAGGCTGCTGACACACCACAGTAGTCGGTATATCCCATCAACCATTCGACCTGCTGGATTCCACCCGTACCAGGGAACTCGACTTCCATCATGAAACAGATACGGGTCGTGTCGAACCCGTTGTCAATCGGCACGCTGCCGCTGACGGTGGACGTCAGGCGCATGATGTCCGAACCGATGCCACCTAGAGCCCCGGGAGTGAGGTTCTTACCGCCGTGCGTGGCTTCCTGCAACTGCAGCAGGCTGTCGCCATCCACGTAGGACTGATAGGGACGCTGGAACACGTCATTGTAGGTCCCTACTTGGAACATGAGGAGCTTGGTGATATTCATAGGGCGGGAGTGCTCTTCTGTTGGAGGGTTTCGAGAAGTTCACAAAGCTGAATCTTGACATCGGCTGGCGCACTCAATGTACGCGAGCGTCCGATACGACTGGTTTTGTCCAACAGGGCAGGCGGTGCCCTCAAAACCCAATCGTTCTTGGTCAGAATTTCAGCCAGTCGGTCAATAGCTCGGGCCGCGATGTTCGATTGGCGGACCGTCGAATTACGTTTGACCGGTGGAGCGTAGGGATATTGCTCTTGGAGACGCTGGAGATTCTCCTTGGGGATTCTCAGGCGGCTTTCCGTAGCGCCAATCACGATGTCGTCGCTGATTTGTTCTTCCGAGGTGACAATAGCTGCCAGATCGTAGAACCCTTTCTGCCAGAGCAGAGCTTGGGTCACAGCCAAACAATTCAAGAACGGATCAATCGTAAGCAGATCCACACCTTTGGGTGGGATGATGCCATGCATGACCCATTTCACCAACCACATTTGATGTGGGGCAGTGTCCATCTGATCCAGTGTTTTCACGAGCTTCAGACACTCGTTCAGGATCTCCGGGTCGACATCAGCACCCGTGACTGTCGCCAGTCGGTAGGAGTCCAAGGGGTAAACATTCAACACCGTGATATCGCCATCGGAGATATCAGGTTTGAGTTTGTACATCCCGGTGACGGCTTCCTTGTTGTCTTCGGCAGCCTCCTTTTTCTTTTTCTCGGTCACCTTACCGCCGAACTTTCGACCGAAGTCTCGGTCCAGCGATTTCATTTTGGAGTCGACGTAATAGTGGACCTTGGCAATCAGGTTCACTTGCTCACCCGAACCGGTTACCGTGGCGGGCGCCAGTCGGCGCACACACGTCATGGCCAGCAGCCAATACGGTAACTGAAGCGTCCCTAGTCCAGACAACACCGGTGTAAAGGTCTTGTCACCACTGGTACGTGTCTTGATGGAGTCTTCGATGAACTCCCGCAAGCGATCCAGTTCCGGGGACTGCATCAGGTGAGTACTGTACAACAAACCAAAGGCTTGGTATTCCTTGTAATTGTTTCCCAGTTCGTTATGTGCCATTTCCACGAACTGGCCCCAGATCGGAATCATTGGTCGTAAGGCCACGGCCAATACCGACAGACCGAAATAGTCTGGCTGGAGATACGTACGCTTGGCCCGGTCATTTCCCGCTTCTGGATCCAACGTGTCTTTCACGCTGGAGGGGTAGTCAATGTTCACGTAGAACTTGACGTAGTGGGAGATCTCCGACAACGGCATGTAGTTGTACAACGCGGCGACTTGGCGCCGCAGCGTGGTGGTTGCCGACACCAACCGCCGATCTTCATCCAACGTCTTGCGAATCTCTTCGTAGACGTCCCAGATACCTTGCTGACGTTCTGCCGACAACGACGCCCAATACCCATTGATTTCCCCGAACAACGTTTCGGTATTGATCTCATCGTCATTACGACTTTGGGTGCGAGCGTAAGTACTGGAGACATCCCACGTACTGATCTGTCCGAGGTGCTCCAGAGCGATCGTGTACAGTCCCGCACCGTCTGACGAGGAGGCTTTGATACGCATGGTGATACTCCGATTTTTATTGTACAGGTTTATGAGCGGACCTGTCTAAAGCAATAGTATGTTTTTGAATCCGGTTTGTATCGAGCGGACAGCTCACAACTCCTACGTGGCGACAAGCGCCGCCTCCTCACCCCATGTGCATCAGCGCCATGGGGTGAGGGGGTTGGTGTCAGTGTGCATTTTCAAACTGCCGGAACATTAGATTCATACGGATTCCTTTTGGCCTAGATATCATTAGGCTTTCGAAAGAAGGGTTGTTTAAGGGGCTAAAGGAGGCCCCTTAAGGGGCCTCCCGTAGTCTCCGATTTACATCGGGATATCGTCGTCGCTCCAACCACCGGCGTCGCCGCTGGATTCGGAAGTGGTACCGCCACCGGAGGCACCGCCTTGCTGGCCACTCCAACCACCTTGACCACCACCAGCGTTACCGCCTTGGTTGTTGTTCCAGTTACCACGGTTGTTACCACCACCGCCACCCTGGTTACCGCCCCAACCTGCGCCCGGTTCGCGTGGCGGAAGCGGCGTGTACTCATTAATGTAAAGTTGACTGAGTAACTTACCAATACCTTCGGCCCAACCACACGCGTAGAGCTGCGAAAGCTGACCATCTTCCCATGGTTGGCCGTCTTTGTGGAACAACTTCACTGCACGACGGGTGTCGACCACCGGCTTCAGAACGAACTTGCAGTTCGGGCGATCATTGTCCCAGCTCTTGGTACCGATATAGATCTGACCAGAGGCCGTACGACCAACAGCGATCGTACCGTCAAGCATGGGTTCTTTGGACCATGCGTTTTGGCTACGCATGAATCGACGATTGTGAATCTCGATGCGGTCGAAGGTTGCTTCGGTAGCATCACACGCCTTCAAGATCAACTTGAGGATCATGAACATCGTAGGGATGTCGATCAGAAAACTGATCTTCCCGTAGTCCTTGTCGTTCTCGACACCCGTGCGGGTTTCGAACAACACACACCACGGACCGGCCTTACCGTCGCGCTTGACGTTCACAGTCAGCAGCGGAGCACGGCGTGCTCCGTTGATCGGTTCACCAGCCAGGCGCAGCGCGTATTCGTTCAGGACGTTCGGAGGTTTGATATTGGGGTTGTTGGGTCGGTTATAACCGTCAGCCATGTTCGCAGTTCCTGGTTGGAGGGTATCTCAAGCTATTATACAGTTGCTTGAGTTTTTACAGAAGTTTGACAAGGGCGCTACGCTGGGCGTCGTTGTCGACCTTTTTAATGGTTTCCCGAATACGATCCAGCGTCGTCGCATTCGTCCACTGCCACCGGTGAGCTAGCGATTCAATGACTTTCCTGAGTCCCGCCGGTTGGGGATTAAACATGTTTCCATTATCACCGTAGAGCTGTAACGTAAACTTGTTGAACGGTATGTTCGTCAAATCTTTACCGCCAGTGAGCTTGGTGTTCCAAGCCGCGGGCCCTTTGATCTTTCCCGTGTGGGATTCTAAAAGCACTAAACGTTCGAAACGATAACGCGCTAAAAGATCCACCGGTAGATGAGTTACCAGCAAAGCCGTGGGGTGTTGCCCGGTGATCTCAAAATCAAAGAACTGAATCGCAGCCGAGTGATTGTTCTTCAACAACAGTTCAAGTGTACCTTCCTCCAAACGCTGTTGAAAGAGCTGCTTCTCGGTTTTTGGTTCCCGTAATAACGCGCCGGGAAAACGTCGTTGAAGTCCCTTATAGTCGCTCAGATAAAACACCGTCCGACAATGACCGTGAGAGGCTTCAGTCACCGCAGCAGGAATGATCGACAGTTCCTCAAGAGCGGCCGGCCAAGCATCTTCGGGTAGCAAGGAATTACGTAGTTCAGTTGGTAGGCATGCGATCAAGTTACGGACAATCGTACGGACATTGAACCAAACTTCGTGAACCAAGGAAAACGGTGCAGGGGACTCCGGACGATCCGGATAAACGCCCGCACCCGCTTCGATCGCTAAGGAGGTACCGATCGAAATCGGTACCTGGCCTTTCTCACGTTGTTCGATGGCGAGTTGAATAGCGGCGTTCATCTCAAGTAAACTCCTCAATGCGCTTCGCACATCGCTCCAGAACCAGAGGATCCTGTGTTAATTGATTCACTTTCGCTAACAGAAGTTCACTCAAGTTCTCTCGGGTGATTTGTACTGACACAAAAGATGAACGTAAGTCCACCAGTAAGGACGCTTGTTGTGTTTGGGATTCTCCCACTTTCGACGTCCAATGTATCAATGGAAACTGTTTACGCAGTACGTCAAAACTTTGGAGAATGGGATCGGTCTTGTCCGCTTTCACACGAACATGACTACCGTCGACCAACTTACTTACCTTGACACCCAGAACCTTAAGCGCCTCATCTACAGGAAGTCCTGTACAGTCGATTGTCACGTACGACATGGCTTTACGATTCACCACGAACGTATCTTGGAGTGTCCCATCAGGTTTAGCTAGAAAACGCCAGTGTCCTTTCTCTTCTTCTTGTCCGTGTTCTAAACGATCAAATGATCCATTGACACGAATCTTACCGCGGGAACACGGGGTGTGGATGTGGGCACCTAACACTCGATGGCGAGTGATGGACTCGTAACGTTCCGAACTGTGGCGTGGCGCCTTGACATGCGCCGGGAGTTGGAATTCGAAAGCGCCATGTAAGACGGTAAAGTCCACTTGTTCGAGTCCTTTGACCTTTAGCAAGTGACACACTTCCTTCCACGTATCATCTGGTTCCGGACGCCATTCATCGGGAACGAATAGAACGTCGATACCCAGGTCCTCGAAACGTTCAATACTGAGTTCGGTGAAATAGTGGAAGTACTTCCCACCCATACCCAACTTGTTGAGGATCTCCAACAACCGAGTCTGTCCCCAGTCATGGGTGGGGGTACCTTCCATAAACACCAAGTGGATTTGGTGTTTTTCACACATCGGGATGAAATGTCCAGCCCACTCTAAGATTTGCGCGACCTCGATTTGGTTTAATGAAAGTAGGCGATCGAAAAGATCGCCTCCCACCAAGATCATGTCGAGCTCATGGGTGGACTCTGCGTCTGGGAAGGCTCGACCAAGATTCGTCACGATGTGGAGTGTGGGTGTCTTTGAGTGTCCGAGATGAATGTCAGACACTGAAGCTATTCGAAGTCCCGATTTCATCGCAGTCTAGAAATCGTCTTGATCGTCGGTGATCGACAACTTACTTTCGACGATTCCATTCGTTGCCGTGGGGGCGTCCAGAACATTACCGTGTTCGTCTTTGATCAAAAGTAAAGGTAGGCCGTAACGGGCACGAATGACATTCCAACGCTTAGCAGATTCCACGTCCAGAAAAGTAGCGCCGGTACGGGCTTTAGCCAGTTCGTCGCGTAAATACTGTTCCGCTTGAGCAGGGTGAACGTTTTCTCGTAGTTGCGCTTGCACGACAATTTTGGAGAAATCCACTTCCTGCTGGAACACCGTAGGGAGCGAGCGCATCAGCGGAGGTAGGCGAAAAAGCACTTCACCGGTGGTTAAGTCCGTGACGTCGATACAACGCAAGGGTGTTCCCGCTATCGCCAACCAACGTGTCAGGTCTACTTTGGTACCCGGTGGTGCCGCGAGCATCGGAAGCAAGTGATCAACGAACTCTTGTTCGGTCAGACGAGGGACGTCGTTTTGCGTAGCCTCGGCCAACACTTTGAAGGCTTCCGCGACGTCATCGGGTGTGGGTGTGGGAGGGCGCAGCGCGGGATCGAATTCCTGATCACTCATCGGTGGGTTCCTGCGTCGGAGTGGGTTCGCCCTGCTGGTACGGACGACTTTCCGGACCGATAGGTTCGGCATGGATGAAACTCACCGTCACCGGGTAGAACTCGTCGTACTGGAAACCTTCTTGAGTACGCGCTGCGTCCAAGGCTTCTGCCAGACGTGATCCCAAGATGGGTTGAAGTTGCTGGAGTCCCAAGAGTTTGTTCTCTTCTCCGTTCTCTCCTTTCAAGAGAATCTGGACAAAACCAAACACGGGGTGTTTGCGTTCCGAGAGCGCCACCCACATCGGTACGTCTTCATCGACTGGGGTCTCTCCATTCAGTCCCAACACGGAGACTTTGGCATCCAGGAGTTTCGGCATCCGCTTAGGCATGTCCAATTCGTTGTGGTGATACAACTCAGCGATACACTGCTGTAGGTAATCCAGATGATCCTTCAGATCACCCGACAGTCCGTTATGAGCCGAGGCCAAATACTGCACACTCTGGTCCAAACGACCAACATCACTCAGCACTTTCCCCATGAACTCGATCAAGCGCTTCTGGGCGTTCTCCGGAGTCGGAGGCAGTTCAGATGAGGTGGTCGGTTGCGATGAATCACGAGCATCGTTAGCAGCAGGGAGAGACGTATCAGGGATCATGCGGCAGTTCCTTGGTTATTCAGGTTGAAAATGTTCAAAGTGATAGAGTTACGAGTTTCGATCAACTTACCAACACTGTAGGACTGTCCGTCTTTGACGATTGTTGCCGAAACTGTCAGGTTAATTCGATTGGGATCATCGGGGTTGGGTCGATCGGTCGAGACATCAATGGTCGAAGCATCGGAGATCGACGCAAAGTACCCTTCGAGTTCTTCTCGTACCTTGGTACGCAACGTGTTGTCGTCGTGTTGATATGCTTGAATTTGTTTCTGAAGCGACAGAACACGCCCCGGGAATTCATTGGATTGGGAGTACTCGCTGGTGAGATAATACGCCAACATACGGTCCACCGCTGAAGCGATGTCCGTGATAAAACCCGCCAGACTCAGTGACGGTACAGCAGAAGTCGCCATGACAGGTCCTTTTTTCGAAAAGAAAAAACATCAACGTAGTAGAGTGGGTGGGCACCAACGCCCACCCACTCCAAGGGTTTGTCTCAACCCCACTCGTTGTCTTCCGGTGAGGTAATGTCGCGCGTGCCAGAGAGCAGATAATACTCCGCCTCGCACCAGGTCTGGAAAATATCCACTTGTTCCAAGAACGTCGGTTGAGTATCACCGGGCAAGAGTTCATCACCGTAGGTGGTAGCTTCCCACCCGTTCTCGTCGTTGAACACCGCCAATCCGTTTGTTGCCAGTCGGTAGTCGTAATGATCTTTACCAACGCCTTGAGACTTGTGATCGACGTATTGATCACCGTAGCCAAAGACTCGGCCTTCTTTATACAACTTCCGAACGAACGGATTAGCCATCACCCAACGTTGCATCTGTGGTTTGGCTTGCTGGAAGTCCTCCACCGAAAGTAACGGGCGGATGACATCCTCGTCCCAGGTATGACGCATACTACGCCGTACGGCTTCGATCCTTGCCATCGCTGTTTCACCGTAGTTCTCTTCGAACAGGTGTGTAGCGCGCTCGAAAAACGACTGGGAAGCACCCGCCAGTACAGGGCTGGGATGATCGAATTGCTGCTGGAGAAAACGGATGGTTTCCTCACGGGGGCGGCCGTAAGCTGCTGCACGGAACGACATGGCATCGCCGTCGATTAGAAGAGCCATTTCGTGTCCTCATCTTCATTACAGGATTGAACAGGCGTGTTAGAAAACACGCTTACTCGTCTTCCGCTTCATCATCAAACACGATTTCGAACGCATCGTCGAAGATATCGTCGTCCATGTTCTTGATGGCTAGCGGGGTGGTTTCCAGATGATTCAAAGCCGCCTGCGCCCGAGTCACGGATTGGTGGCCTTTCCGCACTTCGTCTTTGGAACCTTCTTCACCATCGCGCGCGTAGTTCTCACGCAGAGCAAGCACCGCATCTTCCGCGTAAGGTAGGACGCCGCGTAACGACACACCTAGGAACTGAGTGAGTTGGTTCTGCTTTTCCGCTTCGCGTTCCACTTCCGCCCCGAGGTCGGTCAAGAAGTCAAGGGTGGTTTCCATGTGATTCTCGACGATGTCTTCCATCCGCTCCTGAAACGAACGTGGCGAAAACGGTGGTAGCGTCATCAGATCGTGAGAGAGCTTTAAGAGCTCTTGATCGAGTTTCCCAAACACTTGTTGACTGGCTGCTTCCGGCGCCACCCCTTTCTTGATCAGTCCGAAGAACCGAATCGTGGGGGTGGTTTCGATTAATTTACTGACTTCTTCAGTCATCACTGCAATACCTCTTTAAAGAACAGGAGCGGTGTACAAAAAGATGGTATGTTTTTAAACTGGGGTGGAATCATCGTCCATATTGACATAGACTTCTTCATGACGTAACACCCCAGCCAACATGCGCTGCCATGCAAAAGTCGGCTGGGTAACCGAGGCAATCGTTACCCCACCCAGTTGACATTCTGCACTTTCGAACCAGATATCCGTTTGATCTTTGATGAGTTGATAGGTCAACGAACCCGATAGACGTTCGAGATACGTTTGTGCTAACCGTGCGATTTCTATCGCACCATACTCTGTATCATTCATCAATCTTTTCAGACCGAGGTAATAAAGGACCGTCAAACGATCTCCTGCAAACCCTCGACGAAACGTCACCATCAGATCTCCCGCGGCTACCCCCACCGGTTTCATTTCACGGAGTTCTGTACGTCCATCTTTTAGCCGGACAGTACAACATAGTGAAGGTAGTATCGGATAAAGTTGTTTGAGCGACATGTCGATTCCTAAATGGTACTGGGGGTGAGACTAGTCTCACCCCCAGATGTTTACTGACCCCGATGTAGCCAATTGGCGTTGGTGCTGGCCACCGGTGGGGGTATAGCTTGGTTCTTTGACATCATCCGTGGTTTGTCCAGGTCCAGTGCGCCCATATGGGGGGCAAGACGACTGAACTCCCTTGCTTGTTTGTTTGACAGAAGGAGAGTGCCGTTTAAGGCATCCCCATCAAAATCAGCCGTTATCTTCAGTAGGGATCGTTACACCCTACCCGTCCCTAAGGACTGCTCTGAGTTTCCCCAGAGACGAGACTATATCTTAATCCTTCTCTTTCGAGTTAGGACCTCTCCCATTTCGGATCACTTGACCCTACGCAGCTCATTCGCTAGTCGTTGAACGTTCTCCCTGGCCCGCTTTTCAGCGGCACTTACCGAGGGAGCTTCGCTGCTGATTGCCCAATCCGACAACTTATCAAACCTATCGCTTTGGCTTTCGCCTCGCAGTGGTATGTCGGCTCTCAGGGGATTCCAGCAATTAAGGAGATCTATCAACCGGTATCTCTACCGGAGGAAACTAATCACATCACGTTCTTAATGTCAAAATGTCGGAAACACCCTGGAGTTTTCTTCAAGGCGCGCCTTATGGTGTTTGGATATTCACCCAGCGACTCTGCAAATGCATGTATCGAAGTGTATTTGCAGGTGGTGTTAGTCGTGGTATCCGTAACTTCGATGGGCTGTCCAGCCGCTTTGCGGAGGAAGGACAGCTCCACCATTTCCTCAGAGTAGTCCGGCCAATCGGCCGGATCGTCCAAGTATTTGAAAACCCACCCTTTAATCAAGCGATAGGGTTCGGCTGCGAGGTTCAGGTTGAAGTTAATGGTGCCTCGTTTGACGTGGGTCATCAACTCTGCCGTTCCTTGGTCTGGAAAGATCGCAACTTGGTTGTTTCGGTAGTTCTTAGCGACTATATCCCGAATGACACCGCCTTGCTCCTTGGAGTGTCTTTGCCTAAGGCTGTAACTTTCCGACTGGGGAAGTAGGAACGTGTAGCGCTCAAGGTATTTCTTTTCGGCGTGATCTCGAATCGTCCTCCAGATCTCCCCTTTAGTCCAACCGAAGTGGCGACCGACCTCGCGCATCGAATAGAACTCCTGCGCTTCGCCGGTTTGGTGGTCGACGCACAACACGCCTCTGACATCAGTCCGTAGCCCGGTTTTATAGGCGTGAATCAGATTCTCGGTCCGAGTCACCCACTCCAGGTTCTTAAAGTGGTTGTTGTGTTTGTCACCGTCTTTGTGGTTAACCTGATTTCGGTCTCCTTGAGGAAGACCGTAGAAAGCTGCCGCCACCATGAGGTGTACAAGAGTGTGGAGAAACTTCTCACCATTCCAAGCAGAAACGGCTAAGTAACTACCTTTCGAAGTTTTATGCTCCCTCGGTAGAATCAGACTGTTTTTGCGCTTGTACCAGATTTCTCCATGCGGCGAAGCGAGATAGTGAGGGAAGTCAGGTATTTCGAAAAATCCCGGATGAGTTTCAGATTCGGTCGGCGAGAACACCACATTCTCGTCGAGTGTTTCAGATTTTGACATGGAACCCTCCTTCGGGCGGTGCGCCCTTAGGGGACTTTCAACGTGTGTGATTGATTTGGAGCCTTCAGGCACAAGACTGACATCGCTACTGCATTGATCTTTGGATCCTTGATGATCTTCGTCACGTAGAACTGCTGAATGGATCCACGATCGAGCGAAGGGTTACGATTCAAGAGGATACAGGGCCCACGTCCAGGCGCTTCCGCAATCAGTTCATCGAACAGTTTGTCCAGTAAAGGACTGTACGCCAATGTGTGTTCTCGCAGATGTTTCAGGATCTCGTTGGGTGTGAATGGTAGCCCTGTATCTGGGTTCGTCATCCGCATCATTTTACTGGTCAGATGTAGGCTATACGTCGACACTGCCACACCCCAGGGCAGATACAGCTCGTCGTACGCATGACGCTCGGACAACGAACTAATCACCGAACGGAACGTGAAGAACAACGGACTGCCGTAGATGTCCTTACGGAACAACCCCTTTTTTGACGCCAACGTCGCCGTCATGAACTCCTGATGATACTGGGCCATGTAGTCGTTGGCTTTCACCGCACGTGACTGTCGACGTTTGATATCCAGAGGTGTCAGTGAGTACACGGTGGAGCTGATGGTTCGGATGGCTTCCAACGCCATCTTCATCGTCATGTCCACAAACGTTCCGGTGATGGTTTTCTCCGCTACGAATCCTAGACGTGAGGGGATCGGCAGGTGTTTGCAGAAAATCTTGTTCCTGTTCAACTTGATAAACAGGTACAGGTCATCACGCTGGCGCTTGGTGGTTCCAGAAATCACCCCGGCGTCGAACAAACGATCAATGATGGTGTCGAAGTTTTGATAGAAGTAGTTGATACCGCGCTCAATACCTAGATCCATCAGCTTCCGGATCTCTCGGTGAGGCTCACTACCCACCGGCATCACGGGATCACAAAGCCATGCCAAGCCATTGATACCCCCATGAGTCAAAGCCTTGGAGAGCATCGTCCAGACTTGGGGATTGATGAACGTTTCCACACCTTCCGGTGGGGCGATCCAGAGTAAGGATTCGAGTGGTTGTTCGGATACGGGGTGGACGGTGGTATTGCAGTGGGAGCAGTGCATCCCGATCTTGGTGGCGCCGCGGATACGCCGACAGTCACACTGCGGGACAACATTGAGGCTGTCGCCCTCGTAGAACGTGTAGATCAACTTATCGAGTTGCTTCTTGTCTTCAGCCGATGTAACGTCGAAACTGTTGAGTAGTACCGGTGGGGTGGTGGTAGTATCGAATTTCTGATCTAGGTCAACCAGACGGATGCCTACGCCGTCAAAACGACGGCAGCTGTCAATCCCTGGACGAGGTTTGACCCGGAGGGCAGGGTCGAGTGCATCTAACTTTGGTTTGGTCATAGCGTCCCTCAATGGACTAGGAGACGATTGGTGAACGACAGTGAAGTCCTAGGCGCAACACCATCATGCCATTAGGCGATACGGTTCCTTTTTACGAAAAGACAGCAAAAAAGAAAGGGGCCCGTGAGGGCCCCTTTCTTATGCTTTCAATAACGACTTGGCTTAACGCCAGCCGCCACGACCGGTGTACGGACGGGCGAAGTTGCGACCGCCGCCGGCACCCTGGCCGTAGGTGAACACACCGCGACCGGCCTGACCACCGAAGGTGAGGCTGGACAGGTCCTGACGACCACGCACGGAGGTCTGACCGAAACCGATCAGGGTGTTCTCCGGACGGATACGCAGACCCGCTTCACCCGCGGCCTCCAGCGCGTAATCCAGCACGTCCGGCGCGAAGTTCACGCGACGAGCGTAGCCGGTGAAGTGCACCGTCGGGCCGAGGATCTTGCGGATCATGTCCTCGCGATCCGCCAGACGCACCTGCGCGTCCACGTCGAGGTTGTCGAACGTGGCCTGCCAACGGATGATCATCTGCGGGTCGATCGTCGCGTAGCTGTTCAGGACCATCAGGTAGTCCAGGGCACGCACGTCACGACGCACACCAGCCTCGTCCATGTAGTAGCCCAGGTGGATACGGTTGTTGTCATCCACCACGATCTGACCGCCCTTCCAGTTATTGCTGAAATTGCCGTTGGTCAGGTTGTCGAGCGCGTTCACGATCGAGTTGTTGGCTTCCGCCGAACCCTCGGCCGCATCCAGCAGGACACGGTTCAGCCAGCTGAGTTCACCGGACTCCTCCACGTCAATCGAGATGATCGGCTTGTCGTGCACCGCGGTCATCAGCAGGCGAGCCAGCTGAGCGTCATCGAACGCGGCGGTGTTGGTTTCCACCGGCACACCTGCCGGCACACCGTCCGGACCCGGCAGCTCGTAACCGATCGCACCGATATCGTGCAGATCGACCTTGTTGATCCCGCGGAACTGCGGGCTCCACACGCGACCCCAGTTGAGGTTGCGAGCGATCAGGGTCGAACCCAGCAGACTCAGCATCTGCAGCTCCGGCGTGATGATGTCCTGGTCGGTGTCCAGACGGGTCAGGATCGCACGAGCGAAGTAGTGCTGCGTGGCCTGCTGCTGACCGAAACCCGCCTGCGGCGGAGCGACGTAGGTCAGGTCGATGAAGCCTTCAGCACCGCCCAGCGGGATCTGGCTGTCCAGGTCGAATGCCTTCTCGGTCTGGGACACGCCCTGCGGGGTCTGCTCGCTGTAGTGCAGCTTGACCGCGAAATCCGTACGGATCGGCAGACCAGCAGCGGTCTTGTCGTCCACGGAACGGAAGTCGATCTTGGCACTGGCCTGGGTGTTGTCACCCAGATCCGCCAGCGACACGATATCGGCCGTGGTCTGCAGGATCGAGGACATGGCCGTACGGGTCAGCGCCTCGGACACGAAGAACGCGACCTTGTGGATCACATCCTTGTCCTTGACGTCGGTCTCGGCCGGCAGAGTCTGGTGGCCGGCATCGTACGGGACGATCTTCAGACCAGCCTGCTGCGAGACGATATCGACGATCTGGCCCCAGAGTTCCTTGGTGTACACGTCACCGACGACGGTGGTGTAACGCGACGGCTTGCCGCCGACCTGGAACGTGGTGGGCTCGTAGTCGTCGTTGGCGTCTTCGACCAGAACGGTGTGGATGGCCGCATGGGTTTGGCCGTCCTTGCTGATCGGCAGCACGGCCACCAGCAGGTCGACCTTCTTGCCGATCTGGTTGCGGTCGATCATGATCAGGCGGGTGTTCTGCGCCTCGGCGATCACGGAGGCATTCGTGAAGCTCTTGAACTCCTCGATGAAACCGGTCTTCATCGCTTCGAGATCGGCCGCTGGACGCTTACGACCCATACCGGTGCGCAGGCTGCTCAGACGACCGATACCACGACCACGCGGTGCGCTGGCCTGGGACTGGGTGCCCTGGGCACCCGTGTTGCGGTTCAGGCTGTCGCCGAACACGCTGCCGGAAGCCGGAGTCTGCTTACCGGACTCGTTGTTGCCGTTGTTGCCAGTGTTGACGGGCATAGTACTTTCCTTCGATTGTTGAGTGTTGATGTTCGCGCGAACACCGAACGCACTTTGAGTGGTCTGGTGTCAGAGGGATAGTAAGGGTTTCAAAACGATTTGTTTAGACCTCTTACTTAGAGCGGGTAGGTACCGGACTCCCTCTGAGTATCCGGTACCCTTCTTGGAACCCAGAAAAAACGTGACGACATTATAGCCTGTCTTACCGACGACCCAGTGGTAACCGGTCGTCGAGAAGTGCAAAGTCTTCTATACCATTAGGCCCTTTGCTGTATTTTTTCACACGTCGTTGTGGGAAGCTACGGATAGTATGACCCTCTCTCCTCACCCTACCGCCACAGGGAACTGCAATGTATCAGCTCTTCCAAGAGTCTCCTCTCGATATCGGCGGGGGGATGATATTCCCCGAATTCCGCCGTATTCGCGATGGACTCCAGCTGTCGGTCAGGCGTATCCAACAATATCGGCGTGACAATCCACGGTATCTACCTGGAGGTCATCTTCTTATACGTCTACTCCAGAGCATACCCGTCTCTCAAAAACTGGACATTGCCACCTACAACGACAAAGTGGGTGATGTTGCTTTGCTGGTAGCGCAAAGCTTCCACTTGACGTCTGCTTTGTCCAAAGGTAAAGTGTGGACACCCGGTCCTTTTCTAGGGGCAAACGTCAAAGAGGTCGTGATCGCCAACACCGATCCGTGGGACGTGGTAGAAGGACTGAAGGATTGGCAAAACCTCAAACCCATTCGCTTTCTCTACCACCCCATGTCCAATCTGAAGCTCCCTGTACCGGACGGACAAACGGACGTAGTGGAAGGGGGCGTCTCGGTAGTGACGATCAATATCCCGATGTTGATGACGCAGTACTTGGCATGGCGCCATGCGTTCAAAGACATCGACGAATCCCCGCGTTCGGTAGGTCAGTTCCTCCAAGCTTACCCGATTCCGAATATGTTGGATTCACAGTTGGATTTAGCAATTGTCAATCGTCTGACGGGGCAGTTCTTCGGAACCACCCTCTTGGGAGAACCTTATCGCCATCCGTTTTATCTCACGGATTGGTCAAGTGAAGTGGATCAAGTATTGACGAAGTTCCTGACGCAAGTGGGGTATAAGCGGTGGGATTTTGACACGATACTCTCCCATATCCCTACGGTCTACGCTGAAGATTTACATCGCGTGATTGCATTACCTGAACTTGCTTACACCACACAGCTTCAGTGGGCAGTGATGTTGGCTCGGCTCGCGTTGATTACGTTCTTGGTTCAGTTTAACCGAAAGACGGAAAACGAACGCAATCAGAAATACTTGAACTTGATCCGGCGGTGGTTGCGGTACATGGACGGCAACAAGACGCTCAAGACGGCATTACCTGCTGACCTGTACGAAGACGTGCAAGTGTTGATCCAATACGGTATCGAACCGTATCTGTAGAACAAAAAAAAAGAACGATCACGCCCAGGCACCCCGTCAGGGTGCCTGGGCGGTATGCCCTTACGCCAACCAATACCGTGCGGCGTTATGCATCAGGCGGTAGGCCTCGGTGGCCTCTCCGCTGACCTCGCGATTATTGCTGTTGCTGTTACCGTGATACAGATCATCCCTTCCGCGCACAGCGGTATGATAGATGATCAGATCGCGGTCATTCGAGTAACGTTGGAAGGCAACGATTCGTGTACGCGACGCGTTGATCACCAGGATCTTGCGACCTTTGGGATCGACCGATTTGTAAACATTACCGAGGCCCTTTACCGGCGGCAGTTCGGCGCAAGCCAACCCGTCGAAGTAACCGGTGCCGTTGGCCCAGTTGTCATCGTAAGTAAGTTCCTGCACTTTGGCGTTGTTCCAGATCGAATGAAACAGGTGAGTCTGTCGCACCTCCAGGTAGCGAGCGATGGCTTCGTCAGCGCTGGAGTCGAAAGTGGTGGTATTGACAGCGTTCATAGCAGGCCTCCTGAAGGCACTTGTGGTAGTGAGAGCGATACGGTCATCCGCATCTTAGTTTCTCTCCTCTACTCACCAGGGTGTTATGGGTGTGTAATTTTTTTCAATAAACGACATACATCCCTACCCCGTTTCTTGCCGGGGTAGGGATGTATGATGCCATTCAACATTCCAGTTCAGGAAGGCTCCAATCGTCGGCCAGTAACCACTCGTCATCAGAAACCAATCGAGTCTGATCGCGATTCTTAAGGTAGATACCCAATGACTCAAGAATTAGATAAAAAGACTCCACCGTCTGGATGATCAAGGGTCGAATATCCACCGCTTCAATCACTTCGCGTGGTATACCCGTCGTGGCAAGCACTTGCTCCGGTAACATCATCACAGCCATCGTGGTCTTATTGTGGCTTTCTAACCAGGCTTTGAGGCGATCGGTGATCGGACTCCCACCAATTTTCTCATACCACGCCTGAACGTCCGTCTTACGTTCAAGGTTCACGGGAACTTTCACGGCCACGTAAGGCGGTGTGGGGGCGTGTCCATAGGTCTCAGCGAACACCGATTCCCACAAGTCGTAATGGAGGTAATTAGAGGATTCTGGATTCTTATAAGCTTCTGGTCCCTTGATTTGCATTCTTGATAACAAACCGTAGGATCCGTCCAGCACTCCTTGATGAATACCCTGTTCGATCTTGGCAACATACCTCAAGATTTGGAGTGTCTTAATTTGTTTACCGGCGCGTACTTGGTCCATCACGTACTTAATGAGATTATGGGCTTTCTCCGTGATCTCGGGTGGGACATTGGAGTTCCGTAGCGCCACGCCTTTGATCTCTAGCTCCAGTTCCTTCAATACGTTGCCTTCTTGGGCGGCGCGATAGGCGTAATAGTGCTTGGCACGTGACGTCAATCCAAAGACTGGGAAATAATACTCGTTTTTCATGGACAGCTTTTTGACGTATTGGGAAGACACGCCCATCGCGGCTGAAGTCGTGGAGAGTATATGCCTGATCAACTGACCAGCGAGATAAAACATCACGGTGGCAATATCTTCAGATTCTTTGGTGAAATCCAACTGACCTCGATACCACGTCGTCCAATGTTGGACGGTAAAGATCGTGGAGTCCGTATCAGACGTAATGGCACAACGCCGAACGATCTCCGGTGTCTTGAAAATCGACGCGGGTAGATTCTCCGTCACCCAGAAACATTTGATAAACGACTCGTAGTGGTTGAGGGTTTCGATCACCGATTTAGCCGTCGCACCAATACGACCGTAGGACTCCGGTCGTGCCTCACTCAAGGGTACGTTGGATTTATCTCCGTTTGCATCCTTTAACGTACCACCAGCCAATTCCTGAGAGCAAAGCATGAATACTAAAGCTTCCAGGTTGCTGTCCATTTTCCCGATCCACTCTTTAGCGACGTCCACAGGAAGTGGAGCTAAGTCGTGAGTTGAGAGGCGCTTCAGGAACGTGCGAACAAATTCCGGATTACAGAGTTTGAGGTGGTACAGGTCTGACGTGTAGAGGAAAGCCGACCGTTCTAAGTCGTTAAGTTTACCCAGCAAATCCATCAACTTAGTAAATTCTTTCGTGTCGCGCCAATAAAAGTCGCAACAACGATGAAGTGCGGTGTCGAGTTCCTCAAGTGTCGGTGGTCGTAACCCAAACGTCTTCATGACGACTTTGATGGTATCGTAATCAGAATGGTTAACGATCGAAATGATGTTGTTACGGGCGATGTCCGGACACCAATAGTGACGGTTACCCATCAAGAATTTTTCATTGTTCGTATTACCGTACGACGTTGCTACTCGACACCCGGAAGTCAACGTCGAATGACTAGACTTATTCCAAAGGATGGTGTAAGGTGAACTGTGAGCACCCGACAATGAATTGTTCTTGAGCTTGAACGTCGTTTGCTTGGAATTACCAATACGCGCAAGAACTTCGTCACCCGCCATCTTAGCAGCAAACATCTCGGCTTTAGCGACTTTACGTCGTTCGAGATTCTTGTCAATATAGACAGCCAGCAAGGATTTCTTCTGTTCGGGGGGCAGGTAAGCAGTCATCGAAGGTGACAGCGCTTGTTTGCCTCGATACACGGAACTTAAGAACTCACTGAAAGACATGGTCTTTTGTTCACGATCCCCGTTGGACTGGCGAACCAACACCATCGTCTCGGGGTCGTGCAACGCGTGAGGTTTACCTTTACCGACTTGTGACAACACAAAAGCTCGAGCTTCGTCAATAGGCAAACCTCGCATCTTAGAAAGATAAAGACTAGCGTCTTCCAGATACGTACGCTTTAAATTCACTTTACGGGTATACGTTTCCGTCGGGCGGACAAAATGATGCATGGTAGGTTCCCCGTGGGTTCTATCTCATTAGGCGTCTTAGTAAAATCCTACCGGACCCAATCGACAGCATAAAGTGAGAGGCGGGCCCACCGGGCCCGCCTCTC